TCCCCGACATAACAATGATCACATTGCAAATTACACGCTTCCGTTGTTTTAACATATATTTTTATCATATCTATTTCAGATCCTTTACACCATTCAATACAATTTTGTGATATAGTTTTTTGGTAAATGAACAATATTTATGGAATCTGCATGGAGTACAAATATGTGCATACTCACAACCAATGCAATCTTCACATACTTTTATCTTTTCTCCGATATGAGCGCAACCGTGCCGAATTGATCCATCTGGTGTTAGTGTATAGAATAATCCAGTACAATTATTCTGGAGCCCTAGATGAATCGTATCAAATGTTGTACAGCTAATATTGATTTTGTTCACCCATTGATCATACAACGTACACAACCACTCATCGACATCCATATAGAATTCTCTTGTCATATTATCATCAATCAGCTGTTCAAAATGAATTACCGATATTGATGTTTTTTCTTCAAGTATATGCAATAATTCCATGAACTCATCAAGTGGAGTATCGTAAATAAGATCTGGAGTCATTGTAATTAATAGCTGAACATCAATGGAATGTTGTTTTAATTTTTCCAAATTTGACAGCCATAAATTAAATTCACAATTTGTAAATCTAGATTTATTCCATGATGTGGATACATGTATCCTATTATAGTATTGAATCAATTCATCATCCAGATTCAATAAATTTGTTGTGATTGATATAATTTTCGGATCACTGATAATGTTTGATAGACGATCTCTGAATAATGTTGGCTCCCCTCCAAATATGATTACATCACCTTCCCATTGATGGAATTCATACAAGAAACGATCTTCATTGTATGATTCATGTTGCGTCCTAATTTCACAATGGGGGCATGATAAATTACATAGGGATGTAGGCATTGCGTAAAGTATCTTATGCACTATTTCCTCCTTATCATATTAAGAAAATCATACTTATTTTTCAATAGGATATTTCTTAACATAAAATTATATCGATATCTGGAATCCCTCAAATATCCCATGGTATAAGATGTTTTTGCAAATTCCTCAAGCGATAGATCCAATGAACAAGGATTAATTCCGGTTAATTTTATTCGCCGAATAATATCATCTTTTTGGTATATAATATCATCGATAATACCATCGTCATTATTCCGGCCAATAAAGATAGATAATTCATCAGGAATATCAACATCTTGCGCCATATATTTAAATATAGCATCGATCGCATAATTGTATATTTCACTTGCATACATTCGAATATATTTCTTTCGGACAAATGCAACATCCATATTGTTTATGTAAAATTCGGCAAGATATTGTTCATAATCGAATACATAGTCTGGGCCATACAATGGATGATATTCATCATAATTATAATGAATATTTTTTGAAATATATTCAAAGGTTTCTTCCATATTCGATGTTATGAAATTAGAATATTTAAATAATGAGGCATATGCCTCATTATTTAAATACATATAATTTGCAAAATCATGAATTACATCTTTTATTTCAGAATCGTTTACGATGATATATTTCTTGGATAAATCATACGACTCACTCGATGTGCTCAATATTTGATCATTTAACGTATTTAACTGAGAGATCAATTCTTTAAAGACCAATCCTGGTTTTATGAAAATATTTTTCAATGCGTTATAATCTTCAACGATCAATGATATTGATGCATTTGGTTCTGGAACGGATGATTTATCGATTAAAAATATCTTACTGAATAATCGGACAAACATGAACTAACCCTCTTCACTTGCATATACATATGATACCAGAGAATACGGATTTAATGTTTCCATAAAAAATTTATCCAATGGATATCCATTAAACCGATTTTCTATAAATTCAACATATTTATGAATAGTATCCGATTTAAACGTATTAAAATATTCCCAGAAAAAATCAGAACGAACAATGGATATGATATTATTTCCAACAGTTAATGGAAATTTATCATGATAGGAACTCTCATCAATTGATCCAGACATCTTGTCCATAAGATGCTGTGCCAGTGATGATAAAATTTCTTGCAAATCTGGAAAATTTTCTAGATGATTGAATATAAAATAATTTAGAAGTTCAATTGATACGAATCTGTTTGAGCGAATGTAATATTTGGCCAAATCATTAAGCTCATCTTCTGAAATATTTATAATATCGATATTTCGTATTCCTACATTGAATAAATATAAGAATAATGCATCATTTTTATAACTACAAGAAGTATAGTCAATTGTAAATATTTGATCGGTTGGGTCATATGATACGTCGTATATGTATTTTTCGAGCTCCTCATCCGTGAGTGGTATATGAATCATATATTCCATTTGTAACCTCCTCGTATCGTTTGCACTAGTGTCTGGTATGATGTGATCCGTGACAATTTGTATGGCAATATCTCAGATATATCGTCTCTTTTGGTAACTTTTTCCAAATTTCATAGATCTCATTGAGTTTATCAATAACATCTTTGTTATCGATTAATCGTTGATCTACATTGAAATTATGAAAGATATCGTTGATATTGATGGGAGTGATTTTCTTTAAATTTTTTAAATAGATCGGACTATCTATTGGTCCTCCGACATTATAATAGCCACCATGATATCTATTATTATACTGCTTTTGGAATGAAACCATTCTGATTTTTGAGAATATCATTAATAGTGTTCGAAATGTAATATTCATTTCATTATCTTCAATGATATTATCGGGACGGGGAACATCATTATTTGTAATTGATAAATCAACATTCCCAGAAGTAAAATACTCGTTAATTACGCTATCGGATAATAGTGATTGTAGGCTAGCTCCTCCTGCAAGTATATCATCGTTCGTAGGGCTGGTAGAAACATTGACATATTCTGTAGCTTCTCCGGCAATTACTGTATCAGCGGAAGCCTCTATGATACGATGACTTTGAAAAGATCTCTTATAGCTATAATAACATTTTGCAGGTCCGCCATTGGATTTGAAGGTATATACATTCCCGTTTTGCTCAATATGTAAATTATCAAATTCTTTTAAAGCTGTAAATACCGGATCATTTGGGTTGGATTTAAATCGAAGCAGCAATGCTGCATTGCTTAAATCCACATTATATAGGATATGATCTTGAGGAATTCGATAATAGTGATCTTTAACTTGCATTGATGGAATTGTTGCATTGCTAATTCTAGGGTGTGGAATATTTATTACCACTCCCTGAGATCTCCACGTCCATACCTTATATTTTCTAATCGCTTTATCTAAGAATGCATTAACATTGCCGCTTGTTAATACATCTGATTGATCAGATACCAGTTTAATCAGCTCATTTATTTTTGATTTTAAATCCTCGCGAGAAATGAGCTTTCCATCTTCCAATGCCATATATAATATCCTCCATATTACGCCCAGATTGCATGGAGTGATTCCCATCCCTTATTCGTATAGATATTTATTAATCTACTATTTGGGTTAATCCATACTTCCTTATCGATTTTGGGATTCGAAGGAGCACTCGTGCTCACGGTTAATCTTACCCCGTTTACTGTATCCGAATTTCCTCCATTTGCCGGAAGCGATGATGGCTTATTCAATAGATGGTGATAGTTTCCTGATGTTGCGACTTGTGCCAATCCCGTAATCATTGATGCTGGATGTGTTGGTGGATGGATATATTTATTTGCATTCCATTCAATTGAATCTAACTTCCTTCGATATTCATTTGAAAAATCATTATGTGAAAATCCAGGTTCTCCATCTTTTGCGATTGGGAGTTTAATTTTTCCTGAACGAATATCCGCAACATCTCTGACACACTGATCCCATTTATCTTTGTCAATTTTACTGATATGAAACTTAATTAATCCCATGATCGATTACTCCTTTTCCGCCATAAAATAATATTATGATAATGGTTGAAAGGGTGTTATTTGATTAACTAGTAGATTACAGAACAAAAATAAAGAGGAGGGAATTCCCTCCTCTTTTATTAATTATCACTAAATATCGCCAATGTGCAATTTTCAAGCGCGGATATATCTAAACGGATCGATCCATCAACACGATTGATTGTCATTTCGGTCGGATCGAATCCTTTCATTAGTTGTGCGAGTTCTTTCAACGGCAGTGCAATTTGGTTTAATTCATCGCCATCAAAGTCTGCGTTTAGGCCGGGAAGTATAGCCGATGGTAGCGATAAGGTTAAATCATCGGGATCATTTTTTACACGTCGAATTTTCATTTTTAGAATTGATCCATACGTGATCGTCTTGTTAGTCACATACGTTCGCTACACGTATGCCGTTCTCTTATGAACTGCTACATGTCTCCATGTAGAAAAGGCCAGATCTTCCACCATACTCTGTTACCAAGTATGGATAGTTTCCCGCTTCCATTTAATGGATTTACTCTAGACTAGTATCATCTAGACACCAACCGCTTGGCTGTACTCTACTCACTGTTCCTCCATAAGTCTTTCTCCTATGGCAGCTTTGGATGGCCGTGGAACTTTATAGAAATATCCACTCTTCATCAATTTTATCTGTTACAATTTTCCAAGTTTTCTTCTTGCAAATTTTATCTATAGTGCTCCAGCTAACATTATATTTCTTAGCTAATTCATTTTTACTAATATTCCCAGATCTCCATGATACATAAATATCTTCAACCTCGATAACTTTTAATTTTCTATCTTTTTTATTGATAGATTTTATGTATTTGGATAAATTAAATTTTTTGGCAATGGTTTGATGAACCGATCCTCGAAGTATGGCTTCTATCAATCTGCAACATTTTTCTTTTTGATCATCTGGAATATTTAATTTAGAGCAAATATAATCATTCGATTTATTCTTAGATAATAATTTGCATATCTTTTTAACTATAGATTTAGTCCAAACGACTTTTGATTTATTTTTCCCAGAAGTAAAGGATTTTAAAGAATTTTCAGATGGAGTTATTTGTCGTAGGTTTGCATAATGATTGTTATTTTTATCATTATCAATATGATCTATAACTTTCCCATCTAATAAATCTCCAATATAAGTTAGATATACTAATCTGTGAACTTTTCTAGGAGCTCTAAAACCATTGTCGTCTGTAATAGTAACAGTTTGATACCCAGCCCAATTATGCGCTACGGCGATTTGTATATTTCTAATGGTAGAAAATACAACACCATATTCGTTTATCATATATTTGGAATAACCAGGTATCGGTTTAAATTTTGATAAATCGTTCATATACATCATTCCCTTCTATAGGAATAATATATACGCATATTTCTATCTTAGATGCGGATTGTCCAATCTCATTTGATTTTACCATCCGTATACCATTATGTATACTGCTGCACGGTCTGTCACCAGCCGCCGCGGTTAAATGAGCTCTAAGGTAGTTTCCCGCAATTCAAGAAATTTTATAATCCCGCAATATGTTCAGGATTCCGATTGATGACGATTGGTATTTCTTCTTCCGCAACGATTTGTTCAATGATACGATACACATCTTCATTGAATTTAAAATTCTGCTCAATGTAATTGAATGCTTTCGTGCTACTCCATCCGCGTTCTCGTACCAATCGTTTGACAATCAAACCAGAATATGCCTTTGCAAACGTTTTATATGGGACATCAACCTCATCTAGTTTCAATGTTGGGTCCAGAATAATTACAGAACGAGCAGAATAGTTGAAGCAACCGCCAAGAATATTTGAGCGAATCCAACCATGTTTCCCATCAATGATTTGGAAGTTTAGTTTCCAAATTTCATTGGCGCGCAATTGGCATTGGTATAAATACAATGGCACTTCAATTGGTGGAGCTGTTTTTAAGTTAATGCTCATATTGACCAACGGATTGATTTGTCGGTCAATGGAATTGAAGTAATACGATTCCATCGTAATGGATGTAGGTCTTAGTGTGGTACTGTATACCGGAAGCTTCGAGCAGAAAACAATATCTTTTTCTTTGATCAGCCGTTCAATCAAATCCGCTTTCTGTTTTCGTTTGGACAAATAATATGTCATAATCTCTTCAAAGTTATGATAGAATTCATCAATGCCAATATTATGATACATCAATTGATTCTTTTTTACTTCAATGACGTTATTATATCGACGCATTACACCATTGGATGTAATCATATTATCGGAGGCAATGATGTTCTCCAATACCTTTTTCGATAATGCGGATTGTAATCGATGAAAGTGTAATGGGTTGATGATATGATATGGATAGAGATTGATCCACCCTGTATAGAGCATATCAACATCTTTGTACTCGATCATCGTTCCGCACTTCGGACATATCTCCCCCTCCCATTGAGATCCAACATACTGTCCACATGCGCATCGGAATCGTTCGACATATGCATTTGCATCTTCATATTGGGTTCCGTAACGGGGAGAACGAGGACCATCCAGATTGCGAATGGTCTTATCGATATCTGAATATGGTAATTCAGATATTAGAAAGCCTCGCCCATTAATGAGATCATATGCACATTCTGCATCAAAATTCATTCGTTCAAATTTAATTCGCATTCTGAGTCCCCTCCACTACTCGATCAACCATGATATTGAGTTTAATCTTCAATATCCCGTCGATATGATCGAATACGACTTCAAATTCTGTAGAGGCAATATCATTAATACGAACTGATGGATCATTCAATTGTGCGCACTCCAGATACAGTTGATCTGGAATTGAGCTATAGTTTACACCTGGTGGAAAGATCTTTCCACCACCGTATCCACATCTAAGCGCATTCGACACTTCTATTTTTATCTTCGCAAGATCGTTTCGATCCATTAGACCTGAGAGGTGTTTGCTCAATACATTTTCTCGGACTGCTTTGATGTGTGGATGCTCAATAGGGCAATCTAATTTAATCATACCCGCACCTCTTCTGGAATGGGAATTGTAAACTCATATCGGGTAACCGGTTCCCGAAATTTATAATTAAAACGAATCCCAAAACCGTTTTCCTCATGATATTCCTCTTGGGTAATTTCCTCAAATACTTCAATGGAACTCACACGCATTCCAGTCTGTCGATGAAATTCAGTAAGGATAAAATCGTCTGGAAAATCTGTTTTATTGATGCTCTCCGTGCGCGTATATTGTAGGTGTGGAAAATCGATACGATTTGCTTCGTGTTCCTTCCTAGCAAGCTCACGCGCAAGCTGGATTATTTTTTCGGCTTCTGCTTCCAAATCGGTTTTCCCATCAAAGAACTTCCGAGTCTGAACATCTTCCGCAATCATTTTTTTAATACGTTTTGCTGCCATTTCTACAAAACGATCCTTTTGCTCTTTTTGCGCGACAGTCATGACGCAACCTCCTCCATCGTCAGTTTAACATTTTCTTCCCGACTTGTAGTTCTCACCTCATCTTTTCTTGACCCATTATATTTTATCCGCCATTTCAATATTGAATTTGATCATCCATCCATAATCATCATTATAGAATACCTTGGTTGAGATATGAGTGACCTTCGGATACATATCGTTGAATTGACCCATATTACTCTTCCACTTCATATAGTCGGCGATGAATTCATCCGGGAGCCCTGTAGTATTCACACCATACTGGAATAAGGATAATTCTAAAATATCCTTATATTCCTCTTCAATGATGTATCGGAGCGTATCAAATACGTCTGTATAGTATACATAACTATCTCGGTCTTGATCAATTCTTTCTCGTAATTCCTGAAAAATTTCTTTTGGTGAACGTCTCATCATATCCTCCATTATATCACTGATAGAAATTCGACATGGAATCGGATAACCCATCTATTCATTACGTTATCTATATAAATATATGGGGAGATATCCATAATACTCCCCTTCTCCGCAAATAATCGTGGTTCATTATCCGCCTTCCATGCAAAATAATCCGCAATGAATTCATCCGGGAGCCCTGTATTGTTAACGCCGCATGGATACATTTTCATATCGGATTCTATCGGATAATTTTCATGAACCGAATGGAATAGTTTATCAAATACAGAATTCCTTGTCGGATATCGATCGGGATGATTTTCAATATCATCCGTCAATTGTTCAACAATTTCTTTTGCAGAAAGTTTCATCTTCATATCAATACTCCATGTATATGGAAAGTGTTTTCACTTCGCCGGTGATAGTATTTCCCAGAGTATATTCATCCGTACGACTACGACCACCTCCACCACTAACCGCTTTCCCATGAACTAGTTCCATGAGCAACCATTCTTTACCATTAACCCCGTATGGAGCAAGAAGATTCCTCTGTTCACGCGTTAGCTTTGTACCACGGATTTTCATTGATTGCACACTCCCATGTTTTCAGTAGAGATATTACGATTCGCCATAATCAAGAATGTCAGAAGTTCATCAATCAATTCTCGTTTATTGATTTGAATCTCTTCATTCAATAGACCTGGCTCCTCATACAGCACAAATTTATATTTTGCATTGACAAATGTAATGAGGAACTTCTTGATTGCATCCTCATTGATGTCAATGATATTGGAGTAGAATTTTTCTACTAGTAGCTTATAATCTGGATGCTCAGAAAGATATTTGGTATCCTTCACATACATCTTATCTCCAATTGGAGACTCTTCGATATTTGCGGTCAAAATCAACGTGAGTAGACTATCCAGAATGGTATCTTTGGTCACATTATATCGACGCATAATATCTTTGCGCATAATCAGGAGTAATTTATACATATCGATATTGCGCAACAGTGCAAATTCTTGCGAGGATTCCATATACGGGAAGAAATAAATTTCAATCAATTGTTGCTGAAGCTTTCCAACGTTAAGGTTCTTCCGATAATAATTGATTTCTTCTGCCGTAATATCCTTTTCATAATCTTTATAAATCTTTTCGATATTTCGATGAATATCGAGAGATGAAAGAATGACATATTCTTCATTGAGTTTCATCTTCGAAGTGCGATATCGATCATTCTTTACATTACCATCAACATCGGGCGTCATATCTAATTCAATCAGATTTCGACGGAATGCAGATAAGACAAAGATGGATATGTGCATATTGACAATGCTACACATAAATGACATGATGCGTTCGCGCGGTTTATTCTTTGCCGCATCCCACGTTGCGGGTAATTGAAATTTGATGAAATTGTCAATGATGATATTTCGTTTGATAATATTATTGATAACAATCGTTAAATCTTTTCCATCAACTTCCTGTTGTCCAAAGATAATGCTATTAAAATTCTTTGCCGATGTTGTTTTATTTGCAACATATGCATAGATTTTATTATATACTTTGAAATCGAAGTCGAATAAATCGAATGTTCCAATATAGAAATCATAGAACTTTGTGATATCCTTCTTCAAATCAATGCCGCGCATCACCATAAAGTGGTTGCATATAAATGATACAATCTTAATGCAGAATGCAATCTTCAACATGGCCTTGACATGGACATTTAAAAATTCTAATGATTTCTTTTTCTTTTGCAAGATGGATAGCATCTCTGGATCTTTTAATGTACGGCTATTCTCTGCTTCAATATCATCCGTATAATTTTCTTCGACACAACGAATGATTTTGTCTTTCATGGATTCTGTGAAGATGGTCTGATAGACGAGATCACGGAATGCATTGAAATTGACGGCAGTATAGGATGTTAGATCCTTATCGATGAGACATTTAATCTTGAATAGTGCGGCAATGAGTTCTCCATCTGTATCATACATCGCTTCGAAGAAATTCAATTCTTCACATAGTTTTGGTAAATTAGATGAATATGATAGTTTAGTTACCTTCCATTCATTCAATGCGGAGATATTTGGATTGTTTAAATTTAGCTCTTTATCAAAATCGATGACTAAAGTTTTGGTAAAGCATCGAAATTTGATATCATCGGGATATAGTTTCCACTTAATCCAATAGGACTCCTTCCCATTGGGAAACGAATGTTTCTTATACGGCCATCGTTTCGGTTTCGCCTCCGAATCTGTTGACTGATATGCTGCATTTAATTGAAGCATTGATCCAAATCCTCCTCTAATCCTATACGTAGTCTCTTGATAATACATCAAATGATTGTAACAAATTACTCATATTGATGCATGATAGAATTCCGATTCTTAAAAATGGATGCGTTCGTTGCAATTCCAACAAATCATACCGAAATTTCGTCCCTTTCTTATTATATCCATAATCCGATGCTAGTAACACATGCGAATACGATCCCAGTAAATAATCGCTAATTTCTCTCACACATTCTATGTCTGAGAATATATAGGTAAAATTATTTACATGCGTCTGATCCACTAACTCCTTGAGAGAACCGGATACAAACTCAATATTCATTTTCCGGAAACGTTTTTTCATATCATGGATGATATTATCATCATGAATCTGATGATAAATTTTTACCGGGATTTGCATATGTTGAGTTGTATAAACATCCAACATTGCAGCAATATTTAATTCTGGAGAAAGATTATAAAGAGATGGATCCTTGGATAGTATCTCGTGAATCAATTGGTCTGCTAACTTTTCATCCAATTTATTATAATAATCCAACGATTTTAAAATATTCCGATGTGGACGATTGATGTACCATTCAATGAGACTTCGTTGATTAAAATCCAAGAGTGGTTTGATTGGAAGACCGAAGGAAATATCATTTCGCAACATCTTTATGAGAGCAAATAACTGAATCGGTTTTATCGTATCCTCATATTGGATAACGAGTCCTGCACCTCCTGCAAAAAATGCATTCGTATCAAAAACTTTTCCATCCGTTACAAAACTCATTTGTACAATTCTCCTGTAAAAAAGATGAGAGGAATATTCCTCTCATCCCTTTGCATTCACTTAATCCTGAATATTCAGCTCACTGTAGTTTTGCTGCTTCGGTTGCCAAGAATTGTTCTGGTTGTTTCCATTATTCCAGTTCTTGTTCCCATTGTTCTTCCAGTTGTTGTTCCGATTATTTCCCTTCCAATTACCATTCCCCTTATATTGGGAGCCAGTGTTGAATCCACCAGAACTGTTCTGGTTGTTTGCATCATTTCCGCCAAGAGACTTCACATAATCTTCTGTAAGCTTATCCAGGTGGCGATCTGCATTAATTCCAGTCAGATAACCTGATAGGGTCTGATGGAAGATACCGAGACCGGTATCAATATAAGATTGAGAACCGTTCTTTGTATATGAAAGCTTTGCAAACTTGAAGGAGAGTGTCTTTCCTTCCTTGTTTACCGTAAGATATGTCTCCATGGAATTGTTTTCCATCTTACGCTCAAAGAGGAGATTTCCTCCATTGATTGGAATATTGGTGCTTACCGCAGAGGTATCATTTACATTGTTCAGGATATTTCCCGCAATGCTATACAGGGCATATGCTGCCGCATAATCAATGGATGTCGTAATTGCGTTTGCAGAATCGTATTGATTCAATCCATTCGCAGACTTCTGCTTGAATGGTGCAAACTTCAATGAGAGATTCAGATTATAAAATGAGATATTGAGATACGATTGATCGCAATAGAGATTGCGAATTTGTGTTGATGTTTGGGTCTTAGCCATTATTCTTTCTCCTTATGGTATTGATACATCGTAATGACATCATCGGCAATGTCTGCCAGCAGATCAGTATTCTGATAGAATCTGGGAGAATATCGAATTAGGAAATTTCCAGAAATGATATTCTCTTCGAAGTATCCATAGATGGTATCTGCTGTTGATTTATCCGTTGCTTTCCGAATAAAATCTTCAACCATTCCATCCATGATCAGCGTATGATCCATATCATCCAAAATATTGTATGCTGCTGCAACAAGGTTGGTTTGATCAGCATTCGACTTCTTCATGGTCAGCAATGCACGTTCGGTAAAATAATTTTTGAAATTCTTCCGTGCATCAAGAATGAAGAACTTGTAGAGAATGGAAAGCATATCATATGTGTTGGGATCGTATGGATTTGTTTCTAGGAAATTAAGTGAGATGCATAGACGGCGCTGAAACAGCGTAGAAATTAGATCGACGAAAGAGCTATATACAATATCCAGGTATTCGATTTGATCCTCTAACAGATCGCTATCTTCTTCGATGATTTCGTCTATACTTTCTTTCAATTGTTTAAAGAAAATTTCAACGTAATTTGTACGATCTGAAGCGTCGAGTTGGATATAGTTTGAAAATTTATTGGTGAGTTCTTCGAAAATATCCTCTATTGGATAATCTCCACGAAATGCATTTTCCTTTGCTACGTCCATTCGTTGAAGGTATTCTTGATCTTGATAAATGTTGGGAGGATTGAATCCTCTCTCAACACCATCCTTTATTTCACTTCTATCCATGGAACATTCTCCTTTGCTTCGCATCTATAATATCTTATATTGTTCTCTCCTCAGAAAGATATTAATGCACTCGTTCTCTTTCCTTTCCCACTTGGTGTATTGATTGAGATTGCTTCAATACGCAATGCACTCATAATGGAATTAAAGGATGCCATTATGTCTGAAATCAGAATCTTGTAATCAATGATTGGAATCATCCATTCCGGCAATACTTTCAATTCTGCTGGAATGGAGATATACTTTACTCCAGCGTTACGTAATTGGAAATTATCGGAATGAAATACTTCTCGTTTCAATGTCTCATAAACATCTTTGTGATCTTTGATGATTTCAAGATCTTCCTCACACATGATAATGGTTTTAACGAGCTTGATGCGGTCAAGTGAATAAATCTTTCGATCGGGATACAGAATATTCCAAATGAGTCCTCCTTTATACCCTTGAATTTTCCAAGCACCACTAATCATCGCCTTCTGTTTGGAATCATAATAATCTTTGTATGCCGATTCCGATTTAAATTGTTGCGGTTTCAAATATCGTGTTCCACCACTTCGAAGATCTTCATAAATTTCCTTTTCGAAGTTTCGAATTTCCTGCATCATATGATGCAGATCGATTTCATCACATGCTAGAATATTATCTTTCAGGATGTTGGTGAATCGTTTCTTCACATCTCCGGTGACGCCCGATTTAATGAAATCCAATCCTTTCATTTCCAACTTAAATGGCAACATGATATTTCCTTCACGAAGCGCAATGGAAGCACAGTAGCGCTTTTTCTTTGCCATCAAGAATAGCAAGCGGAACATGAATTCATTCTTCATAGTCAGTTCGGCACGAGCAGCATCATCCATATGACGGACAATTCCATAGTAATCTAGAATCTTCAATACGCAGATATCAATGAGATATGCGCAGATAGAAACGCAAATCATATCATTGTATAATCTCTTCCTACCAAAGGATTCATTCTGGAACATATCATCCAATACTGCCGTAACAAACAGGTTGGAATTGATGACGTTGGAATCCGTATCAACCAGAAGAACAGTATTGCGTTTGTGATTATTCAACTTTGCAATACTATCTGGAGTAAGATATTCAATGAAACAATACTTCGTTGCATATTCACGCAACTGTTCCATCTCTTTCTTGATGGAATCTGGAACCTGATATGGATTCATAAACATTTCATCGGCAACCCATTTGTTATATTCTCGAACATCTTTGAATTTCCCAACAAATCGATTCGGAATATCGGATTCCGAAGCTTCATAGTTTGGAAGTTTTGTTAAAATTTTCTGCAATAATTTCTTAATGGGCTCATGTGTAATCATAAACTCATTGAGATTATTTGCATAATATAAGAATACGCGTTGATCGTCGGACAAACTCGAAATATATCGATTCAATACTGCATCATCACCAATAAAGTATTGATGGAAATGTCTCTTAATTCGTAGAGCACATTCTTCTACCGATGGGATTCGTATCCATTTATCAACTTTAAAATCCTTCTTAGTTTCGAAGATACGTTCCATCCAATCATAACACTCATTGATGTTGAAGAATTTTTGATTATCGCCAAGATATCCCTCAAACAATGCGGCCATTGTTGTAATGATGCTCTGTGCCATTAGTGTTGTTGCGGCAGGAGAATATTTTGTATAAAATGCAGCAGTCGGTGTTCCACTTCCACCATACTCTGCGTTCATAATAACCTTTTTATTTCCCTGGACGAGATCACCTTTCTTATATTCATAACTGCCAGGAGCGAATCCGAACATCTTTTTCTTCACTGCTTTACGATCTTTCTTCAGACCGCGCAACATATTCGATGTTGGAGAACGCAATGTAGATGGTTGCATATAAAACGTCCCATTACCAGATACCACCGGTAATTTGTTATCGATATAATTTGTCAACCCGGTTAGAGTAGTTTGCCCTTTTGCTTTTGTGACATTATTATCCATATAAATTGACGGATCTTTGATAAATTCATCGTATTTACTTTTGACAAATTTTTCAATATCCGATTTAGATGCTTCTGGGTGGATACGAGCCAAAACGGAAACAGCCTGATCGATGTATTTATTTTTAATTCCCATGATTTCGAAATCCTTTCACTCACGCAGAAATTATTTTTGTAAAAATATATAATTTAACCTACCTATACGGTGAAAATGCTTACACAATTATATAATTCTGGAATTAAAATACACTACCTATCGAAAGGAGAACTTCACTATGGCTAAACCAGTTTTCAAGCTGTGCGTTCCTGCGTTTGAGGAGAGTAAGAAGTGGATTCCTGTCACGGTTGCTGACGATCCCATTACGAGCACAAGCCAGGGTACGGCTGAGATTACTTTCCCTGCCAACACAACGGCAACGGATAAGGTTTACACGATGGAAGTTTATGTGGATGATGTGAAGCAGAACATCACGATGCCAACCGTTACGGTTAAGGCTTCGACGAGTCCTGTACCTCCCCCATTCACACTTCCTGAGGGTTCCGTAACTGCGAGTGCATCTGAACTTCCTGCTGCAGGTGGTTCCGTCACGATGACGGTTAACGTCGGTGCAGGCGTTCAGCAGAGCCCCTGATAATTGAACTTTGTTCATATTGTCAACCTGAATATAGAAGGGGCAAATTGCCCCTTCTATATTTTTTACACCGATGATATATTATGATTATAACCGTCATTGTAGATTTAATATAGGAGGTATTTATTATGCCGGGAGTATCAGCCATTGGAAATTTTGTATACAATCTTCGGGAACGTAGAGAAAATCTTCAACATCTGTTTGATATGTTATTCCTTTTCAAACATGACATTTCGTGCGAGAATCCATCTACTGAAAAAGCAACTGTAATTGCGGATTGGATTACGGATATTGATAATGGGCTCAACATCCATTTTTCATACCTGGACCACCCATATGATTTTTCATCTATGCGAAGAAATTTCCACCTCAAAATTGATCGCACGAATTTTAATTATGATGCATTCACCTATGATGTATCCTTAACAGAAACGGGGGATGAATCGAAATATGGTCTTGTTGACGGAAAGTGTTCCATCGGTTTGTGTGAAATCGACTGCTATTATGTGATCAATGTAATCATGAATCTGATTGCAATTAAGATTGGAGATACCGTAGAAGATCTTTCATTCTGTCAGATCTATGGAGAAGTTATTCCAAAGGAAAAATGGATGAGTGTTTACAATGATACGCTGACCGAAGCTTCAGTAAAAAATAAATAAAGAAAAAGAGGAGGGAATTCCCCCTCTTTTTTATTTAATGTACTCATGCGCATATCCATCGTTTGTTGTATAGAAAATTTCTCGAATTCCGCACTCTTTAATTTTTTGCATACATGCATTACACGGTCGGCACATTCGTATAGTGCCATCTTTACTCTCTCGATAGATATACATCTTTGCTCGCGTCAAATCCATATGCTGACATTTCAACAATGAATTCATTTCTGCATGTAGAAAATGTTTACACTTTCCATCATCATCAAATCGTAATACATTTAACTTTGCTTGATCTGGATGCGATTTGGTTTGATTCATTCCAGTTGCAATGATTTTATTTCCGATGACAATGATTGACCCAATTCGAATGCGTCGAACGGTTGATTCCAATGAAGTTTCCCTCGCAATCTGAAGAAATCTTCGATGTCGTTTTGTCAACATATTTGATTTTCACCAACTTCCTATACTATCGGTATTTCGGATACAGAAATAATATATATATTATATTCGTATAGGGAAATTGGTTTTCTATTTATAGGAGGATTTAAAATGAAAAACCATCAGCCTGTCGTTACACATCATCGTCTTCAGTCGATCGGAGATATTCTGGTCGCTATGCAGTGCCATCCGCTAGACATGATGCGTCTTGTTATCTATGAATCCAATATGGAAGAATATGAGGATTCGGTAACCGAAGTGTTGTTCGTTCCACTCGGGCATCAACGATATGTTCGCCTCTTCCGCGATATCAATGATATCAATTGTCATCCAACACTTGGTACGAAACGATACATCGGCGATGCAGATACCGATGACTATCTGAAGGTTCCGAATATCTCTTCGTTCAATGCGCCGATGATGACAGAAGAGGATGTTTTGAAGTATATTGCAAAGACATTCTATGAGTATGCTGAGCCGCAGATGCATACAACGGTTACTCTTTACATCGGAAACAACGATGTTTACGAAGAGGGCGATGGATATGAATCTTCCTATGAGAAGGAGATATCTAGTCGGGAAGAGATGCTGTCTGCTATTTGCATGTAATTGAAGTTTTATACATTTAACGGGAGGAAAATAAAATGTCGTATAAAAGAGAGCAGTTTATCGAAAACCTGGATAGCATTCTTCAGGACATAGATACAATTTTCATTCTGGATCGGGGCGGGTGTATTATTGAATTACAGGATGCTGATGAGTATTATAGTGCTCCGGCACGTGTGTACTATTTCAGAAAATATCCAGAGGAATGGAAGTTCTGGTTTAAGACTGTTGGCCCAGTTGTACCTATTGCAGAGATTAAGGATGATATGGTTGGTGATCGCTGCGATGCATCATATACGTATAGTTCGCCGATCAAGGCGGCAATCATCCAACTTCTGGCAAATCGAAAGGATCTACGAGACATCATCATCGAAGTCGATCGACAGATGGTTATCGATTAAGGAGAGAGATTATGATGGTTCCATTGAGGAAAGACTATCTGAAGCAGTATTTTAGAGCAATTGCAATGCTGGGCATACTGGTAATAATACCGGTATGCGCATTGACACTTGGAGTGAATCTTGTCCATGAAGGGCATGAACTTCTGGGAGGAGTGTCATTAGCTATATTCATCGTTGCTACGTTTTGGCTCGGATACCAGGCGATGTTCATGATCGATTATATGGAAGAATTGGAGGATGACGATGATTGATCCAGCATGGACTCCGCCGGCAAGTCGGCGGTTTGATCCTGAAGAAGCAGTGTTGTGCACTGACCCAAGGTACTACAGGGCAATGGCTGAAGCTGAGGAAAGAGAAAAGGAGAAAAAGGGAATGCTATCAAAGACATTCCCTCGGAAGAAACGGAAACAAAAGCAATCTCAGCAGAATCCATCCAAGGATGCTTGTTCGGAAAAATCAAAAGCTGCAACGGATATTCATGGCATGGATGCGCTGGAAACAAAATGGCGGAAATTAAATATATCCGATCGGTAGATTCATTACGGCATCTGGTTCGTGACACGAAACAAAAGCTGACAATCCAATGGTTTCGATATGAAGCATATGAACCGCGCCCGCAGAAACGCGTGTACGAACGCAACCAGTTTCCTCACGGTTGCTGGAATGTCGTATCACCGGAATACATGATTTCAGATGCATATATTGACGATGAGGATGTAGTGGGATTCATTCTACTACTCTGTTGTCAAGAGGGTGAGGCAAAATGTGATGTTCAACTATGGACGGACAATTGCCCAGATGTATTTTACATCAAAGAGGACGATTTCCCTGAATTCATAAGATATGTATTATCGGCGATGAGAAGATACTCGGGGGAATAATCCCGCTCTTTTGATTTTCAATTATATTGTTATAGGAGGATTTTGGATATGAATCAAGATTATTGGGATTCGCTGTTGACAAAATATACCAATATGAGTGATGAAGAGTTCGAAAAGATTATTGACAAGATTGAATCTTCGCAATCGGAGGAGGAAGAGAATATGGGTGAAAAGAAATTGCTGATTAAAGCGGACAATACATGCTGCCTATTACCTCGGAGGAATACGATTCATGTATTTGGGAATCAGCGTCCAGAATCTGTCGAAAAGACATTTCAATTATTTTCGGATATCCAGCAGTGGTTGGATGATCAGAAAGAAGGTGATTGTTTTATTGTGCTCGATGAACACTGGACGAGATACCAGCACGTACATCATGCGATCGGCCAAACAGAATACCAGCGTCTTGGCAATGGATTTTGGTGTATCAATAACGCGCCAGATGGTACAGAAGATCATGAGTATGATATGTTCAATATCCTTACTGAAATCATGCTTGCGATCATCCGAGGCCATGAAGTAACCATTCATCAAAATGATGTCGTTTATATGTTCCACGACCGTGTTAAAGATTTGGCAAAGTACTGCTTGTGGAATGGCATCTATTGCCACTATAAATCATTGGAGGTACATCAATAATGAAAAATAAAATCGTCGAAATCAATTCATTCGAAGAATTGTATCGACTTTTGAATATTACAATTCCATACGGTGATAAAGTTACATTCTGTTTATCACTAGTGAATCAATTTTCTCGAGTGAAAATACAGCATAGTGAAACGAGCGAAATATGGATGCCGGTCTCCGACCCATCCGAGGAGTTTGATCCAGCGGAAGAATCCGCAGACGGCGATTTTACAAATAAGATTATTGCTCGACTCTATTTTGCAGTGATGTATTCGAAGAAGGCATTTATCAAACATAATGGTACAACATATCACATCACATCATCAATTCGGGATGATATCATGCATCAGATGATGTTGGGGATCGATAAAATGGAAGAAATCATTCATCGAAAAATTCATCCAGATCTATATGAGAATAATGTTCTCATAACCAATGAAGAGATGGATGTATTGTTAGGGAAGGAAGATGCTGGAGATGAATGATATTATACATATATCTTCCATCGAAGAAATTGTCGATCTTTTACTCAAACACAATCATCTGATCATCGAACATGGATGGTTTGACGATCGTTTCCATTTCATGACATTGGATTTGCAGCGAGATTTGGAAACCGATTCAAATGCAATCTTATTCCATGTTCAAGGAGAAGGTTATGGATTTGAATGGTATCCGGAAGGTGTCATCAAAAACATCATCAATTGGATGCGTGATGCAACTAAAATCCATTTGATTACGGATGACAATCGGAGATATTCGATCGGTGATCAATTCAAAAAGAATTTCGATCAAAGAATGGAGTGTTATATTAATGGAGTAATTCGAGATATCACAACATCAAAACTCATTGCATCAAAGTAATTTTCATAGCTATGTATAGGAGGAAACATAATTATGGACATGACAACATATACCATCAGCGTTGATGAGCTTCTTCGGAATTTGAAACCGTTCTTTCCGAGGTTCGAGGAGTATGCAGAAAACAAGTCAAACCGATCAATGTATTTTCTCACGTGTCAGAATGAGATGAAGATCTCATTTGATTATTCAAAGAAATCTTCATACCCCGGCGGACTCGATATTTGGGTGGCTCCAACGGTTGGTCTTTGGAACAAAGCAGATATTCGGGTGTACCGGCGCTATGATTTTGAAAACAGTCTTTACGACAAACGGGCTGGACTCATTCTGAATGATATGCCATTCTCATTTGTCGAAAAGATGTTACGGAATATTTTGAAATGCATTCGAAATGAAGGTATCTTCAATTTCAATCTCGTTGCATCTGTTGGCGGATGGCATGAAATTTCGATGGAGAAACTGATCGAGGAGGGATTTGGAGATGAAGAAGATTCGGGGATTCCGATGGAGGAGTCGACTGAAGGCAGCGAAACTATTTTATCCAATTGAGAGTTATCATGCTCTCGATTATGCATTATATGCATATCATAAACTCAATCTTGCACAACCGTTCTACTCAACGAAACATTTGATTTCAAACTAGGAGGTTACCATGATTACCATTCCGAAGGGAGATAAAAATACCCCACTCTCCATCACGATGAATAAAGATATCATCGGCCTTGGGTATGTTCAGAATCTTGAAGCTTGTCAATTTGATCGGAAGAAACAGTATACATTTTATGGGTATACTGAAAAGATCATTCGTTTCCTAACGAAAAAATCCAATCGAAAAATCTATCTCGGGCTCGGTTTAAAATACATTGCCGAAGCAATGGTTCAACTCGAAGAGTTGCTTGGAGATCGGTTGGATACCAGCGGATATGATATTGATTGGTATGACGAGCGATACTGCATTCGCCATGTCGGATATCGTTACATTGTCATATTCCGTCATTATAAAAATAACGTCACGTTCACATATCTTGAATATTCATCACAAGAAACATTATCGATGTTGACATTGTCTACCCTCGATAAAGACAAACTGCCGACACCGAAAATAATTCAACCGGATGATCTCTATAATACATTTGGTCGAATGAAACTCTGTGAGGATATTTATAAGATCATTTCAGAGAAAATGAACTATGACATCGGGTCGCCTCTTCAATATTCTGTTCCGACAGAGTTTTGTGGGCTCATTGATGCAAATGACATCAATTCTGCACTTGGTGTGTATATTGAGGATATGAAGAAGCTGCTTCCGATTACGGTCAAAGATCATATTTGCGAGAGCCCATTTGATTTCTATGGGACCTATGAGATATTGAGCGAACGTTCACCATTGGCAATGTATGGGCGGGCCAAATATATGGAATCGTTCAGCAAGGTTCATAACATGTATTCGACAAGCCCAGCGATGCTGGTTAAGCTTGCCGATCTATATGTGCTTTGCATCGTGGTTGATGGTGAGTATTTCAAGAAATCTGTCCCGTCCAGCTATAATGCAATTATAGCAGGAGATGATCCATTTGTTACAACGGTTGAAAGATTCCGCAGATTCCTATACATCTTGCCACAGTTCATCAAGACGATTTCATATCGTCATCCGCTTTGGTTCACGTTCTCCATTCTTGCACTTTGTGAAGGTCGCTCTTCTGCAGAAGAAGCTATGCGTGATAGGGAGGAACGTGAACGCAAACTAATCATGGGTAATCGAAAATTTGGAGAATAGTCCACTTCGACTAATTTTACAAATAAATAGAATGGGAATATTCCCCTTCTATTTTTTATAGTTTTATTGAAAAATTATATATTATTTCTATATGAGGGAGATAGAGATATCTCAGAATTATGTTTGATATTGAGGAGGAATATCAAATGGCACAAAAATTTATTGAACAGGCATTGGATCGAAATAATGATTTCAGAGAGCTTTCGAAGCGGATGAACATCATTATGGAGCGATATCTTGACTATCGCGGATATATCGTCGAAGATCCGAAGATGTTTTCTTATTGGTTGCGGAAGAAGGATAGTGTTTATATACACTATCTCGATTCACAGGAAGAACTTCGGATGGATATCGGGCAACGATTCGGGCAAGCAGATCGAAATCCGTGGCGATTTATGGGACTCGAATGTGAAGAGGTCACACTTGCGTTCTCGTTGGTACATCGCGCCGATGGATTTGTTTGCAGTCCGGCATATTATCCGGCAGTCACATTCCATACGCATGGCGATGACGTTGCGGATTATATGTGTTATTTCGCGAAGCTTCAAGAGGAAGGAAGGATCCGCATGAGCATCATCAATAGCGGCGTCATTGACATGGATGACGCACGTTTGAAGGAATATCTCAACATTGTGAAAGAAGACTAAGGGGAGAATACTTATGAACTTCAACGAATACAACAAGCGTATCGATGATATTCTTCAGCGCATAGAATCGATCTTTCCAAGCGACGAAGAGTGGGAAAAGTATAGCGCAAATATGCGCACTGAGTATCTCATTAAGCAAGGTGAAATAGAGATTTCATTCGACTTAATGGAACATAAATTGTCTGAGGAATACAACATCCAGATCATCCCAGTAAATCGTCGCCCTAATACAGGGGATATCAGAATTGTCCGTTGGCGCGATGATAACGATGTTATCCTTTACCAGCGTCCTGGGATTGTATTCGAGGACGTTCCATATCGATTCATCGATGAAATGCTGAAACGTATCCTGCAAAAGGTGAAGGAAAAGGAACTATTCCATTTCCATATGGATTCTGCATATAAACGGGATGGTATCCCTATCGATGAACTGATCTACATCGGATTTTCTGAGAAGGAAGGGTGGAATCTTGATGCTTAAAAAATTGGATGTCATCACAATTCGAACTTTGAATGATGCTTACGAGCACATCAAGAATGGGGAGAATGTGTTGATCATGAATGACTATCCGTCGAAATGCGGAATGGTGACTAAGAAGGTCCAGTACATTCATTTTCACAAGGAACTCTTCCTTCGCATTGTGAGCGTTGACAGTGAGAAAGGATGCCATCCGGGAACTGGTAGTATCTATAATCCAAGTAAAACAGAAGACTTCCGTCACAAGGCAACGATTCCAATCTACAGACTCGGTGAAGTTTGTACAGATGTAATTGAGTCTGGTTGGAAAGGTGCAACGGTCATGGTCGGTGGAGAGATGGTCATCTTTCGATTTGATCCATCGATTAAGAGTTATACAGAATTGACGACATTCATGTCGGCGTAATTTAAGGAGGAAAATATCATGTTGGAAATCATTGGGTTTATCCTTGCAATTGCAATGCTTGCTTCGTATGCATCTGGGGTTCTTGGACTGCTGTTCAAGAACGATAAGTGGTTCTGGTTCTCAGAGAAATTCCCTGCATTGAAGAAGAAGCGGTTTGCACTACCGCTTCATTTCTTCGTGTATCCGTTCATCTTGGCGATGATGGTTGCCATCATTGTTCCGGATGGTGCAACTCATTCGTCGCAGAATGCAGCTGATACATCCGCGGCCGCGACGGTGGAGCCGACGATTGTCGGAGAAGCTGTCGGTAAGGATCAGCCAATGCCTGAACTGGATCCGAAGAATAACAACAATTACATCAGCACGCCGGAAGGTTTCGTTCCCAACGTGTCGGCGGAAGAGGGAAAACAGATTGCTATTGAATTCCTGAATTCAGTCTGGACAAATGTTCCGGCTGATTCTCCGACACCCGATTTGATTGATCGCGGGAATGGTCGCCTTTATCAGCATGATGGGCGACTGTATCATGTCTTCACGATAAAGAATACGAAGCTCAAGGAAAAGACATTTGCGATTGACGTTGCAACTGGGAAGATGTACTATTGCGTTGAGGATAAACTTTTCGGCCTTGATCGTTGGCTGAAGTATCTCGACGATGTCCAGAAGCGCGATGCAGAAATGGCAAAGGCTGAAAAGGAGAAGTGGAACGGAATCAAGGTGCTCAGCGCAACGTCGCGGATGGAGTATGGTCTTCTCCGTGGAGATGCAATCCTGATGAATACGAACAATGAGTCGAAGACCGTTCAGGTCATCGTGGAAGGATACGACGACAATGGTATCTTCTGCGGCAAGTTTGGAAACACGATTTCCATTCCTGCAGGCCAGAAGTATCATCTCGATGTCACACTTCCGAATCCTTGCACGCGGTATTCGATTGTCGGCTGCAAAGAGTAATTACATTACTCGCAAAAAAGAAAGAGGGATCATCTCCCTCTTTCTTTTTATACGGTTTTATTATTTTTGATTTTCTTTTTGTGGTAAAGATCTCTGAAATAATCCTTCACGAGTTGAAACGTTGATTTATTTTTTCGCTCTTCCAACTCGTCAGATAGATGGTTGAGATGATTCAATCGAGCAATTGCGTCACTGGAAATTACGTTTGATTCTTCGATCTTTTCTTGAAGTTGTTCCATGGGCATATCGGACTTTTTATCTGGAATAACAATAGACTGTTCATGTCCACGATAGATTTCCACAATCTGAGGAATCCCAAATTGTTTTGTGAATAAATCAATAAATCGTTTATCCATTTTCAATGTCATCTCCTTTCGATGTATAAGTGAATACGATATCATCTTTATCATATATGACAATGTCGAATGGTAAATTAATAATGCGCATGAATCGTGAAAATATCTGGGCAGACACAGATTTATCGCCGAAAATCGTTGTCATCATATTGTTGATGGTATACGCAGATTCCGTATTTACATTGAAATCGGCCTTCTTATAATTCTTCATTTTGATGATCAGATTAATCATCTTCTTGAATGGATCCCATGACTTTTTGAGAATCTCGTCATATTCTTCTCTATGACAATCGTTATTCTTATGATAGAACTCATACCGTTTATCAATACTATGATATGTCAGAAGTAGTTGATCGGAATTACTATCATAACAATTTACTTTGTAATCCATATGAAGAATTTGATTCATCCAAATCATAAATTTCTTCTCACGCATAAATGCAATCTTATGTAGAGATTGATAAAGATTTGAAATTTCTTCGACAGTTAATTTTGGATTACTCATAATGGATAGATCAAGAAGATTGTATTTTTTATGTAGAAGAATTCCTTTAATGCACTGCGAATAGATGTTATCTGAATCTGATATTTCCGGCTCCAGAATATCTCCATACAATACTGCTTTGGAACGATATTCCATATCCTCTCGATCTTTTTCCGATATGGAAGATGCCATGTCTGTTACGTCGGTTGATATGACATCCGATTCGTACTTTTTGTATGATCTCACAGAATCAAAGAAATGTTTTCCATCATAAATTGGAAAATGATGAGAAGTATCTCCTACCACTTGCGTCGTAGTTGTATAACAGTAGATCCGTTTTGATTTCGGATCAATGTATAATCTCCCTTCTTCCATTTGATTAGAGAACATTCCTTCGACCGGATATGTATTATTTTTACATACGACAATGGAATCCATTGGAACTCAGTCTCCTTATGATTGATGGAGATAATTCTGGTATAGTTGTACTGCCAATGTATGAATATCCAACGCATTAAATGTATATGCAAGTGTACGGATATCATCGATTGGTAACAGTACGATACTCCCTTCTCCATTGAACATTAATCGCATTCCTTCATAGTATGTATCATCCTGTGTAATGACGGTCGGATCCATCACCACAGTGCTTCGACCGCATAGGAAGGAACGATGTACTTTTTTTGCTTCCGATTCATTTAACTCCAATCGACTTCCACGGTAGGAATATAATTTTGGAATCTCAAAATCTTTTAAAATTCCATTCAAATTATGCAGAAAGATTGGAAATGTTGATTTTGTTAAGGTCAAATGATCGGATGGATTCCACTCTTGTTGTGTTTGGAATGAACCATCTTCCGCAAATCGAAGGATGGATAATTGAATAAATGGGTTTAAATTCAAATCCATGAAAACATTTTCATTGACATGATTGATTCGGAACAAAGGGTATTTGTCTCGTTCTGTATCTAGTACAATACTAAAATCAATTGCCAATTTACTATGGATACGGAGCAAGTTATATTTTATCCGTGCCTTCATTCTTTCTCCCTCGATTCATCTTTCAGATAATCTTCATTAAATTTTCGGAAAGACAACCGAGGATCTTCTTCGACAATAATCTGTAATGGATTTGATGTAACACCTGAGATTTTCAATTTTCCTTCTCCTGCGCGGAATAGTGCATCCAACACTTCATTATATTCTTTCTCATCTTTACAATTAAATGTGATTTCAACATAATCATCTCCGAGCGGATACTTTTTCAGATATTGTGAAATCTTATAATGCATTTCATTCTCATATAAAGAATCGTCAAAATAGAATGATTTCATCTTATTGTATGGAGAAAGATCCAAACTCTGCCCAGGATCCGAAGATGAACCTGCAGATACATCAATGAACCCAATCATCGATGGATGGAGGGTGCGTTGACGAATTGGAATACGACGGGTATTCTTTCCTCCAAGGGATTGAGGACCCTTCTTGGTCACCTTAAATGCATTCATGAATGTCATATCCGAATTACTTTCAGCAAAACGCAATACGCCGGAAGCGTATAATTTCATGATGAAAATGTCTGGTGAGAATCGGAATAGTTTCAAATATTCCTGGAGACCTGCCTTATCACCCATGGATACGATCTTGTTGATACGATCGGATAATTCCTGTGTGATAAACGAAGCGATATATTCATTACAGCGAAGACGTTTATTCTCCATCGCAAGATTATCCTTCTCCCAAAGCTTATAATAGTTTTGGAGAATGTATCTTAGAAGATATCGAATGTTTTGTTTATCATACTCATTTATTTTCATCTCTTCACGATTCGTATCATCCAATAATCGGTTGAAGAAAATATGCTGATATTGACCACGCTTGACTGTGTTATTCCCACCAGTATGAATCATCCATGTGTCATAATCATCGATTTCATCATATTTCATTTTTGTCTCTTTGAAAATGGAAATCAGGCAACCTGCCATGGATTTTACATAAATTTCATGGTCAAACATATACTTGTCGACAGATACAACGATGTTGGATTTCTTACCACATGGGAAATAGTATCGATTTTCTTTTCGCTCATATTTCCCATCTTCTTCTACAGAGATGAATCGATCAACCTCTAGGAACATCAATGTCTTTGTAATGCCATATTCGGAATAAATATAGAGACAATTGATTGCATTCTTAAAGATTTGAATGGTGTGTGTTGGGATGGTATGAATGGTACCATCAATATCTTCAAAATCTCCATTTTCAATACGAACGCAAATCGGCATCAATGATTTTGTTGTCACTGCATTGAAGGATGGGTAAAGCATCTTATCGACCATCTGATAGATGAGATAATATTTCTTCCCCTTAATGGTGTAAAATCCTTTATCATCTTGAATAGGAATGATGATTGGCTTCTTGATTTGACGAACCTCAAACTCGCCTTTCTTATTCATACCCTTCAATTCAATATCAATATACATGACGGAGCAGCGAGATTCTGCAATGCTTTTGATTGCTTTGTTTTTATTTTTATTTCGCCGAATGATGTAATTGTTTTGATCGTAATCTGCTTCGCCCTTTGGGTCATATTCATATCCCAAAATTTTAATGGCAGGAAGAATTTCCAATGATTTGAATGCCTGGTATATATATTCTTCAATTGGTTTATCGAATGCTTTATTCAGAATATCAAGATTGAGATTCTCTTCGTATTTATTCTCCATCTTGTGTAGAAATTTTCGCATAATATCCTCCTAAAATCAGATGAAATGTTGCAGAAACAATATATAACCCAATTCGTTTTATAAATAGATTGTAAGGATTTTTTCATAAAAAATAATGGAGGGAGAAATCCCTCCATTTATAATCAATTTGGAAATTTTTCCATATACTCAATGGTTACTTCACAACGAGGTTTGATGGAATAATATAATCCGGCGTCGACGTGGATGACCAAACAATCATCCTCCAATAATCCGCCAATCTGAAGCATATCCAGAATTGTTTTTTGGAAATTATCAACATCCCCCGTTCGTTTCCACGGTCTTAGATATCCCATCTCTGCAAGAACTTTATCGCGAAGAGAAAAAGAAGATGGGGTTTTTTCATAGAACGATATTTTGAACTTGCATGGTGTTGTAATTTTTTTCATCGGGTGTTTGTTTAAATAATCAATCGCCCATTCCCCATTCTCTTTGGCTCTTGGCACATACATGCGAACAAATCCCATCCGTGTATTTGCCCGCGGACGAGCAGATGGTTTGAATATCTTAAACATCGTAAATGAAATGCTCTTCCATTTAATGCGTTTGATTCGTCGAACTTCCTTTTCGATGGAATCCCTTGCATTCTTACTGGTTGCTCGCTTTCCTAAAATATATGCAATACGACCAATGATTGTATTTGGAATATGCCCAAACAATTGATGGTATATCTTATTTTCTTTTTCAACCGGTTTCAACGATACCACACCTTCTATATTTTCATTTTACTTAAGTAACCTATGTTGGTAATAAATTTATCTAATGTAGGTATTTATAGGAGGTTGTTTAAATTATGGAATTCATGAAATATTCCAACGAGCATCAGGTGAATATTATTCCAAAAGATGGATATGAAGAACTCGTTCACGATGTGTTCAATATCATTGCATCGAACATGGCAAAATCTCTTGGTCCTCTCGGTAGCTCTAGTATGATCATTGACGGGATGAGCACAGAAGCTACCAAGGATGGATTTGCTATCCTGAAAAATATTCGATTCCATAATCGTTACAAGAGACTGGTATACAATCTCATCAAAGCACCATGTACGCGTCTCAACAATAGTGTTGGGGATGGGACAACGACGGCAATCGTATTTGCAAATAATCTCTTTCAGACATATGAGCAGTATAAGAGTCCACTCAAATCACTCTATCGTCTCCCTCGCGAATTTACCAAAGCGTGGGATGAATGTGTTGCTGAAATTATTGAAGGGATTAAGAAGAGTGCAACATTCATTGAACCGGGAGATACCGCTTCCATTTATCGGATTGCATACGTTACATCCAATGGTGATGCTGAGGTAAGTCAAAATATTGCAGATATCTATAAGAAGACACAGACCGCATCCATTCGTCAGAAGGATTCGCCGACAAACAAATCTTACGTTCAGCCAATTACAGGATTTGAATTTAAAGCAAATCTGATTGACGAAGCATATGCAAAGTCCGAGGATCTATCGGTGAAGGAATCAGATATTTATATTCTCATTTTCGATCATAAGGTTGAAAGCGAGGTATTTGAGAAATTCCTGATTCCAATGAACGACTATTGCCGTGCAAATAATCGGAAGCTTCTTGTATTGGCCCCATACTATGACGCGCTTGTAGCGAATACAACGATGAAGCAATACGTCAATCACGAGTATCGTACCTACGGGATCATCAGTCTCATTTTTGCCCAGTATGAAATTGGCAAACTGAAAGAGTGGGATCTCAAAGATCTGGCAACAATTCTCAAAGGCGACATCATTACACAGGAAACGGATGTATCTCTGATTGATATTGCGGCAAACGGAACAATTGACAAAGAGATGGATGAATCATTATCTGAAGAATCAATCCTACGAAATGTTCTTGGATATTGTAAAGATTCCATTCTCTCCTGCACAAATGGTTCCATCTTCCAGCAGGACGAGTCCATCTTCGAAGACCATCGCTATCAGGAAGTATTGAATGCGGCAAAAGCAGAATTGAATCGACTGCGGTCAGAAACAGAAATTGAGCGTCAATCATATTCCTTTAAAATTTCAGAAGCAAATGCACGAATTGCACAGTTGGAAATGAAGAATTACATCTATTATGTTGGTGCAAATTCATCTCTACAGAAGCGTATTCTCTGGGATAGTATTGAGGATGTAATCAAATGCGTATCTAGTGCAATCAAGCATGGAACTGTTCCAGGATGCCAACTTTCCATCATTCGATCTGCCGCAGAATGCATTGAGCGTACAGAAGATCCACTGAAAACTTTAATCTACTCACTGATTATGCATGCGACGACGTCAACCTATGTCGATGTTCTTGTTGGACCAAACAACGATGGCATTTTGAATACCATGGAAGAGTGGAGAACCCTGGATGATAAAAATAAAGTGGAAGATGTCATTCAGAATGGTTCTGAAAAACTTTCCGAGATTGTTCAAAAGTCGATTGAATCATTCAAGACATATGATCTTGAATCCATGGAAATCAATGATAACGTTTTCACTTCTGCGGAAACCGATGAACTTGTCCTTCTTGCAGCAAGTGAACTTGTCAAAATTCTTATTTCAAATAACCAGTGCATCTTCCTGGATGCTGAGGTAAATGAATCCCATCAGGAACAGATTGAAATGTAAATAATAGAGAGGGGAATATTCCCCTCTCTATTTTTATGAGTGGGCAATGGATAAGCGTGCAAAGCGCGCTGCCATGTTGGTTGAGGCAGATGCCAGGGCCGAGGTCATCCGTAAGGGTGGCAAGGAAGCGTTGGATAACATCTAATAAAAAATAAAGGGAGGATAAAACCTCCTTTATTTTTTTATGAAATATTATTCTTTTGCCGTTTCTTCTTCCAATCGTTTTTGCTTATCTATCTCTAGCTGTAACATTTGAGATATGATTTGCGATGTGATGACACTCCAAGCAAACAAACCGACATCATATGCTGTATTTGCAACAATAAGAATGCACAGCATAATCATGAATACCATGAGTATGTTGTAAGGGTATGGAACAAGTGCAATAGCACAAGAGATCGTGATACTTACAACAATGAATAGCTTGATATTCGTTAAAACACGTGGCGTTTCCATAAATATCCTCCTTATGGACGATAACATTGTATCGCTGAGATTTCTTCCTTATTCACGATTTTATTCATATATGCATTAAAATCATGAAGGGAGTAATCGTCTAAATTAAATCCATATCCACGCACCGATAGTACAAGAAAGTGATATATGGACCAATTAAATTTATCAATGAATTTCTTGCGTTCTCGTTGATATAATTCACACGCCTCGTAAGAATTTCCATCTTTGATATTCGCGTGTGCACGAATCAATTTCTGGAATTGATTGCACATACTTTCGCTGATGTGTTTCACTGGATTTGATATCCAGTAGCGTCGTGTGAGTTGAACAATGGATCTTCCGATATCATAGAGATCGTGGTCGGTAAATCCTCTATTAATTAACTTCAGTACCGGTTCCACATTTTTCCGTAACCATCGTAAATGGTTGTGGGGATTAAATCCATTCAAGTCAATGATATAATCATCATCTTTGCTCGGGTAGATCGTCAGCGTATCTGTATAGAAATTATACGACAAAACGATTCCGCGATTCACAGAATAATCATCATGGAATAAAGACGTGGTATTCTGGAACATCATAATTTTCCTCCTCTATAAACTTCATAACGTCTATAGAGATAATATATCATTTATGGAATAATTATAGGAGGGGAATTTCCCCTCCTATAATATTTTTATCTCAATATCCCATTATTCTCGTTCGGTATAATCGAGACTAATCCAACCCCAACCATTGGACATCTTACCCCACTTAGATGCACCGGGGCCATCTGCTTCACCACAAATACCATAGAGTCCCTGATCCATAATGGAGGAATTAATTCCAAAATTTGTACCAGGACCTGAACGCACATTTAGAAGTGTTGCAACAACACGAACGTTGTATGGATCAAATTCCTCTGAAGATTCATCCTCTCCATAATATTTATGATAGAATTCCATTCCATACCCGGCACGACGAATCTCAACTTCTTCACTCTGATCTGCAGGACGTTCGAATTCATGAAGAATATAATCTGAGGCTTCTCGTACAGACTGAGATGCATTCAGTGTTGCAATATCAATGGATTCCTGAAGCTCCTTCCAGAGATATGCAAGCTGCATTCCCATATCACCAATGGATGCATAGGATGCTTTTGCAAACTCCAAAAGCCGTTCTTTACGACTCCAGTATGTCCACTGTGCAAGTCCATATCCTGCTTCATCTTGTACGAAGTTATCATAACTTCCATCATCAACAGAATTTGTGTATTCGTCATCATTCATCCCAAGAGACTTTTCGAAACTATTCTGTAGATTATTTGGAATCAGTCCAGATTCAGCATAGATGTTGCCCATGAGACCGCAGAGTGCATATGGATTCAATCCAACATTCGTGAAGAATTCATGAAATTGATCTGCATTTGATTTCTGATTCGATGCCTTTGGTTTATAGGAAGGATTTCCCAATCTCTTGTTTACTTCATCAGCAATATAACCGAATCTTTCATAGAGATAATTTCCTGGGCATGCTTTGGCTTCAATCCACCGATGAGCAGTCATATTCTGAACGTCCACCTGCCAGATTTTATCTGGATCTGCTAGCCACTTCAGCTGCGGAATACCGTTGCGTTGACAAATATCTGTGCACAGCGCAATGAGTGATTCCATTGCCTCATCAGTGACTGGCCAATCCGGTTCACCGCCGCAATTTGCAACTTCAATTGTTACGGCACGATGATCGTTTGTTCGACTTGATGTGCACCAGGAACGATCAGATTCTGCAACATACTGTGCAATACGACCATCCGAACCAATACCGTACTGAGAGCTGCACTGATAGTTTGGATTTGCAAAAATATCACCACAAGATTCGATGCTCAGATTACCTGCCATGCAATGAATCGTAATGATATCAATCTCATGATTTCTTGGACTTGAAATATTTGGAGAATATTTCTCATAACTAACCAACTGACTGTCTGCCATCTTCTTCTTTCTCCTTTCCACCTTCAATGAGTTCCTGTTTCAACTCTTTCAGATTCGGATCATTATCCGAAATCTTTTCAATATCTTCTGGATTAATCATGATATATCACCCCTTATATGATTAATAAATCCATGTAGTCCTTTGGATTATAGACTTGTGCTTCATTGATGATTATGGTATAATGATATATTTTGTATGTAATATATTTTATATCTAGAAAGGCGAATGATATGATTACAGGAAAAGATATCACGTTGAATGATGATGGGTCCCGTATTGTTCAAATTCAATCGGATTCATTTACGATCCAACATAAAATTGACAAAGACAATCGGTTTGATCCAACAGCATCTATCATTATATCCCAATTACAGGATAAAAAACTAGTTGCATCCTATATTATTGAAATGGATGGGACGCGTGCAACCTTCCATCGGGAACTTGGAAAAATTTTCCACGAAGTATTTAGGGCAATACTTCAAGATCCATTCAAACGTTTGGAATTCGTTCATTGTATCAGTGGGATTTGGATGGGTTGTTTAGATACGATAGGTATCTCTGGTAAAGTCGTTACGTTTCAGAATACGTTAACCGAACCTCATTTGGTCCTACGATATTGGTTGATTGGTGAGGAATGGGTTCTTATCTACAATGAAACAATTGAATCCACATCCATGGTAAAATATCGTGATGATAAGTCGATGTTCTTCCATCAAGATGTTGTCATGGCAGAATTGTTTGGCCGTTATTCCGACATTACGAACGCTCCAAAGTTGAATGGATTACAACGACAGATCGTAGATGACCATCATATAGTATTTGGAAATAAAGATAAAGAGGAGAATACAACAATGGAAAAATGTGGTAATACCTATACGATTGCTGCAACCGATCATTTCAAATGCGTTCGTGATACTGAACCAGGAATGTTCCGAATTTATGGAAATAATAATTTCTGTGTATTCGACATAGGAATATTCGAGTATAAAACTCGACTTGATAATGCAAAGGATGTAATGGACGGGTTTAGAGATCTTTTCAATCCGGAAACATCGTCTAAGGCAAGGGATTTCATCGATCTGCATCGTGTCGAGTTTGGTGAATTCTTGACCAAAATTCCTCAGGTGTTTGATAAGGATGAAGTGAATGGAATTGTTGGAAAACAATTCACATTCGATGCGGATAAATCTACCGATAACATCTCTGCAATTACATGGCTGATCGGAAATAATGAAGTTTTCGTTTATAATCAAGAGGATGCCGAAGCAGAAATTTTTAAAATCCCATTCAATGGTGAATCCTTTGACCCAGGTGATATAATTAAAATGTTCATTGGCGTATATGACTGTAATAAAGATCGATGCGCAAGATCATTAACTTTCCATGTATGGAAACAGGTCGATGAAATTTTAAATAAGGGCAAGTATAACACTGGGGTTATTAACCCCAGTGAAGATGAAAGGAATGTTATTATGCATGATGAAATGGTGAAGGTCCAAAAAGATACGTCGAACGATCCCATGTGGTTGTTCAATTTCCTGGTGCAGAAAGATTTCGTTGATGATGAAAGCATCATTGATCTCATCTATAGTGCGCGTACGCTGATTCGTCGCAAAGTTCGAAATGGGGAATTCGATCTTGTTCATCCCCAGAATATGAATGATTTGCAACATGTAGCACGTAGTCGTGTTATTAAGGTCGTCAATACCATTCTCTATGCAAATGAATTGGCCGAAGAACGCAAATGCGTACTGTACATGGGCGATCGATGTGGATGGGCGACATATGCTGGAAGCGCATTCATGATCGAGCTCGTAGCTCTATTCTCGGGAATTGTTTATGCCGAAGAGGCAGAATATCGATGCAAGCTTCTCGCCTCACCGGAAGGTGTTTGTCGACACGAAGCACTCGAGTCCCTCTTCCACAAATTCATTGATCACCTTCGCGACAATTATAATCTTATCGAAGAACGTTACCACACCGATTTTACACGAATTCTGAAAATCATTATGATTGCAGATAGCAAAGAGTAATTGAATTATACTACATTGAAAAGAAGGGGATTGCTCCCCTTCTTTTTTATTATGATAATTCCATCTTCTGGAAACCTCTTCATAAATGCGTAACCAATGATTGAAGGTGAAATTGATGGAATTATATGAAGGTGATCTTGTCAAAATACGCGTTGGCTCACGTGATATTGATACCGGTAGAGTGATGACACGTATGATGCCATATTCCGAATATGGAACATTACGCGCTCGTGTTCAATTAATTGATGAATTTGATACAAGAGGGAAATATGGACTTCCGCGAATGGTGGAGCGTATTAAGCTTGTCAATGAAAAAGATGAAGTTGTTTGGCAGGGATTACGATCTTCCATTGCAGGAAATATCATTCGTGCAAATGCAGAAGAAACAAAATATGAGAAAATCCCAGAGGCAAATAAAGTGGATAATACAATATCTACCGTAAGCAATGGAGAATTTACTGTTGCAACATCGGCATTCGGATCAAAGAAACCATATCTAGAAGAAACAATAAAAGAACCAAATGTAATGAATCCGAATGGGACGGATTATAAACATCGAGCTGCTGGCTATGAAGTGGACGATGGTACGATCGATAAATACCGTCGCAATGGCGCAAAAATTACTTCACCGTTTCCAGATACTGGAAATTTGAAAATAACACAATGGAGAGGAGTTGATTGAATATGGCAGAAGATAATGGCGTACTCCCTCGATCCGTCAATAAAATTCCAACATATGTTGCAGACGTTGAAACTGCGGCGAGTGATATTGATAAACGTGCGCGACTCCTCTCAGAAGACATTGAGAACATACAAAATGAAGTATCCTTTCCAGATCTAGCGGTACAATCGGATGCTTCTCGTATGTTGGCAGCACGATATGATTATCAAATCAAAATTGATGATGATCGATATAAAATTGCAGATTCTAAACCATTGGAGGAACAACTGCAAGAAGCTCGTGCATCCTTAGGAATTCCCGTGCATGGAAACAATGATATTGCTCGGGCGATGAAGTATTATATGTATAATAGATTCCAGGGTGCTGATTCCAATTTAGCATTCAATAAAGCATTCACCTATGTATTTTTTACACGCCCGGATTTGAATCTATTAAATTGCAATGGAACCGCCAATGCGAATACATTATCTCATCCAGAATCTGCAATCATGTATCGACGAAACCCATGGATTTTCAAACTATTGACGGAATGTGTACGATGTGGAGATAGTAATAATTTTAACATGCTTCTATCCAATCAGTGTAAATCGTTCAGTTTGAATGATAGCCAACTTGACACAACGGAAAGTGGTGCAAGTTGGGATGGATATCGCATGAGCTATGGTACGATGTTTAATAGTCGAGCTGCAGGAGAATTTACTTGTACATTCACAGAACTGCAAGATTATTCCATACTCAACCTCATCCGTATGTGGATGTTATATATTCATAATGCTCGTCTCGGACAATGGAAACCATCGTACAATCTTATGAGTCAAACGGATACGTGTTCTGTCGCCGCAAATCCTTCTCCATCAACCAGTCATATTTTTACAAAAACATTGGATTATGCAGCATCTGCGTATGTATTCAAATGTGGACCAGACGGTTCGGATATTTTATATTGGACCAAATATGGTGGAATCATTCCTGTGAGCGGTGGGGAAAATGCATTGTCATGGAATGGTGAGGTGGATGATCGACCCAATATTTCCATCACATTCAAGTACATGTATAAAGTTCCATGTAGTGGATTTTCGTTGGTAGAATTTAACGAAAAATGCGCACGTCTCAAAGGTCGCGGGAATCTGCAAGCAGTAGATCCATTTAATGAAAACTATGCACATAGCGATCGACCGTACACAACGACGCCATTTGTAGAAATGTATCTTCCACACCATTATGGAAATATTGCGAATGGTGTTGGTGTTGGTGATACTGCCACAAAAACACAACTTCGTTTACGATTCCTAAATACGGATATTAATGGGGCATTTAATGAGAAAGCAATGTTCTCCGCAAAGAGATAGGAGGGAATTCAATTGTTACAAAAAATTGGAGAAGAAGATATTTATGTCAAAAATTACTCCAGTAATTTCAACATAAAAGAATTCATTCGTGGAGTATTGGTTCCAAGAGCATTTCCAGGACTTGGAATGAATACATTGAATATTGGACTATTGGGTATTACCAGTGAAATGGTATCAACTGCCATTGAAGATTCCTTTGGAACTGCATCGTTGATGATGAATGAAGCATTTATCACCCGGGCACAACTACCGTCGTCTATTTATAGCCATGCATCCTTATTCCAATTGGGATTTAATTTTGCATCCCCAAGTCGTTGTAATATTCTACTTCAATTATACTTGGAGGATATTATTACAAAAGCAGAACCCATTGGAAATGGATCCACGAAACGGTATATTCTCGATAAGGATACCGTCATTGTTATTAATAATAGCATGTATCGTCTGGACCACGATATTCATATTGATCATAAATACATCGATGGGCAATTGTCCGTAACCTGTTCATATGCAGAAGATTCGAATCCGCTTGCAACAACATCAGGAACGTATATCAAGCACCAGATTACATCATCCGGGTGGATGATGTTGTATTGTAATATGGGATGTTATGAGCGGAACAAATCAGTCTATCAGATTACAGATAATCTCGTTACGGTAAATTCTGCATTGAAAGTATCATGGACAAATCAATTGGCAGAAATTAGCGCAGTATACATCTCACCATCCGGAGAACGGCAGAATATGTTGCTGTTGCCAAAGTTTACTGCAGCACGCTCTGTTCCATATGCATGGTATCAATTTACCAGTGACAATAGTTTAGAGTTGTCATTTGATAATAGTCTGGAATACTTCCAGCCGTCTTTCAATAGTCGGGTTGAAATTACAACATATACCTGCAATGGTGCAGCTGATAATTTTACAACATACAACAACCGGCTTCCGCTCACTGTACGTACGAATGGTGGAACGTATGAATACAACGCCGGAACACGTATTGGCGCATTGTGTTATTCGGAATCTCGCCATGGAAGAAACAAAGGGTCGATGGAGGATTTACGCAATGAAATCATCAACCGATATAATTCAGGAAGAGCATTGAATACAGACTATGATCTTCTATCCTGGTTCCGTCAGAATGCAGCAGTCAATGGTGTTTATAGTAAATTCTTGAAACGTCGTGATGATATTTCTGGGCGTATGTTTAGCCAGTTCATTTCCATCTCGGATGACAACGGAAACATCATTCCAACAAATACATTGAATATTCAAGTAAATAAAGCGGATTGCGATTTCATCAATGACAATACAGAATACATTATTCGTCCAGGACACATTTGGCAATATGTTGGAAATAGTCGAGACACGATTACGTTCCTAAAAAATATTGATAACAAACCATCCATGGTGACGGATGATAATATTCCTCCGCATGAATATGGATTTGTGAATCCATTCTATATCCGGATCAATGAGAAAACAAATATTTCGACATCGTACAATACGATGGTTTCTCACACAACATATCCGGAAATGATTTATCTCAATCCAAATACATTCTTTAATTTCCAACTGTCGACGATGTCAATCGAACATGATCTATCCAAAGACTATGCGGATCGATATCGTATTCAGGTAACCTGTATTCCGGTTACAACAACAAATATTCCAGTAACATACATTGAAGGAATTGGAGATAAATTCCCAAAGAAAAAGAATAATCTCCGTCTTGTACTAGCATTCAAATCGAAGAATACTGGATATACTGGTTATATTGAGATGGAACCGACTGAGATTATCAATCAATCGGCAGTTGTATTTGAAACATCATTTGCCGTATTGGATAATATGCCAGAGAATGATATTGTCAATATTGATATGCGAACCAGCACCGAATTCAAATCATTGATTCATCATGGACCGCAAGCTGGACATATTCTTATCGATACAAAGAATACGGAATTCGGGATTTATGTATTGATGAAGGATCTATACAACACAGCCGTCGACAAACTATATGATGACGATTCCTTTACCGGATATATCACAGCCAATATTTTCAAAAATGATGCATCCGATTTTTCCATTTATGAAATCATGAATATGATGCGTTCTTATCTGACATTTACACCAACACAAATCGGTGCAACATTGATTCCGATGATGGGAATTTCTGCAACAACCGATGATGACTCTATGAGTGTATTTGTTGATCGATTCCGTGAGCAGTATAAAAATATGGAACCTATATTATCGCATCTAGAAGGAAATAGTTATCTGGATTTCAAATTGTTCAATACGTATGGAAGATCCAATAATTATTTTATTGGGCCGGAACGTGAAGGAGATCCATTAGAGAACTCTAACATTCGATTGGATAATGTTCAATTGAAATTGAAATTGGTCATATCTGTATTCAATCGTTCCATCTTCTCATCAACCGTATCATCCATCAAGAATATCATTCAGAGTTACATTTCATCCATCAATGATTCTTCCACAAATAATATCCATGCATCGGATATTATTTATCACATCAAAGAGAATGAACCGAATGTGCGATACATTCGATTTGTTGGATTTAATAATTATGATGCAAACAAACAATCTATTTTCCGGAAATATGATCCATCGAATAAAGTTGAAAATATTCAAACATATGTACCTGAATTGGTACGTATTAATGATAATGACATTACAATCGTGGAAGAAGTGTGATTCTTATGATTATCGGCGCAGTAAATGTTACTGGGGTTGAAGGAGATTATATCTGCAAAAATGTAGAAGCTGAATTTTTTACCGATGTTGGTGATTTTCGCATTTGGTCGAATGGTTTGATGCCGAATATTCCATTTGGTGAAAAGGCAATAACTCCATCTAATATCGATAAAAATATTTTTCTAAATGCATCCAAATTATCCTTTCCATCTCAAATCAATACACAGAATTTCAAAACGGCAAAATACGTTGGTCGTGCTCCATTGGAATACTATGGAGATCCGACGGAAATTGGTCGTGAATTCCTTCTTCATGTTGGTAATGAAATTGCCAAATACAATAATGAAGAATTGGTATTCGGCACGCAAGATGCAATGAGTAGCTATAACAAAAATGCATCGGATATGGAAGCCAAACCAAAAACCCGTCAAACACAACAAACCGAATGATATTTTACAAAAAATAAAGGAGGGGAGAAATCCCCTCCAATATTTTTGCGATGTCGAATCACAGATGCCGGCGGCCGACGACTCCGACTGTCAGCAGCGCTTCACGCACCTCGGTTGGGAGTACTGCGCTAGGCGCACCCTCATCGACATATACAGCATTGTGGTTGCCTACTTCTCCGTTGATGATCTCGCAAACAACGAGACACTTTCCATCAAACAGGAGACTCCATTTGAGCGAAAGGGTATGATAGATATCAATCATGCCGCCCTTCTTCATTACACGGACCGTGAACATCCCTTCGCTCAAATACCCATCAGAATCAACCGGAAGAGCCATCGCCTTTTTGTAAAGATCCTTAACCGTCATTTCATTTTCCTCCTTTATTTTTTATGAGTTTGCTCCATTCAGATTTTCCATGTCCTTCTTCAATCCCATTACCATCGCATTGAGCGTCCAATCATAAGCAGCTTTCGCCTCCTTCTCCTCTTTATGCTTCTGATAGAAATGGATTCCTGCTCCTACAGCCGCAACAACTCCAAGACCGATTGCAGCACCCTTAATGATCTCACCCATGATTATTTCCTCCTATATAGATAGAATTGACACTTATCTCTACTATGATAATATATCAATACATGTGGAAAAGATACGATTAAAAATAGTAGAGGGATTCGATCCCTCTACTATTCCATATATTACAATCTTTTTGGGTAGGTAATGTGTTGGTCATCTGGATGTTTGTTCTTGTCATATTCCATATAATTGATGAGATATTGAAGAATGCAAATGATATCACCATTCTTCGTATGATATGGTGTGTAGAAATCATATCCAAGTGGACGCATGTAAGAAACATCGTCAACCGTAAGATTTGTATCTTTGCAATGTAATACAACAGCGACGATGGAAACATCTTCTCCATCTTTTTGATTGACATTCTTAACGACTTTTTTGTATCCAGATTTTGCCCATTCTTCCAATGCTTTGTGATTGATTAGAATTGTACCAGTCTTCTCATCGATATTGAATACACCGCCTGTTACGGTGCTATAGTAAATATTATATGGTACCGGATCACAATCGGTAAAAATAACCTTGATATTATCATTGGATTTCACTTTAATGCAAATCTTTGTATCCGGAACGGTGGAGTATGGACTCTTCTTCTTAAGTCGTTCTTCCCAATCACGAATGATACGATCTGTTGTAATTTGATTGATATCGTGAAGGAGTCGGAAGGATTCTCGTTCTTCTTCCCGGTTGGATGGATGCGGTGTTTTATACCCGCGCACCGTAGGAGGACGTTCTGGACCAGCAAGCGATTGTTTGGTATTTGATGTAACTGTTCCAATACAAGAATTCGTACATGTTTGCATACACGAATTGTCACAGTTTGCAAAACAATTTTGGCTACATTTAGTATCACACCAATGTCCACAATTGTTCGCACATAATGAGCAGTTGTTTGTACACTTCACACTGCATTCACCAATACACATACCTGCACATGATGTGCAGAGCTGCGAGCAACCACCACATGCTTCGGTGCATGATTTCACACAATTAAGGTCGCATGAATGTTGACAATGAGCCGTACATGTGATATTACATGCAGCTTCGCACCCAGTCGAACACATTGAGCTACACGCGCCGCATCCAAAACCGCAGGTGTTGATACATGATGTACAATACGTTGTACATTTTTCAGAGCAACGAGATGTGCAAGATGCTGCCATACAATTCATACGGCAATTCATATCACACGCATCGGTTCCTTCTGAGCCACACATTGCCATACAACCGTTCGATACGCAATTTTTGTTACATCCTTGCATACAGTATGCAACGCAGCCATTGTTGCATGTCGTCTTCGCACCGGACGCAGCAGTACATGTATTCGTGCATGAATTACACTCATCCTTACAACCAGATGTACATCCGGTCATACATCCAGAACCGCACGATGTACTACATTCCCATTCACAATTATCCTTACAGGATTCAATACATGAATTCCAACAGCCGGAATCACATGACCCTGTGCAAGTTCCTCGACATACACCAATACAATTTACCGTACAACCGGAAGAGCATCCACGACCAATTCCTGTTTTATAATCCCCTTTATTTTCGGAAGGATTATCAACACATCCACCGAAACAACTTGTGGAACAAGAATGCATGCATGATGTGAAACACATTCCCATACACCCATTATCCCAGCAGGTCGTTTTCTTATTTGGGTAGAATTGACAACTAAATGAGCATTGAGTACATGCATATGGTGCCCCAACTTTCATTTCATTGTATGCAGGAGTGCCATCTTTCCCACCACGTGCTGCAATTGATAATGTCGTCGCACCGGATTTCACACACGCAAATCCTGTGTTATTTTCACACTTGGACTGGCAAGATGTATAACACAATGAGGAACATCCTGTGCATACATTTCCACACGTGCTGGTGCAAGCGTTGCCACATCTACCAAAACATGACGTTGAACATGACTCACTGCATTGAGAGTCACACGTTAAACTACATAATCCAGAACACGCATTATTGCAGGTTGATGGGACTCCCTGATATGCAACTCTTGGCTGGTATGAATCTCCCTGCTGTGGATTTCGTGGAGTCATTCCGAAACGAGAAGATGATTTTCCACCTTCCATTCGTCCAACCGGAATTTTATTTCGATTATTATCGAAATCATATCCGGTACGATCTACTCTTGCAGATACATATGGATTTAGACTGTGGTAATTTCCATTCCCAGGTTCTGCGCCATAATCATCGTAATAATTTGTTTCGGATGGAATTCCTTCTTCTCCATCATATTCCCCTGATGACATATAATATTTATCACCAATTTTTTCATAGGGAATATTTTTGTTTGGGTTTGGTTCAGTCCATGTTTTCCCATCCTTGATGACGGTAATTCGATCAGGTGCATTGGGGTCGACTTTAAATGGATTGGTTGTCGGTTTATTCAATCGATCGGATTCGATCTCACTGACAAGTTTTCGAACATCGCCCAAATCGCGGAATGCTAAAAATTCCTGCTCATCCTGCGAATAGAAGAGATTGATATCACGAATTTTGGATATTCCAACTAAGAAGTTTTTGATTTCATCTAAATCAAATCGCGCTGCTGATGTTGTTGGTGTTTGACCATCTGGATTTTGACCAGCAGGATTTTCTCCTTGATTTGGATATACGATATTTCGTGTTGGAGCAATACTCCCGACGGATGGATTATTGATCGTATATGTTTGATCTGTTACGGGGATTGAAGTTTTATCATGAGGGATGGAGTCTGGAGATCGTGTATCCTCTCCAACTTTTGGTTGAGATAATGGTCCCCACCATTTGTAAGATCCTCTCCGCAACATTTCCTTATTAATACGATTTTTCAGTTCTGTTAATTCTGAATTTGAGTAAACGTCTTTGTTCAAGATGATTCACCACCTTTATTATGGTACTCCATTTTTACAATGATTGCCATAATTTCAAGATACTTTAAAAATTCATACTCATCTTCCGAAATAATCTTCAGGACACGATTCTTCGGTAATTTGCATTGACGAACATCAATATCCCAGTTTGGGTGTTTGATGATGAGGTTGTTAAAATAATACCAATTCGCCAACGCTTCTGCATATTTCATAACGCAATGGAATGTGGTTTTTCGATCTGGCGTTCCGATGATTTGATGTCCAACAGCCAGACATCCCCCACAACTACTACTAATTGGGCATTCAAAACATAAATCTGTCATACCGGAACGACGTGTCATACGGTCCAATTTATGTAATACTTTTGAACCAGATGCTCTTGTATGCGGACCTGTTGAAACATCACCAATCTGAAGGCTTTCCACATCGCTGCTGACAGAGGATGGCATATAGCGTAAACATGGATAAAATTCTCCATTCGCCCTTAATGCCAACATTCTGCCTTGGCCGCCACAAGAACAGTTATCGTTATGAGGATCTCCAACAGATTCAGGGCGTTCATTGAAAATGGAAATATAAATATCTTCCAAATCATTTTCCAGAATGTAATTGGATAATTCTTTCAATTGTTCATATTCGATGGTAGCATGTTTTGTTGTCCATCCAGGTTCAAATACGCAATTCAAATTGATAATTTTCATTCCATTTTCCATGAATGATTTCACTGATTCGAATAAATATTTGATATTTCCTGGAGCAAGTGTCATCTTACTATTTTTATCTGGAACATAATGAGATGTATAATGTTGCAATGCCATCATATCAATGTCGTAGGAACCTTCTCCGTTTGGCTGAATACGACAGGCATCGTGTAATTTTTTATTCCCATCGATGGAAATGTTGAATGAGATGCTATGTGAATATTCTTTAAAAAATGATTGGACATTTGGATTGAAATATTGCAATCCATTAGAACAAATTGAGATGCGATGCATGGTAAACCATGGGTGATTCAGCTCGTAACATTGCTCTAGAAAATACTCATAGATTTTTCGTGTTAAGTCGATCTCCATCAATGGTTCTCCACCAATGAATTCCAAAATGATTGCAGGAGAATTGTGTTGATTGATGTAATCATATTTATCATGAAGAAGGTCATCTACAAATTTCTTTGCAATATCGAACGTCATCTTCATCGGAGATTTATTGATCTGGTAACAGTATGTGCACGATAAAGAGCAATTCTCTGATGTTTGAAATGTAAATGAGTGAACAAAGATGTCTTGATCTGCACCTTCTCCTTGAATACTCTGCTTTTCCTTTTCAAATAATTCTGGATATGCTTTGGCTATTCCATCATTATAAGAATCGGAATAGAATCGGAAATACTCATTCGGATATAGATTGAATGTTTTTTCTTTGGATAATATCTCATCGATATAATTGAGATAATCAATATTATTCGATATGATATTGATATTGAATGTAATATAGGAAGAATCCATTTTAACATCTTCTGCCAAAACATCAATCAGATCGGATTTATTAAATTCTCCATATCCAATATATTCATCCATAAATACACGCATAGCAATCCCGAAAACATTACGTAATTCCAATGCTTTCTTTGTAAATTCTTCTTGCAACAATGGTAAGGACGAAAGGTCCTTACCATGCTTAATCATGTATCGTGTACGAAATGAAATGGCATCCAAATCCAACGATAGTCGTTCCATTTTGGATGTTTTGAAAATCGATAGAATAAACTTTTCAAATTGAGGCTTTCGAATCTGAATCGTCTTTTCCAATAGATTTGTAATCATATACTCTCCCTACCATTGTGTTGTACGGCGAAGGATCACCCATACATCATACCTTGCCTTTCGACGATCCGCATCACTATGACTCAGAAGTCTTAATCCATCATTGTGGAGATAAATGGATGAATTGAACTCCTTCTCATAGGTACGAATCTCTTCGTTATATTCCTTCTTCCAATCATGATAAGATCCAACAGCAACTTGCAACCGATATGTTTGATCCATTTCCAACATACCGCCCATTTGTACGATATCCCAATCCAACGATGTGATTGCCGTCGATAGCGTAATCGTACTGAGGGTAAACTTTGTTGCTGTAATATATCCCTGGAATCTCCACCCATATAGGTTTCCACCAAGGCTTGTTGGTTCTTTATCATGCCACAGTTCCGGGTTTGCATTAATTCCGGTCTGTCCATTCACCATATGATCGCGGACAATCAATGCAATCTTTTTAATGATATCTTCATTCAGGGTTGAATTTCCATTCCGATCCTCAACAAAATATTCTTTCAATAGATTATTGATTCCCGTCGTTCCAATATTGGAAAGATTATCAAGTTTTTCTAGAATCTTTTGATTCAAAGAAAGCGTTCCATCTCCACTTAAATGAAAATTCGTCGGATTAAGAAATTTAATGTGGAGTAAATCCGACAAATCTCCTGGAGGAACGATATCTCCGAATAGATTATCGATTTCTCGCAACGTTGAAGAAATCTTCTCAATATTGAGTCGAATGGATTTATTCGGATCAATAATAAAATAATCCGGGCTGAATGTATAATTCAGAATATGATTGATGTCAAGCGTATCGATTGCTTTTTTAATTGCAGCTTTTACATCTGGAAGATCCTTTAATACTTCACCGACATCGACACCAATCTTACCATATGGATCGAGTTTGAAATGCTTCGTATGTAAGACATCATTGAATATTGTTGTAATCAAATCGAATGCAAGATGCCTTCGCTGAATGGATGCTTCTTGATATGCTCTTGATGGAATAGAATCCGAACGATAATGTCGCTCTTCAATCGCCTGTTCCTGAATTTCTCGTTCCGTAACCTTTTCCAAGAATGCTAGTGATTGCAATCCGGTGACTCGAAATTCTTTGTAAGTAGATGGGTCGTTATTGATAGAATAACCAACATACCCATTCATTGTACCAGGAGAAATTTGAACGCTTTGAATGAATCGATTTTCAATTTCGGAACGCAGCATATAGGAACGTGCCAATATTTCACGAACCGTATTGTCGAGTGTAGTATTCCACTCTGATTCATTCCCCAAAAGTTTATCCAACTTATCCTTCATGGCTTTCGTTACAACATCATTTGCTGCATAAACTTTTGCCATGTCAAGGGTAACTGTTCCATCTTTTGTAATAAAATATCGTTTATCAAAATTGGGAAGTGCTCCAAAGGATTCAATTTTCCATTTGTACACATTGGGGGCGAGTTCCAATGAAACTGCAATTGCGTTACCGCCATTCGCACTTCCATGGCGAATAATAAATGCATGATTTTTGTTTGCTTTGGTTGGAATCGGAAGATCCGACTCTTTATCAATCACATATACCGTTTCAATATAATGATCGATTTGCGGAATCGTTTCCACAATGGCATCCTTTACAGAGTCGATGTAATTAATGACTGCTCGTGTTGTTGGATATGTTGTATAATCTGCAGAAGCTTTGTTTAGTGCATTAACTTTATGAGCTACATTTTCCTTCTTATCAAATAGAATCTTGTGTGCAGATGGATCAACCAAATGTGCTTCAAAATTTGAATTGGTATATTCAATCTTTTTGGAAATATCTTCTTTGTAAATTTCATCCACATAATGCCATAGTCTTGCTAAACTCTGACGAATGTCACGGTGAACGGATGGCGATTCATTCCATGAATGTTCTCGAATCTTTTTATCGATGAGATCGGTGAAATCGCCAGAAGCATTCAACTGTTCCAGCGTGACATTATGCGGATTATTCGTATTTGCCATGTGGGCATATACTTCATCCAGATTGACATCGAATTTATAATTCTTTAGAATATCCATAATCGATGTCTTTTGTAATGGCGAAAGTGGTTTATCCATATCGGATGTATTATCCACTCTCCCAAGATTTAGTGATGCCGATGTAATATGAACATCACCACGCATATTATTTACGGACGTTACGGGAAATACAAGTTTACCGACACCCATTTGTTTAATGCTCGTTCGTAGTTCATCTAATATTTGACGTAACGTTTTATGTGTTGGATCTGTGGAATCAATTACTTGATCCAAATTTGTTTTTGGATAAATGATATCAATTTGAGATGCTGTTGCTAATTCTTCGTTTTTGACCGAGAAAATATCCCGTTCCAATACGGAATTTACTTTCCGATTTGCCACGATAATAAACCTCCTATCGAATTGGAGTATACTTACATTTGTACCTTAAGAATCCGTTCCGATAGCATGATGTTTCATAAAAATAAATATGGGAGGGTATGTACCCTCCCGTATAGATTCAAATTTCAATATCTTCAATTTCTTCCGAATGTTCGGGGAATTGACCTATCGTATCCATATTTACTTTTTCATTGATGAAATCTTCTTCGTTCATTCCTTGTCGAACAATGTTGAGAATTCGCATGGACATGGTTGTTGCCACTTCCATCATCTGACTGCATTCGTATTTATCTTCCGCAGACATATCATAGTTCAAACATTCATGCATATCTTCGGTAAATGACTCCAATTTCATAAATGCTTGTTTTAGTATGCCATATGGAATGTTTTTCTCACCATCCATGAAAAACACCTCCTTTGAAAATAAAAGGAGGGAGATATTCCCTCCCATTTATTTTAGCTCTGCATATTAGAATATAGATTCTTCTTAATCTCTTCAAGTTCCTGTGTAACATTTGAGAGTCGATCAAGAACTTCTGCATGATTATCTCCATTGGATGTGCTATCCGAATCTCCAACATCCGGAATATCATCATCAATGATATCATCATCCATAGATGAACTATTTGAACTTGAATTGTCATCGATATCCATGTCAGAAATATCATCTGTCGATGAAGTATCTTCAGAAGATGTGGTGTTATCGTCTGCAGGCATATCATCGTCGATATTCATATTATCAACATCGTCGTTGACTTCATCTTTGACCTGCTTCGTCACAGTGTTATCTTCCTTAGAATCATCTTTCTTATCATCTGAGGATTCATCTTTCTTATCCGATGATGTATCTTCATCCCCAAAGACAATTTCTTCTGTAAAAATATCTCCAATGGAATCATCCACTGATTCTTTGAAAATCTTATTTGCAATTCTTGTAAAAATAGAAGGCGTTAGAATCTTATCGATTCGAATTTCTTTGTCGCCAATCTGAAGAATATTTCCTTCCTTGACAACGATCTTTGCATCGCCCGATAATGTGAAATCAATCTTCTCTTTCTGCGCAAGAAGGTTTAATCCCAAGATAGATGCTGTCAAATCTCTATATTTATTATTCGCATATGATACAGCAAATTTCTTAACTTCGCCCTTCAGATTGAGTTCAATATTCTTTGGGATATTGAGGCAAATCTCAATTCCTGGAATCTGATCAAGTTTATCAATCCAACCAGACGATGTAAGCTTAAACACATTCTTCGCATCAGGATGACTACTTGTGTATCGTTTTGATACTTCAACAAATGCTTTCGCAATCAGAGGAATTGCACTCTGATCTTCTTCATAAACCTGAGCACCATCGAAAATTACGATATATTCGTTATTCGCATATGCATTGCTTTTTCCAACCTTATGGATCTCTTTTACAAGTTCCTTATTGTCGGAAATTGATTTGAACGTATCATCTTTGATAACTTCATCGAAAATATTATGAAGTTCTGCTTGGATTTTCCATAGATAATCTTCATAATATTTGAACACGGGGTCATTGTCAACAACGGATTCCGTAATCGGCTTATCATCTACTTCAATATCTTCCGTATCAACGTCATCATCTGGATGACTATCCACATCGATATCTTCAACATCATCAGAAGAATCATCGGATGAATCATCTGGAACGTCATGAACGGCATCTGGTGCACTATCCGGTGGTGTCGGGATGGTATCTGTAATCGTGTTCGATGCAAGGTTTACTTCCACATTCATCAGATCCATATCATCATCGTTTAGATCAAATGATTCTGGTTCTGTGGAATCTTCTACCACATCATCATCAACGGTATCGGTTACGGAATCATCTGTATTATCGTTATCCGGAACATCCTCATCATTTGTAATCAAATCATCAACGGTATCTTGATTTGCTTCAAAAATGAGGTTTGCAGTTTCCTGCTCTTTTTTGCGTTCAAGAATTAGTTTCTTGATTTTGTTCAGCAATCGACTCACCTCTTATTTCGTACGCTCATATTCCTTCAGAATTGCTTCTGCCTTTGCTTCCATTACTGTAATCGAATCTGCATTATAATCGATGCGATTATAATCGGAGATGAGATGTTCTGGTACATGACCAATGGAAGCCTTGATTTCTTCAATGGTTTTATTCTTGTCCTTCATAATAAAAAGACCTCTCTTTCTTAGGGCCCAATTCCACTTAAGTTAATTTTACGTGAACGTAATCCGGGTAGTGTTCGGACTTTAATTTTTGCATGATTGGTATAAAGGATAACTTCTCCAATCCAATGCGTGAATATGATTAATGTATTTCCTTCCACTCTTGCAATCTCATTAGGAGAAAGTCCATCAAGATAATGATTTGGGAAATTGAACCGATATTCGGATAGACGATATACTTCCAGCGTGATATCCAAATCTTCATTGATGATTCCGGGATTCACTTCTTTGATGAGCCACGATTTGAATGAAGTTTTCTTAATTGTATCTCCAAGTCCTTCGGTTAATTTATAAGAAACTTCGGATGAGAAAAATGCTGGACTATGAAATACATTAGAACGATACTTCACGTTTTGTATTGCATCTGCTACATAGAATGGAGTATTCGATCCAATCAATGGCTGTTCCTTCGGTGTATACCGATCATTTAGTACTTTTGACACGCAACCAGATATATTTTTTTGAAACCGTAAAACGGATGCTGTTGTATATTTTTCGACTGCAATGAATTGAATTTTGGAAGGTTCCATCACTTTACGACCTGGAGTAAAATAATCCCCAAGATTTGGATAGGTTCCTTCAAATGGGGCAAAATTTGCATTGGGATTAGAAGAATTTTTTGGATTAATCAATGGGACTGGTGCAAGACCATCTTTTGTCGGAAGAACTGATATGAACGACTTTTCCTTGATCGGTGACCATCTATATGGTGGTAGTTCAGGATATTCCAACCGTGTAATTGTTTTTGTCAACTGTTGTTGAAAAGAGGTAAATACTCCCATGATATTCACCTCCTATGCCATGGACAATTCGTTGTTGTATACAATTCGTTTTGAAATATTTACAACGGTTCCAGGTGCTAGGAATTTAATTTCTTCCGAACCTTTCCCGAGATTATTTGTTACGCCACGAACAATTTTAGATCCGGTTGAAACGAAGACGGCATTTCCACTGAGCGCAAGTTCATATGTTGCCGGAACTGGCCGTTTGTAAATATTCTTGGATGTAATCATGAGTTTCTTCGTGACTGGACCACCATTTCGTGACATTTCAAAGAAAGCATCCGTGTACCAGTTCTCGTATTCAAGGATTAGATATATTGGTAATTTCTCTGTGTAGATATCAACATCGCTATTGTTAATATTTGATACATAGAGTCGACCAAATTCATCAAATCCGATATCGCAATAATCGTTGCGATAAATATCATCCCAGTGTAATTTTCCTTGTGCATCTACATGATAGAGTCGAACGCCATTCTCCCCAAGAAATTGAATGATTGTGTTATGACAGATCTTATCAAGATTCGTAAGAATAACGCCAGGTGCAGTATCATTTAATTCTTTATAACGATACCAGTCGGTCATTGTCATGTCGAGTGGATCAGTGTCCGGATTATTTTGTTTCCAGACGGCCATCCATCGCCATCCAGGACCATCGAATGTACGATCATATGGATTACGGGATGATTTTACACCTGTAAATATAAATTCATCGTTCGGACCCATCCGAACAGTTCGGAATCCTTCATATGTGACGGAAGCATTTAATTTAATAAAATTCTTTCGAAGTTCTGCTTCCGAATATCCTTGTACCGTTGCATTGTTCGGATATTTTGATTTAATCACAGTGGATATATTCTTCAGCCTGGTTGTATCATCGTGAATGGCAACATCATCTACTTTGACAATATTGTTGTCATCAAATTTGAATACTTTGAAATACGGAGTATCTGTTGCTGTATTCATCCAATCAAAAGCAATCGATGTATAATTTTGATCATTTTTTGATAAAATACTATCTCCAGCATTTGCAACCGAAATCATACTGGCCAATCGTTTCTTTTCTGTAATCGTTCCATTTGCACATTCCAGGATAATGAAATATTGATTGGTGTAAACAGAAACTTGAGCATATACAAGATTCAATGATTCAATTTTTCGAATGATTTGAAATTTTGATGAATAGGATCCTCCATAATACAAACCGTTGGGATTTGTAATTGTATTCATCACTTTATCGAAAACGAATACATGTGCAAGATGTGCAGAATATCCTCCTGAATTCACCTGTGCAATAGCATATAAATATCGGGAATCTTGACCCAATTCCATACTTGCATATATATCATACCCTGTACTAAAAACGCCATTAATACGTTTCACTGTTTTCTTATTGATATCGATCTTTAGTATGGAATCCCCGCTCCATACCCATTCAATAGATGGATCGTCTTGATCGATCCACATAGCAGTGCTCTTGATATAGCCATTCTCATCAACGAGATCATAGAACACATTCGACTTATAGTAGTCAGTGCCATAAGTTGCATCTGGACGTATGATATTAAAATACCGATGGCGAACACCTAGTCGATATTTATTCTGAACATAATTATTCCACCCAGCATCAATTTGCTCTGTAGATACACGCGTCAAGGTTTTCTTATCATATAAATATCCATTGATGATAAGATGATTTGGAGTTTCAATGGCTTTACATGTTGGATATTCTAAGCGTCTTTCTGATCTATTGTAAATCATATGACATCCTCCCATCATCCTACAACTTCGACTTGAATATAGTTTTCTGCAGATCCTGTAACAATCAGCGGAATTTGTAGATCGTCGGTTGTTAATGTATCAACCATTCGACTCTTTGTATTATCGTCAAATGTAATAGCCCCAACCGCAGTAAGACGAAGTTTCACGGCAACACGATTATGGAATTTATCGTAAACGGAAATGCGATATGTATTTGTCCCGGGCGTATCAGCATCCTGCAACATTACTTCTGGTTTGATGAATCCATCATCGACGTTGTATACATTGGCATTCAGATCATAATATTTTTCAATCTCATAATGAAGCTCATTCGTATTTTTATTAACCCACCAAAATACGCCGTTGAACAATCCGGCAGAACACGCATTCGGCGTTCTGATATTTCGTGTAAGTTCAACCGTATTTGTTTCCGGTTTAACGATATACTCATGGAATGCTTGCCCTTCCAAACAGAAGATGAATTTATTTCCTGAATGAATCATAACTTCTTCACGATATGGATGGTCCATACGACCAGCAGCTCGTACATGGAGGATCTTTGGATCATTTGTATCAATTTCAACAATCCACCATGTTGTTACATAATCTTTGACACCATCTTCATTACGCATTCCACTTACAAGTGTTTGATATTGGAAGAACTTTGTATCTGAGATTTTGTAACATAAGAATCCATTACTTAGCCAGGCATTAGTATAAGTATCTGTTGTGGAAGAAGGCATTTGGAATCTCTTGATGTTTCGAAGATCCTGCGGTATGGATGAATCCCAAATGACAGTATTATCGTTTCCGTTATAAGAATCATATGTCCTTGTATCCGGGTTGAATCTGACAGCACACCATTTGATTGGTAATCCATCGGTAAGGGGCCAAGCATCAAATGCGTAATGATACCCATTCCTCATTGATGCAGTATATGTCCGCAACGGCGAAGCCTGCGGGTAAACGTTCTGTGGACTATAAGTTCCAGTTCGGATATCTGCAACTTTTCCATCTCTGATTGGTGAAACATACCATTTATATCGATCATTAATATCAACATAAAACACTTCGCCAAGTTTACCAACCATCGCGATGATATTACTGTCACGATATAAAACATTGGGCATATAGCATGCATATGGAACCCCTTTATAGTCGGTGACATTATAAAGGTCGGTGTACTTAATAAATTCCAGCGTGTTTGCATCCAGTAATATGATATAGCATATCCATGAATCAATGCCAGTGTACCCAGTCATTCCGAGGGATATCCCAATAATGGCAATATATTTATCAGTAACATGTAGAATCTTCGGATAATTCAACGTAATCCTCGCTTTTGTAAGGATATTCCCGTTACGATCGAGCTTCATAATATGAGGTTCTTTATCAATCGATTTATCCGGATAATTTTTTAATAGGCCGGCAATGATATAATTGCGATCTTCATTTGCGGGATCGAACCATACATCGCGCATCCATTCTGAATTTGCTGTACCGCTACTTACATCTGCATCAATGCGATTAATCATACAATTCCATTGATATTCACGATTGTCACCGGTTCCATATGTTGTAAGTCTATATGGAAGATATATATAGTTCCGCCCAATCATTGTGTTCCCATTAACGGTATTTAATTGAGCCAACTGTCGATTCATCAATCGCATTTCTGAATCAACCACGCGTCCATTTATAATGAGCCCATCTCCCCGAAATTCCGCAACACGAACGATGGGAACTTCAGCTCGTCTCGGCGTATATAGTATTGGCATAAATATTCTCCTCTCTTATGCAAGTGACAATATATCGATTGATACTTTTGCATGGCCAAGTATATACATAGAAACATAGAACTCTCGTTCTGGAATTGTCATATAGTATGACTTGAATATCGTTTCTACTATTTCTCCGCCATTCTTACCAATAAATTTTACTTGAACTGGTTTTTCCGTACTGATGTTTCCAATATCAACGGAAGCAGATATCGCCGTATTGATGTGCTGGGTAAAATCATATACCAATTGATAGTCGTTTGCATGTACCGTTTTTTCAAAATGACGGTTAAATGCATTTCCGGGTTTCCGGAATTCGAAACCGGAAGCATCATCTTTTACAAAAAGGGCAAATCCACCCTTTTTATTGAGATCTGTAGAATCAACGTCAGTTAATTGAACAAGCTTATTGCTCCCCTGACGTTTTACATAGAGGGCTCCATTCGGTTTGATTCCAATCGTATCATCGTCCGGTTTTACACTACCAATTTTATCTGTCGTTGCCATGGTATGTGTTGTATGTGCAGTAATAATACCATTGGAATCAACAGTAATCGTTGTATTATCCGGACGAACAATGCCTGCTTTTGTTTCCGTTGCAATACCAACCGATGGCGTTGGAGTTGGTGTTGGAGTCGGCGGGGTCGGCGAAACAATAGTAGTTTTATTGTTGTAAATAAAATGCTTACCATTTTTATTCCGGAGTAATATCCCGAACATCCCCTCCTTTACTCCGGTTTCCGTTAGGCTCTTTCGAATCACTGTAATTGAATTCATTGGAACATCTGCGGCCCAATCGTAAATATTAAATATATTCGGCTGGGCCTTCATATAGAATGCTTGGAATATCTGAAATTCAGCAGCAGCATTAATTCCAAAATAATATGAGGAAGGGTCCGAATATGCGCGCAGAGCAGTAAACATTTTATTTTTATCATCGAAATCAACCAGAATAAGTTCCATATGCGTATGGGAGATATAGATCTCTGTAGTATTTTCATAAGGAGGTAAAACATCGGAACGTTTTATAAAGTCAGGTAAATATAATTTCGTTTGATAATTTGCAAGTTTTGCATCAATGTCCGATTTTTTTAGATAATCAGATAAATCACCTTTCTTTGGATATTCTGATAATTTTGTATCCAGATCCGCTTTCTTCACATAGTTTGTGAGATCCAGAGCCGGAATATCATCCTTTGTAATATATTTTGCATCATTCTCAAATGCAGAAACTTTGGTTGGAACCGTTGGGATATCAGACTTCTTTGCATATCGCAGATCAAGCTGATCATATCCGCCAATTGCAGGATGGATGGTTTTGTTATTGATATGAGCCAGGAACTTTTCCATCGGCGTCATATCGTTCCATTTCTGCCGTTCTGCGTTGGTCATATGAATGGATTCATTTTCGACATGTTCTTTGAGTTTGTCCCCAATATCATCCCATTTCAATCGCTCTGCGGCAGTGATATGGCGTTCATTATCGTTGATATGATCTTCCAATTGCCGTTTCAACGCTTCGTGCAATGTTCGGATCGTATTCATAACACGATTGAACTCGGCTGCAGTCGCATTTGAAATCGGTTTGTCAAGATCAGAAGTATTATCGACTTTATCAATTTGCAATAATTTTCTTAGCTTTTCCGGATCGATCTCTTCCAGCGTACTCAATTGTCGCGGATAAATAAGAAGTAGACTGTCCGAATAAATACCCATCAAATATTTCGGAGACTTAACCGGTTTTTCGTTGGTAAGTTTTCCATCTTCTCCAAGATAAACAATGCTATCCCGTTTTAAGTTGTTCATCCGTACAGGAATGACGCCATAGGAAAGTACTTCCAATTTGGTTTCTTCCACACGAGATAATACAACGAGCAAGGGAGATGCATTTGTTACTTTATCGATTGACGCAAGAACATACTTTTTCTCATGGACGGTAATCACATCACCGATGGAAATCCGTCGATTATCATATCCAATATCAATGATTGATTTGGAATGTTCCGATGTTTTATCGATGACATATCGTCGATATTCCAAACGAATATGTTCCAAAAATCTTCTCAAATCTTCATATGTGATTTGAGAATGTTCACGATTTAACATACGATATCTTCACCCCTATCAAATGGTGTTGTTTCATTAATAGAATGTAAAAAGGCGATAAAAAGAAAGGGGAACATTCCCCTTTCTCTTACTTGTGTAAAATTCGATCCAATCGTTCTTTTCGTTCAATACTACGTTTTGCAATGATGGATTTCGCTTCGTCTACCAACACTCTCGCTTTCTTTTGAATCTCTATGTCTTCATGAAATTCAGCCATACCGGCTAATGCTTTCAAATGATCCATGCACGGTTTACATTCCAAACATGGGACATTTTCCTCATAGGGAGTTTCGCAATGCCATGTATGCTCATAGATCCCATATTCAAATAATTTTTGAATTACATAATCTTTGCTTCTATAGATCAATGGTACATGAAGAGAAATATTTTTCCGATCCAATGTTTTTAGAAAGTATTTCATCCCTTCTATATAGTACGAAGCACACCAACTATTATCGTCAACTCCAAGTAACCCATAATACAGACGATCGCCCGATTTCAAATAAATGAGTAATGTAGATAACCAGTAAACTGCTTGCGGACATCCACCAGGTGATACATTAAGTATTTGATCATCGTATGGCTCCATTTCAGGAATTACCTGATGCTGTATGGAAATTTCTTGATGACGAATGGGATATCCTTCTTTTAAAAGATACTTGATGAATGCTCGTCGCGTTTTCAGCTCCGATTCATATTTCATTTTATCTAGAAAAGGTGGATTCAATGAAACAGTATAAATTGGGTGATTTGGAAATCGTTCGAGGAGTTCATATAAAATGAGACTGGAATCGGTTCCTCCACTGTATAAGAGAATAATTCGTCCGCCCCCAAATGTATCATGATAGCCTGTAGAAAGATTCATCCAAATATCCTTTCTGTATTGAAATAAAAATAAGGAGGGGACTGTCCCCTCCTTATTTTCAACAGTTGCAGTATGATTCCGGATGATCAGATACCATCAACTGAGCGAGCACATTGGAAACAGTAGGGGCATCATCGTCCTTGAAGCACCGTCTACCCAATGATGATAGTTGATCATCATTTAGATTCCCAGATACAATCATATGCGCAATATCATAATTCCATATCTCAGCAGTAAACAATCCGTTGTCTACCGAATATACTTTGATATAGAATTTTGGATATTTCACTACGACACAATCGCCAATACAGCCGATCGGTTCGATGGATGCTGCATGCGGAAATCTAGAATTCCATAATTGCTCAATATCTAAAGTAAAGTCAAAGGAAGACATTACTTTACAACATTGCCATTGAGGTCCTTCTTGACCTTCTTCTGAAGGCTCTTCGGAACCGGGCTCTTAGCCCGAATCTGAACCGAATCCTGATACGTGACTTCGTACGAGCCAGTTACCTGGCCGGTCTTCATATCACGGATCTGACCTGTCTTGACCTTACCGGGATTGTCTGCAAGATAGATGCCGCCAACGACATTCTGCTGTGCAGGAAGATCAAACTTCTTACCGGTCTTGATCTGCTCCATCACGATATGAGGAATGACCTCTGCCAGATTCTTCGTGGAGATCTCAACCGTGTCGAGGACACCAGCCTCAGCCTTCTGCGGATACTTTGCAGTATCGAGAGTCTTCTTGAGATCTGCAACAATTGCATCGTGAACGGAAAGCTCATTCTTTGAACCATCCTTATTCACCGACCCAACCTTGTAGTTGGGATCATTCACAAGTGAATGCACAAGATCTGCGAAGCCACTCTTGCTGAATACTCCACGACCCGTTACCATCTTTCCTGCATCCTTACCGAGCAGGTCCTTCATTGTCTTAGCCATTTTTTATTCCTCCTTTAAAGTATGAAATGAAATTTAGGATATGGCTTCATCCTATTAGTATGAAAATATATAAGTATCTTAATGCCTTATAATTCCCATATATTTTCATCATTGCATATTTTGTTGTTAGAAAAATAAATAAAATAGAAGGGGATGATATCCCCTTCTATTTTTTTGTAAATTACAGTATATTGAATGGCTCTATTGAATATCATACTGAAATTTTCAATTGGAAGTTCGCAGTCAATTGAATATCATCTTCCACACCAGTTTTATCTGTAAATCCATATTTTATTGTACCCGTAGTTGTCGTTCCTGGGGTTGCCTGGCTCGCATCAAATTGTACTTTAATATATCGCGGCGTACCAACCCACATATTATCATCTCTAGAATGACCGCTATATCCGTCAGAGAAACTATACAATGCACTATTCGATGTTGCTTTCCATTCATCATAATTGATGGGAGAATTGTCGATTGCCAAAACATCTAGATATATTTTGTATTCGTATTTTGTTCCATTTAACGTTGCGGTAATTGGATCATTTGTAACTTTAAGTTTTGCAGGAATTGGTCGATTTGGATCATGGAATACAACTTTCAATATCTGGATTGGTTGGAAATCAGATTTTTGATTACGATCCTTTGTCGGAACCGGATATTTTGTAGAAAGATATCTAGAAAGAACAAGATATGCATATCCTGGTTTATCAGAAGAAATATATGTTGTAGTATCACTATCGGTGAATTTAATAATCCGATCCCCTTCATCATTTGGAATATCATTGATCGTATACATTGTCTTTCCAGAAAGACTTGGTTCATATTCGACTATATCATCCAAATTGTATTGTTTATTAATTTCCAACTTTGTAACTGGGGCTTTGCGTGCGAATTTTGTAATATCTGGAAGGGCTTCGCCGATATTAATTGTAAACCGCTTACTCTTAACAACCATATCGTTACCACCAATCGATAGTACTGCATCAATTGTGAATGTTACCATCCCACCTGTGGATGGAACTTTATCCGGATCAAGTTCCCAGGTCCCATTACCCTTATCATTGATTTTAATTGTATTTGCGGGATCTGCAGTAAGAGTAAAATATGTAAAGTTTGCATTGCTTGGATACACGACAGGATCAATGATATTTTCATTCCCGAATCGATATACATCCTCCATCGAATATCCTCGTGCAAGGTAACGTCTTAATGTATTTAATTGGATATCTTCAATTGCAGTATTATTCGTATAATATTCCACAAATAGCATATAGCTGCTATCGTTATAAATATTATTCTTATCATGCAAATGAACTGTGAGTGTGATATTTGTGGTTGAAATTGGAGGATTTGCAATCTTTAGCGTAATTTCATTTTTATCATAATCGAATGTGGCCGTTCCAAGATCGGAAGTAACAGTAACATCATATTGCTTCAAATCTGTTGCATCTCCAGAAATTACAATTGGAATTATAGATGTTGGCGTTGTAATACGAGTCGTCATCGTTGTAATTCCGAGTACTCGTGGAGTAGATTTCCGAACATCGATATCGAAATCCTTTGTGAAATCGGTACCATTGCCTTTACCATTCTTGATCCGAATACGGAGTTTAATTGTCCCAACCGTATCAGAAACAAGAGTATTTCCAACAATACGACCTGTTCCAGAAATAATTTCATATATCGTTGATGTGTTTGTTGCATTCGCAGGTATGACAGTGCGACCAAGTGTTCCAGGAATTCCAGTGAATATATGATCGAAATCGAATGTAACATTAGTAACCGGAACAAATGCTGCCGTAACATCTAACTCAAAGTCCTGTGTATATTTATATCCATTATCACCAAGAACGGTCGCGCGGATAACAAATTTACCAGAACCTTCCACCTTCAATTTATTCCCATCGGTAATAGTTGCAATATTTGTATTTGCGTTTGCAATACTCCATACAATATTTTGGAATGTTGCATTTGATGGAGAAATTACCGGGTTGAGTGTAATTGTTTTACCAGACTCGATGGATGTTTGAATACCAGTAATTGATGAAATTTGAACCATTTCAGCAACAGTCAGGAGGAATGAATCTTCTACACCATCGATGATTGCTTTGATGGTAGATGTTCCCGCCAGAGAGCCAAGAATCATTGTACCATTATCAAGAACCTCTGCAATGGATGGATTTGATGAAGTGAATCGAACGTGAGAATTTGCATCAGACGGGGTTACTGTAACTTGCAATTGGTATGTTGAAGATGTAAGAAGTGGACGCGTCGGTTTATTGGTAATAGCAACATTTGTTGCCTTTTTCAAACAAGTAACCGTTGAGATGATAGAATCAACAAATTTATGCGACGGATCATCCTTTACCGAGACACGGCAAAAGTATCGATATGTTCCTTTTGCAAGATTTGTCGGAATATTAAATGTTGGACTATTTGCTCCTGTTACAGGCGTATCCGTTGCGGTATCGCGATAATACCACTGGTATTCCAGAATATCATCACTGGAAGATGCTGCAACCGTAAGCTTTTCCGTAATATGTCCAAAATCGACCGAAATATTTGAAACTGGTTGTTTTGTAAATACAATGCCAGAAGAAATGATATTGATCGATTTCGTCACCACGTAGTCTTGACTTTCACTCAAGCCATACTTAATGAGTGCTTTCAATTGAACTGTACCAGATTTTCCACTCTGTAGAATATTATTGGTGATTGTCGCATTTGTTGTACCGGCATTCGCAATTGACCATACAATCGTTCGATACGATGCTGTTGGTGGAAGCGCATAACAAAGATTCAGGTTAAATGGTTCGCCTGTCTTGATGCTAGTTGGAATATTCGCAATCGATGTTACAGGAATATGTGTAACTGTAACAGCAATCGGACTGACTCGAATATATGCATCTCGATGTCTCATGATAAGAATACATGGAGAGTTGGATGGGTATTCTGATGTTAGTGTGAATCTAACTGTTGCACCATATTTCGTTTGTGCAAGAATCAAAGGATCTTTTACAGGAATAATCGACCCATCACCAAATGCAAGAGCCCAATGTGATGGATGATTTGAGATTTCAAGTGTCGTACCAATCAACTTTGTTGAATTATATTTGATGGAAATAAGTGCGCGCGTTACCGCACCATAGGTATCCGTCGTTCCATCATATTCATCCGTTGTATATCCATCGAATGGTGTGAAATAAGTATCACCGATATAATCTTTTGGGAATTCCAGAGCTTCCGATGAATTTGAGGATTTATTAATGAGACGCCAATTAAATCCATCATAGACAAACAGATGATCGCTGATATTGTCTGTGTCATAGGCAACCAGTGGTTGATTCTGGAAAATCATTGGCGCTGCTCCGGTACCCTGAACGTTCATCTTCGGATTATTCACCGTTAATGTATTTTTAAAACGTACATTAATCAGTGTTCCCGTCTGCAGAATAAGCGGGAAATTTGGCACGGCCGGATTAACAACGGTTGCAATTTTGTTCGGATCATTCCCATTAGTATCACAAACACAATAGATAGCAGGAATAATATTCCGCCGTACCCATTCCGTATTTGCAATACGTTTGTCATTTGAATTATCCGGCGGAGTATCTGTTTTCGGTTCTCCCGTAAAATGCGGAGATTGAATTGGTGCTCTTGTGATATCAGTCGGATGTCGATGGTCTGCTCGCGCATATCGTCCGTCATCCGTACCCTGCCATACAATCCCATCCATCAATGGATCAACTTCAGATGCACGAACATGACCAAAAAGATCTGCTGTTGCCTGACCATAGGTAGATCCAGATGGAGAAGTATGAACTCTCGGTGCCTTGATCAAATCGAGATACCGACCCATGTTTGCGGAAAGTGCGGCTGTCGGATCAAGAGACTCAAGAGAATCAATAACACGAGTTAATTCAATATCATTGATGAGAGCGATAACATCTTTTGTATCCGCCTTCGTCTGATTTAAAACACGACCCATGTTTGCGGAAAGAGGACGATCAGAATCATAAGAAATTAGATTATTAATCACTTGATTCTTGACATATTCCGTTGTAGCAATCTTTGTCGTTCGATCGCTTACCGCCTGGGTTGTCGTCGTTGGAGATTCTCGTAGGTTTACATTCGGCGCAATTTCAAATTCACCAATCGTTCCGGGAATGACAGTAGCACGAATAACCTTGTCATCACCAACGGTAACTTGAATATTCTCTGATGTTGATCCATTATACACTCGAATCATTGATGAAATATTGATTCGGTTCTTTGTTCCATCGGGAAGAGGAATCACGAGTTCTGATGTTGCTGAATCAAATGTAATTTTTCCAAATGTATCGGTGATTGGAAGAACAAGTTCAACTTTATTTCCATCACGCCGTGTAAAAATAATTGCAGACTTGAGAGGATCCCATTCAGCAGAAGAAATATACTTGCTTCCGTCCAGACCATCATTAATTTGATTGATCTGTGATGTAATACGATCCAATGCAAGCTGGGTCTGTGCAGAAATTGGCTTGTCAGCATCCGCTGTATTGTTTACACGATCAAGTCCAATCTGTGCAGCTGTCACATTATGTGGATTATTGAAATCTGTAATATGACTATTGTAAGTTACCGTTGATACAGATCCAATCTGCTCCGCAGTAATGCGATGCGGATTGTTATAATCATTGATATGATTGAAAAGATCAGTGCGCGTCTGCTGTGAACCGGTTGGTCCATCAACCTTGCCCTGTAGCTCGACGATAGTATTATCGTACCGCTGGAATTCTTTGGTAACTCCAGCCTGAGTGATGTAACCATCATCGTTTTCGCCAAGCCCTGTATATGCTTTCGGAGCTCCTTCAATATCGGAATAACGAACGAGTCCTTTGGGAAGAAGTTTCCCTGCTGCAACAAAGTCTGTGAAAATATCTTCAGGAGATTTCCATGCCGTGTCATAATTGGTATCGGATTGCTTTATCAGGAATTCGCCAGTAACACCGCCAGCAGGAACACCTTCGCCATCCTTACCATCGACATAGTCAACACCCTTGATTGGAGTATATCCATCGGCACCCTTGATGATCTTCGGCGTAGGAGGTGTCGTTTCTTTGGAAAGAACCCAACTAAGCTCACACTTATCATCAAGCTTTGGATACCAGATGTTTCCATGAAGGTTGTCTTCATCCGCAGCAGAATCTGCAAAGACCTGAATGAAACGACCCTGCATCCATACATACATTGCAGTTGATGGGAAGGCGATGAACATGTCACCTGCCTTCATTGTTGCGGAGCCAACTTCCAACCAGTTCAGGCCTGAAGCCTTCCGATAAATAACAACATCAGCTGTTTCATTCACCTTATAATCCGTCGCTGGACGAATAGCGAAATAGGTTGCTGTGGTATCAAGAACATCTGGAAGAGCCTGGCTAAATGAAAGAACGTAATTTGGATTCCAATTGTTTGGATCATAGGAATGAACCGTTGCTACACCAGTACGGTCATCATATGCAATGTTCACATAATTGAAGAACGTCTCACGAAGCGATTTGAAGTGGGCATCAATTTCTTCTCTCGTATAAGTACCCGCTTGATGTGCAGTTACATTATGTGGATTATTGAAATTATTGACGTGATCTTCAACCGTGGCAACATCAGCCTTCGCATTCCATGCACGGCGTTCTGCATCACTGATATGCATACGTGTATTGGAAACGTGTGAGTTGAATGTTGCCGCTGAAATCTGAGCATTCCACTTTGCACGTTCAATATCCGTAATGTGAATGGAACGCGATTGGATATGATTGTGAAGATCTGAAATACTTGCCTTTAGGTCAAGCTGTTCACCAACAGCACGTTCGGTTGGAATCTTGCTGTGGGACCGGTTTACCGGGTTTTTATCAATGGAACGTGCGACATCAAGGCTACCGATATCGCCCTGCACCCCGCTCCATGTCATAATACGTCCAGGCTTGCCTGCTTCAATCAGAGGCTGTTTCGAACGCAGAAGATTATAAATTGCTTCCAATTCATCCGTCAACGTGGCTGAATTGTCATCCATGGTTTTCTTCACCGCATCGTATACGGTAACCGGATATGTGAATTCATAATCATAATTCGGCAGGGACATGTCATGTCCATCCATGTATACCCTGGATTGGACAATGCGCTTATTTTTTAATTCGCCCATAGGAATTAATCTTCCTTTCTTCTTATATTATAAATGGCTAGAATTAAATCAAAGTTCCTTATACTTGGACTCTTCCAGCTTTCGCATCTCTTCCAATGATTTAATCCGAACTTTTTCCCGAATCTCTTGTGGAACCTCTGTTAAATTCATTTGACCTTTTGCCACAACACGGGCATAAAAATTGATCAATGCCTTTGTCTGTTTCATATGAAAAACTCCTCTGTCACCAAAGTAAATATCTTATAGATTTGGTGAAGGTTCCTTATGGTATTTGCACAATAAATAGGAGGGAATGATTTCCCTCCTATTTATTATTTTGCACCCTTATTGTATTTCTTAATCGCAGATTCGATCTTATTACTATCGGACATGATGTAATTGACAATCTTACTGGTAAATGAAATCGATTTTCCAATCGTACTCAATGTTCGATTGATCAATGCAACTTCATCCCCATTCAATTTATCCATTTCATGGTTCGCTTCCGTTCGATCAATTTTTGATTTCAGATCACGATGAATGGTATTAAAAATTTGATTGTATGATTTCACATGCATGCAAATTTCATTGAGTCCATCATAATAGGTAACATTTCCATTTTTTGTTTTAATGATAGCAGCTGGTCCAAAGTATGCTTCTCGAGTTACTTCATCGCTGAATTTTACTTGGGTTGGGGTAAATTTAATTGCTGAAATTTTATTCCATTCATTGTTTGCTTTATTGGCTAATACAATATCAGAATCTTTAAAGATAGGGAGTCTACGAAGGAATCCGGTGCGCCATGCATCTCCCTGTGTTAATTTTTCCAAATACTGCATATATGTATCAAAGGATGGAATTACGCGATCCATTACAATTTGTACATCCTGATAGGTGATGTACAATTCTACATCGCCCGTAATTGCATTTTTGATATGTCTTGGGATTGACACCAATCCTCTTCCAATCGCATTCAAATGAGATGGGATATTATTAATAAATTTTGCAATGAATCCCAATAGTTTATTCATAAGACGAATGAGTTTCATTACCAAATCCCATGCAAGTTTCAATACAGATGCACCAAGATCCGTCAACTGGTTGTAGATACTTGCTGTATCTTTAATGATTTTTCTTGTATTCTTTAGAGGAGCATCCATCCGAGTGATATTTTTTACCTTTCCGACAAGTGAATTATTATTCACTTCAACAGCTTCCAGAGTAAACATATCATAGGAAAGTAATACTCCATCTGCATACTGAATCACTTCCATAAAAGCTGTCTGTTCTGGTTGTGTTAGTTTATCAAAATCCAAATCTAAAATTGAGTCCATAATATCCATTAAGATTCACCTCGCAACTCACATAAAATAACAACTTCATCGCGCATAGAGGATAATGCAATAATCGAACGATCAGCATCCGGATGAATTCCATCATACTTTTTTATTTCATCCGATAGTACTTGGTTTTTCATATTCATCTGTGCAATTTCAAATTCTTCAAATTGCTTGACGCCTTCTTTAGGTAGTACATCCAACATACTGTAATTCCAATAGGAAGACGCTGCTCGTTCTGGCGTACAAACATCATTGGGAACCCCCGTATATAGAATCTTTTTAATCATACATTTCCTCCCTAATATGTAATAGTATCATACACAGACAATATCATCTTTCCTTCATACAATGTTTCTTTTGGAATGCGATATTGTGCATATGGTGTTGATGTATGGAAAAGTTGAATGTTGAATGGTGTTTGGATTTTTTCAACAAACACCTTTTCAATGTTATGGAATAATCTTCCCGTACTCCCATACATACTCTTATCTTCTTTTAAATCGCGTGCCACGCCGATCAATGCAACTGGATAGAATGTTTTCGATTGTTTGGATACGGGTTGCATCATACGATCTTTTTCTGGAGTCAGTCGAACTGCTTGCAATGCTTGATTTCCGGGATTTTCCGGCATAAGGAAATCTGTTGTTGTAAAGACACGGTTCCATCCATATTGATAGAAACGGAATCCTTCATACCCGTGTGTTATGATCGGATGAATATCTAGGTTTTTTATCTTGGCAGAAATCCAAATACGCTTTTTTTCGTTGTATGGAAAATAAAATACTTGATCATGAGCAGTTTTTGTATAATTAGATAGTCCAACATCAATCCATTCATCATCCACTGTAACAGCATATAGATGCCCTTCGTATAAAATTTTTCCAGTAATATTACCGAATCGCTCATATCGGAAAATGATACCTTTTTCATTCAAAGATGCTCGCTGATGATTTCCTGCAATATCAATCGCATAGGGAATTGATACATTCGTTGTTAGTTTTGGACGTTCCGGATGTTTGATCCAATCATTCCGAAAATAAACAAATTGAAATTCCTTAATCTCCACATCACGAAGATAATTATCTTGAATGGATGGAATAATTTTGGAAGATGCACCTTCTTTTTTCGTCGGTGCAACACTTTCTACATCTTCCCAGTATCGTTCATAATTCATAACATGAACCGACCATACTGGTACCCATTCTCCTTTACTATTTTTATATTTTACATTCATATCAATTCAGCTCCGATTCCTAACGGTTATAACAAAAGTTCCAAAAACGAAGAGAATAGAAAGAGGGATTTCTCCCTCTTTCTATGTTTACCAATTTACAACACGAAACCAAATATCCCCAGGTTGTGCATTCGTCGGCTCTTCGGCGGACACAATAATGTTGTGTACTTTCCGATCCGTATGCGTTCCTGGTCGATCCGGTGAAATCACAATCTTTTCATATTCTTCATCCGTCCGTAATTTGGATGGAGAAATGGATTTATCAATGATATGATTTCCCGTAATAGTATTCACATCAATTTTTGCACCGGTAATGGTTTGATCGAAAATATTAAGATTTCGAATGACGGGAGCTGATGCGATTTTATCTGCCGTAATTGCACCCGCACGAATATTGATGGTACGGATTGCATCGGCCGCAATCATTTCTGTATTCACCTGAACATACTTTGGATCATCTCCGGCAATCTGAACGGCCAAAACACGATTGTCAACATCGGAAGAAAATAATTTATTTCCTTTAATGGACCGATTTCCTCCAATACCTGCAGCAGCATCTCTCAACTGCTGTGCGAATGCATCGCTGAATGTGAGTACTTTGAGTGCAGTTAATTTAAAATATTGATTATCGATGGAGACGGCACCATTTACGTTTGGAAGTGGAGAAGAATTCCACATTGCTTTTACCTTCATATCAATGATGGAATCAAAGATACTTGTCTTCAATGAAATGACGTTGGATACCTCATCGAATTGAGTTGGATTAAATGTATGAATGGTCGGTGCAACATAATTTTTCAATGCTTTTGCAATCGCATCTTTTACATATTGGATATTTGTAATACGCATATTACTCAGTTTACCATCTTCAATTGGTGTTGTATCCAAAGATGGCATACCACGCAATAGGATATCGCGCTCCAACGATTTAGATTCAATGCTCTGATCACGAATATAATCCGAAGTGATTTTTAAATAACGAGGATCTTGATCGGCGCCATATACGCCAATAACCATATGGTCATATCGGGCACGGAATAGTTTGCTCCCATCAACGATATTCGGTTCCAGCATATCGCGATTGATCTTAACGTAATTCACAGGAATGTTTTGATCCGTTACACCCAATACCCGATTTGGGTTCAGTGATGGAAACAATTCGGATCCCGTAATCGTTCCTTCAACAATATGCTCTCCTCGAATTTGACGAAGTTTAAAATGATCTGTTGATAGTGTTAATGGTTTGATATGCTCTTCTCGAACACTGTGTTTCTGCAAATTATTCGATGCCACCGCTCCATCTGAAATCATTTCGGTATTAATGGTTCCATAAAATGGTTGCGTGTTTGGTGTTGTTACAACCAATACTTTGTTTCGTTCTGTTGTTGTGAATAATGTGCGACCATCCACTTGATTATCATCAATCATCCGATTTTTAATCTTGCTCCAAATCGGATCTGTATTACCACGATTGATTGCAATGACCTGATATCCACTTGTATTATTTTCTGGCTTCTGGAGCTTATCTAATGTCACGCTGTTGTCTTTTACTTCTTCTCCCGTAATCAAACGGGGAGGAATCATACCTCGTGTTAGCTTTGTATATACTGGATGACTATTGAGCGTGAGTGTACCGAGAAGCATATCCGCTTCTGTCGATTTGAATAATTTTGCAGGAGCAACGGATGAGTCCATCAAATGTTCTGTTGCAATGCTGAGTGGACGAATATGGCGTCGAACAACAGCTCCATCCATAATGTTTCGATCGCTGACAGAATTATCGGAAAGATGTTCATTCATAATTGCATTTACATCAATGCAATCTTTATTGATTTTTGCCCAGGATGGTACTTTGGTTGCATCTTCGGTAATTAATACGCGATTTGAAACATCTGACGGTTTCAGTTTATCTGCGCCAATGGTTTTCGGAACAAAATTCTCATTTGAGAACGTATAGGAACGAAGTGTATTGAATAGAAACTCTTTATTGATAATTGCTTTATCATCAACTTCTGGAATTGGTGTCGAGATAGTGGGAGTTCCATTCAATTTTACGCTATCTACAATCGCACTACCGTCGACAATTCTATCTTTGAGATGAACGCGTTCAATGGAAGCGTTTGAAATATGATTGGTACGAATTGCATTGTCTTGAATATGACTGGATTGAATTGCTACATCCCGAATCGTTCGTGATGATATCGCTGCTGGTGCAATATTATTTTCTTGCACAGCATCATCATCCATCATTTCTGAATTGATACGTACGTACTGTAATGTTGAACCGATGGTTGTTACACCGAGGACACGATTTGCATTGGTAGAAGATACAATCTTATTGAGCGTAATTGATGCATTTGCAATATGTCGTGCTCCGATGGAATCCGGTGCAATCTTTGTACCACTCACCGCATTATCTTTGAGATGATTCGTATATACAGAACCATATGCGAGTTTGTGTTCATTAATGGAATGATCTTCAACTTCGGATTGAATAGTATACAATGACTTTGTCGTATTCGTTGTTACTTTCATCCGGATAGTCGTGGTATCAACAGAAGCAATATCTGTATGAAGTTCTGACAAATCAATCGTCCGTTCGTTTTTCCCAGACAAATCTCTCGTCATTAGATTGTGATTGTTGGCATTGTATGTAATTGACGAAATTAGTGTATGTAATGGAATCGTTACAGTTTTTGACTCCAATGTGGATGATAATGTGAGAAGCCCTTTTTCTAAATCATATGATACATCGGTAAATCCGGGCTTTGCACTATTTAAATTATGAAGAACATTGCTGATGTTCGTTAGTGCTTCTTGTGTTGCAGTAGAAATCGGTTTCTCTAGATCCGATGTATTATCTACCCGATCAAGACCGATTTGTTCTTTCGAGACATGATGCGGATTATTTAAATCATTTGCATGTGCTCGGAATTCTTCTACGGTAACTGCTCCAATTCCTCCTGGTGTAATAACGGGAGGAACATCGTTTTTGATATGATCAATCAGCATCTTCCGAACTTCTTCAGTTGCTGTATTATGCTTCGTATCAACTTCTGTTAGATCGGAAGTAAGCTTCTTGAAATGCTCTGTAATCACATTCTGTGTGATGAAACCGTCGGTATTGTTTCCAAGCGATCGATATGCAAATGGGACGCCAATGATATCTTCCCAGTGAATATTCTTTGTATCTTTCGGATTACCATTGGAATCTAACAACCCAATTCGATGAAGATAATCCCCAACTGCCTTTTCCGTCGGAATTCGACCATGAGATTGGGCATCTCGACTCCATTCCATTGCGGTCGTATATTTGATCGAACCGACTTCACCAGATACACCGCCATATGTCATCAAATAATTTGCAGGTTTTGCCGGGATTCGTCGTTGTGCTCCAAGAAGCTTTCCTTTGATGGCTTCAATATCTTCTGCAAGGGTAATAGCATCATCATCCCAGGATGATTTCACTGCATCATAGGTTGTGATCGGATATGTTAATTCATAATTTGCTTCTGGGGGTGGTTGCGGTTTATCACTTATATACGTACGGGATTGTACAATCCGTTTATTTACAACGCCCATTATAATTTCAACTCCTTAAACATTGTCTATGATTAAATATCGGGTTCTGAGCAATACAAATATGGAGGAGGGATATCCCTCCTCCATATATTTACATGAATTTGAAATTGTAATCTTGATCGAGATGAAATGTATCTCTCCATGTATTGAGAAGTTCTTGACGAGCATCCTTTGCACCGCTGTATTCTTCAATCTTCATGTTAATGTTTCCAAATGCAGTTGGTATCTGATCATAATACTTTAGTGTATTATACAAATATACCTGCATATCCAATTCCGCCAATTGCATGAAACTATCGACACATGATTGCGGAATGGTTTCTCCATTCTCTTCGTGCTCGCATGCAGCAATAAATGTTAATACGGTGCGTGGGAATCCAAACAATTGAATTTGATTTTCTCCAAGATATTCAAAGGTTGGTTCGGCACGCATTTCGCCAGCAAGCATCATCATTTCCTGTGATGTGATGACACCCTGTACAGATTGATTGATTCCAAATGCAGGAGCAATATCCCCAAATGTTCCGCGTTCGGTCGTATATGGGAAACGGACATCGATCATCCACATAATAGGAGTGATGCATAACATTCTTGGAAGTTTATAAATATGCTTTTGACGATCAACCACTTCGAGATGATTCACATTTGCATCCAATTCACGTTCCCATGGAACAAATTGAGAATACATGGGAATCGTCATCGTTGTCAATACTTCACGAATGATATTTTCCGGATGAGCCGGTTCCCCAGTCACATCATCTCGTAATGGCAACGTAATACTATTCAACCCATACATCATCTTGAGTTGACTTATTACACGTGATAAATTCATCAGTATGTTCCTCCAATCGTTACGAGGAATGAATGTTATACGAATACAACATTTTCGTTGGAAGATGATTTCTTACCAAACAACTGTTTGTGGGTGTGATATCCTGAGCATGCAACGATATGATCAACCATCTCATAGAAATTCTTGGATAATTTCTCATTATAACATTCCCAAAGATCATCTAGGATACCAACATATTCCGGTGAAATGGAATGTTCCATCAGCACATACTTTGCATGAGAAAGATCTTTCTCAATGTTTGTCGTATGTTCCAGATAGGATGCGATGATGGATGGCATGTCCATGTATTTTACATTTACCTTTTCCGCGAATGAATGTTCCGTTGCTTTGTTGAAATTCTCTTTCACGCCATCAACCGTGAGATTCTTTGGCACGCCATTCTTCGATAGATTGGTACAATATTCTTTTAGAAATGACGTAAATTCGTTGAACGATTCATTGACGTTAATCCCTTTAAAGGATAACCCATTGAGTTGCACACCGCGTTCTGACGCAAAATTATTAATATAATGCATCATTTCAGCATCATATTTCTCCATAAATGATTGCACATTTTCCGTTTTCATATAGGATTCTCCTCTAGTAATGAATAATCTTTTCCAATGGGCTTACCGGTTCATCAATCCCATCGACGCTATTATTTATGCCGTTCGAGATTGCACGTCCCATATCCTCAAAGATGATTCCAGAATAGGTTGATAATTCCATAACAACGTCACGTACATTTCCAGTTTTATATGCATATGGTGAAATTCCATCCTTGGATCCATATACTTGACCGAACCGTTGTTTCTTATTCGTTGGACTACGATAAATTTCAGCCAGAATCAATTCCATAATCTTTGATGGTGTTTGTAATGTGAATCCAGCAATCTCTAGATTCTTCCACCAAATAGAAATCAGATCATCGTAGGAAATTGCCGATGGTAACTTTCCTCCAAGGATGAGATTTACAAACTTGGATGCAATGGCAATCCCTCGCACAATGGATTGTTCCATGACATAAGAATCTTTCACATACTCCAACACATACACATTCATATGTGATCCATTGATTTCAACTTCATCTTCACGAATGGTATATACATACAGTTTGATCATTGCCGGTACGGTGAATAGTTGATAGTTTCCATTGTTGGTTTTTGCATAGATAATACCAATGGTCTCAACGTATTCACCCATATTTGTCGCATATCGATTCTTCTCAAAATAGGTCATCGGAATATAAAATTCCATATCACTGTCTGCATACAATTTCGCATTTTTTGCATACAATCCCATTGAGCGGAACCTCCTTTCATATCATACCAAAAAAGGAAGGGGGAATATCGGTTAAATCATCGTCTTGTTGATGTTTGTAATTGGAGTAAACTTCATCATGAACAAATGGCAATCGTCTTACTATTTCTTTGGTTCGTTGTTCCATTTCGATAATTCCTTCGATTGCAATCTCTTCAAATGTTGCATGTTCCGTTGATGTAAACATTCCCATTTGTGGATTCAACTCAATCTCGGTTTCGTCTTCAATGGTTCCTAAAATTGGGTGTACCTTATTTGAAATACCAAAGAGTTCAAGATTATCCCCAGTGTAGAAAAGATACATTGCAATGAGATACGACATGGCATTATCGTCATGACATCCTTTGTCTGCCTCAATTTTACCAGTAGAAGTACGAACTAATTTACAGATATCATCCACCAGATATTCGGTATCCAAAATATCAATGAATTCATTTACATGGCGGAAGAGAATCTGGAACATCATATCGCGTACTTTTTTCGTTGTGTAAACGCCATATTTTTTCCATTGATCGGATGCCACACGCATTTGATATTCTTCCGGGGATTCTTCTGCCATGCGGTCCACCTGATTGGTTTTATCCGACCAATATAGATTCTCACGGACGGAAGATTCAACCAACATTTGAATGATGGCAATACCCATACTATTTCGTTCTGGATATATCACAGCACGGGGCATATATTCATTGATAAGAGTAATTATCAGTCGTACAATATCAGTTGTTGAAATATATGGGTTCTTGAATTCTGCAGCAATTCGCAAATTTTTTGGATTGACAATCGTAATCGCAGTATTGTCAGCACCAGTTCCAGATGGATCAATTCCAACGATGTATGGGATAGATGGGTCGAATGGGATCTTTTCTAGACCAACCATACAATTTCCCCCATGCTCATAGAGTTTGAACAACCATTTGTTGTTGATCAACAAATCGTCGGTTGATTTTCTCATATGAGAAATGAGATATTCGATATCTTCCGGAGAGAGAGGAGAATCCGTTGACCCGCGAACACGCTGTAATAGGATTTCGCGACGCACGGTTGTTTTATCACCAATGCGGGCATACTGATCCATGACCCATTGATATGTTTTCCGTACTTGATAATATTGATACTCAATGTAGAAAACGTCGATGACTTCACGCCGTTGGTCTTTATTCTTATCCTGGTGATATTCTCCCTTATATGCAGATTTATACTCTTCAATCTCCATATCGGTCATATCATAAATCTTTTCTGTCCATGGGATCATGGATTGAATGATAGGATATGATGTTCTTCCTTCTCTGGTATCTAGGTTACCTGGTGTTGATGAAAATATACGACATGTTGGTAGTCCGGCAGACAATGCATTTTCATGTGCAGTTGCAAACGCTGGTGCAGAGTTTTGTAGAATAATATCGAAGAACGGTGTATGTTCGATCTCGTCGAAATACATAAATGCGGATGATGCACCACGAGCCATACTTTCTGCATTTGAAATACTTGATGCTTTTGCATGAATAGTAATTTTATTTTTCCGCAAACTATTATTGAGGATCTGCGTGGATTGACGTGTCTTCTTCGCTTTCCCGTCAATATCCATATAACGTTTGAATTGCATCCATTCAGGTAAAAGGTCAATATTGTCGCGAACTGTTGCAAGGTTTTTGATGGTGTTCTCAGAACCTTTTCCGAAGAAATGCATATCTAGGTTTTTCGAAAATTGGAAAGTCCATGTAATTGGTGTTGCAATAATACCGGTTGTTTTCCACGTCTGACGCGGTTCGGTTAAACAGGAATCCTGATTGCGCAGGACACACCAAATTTGTGCAGCAAGTCCACGATGCAATCCAAATGGTAAGATACCTCCATCCGTACGGATTCGTGCAATATTACGTGCATAAAACCAAAGATTCTTAGATGCTTCTCTCAGCAGTACTTGAATTTCCTGCTCTGTGATGTTTGGTTTATATGGATCGATATATGCAGCATTGGGATTAAAAATTTCCAACATGAAGAAATAATTTTTAATCCCCAGCGTTTTTAGTTCCATTGCTGTCTGTAGAAATGTATTTGCGCGATTATTAATTCCGCATCCGAAATCATAATATCGACCATTGATTTCTTTAATATCCACGACTTGCAAAAATTTCACCTTCTTAATATTAATAAAAAGCGAATATTATATAGAGGGGTTTTAAGCCCCTCTATATAATATGTGTTATTTTTATAATTTATCTAACGTACTTAGGCTGAACTGTTCGTTCTTTCTCTCATCATATGCGCTGTGCGACAGTCCCCGAGTACATCAAATCCATATAAAAAGCATCAGGGAATTTATGTCGCGTGATAAACAATAGCTGTTGACGAGTGTATGGGACTTTGGACCGGTAGAGCATAGGAGGTAATACTCAATTCGGTAAGATCATTGCTAAGTGAGACGGGCTTAGCAAGAAACAAACATAGTTCGGATGTTTGTGGGAGGCAGCTATTATTTCATAAATCCCCGATACTTTTTAATATAATAGTATATATGATATTACGCTTTTTAACATAACTCGATATGAAAGGATATTTTAGTATGGATATCAATAATCATAGAAATGTCGCAATTCGATCCAAATGGAAAGAAAATAATCTTTTATATGGAAAATTAAAAAAGGATGAAAATGGAAAAGAGTTGTTGGAAGAGGCATTCATTATTCCATCAAAACAGGAATATCCACACCATGTCATTCGAGGGAATACATTGGTATTATCTGTCGATGGGGTAAAGAGAGTATATAATCAATTGAAAGAAAAAGGATTGTATCACGGAAAAGCAAAACAACATATCGATCGTCATTTAAAGGAGTTGGGTATCAAAATGAATACGTCCCGTAAAATGGAAGAAAATTTTGCATACATTGAAAATGCATTATCGAATCATTCTACAAATTATGTGATAGAATCTTCCGAGGATGAAGAGTCAGTTGTTCCAAAGAAAGAAGATAAAAATGGAGTCAAACGAAAGAATCTATACATTGCATTCATTGAATATTGTAAAAAGTTAAATCCAAAAAATACATTCAGTAGTTTATTCGATAAAGATATTTTTAAAGAACGTTACTCATTTATTCCGCATGAGATGAGATACTTTTATCGATTGGCAAATCCAATGAGTTGTATCATTCCTGTCATTCAATTTGAATCCGTTTCATTCTTTGAAGATACCGGAATCCAACAGGCGTTGGATCAGATTAAAAAGAATAATAAATCGGAATCAGAAGATTCAGAAGATGTTGATAACGATTCAATTGAAGAGAATGATGTGGATGAAACCATAGAAGATGATTCCGTTGAAAATGAAATGATGATTTTCTTCTCTATTAATGATCTTCCAAAAATCAATGAGAAAAATAATACAGATGAATATGTTATCTTCGCCGGATCTCCGAAAGAATATTATGTTTTCCGAAATAAGGATAAAAAGATTTACAAATCAAACGATGATAAAATTACGGAACCGATTGCAGATTCATTTGATCTATTTATTCAAAAAATTGTTGGGAAAGAATATTTATAAAAATAAAGGAGGGGAATATTCCCCTCCTTTATTTATCAGTAAATAAATTACTTCTTTTCCGCTTCAGCAGCAGCATTTGCATCTGCAGCAATCTTATCGCCAAGCTCCTTCAGATAACCCTGAATCTGTGCCATTGCGGTAACAATCTTAAGGTCGCGATTGACAAGTTCAATGACAACCTTGAGGCCAGCGGTTGCTTCATTTTTTGCAGATGCTTCAAGATCCATCTTCTCGAGCTTTTCAATACTCTCCTGAATAGATTTTGTTGCACCCTCAAGATCCTTAGCCGAGTATGCAGAATATGCCTTATATCCAGCAACAATTTTTGCTGCATCTGGATCCTGCATCGTATTTGCAACAAGCTTATCAAAGTCCATTGACTGAAGCTTCCCGGTAATCATCCCGCCACCGATGAGCTTTGCAGACATTGTAACAGAAGGTACAATGATATCTTCCTTACCAGCCAGGAAATATGCAACCTGAGTTGCTGCCATACGACCTGCGTTACTATTCTCTTCTCCGCCAATCTTCACAGCAATGTTACGAGTTCCCCGATCCGCTAGATTGGTGAAAGAATCATTCGTAATATAACTGATTTCACGATAGCGATTTGAAATCTTTTTCTGAACATCATTGAGCTCCTGCGGCATAAACTCGCCCTTCAGGAGAAGTTCCTTCTGTGCCTTGGTGAGCTTTGGCATACGCATAACACCAAATACACGAAGAATCTTGTTTACGAGTTTCAGAATTGCATTCCAAACTCGTCTAGCTGTCTTCGTAATTGTACCCCAGATCTTCTTATGGAGTGCCTCTTCCTTGGCCTCAGCCTTCTTTTCAGCTTCTTCAACAGCGTTATCTTCTGACTCAGTGAACATCGTCGTACCACTGAAAGCCTTATGTTGCTGGCATTCGATCCAAGCATTCAGAACATTCAGTTCTGCATTCTCCTTGTAAATCTCAAATGCCTCATCGCTGTGTGCAAAGTTGTCGTTCTCCAGAATAAGTTCCTTAATAGTCATAACTGATTTCTTCCTTTCTCGAGAAAAGAGAGAATTTATATTCTCTCAACGATTCCTATAGGATATACGGAATTAACTCTTTTTTGGAAATCCCACTGTTGGGATATTCCTTGTTTATGTACTGATAGAGTTTATCAGCAATGGATAATGATCCATCTAAAATGAAGTCATATTCAATATCCACTTCCTCATGGAGGTCTAGATCATCCACGGTCGTTTCTTGGAAGGATAATGAAATGTCTTTCTCATTCAATAAAACATTCTGCAAATTCGATTTAAATGCATCTGAAATGTTTGGTGGTAGTTGCATCTTAATACGAATCTTTCCTGTCTTATCGCCGTTAAACAGATCACTATTTTCGGATTTAATTGAGTGAATGAAGGATAGTAATTTTTCTTGAGATTCATATACATCACTCGTGATAGGAACCTCATACGTATTATATACATACGTTCTATCATTTGGTATGAATTGGAACGTATCATTCTGTAATATTACATATCCTTTTGTTTCCTCCTCCCCAAATGAAGTTCGGAATAATGAGCCTGCATAATGAACATTCTTCATTGACGTCGGTTTATGCTGATGACCAAATACACATTGTTTGCATAATTTGGACAATTCATCTGAATGCCATCGATATACAAATTTTTCATTTGATTTAATCGATGTATCAAATTTTAACGCAGGCATTCCTTCAACAATGATTCCGTGTCCAAAAATGTATTGATATTTTTTAGACAATAGCTTTCCATAATGAGACTCTTTATTCTCAATGTATTCTTCAGGAAGATATAATACAGGACAATCATCAAATAACATTTCTTCGGATGCGGTATAAATAACTTTGAAATCTAATTTTTTATCATTGAGAAAATATTGGAACAAGCCATATTGATTTGCATCATGAGATTCTGTTCCATATACACAACGAAGTTTCGTATTCGTTCGTTTACAACATCGCACCAACGTTTCCATTACATTGATAGCTAATTTTGTAAACGGTTCATTGATTCGTAAACTCCGATGAAAATAATCTCCCAATAAGATAACAGCATTCGTTTTATTTTGTACAATTTCTTTGTAGAAGATATCCTTCAATACATCATATACATACTCAGTATCTTTGATGGTACCGATATGTATATCCGCAATGCATAAAATTCTCATGAAACATTCCTTTACCGCGGACGTCCGTCAAATGCAAGGAGCATAAATATAATCACTGCTGCACATGCAATGTAGTTCATAACATTTACACCATCAACCAATTGATCAAACATATAACATTCCTCCTAAAATAATCACAGTTATCAATAGAATATATTATTCTATTGATCATAATATTTCAATAAAAAATAAAGAGGGAATTTCACCCTCTCATTTTTTTGCTCACCTCCCTTTGTAATCACACTGCGATTGCATACGATATCGCGCCAGCAATTCAGTCCAGTCTGAATAAACCAGTGCGCAAACTGCTGGCGATAGATCGGATTTGCGGATTTGCAATAGTCCATTGCTTCACTCGGAAAAAGTGGTCTACCACGAAGCTTTGCGTTAATTGCAAGATCCGCGGTTGCGCCGACTACCCCAGCAACCATACCAAGCCCAATAAGCATCATGATGAATTCCTCCTAAGATAGATATTCTTTATTCTTCTCTATTGTAATAATATATCACTAAATTTGATATTTATACGATAAAAAATAGGAGAGGGGGATTCCCTCTCCTATTTTATTCCAAATCAAAAATCTGTTCAATCAATTCGTTTACATAAACAGGAGAAGTTATAATGATCAACCGATAAGTTCGATGATAGTTTGGAAGCGGGATATGAATCATTCGTTTTTTCCAATCAATGGTATACAATTCATCTTGCAGAATCTTTCCATTTTCTCGGAATTGAATGGTAATAAATGTATCCATTGGAATATTTCGTTCCAAATGGTAATCGATGCATGCACGCAAAGATTCATTCAATACGTTATCAAATGATATTGATTTGTCTCCAGGCATTAGTTTGAAAATTGGAAACGATAATATGCTCCAACCAACCGGAATGATGAAGTCATCCAAATTAATCACATCTGTAAAGATCGGAACAATTGCTCGCCCATCAACTGGAGCAATGTGAATGTTCTTTTTGATTTCAGGCGAATTCATCATAAAGTATCCGATGGTATTAAACTCACATCTCACTGTAAAAGATACATTGAAGTTCCGACGAATTTGCCCATCCTTCACGCCTTGATCATATGCAACATCGGTAATCAAGGAATCGATATCAGCAATATAATACATGAAGAATTCATTGGAATTGGATCCGCCTTTGAGCTTGTATGTAATTGGATGATGAAAAATTTTATTCATGTAGGATAAAAAATCATGAACATCATCATCTGTATATAAAATATGTGCATAGTGTGATATCAATGAACAAAAATCTTCTGGAATATACAATTCGAGCGGAGCACGAATAAATTGATTATGTCCAACAGGCAACATGTTGTGAATGTAGGATATAAAGTTGATTTGTTCCGAGTATGTATGGAAGCTGCAGACAACATCGACATACATAACCGCTCGATTATAATGTCCGTGGATGTAAAGTTTCTTATCTTTATCTTCGGCAAGCGGAATTAAATCTCCATCACCCCACATCCCTGTTGTATAGTTTCGCTTGCTATTGATCTGTGTATGTCCAAGGAAACGATTCTCATCTTGTCCAAATACGATGCGCGGAATGAGTACCATGATTGGTACTTCCTGTTTATGCAATTGATTTGGTAAATGTGTAATTTGTCGTGGAGATAATGTTGTCGACGTTGTTACCGTTTTGAACATATCCTTTGGAAAAGACTGTAGAAGAAATTGTTCGACCACCGACATAACATTTCCGTAGGTATGTGACGCCGATGTATTACATGCACAGAATGTATTCTTTAAATGGTTTCCATATGCTGCATCGGGAACAGCTTCATAACCATAGTAGTTTTTAGTTACATCCTGATTTGCTGTGTTTGGTGTATCGATTGGATTGCGTCGAATCAATGCTATCTTCTCCTTTCAATTTCATTCAGCATATATCAATTAAAAAGTTGGTGGAAATCATGTGTACTGTATATCCATTATTTGTGATTCGCGGAGTCGACGATTGGATCCGCGATGAGTTGACCGAATATAACCTAGGAATTCAATATGTGAACGATGTTCATACCGTAAATAAAATTGAACCGGTTGACATCATTTTCATTCATGCTCCAATCATTGACAATGAAGAAGAATTTCTGCAAATGAAATATCTTCATTTATACAATGATAAAAAAATTGTATTGGTAGCTCCAGATCGAAGATATGATGAAATTTATACAAAATTAAATCTATTTGGAATCATTCACTTCAAACCTGGTTCTGACATCAAATTCTTAGTCTGCAATATGAAAACATACATCGATTATGTATACAACATGAAACTTGTTCGTGAAAATCGAATACGTATGTATGAAAATTTACAGAATAAGAAAGAATCAGAAGAAACAAGTGTACGTCGTGCGTTAAGCAACCTCGTATATACACTTGTGAAGAATAGTGAAGAGTATGTTGCGAAGGAATCGCAAATACTAAGATATGCAAAATTATTTATTGATGCAATTATCACGAAATCGTCCAACTATAAGATGGAACTGTTAAAGAAGGACACCCGCATTTTAAAAGAATCCGCTGTCTATTATGACATCGGGATGATCTTTATCAAAAACTCGATTTTGAATAAAGTGACCTCGCTGAATGAAACCGAATATCGAGACGTCCAACACCATGTTATTATTGGAGATAGCATCCTAGAAAATCTGATCAGTAAATATCCAGGAAATGAATTTTTGCAAGCAGCACGATATTTCATCCGGTACCATCATGAATGGTGGAATGGAACGGGATACCCAGATAAGTTATCCAAAACAAACATACCAATCGAAGGTCGAATCATGGCAATCATTGATGCGTTCGACGCAATGAGGGATGGTCAGGGGTACAAACACAAAATGACAGACGATGAAATCTTTCAAGAAATCAAAGATAAGGCAGGAACCCAATTTGATCCGGAACTTGCCGATATCTTTATTTCCATCAAAAACAAAATACTCGACGTAAAATAATAGAAGGAGGGAATTCCCTCCTTCTATTTTACTTCCGTTTGAAGAATGATATGAAACGATTCCATGCAGTATCAAACGCAAACGAAATAACCACAACGATTAGTAGAATTCCCGTCCCAACTCGTTCAAGAATAGAAATTCTACGACGATCATCATACATAATAAGATCTCCTCCTACGAATAAAAAAATATAGAAGGGGTAAGTCCCCTTCTATATCATTATAATTGGTTACGCACCGAGCATCTTCCGAATCAGAGGATCGTCGATAATTTCGTTTGTTTCCGGATAAATTCGAACAACAAATTCTGCATCGTCGCCGTGAAGATGTGTCGTGTTATCAATGCGCACAATACCATTGATCTTTCCAGTGTTTGGATCTTCCAACATATCTTTGATTACCTTAATCGTTTCAACATTGACCATGATACGGTTGCTCGTTTCACTCTTCGTCCTGAAACGACGTGGGACCGCAAAGGAAAGCATGGAGCGAATTTCATCCTCACTCATGCCGAAACGATCGGCGATGACAGATTTCTTATACGAACCGAGTACCGATCTCCATTCTTCAACCTTGAGCCTATACTTCTGAATCATCTTGTACAGAGGATCTTTACTCATATTGACGGTATCTGTTCCGATACTCTCAAACGATGTATAGAAGTCATCTGCCTTCCGATTGCCATCTGCATCGTTGAATAGCAGATGGAGATACGAATATGTGTTTGTCTTTGACTTGAAGAAAGACGGGATCACAAGTAGATTTGCATCGGCACGATATGCCTGTGCCTTCTTCTGCAGATATGTCACGATCTGCTTCGTATTGAGTTTATACTCATAGATGGTTGCACTCGGTGCAATTCGTGCGCGCACGGATGGAGCATCGTTTTCATACTCCACCTGCACCCCAAATTCCTCATCGCAATTTGGGCACTTTACTGTCGACATTTGTTCCATAATAAAAATACCTCCTATAGTCCTATGCATGCTTGGAACTTTATAGAATAATGTAACGATTACTAATAAAATATATAACCTTATTCGTATTTATATATTTTGATGGTAACGAAATGATTTATCCCATAATAAAATATATTATTTTCCGGAAGGAGTTTTTGAAATGAAAGCAGAAAAGAAGAAATTCACACCGAGTGAAGAAAAGAAGATTCAAAAGGCTGTAAATGAATATAAAAAGAAAGTGCGCGATCAGGAAATTGAATATGAAATCAAACGGCGCATTCAGGAATTGAATCTTCCAACCGTATGAGAAAAGGGGAATCATTCCCCTTTTCTTTTTATCGATTTTTATAAAAAAGAAAGAGAAATCTATAAACGGCCAGCTTCTTTATTTCTCTTTCTCCTGTGTCTTAGCGGAAATTCTCGATAAGCTTTCCGAGAACTTCTTCGAAGCGCCCGAACCGCTCATAGCGGTATCCCGCCTGTTTGAGCGTCGCCGTAATGTTCACGATTGTATCATGAGCAAGAGGCGATGTTCGATCGAGAAGAATGGGAAGCTCGATGCGAATCACATCTCCTTCCTTTTTTCCGCAGAGTTTGTGGATTGGGAAGTTTTCGATTGCGTGCATGTCGCAATTTGAGATGTGCGTTTCATCCGCATCCTTGAACGTTATGCCGTGACTGGTGATATCGTTCGCCTTGTAGTGATCGCCGTTCTCATCTGCCGTGAACCAGAGCTGGCAAGTTACCTCGCCAGTCTTCTTATTGAACTGAAGGCTGTTTGGAACGACGAAGACATTTGCAGTGACGTTGAAAATCTTTTCCATGATGAATATCCTCCTATGATAGATAAATCATTTATTTCCTCTACCATAAGAATATATCGTTGATATTATAGAAGATACGATTAAATTATATATTCTTACTAAAGTAAATGGTTTAATTATTTAGGAGGAGATAATATGAAATCAACGCGCAATGTTCTTTGGATCTCTCGTCATCCAATGGATGAGGCTCAGCAGGTTGCTCTCATGGGAAAGCATACGAAACGCCTCGGCATTCGACAGATCAGCGAGTCTGTCGAAAATGTTGATGATTTGTACGAGGATGTGGAGATGGCGGATGTTGTATGTGTCGTGCTTCCGCCCCAACTCATGACGGCATTCATGGCGAAGTACAAGGATTGTGGAAGGCCAATCCTTCGTGCCATTGCAAAGCGCCGGGTGCTCGATGATGGGGAAGCAACCTTTGAATTCATCAAATGGCAGAGGGTTCGCGACTTCGTTGAAGTCGTGGAGGACTGGGACCCGGAATTCGACGCATAATATTCGGTAATGATAACAAAAGAGGAGGGATGATCCCTCCTCTTTATTTTTACATTTCCTTGAGAAGAGATACACCAACGGCGCGAGCACCCTCATCATCGTTATTTGCGGAAAGGGTATTAAGATACTTTGCTGCAAGAGCTCTCGCTTCGGAAGCTTCTGCATTCTGAATATCAATCTTCGCATTGCGACGCTCTTCCGATGCACGAATGTAGGTTTTGTATGCTTCCGTATCCTTTGCCCTTGCAATCAACATGGAACATAGAGATAGAAGTTGTGCAACCTTACTTGCATCGTCGAGTCGGAATACATTTTTTTCCATCACCACAGTTGATTCATGAACCGGTTCTTCTGCATCCTGCATCCGGACCACTGGGAGGAACAGTTCGTTCAACTGGGCGAATAATTCTTCCTCTGACACATTTGGTTCTGTTTCTGTAGCATCATCTTCTACTGGCTCTTCTGAGGGTACATCCTCATCAACTTCGATGTTATCAACATCATTATCTTCATCTTCTACAGGTTCGTCGTTAGAGCCATCGATATCCATATCTTCGATATCTTCAAACTTTTCATCTGCCATTTTAATTCTCCTTTACAACAGGATCCATCCGATTATTCTTTGGTTGCATCGTCAATTTCTTCATTATCAATGCGAATCGCAGATACTTTATCCGCCAACTGTTTCCGGTTGGATTCAATTGATACCTTTGTAATGATTTCTTCCAATTCATCAAAGTCAAGCTGTGGCAAATATTTCTTTGCCAGCTCACGTTTGAGAATCATCTGTTTTGCAGTTGGGTCACCATTCTCATTTTCCAGATCACTCTTATCATAGAAAAGGGATGATGTCAACTCATACATGGTATTGAAGTTGTTAATCATATCGACATTGATATTCAATTCCTGCTGATTTGCGGGATTGAATTTGAATCGGAATGTTTGAATAATTGAATCATCGATATCCGTGCAATATTTCATGATTCGTTGATAGAGTTTAGTCATTCCGCGATTGAAGTCAATCTTATATGCGGACACAGTAGAGAGATAGCGAGCATTTGCCATTTCCAATGTCTTGGCAAAATCAACTTCATCGATTGCATTGATAACCAATAACTGCGGGACACCGGTTCCAGTAATTGCCTGACGACGCTGATGTTCCAGATACTCGGTATCGAATGGACGATTGACGGCTTCGATGGTATCTGTTTCGATTGCCTTTACATCGCCACGACCAGAAGGTAGAACCATTTCACTGATACCGCCAACTTTATTCAATACACCTTGATATGAATATACATCATCAACCGTAATTCGACGTGCTTCATATTTTCGAATGGTCTTTTCAATCTGCCGTGCATAATCTTTATTTAAGCCAGAAGAACGTAGATAATGAACACGTGTTGTTGTATTATTTAGTGTATAAAGAAGATTGAACATATTCAGCATCAGATAGTTTCGTGCAGGGAATAGACACGGCTCCAATACCCCATGTCCTTTTCCTTGATCGTCTTCATTGATAACAAAACGAACGACTTCATCTTCTGGAATATAAATAAATGAAAGTTTACCTTCCGCAAATTTATGTGCTAAAATTACTTGGGCAATTTCATTTTTCAAATTGATATTCTTTTCCAACATCGTACGATCAAATGATTTCAAAATCATACCTGCTAATTGATCAACAACGTTTTTATTGCGTGTATAATTTTGGAAAGAAAGATCGACAATCCCATTGGGTTGTGTTGGATTAACAGCAAGATCCATCGTAGTTGTCACATAATAGTATCCGATGACAGTGGAGTCCATCCGAATTGGAATCATTCGCATCGGATCAAGATATTTAATATGGCATCCTTTGAGATCCTTGTATGCTTTGTAATCTACTTCATCATCATCAATGGATCCGAATACCGATGCAGCCAGCTTGTTTCCACCATATGCCTCATAGTCTTCCGTAAATACTTGCTCAGATGATCGTCGACTACGGATTTCCTTTTCGAGCATGGCGCGAGCGCCGTCAACACCCAATTCTGCAATCAATAGAGAAGAATTTGAAACATTAATATGTTCCAAAATATACTTTATTTCATCCTTATTGACCTCCGGCATCTTATCCTCGTGCGATGCTTTCAATTCAACTTTTACTGTTTCCGTGAATAATTTCACATTATCATCACTATACAATGATGTTGATTCTGTAATTGGTGTACTTCGATTTTTCTTTTGGTGACGATATTGCGAATATTTTGAATCTGCAATGGCTTCAATCTGTGCAAATAATTTTGAGTATGGACTTACGTGGGCACAAAGTTCTCCTGCAACCAATCCTTTCGGAACGATTGTATTCTTGGTGCGCTGCTGTAAATCAAAACGTTCTTCCAATTCTTTTACTTGTGCAATGTACTTCTCAACATCATCACTCGCATTTGTAAATGTTAACGTACGACTTACTTCTCCCGTCGCAATATTACACTCAATGATTGCATCTCGAATGACATAGATAACATCGCGCATTTCCGGCATCTGCATACAGATGTTATGCATATCGCGACGCAACAACAACTCTGCTTGATTGAAGGATGACATATCAATGTATTCATTCTTCAAACTATTGAGTGTCGACTTTATGGTATTCTTGTCGGATTGATTGTCCAAATCCATATCTTGGAATTTTTTAATGAACCCATAATCGTCAAAGATTTGCGAATTGAATTGACCAAGTGCATTGTCCAACGATTGGTCAAATTTTGAGGAAACCTCATCCAGATCATCTGTCACGGAATTTCCAACATCATTGGAAATATTTCCCAATAGTTTTGACATCAGATCTTTCATCATATTTGCCATAGGAAACGTTCCTTCCTTAATTTAAGTAACTTTATGTAATCGGTTTCCGTAGACGAATAATTGAAGAGAGGGATTCAATCCCTCTCTTCCATCAAAATATTTTTTCTCGATTGAAAAAAATTTTAATCAATGAAGATAGTTGCGCAGGTTCATAAATGCTGATGATATCCTGATTGAATTCTGTGATATTTCGCATTTTATTCAACCGCAGTAACCCCAACCAAAGTTCCGTTGTTCCATAAATCATCTGGCTCACGGTTTTCGGTTGATAAAAATATTCTGGTAATACGATGTACTGAACGGTGATTTGTGATAATGGGCCGGCATACCGTGTAAAGAAATCATCATACGGAATGCGATTAATGGTTGATAAATCTTCAGAATCCACTGTAAGTAACGTTCGATAAAATTTATTCAGACTGATGTTATTATTCAAATTATTACTAATGAAATCAGTCATATGCGTTGTTGTACTCATGGACAACACCTCATATTATCGCATGCGATATCCTGCAGGAAATTCCACAAAATTTGGATCAACGGGATCGTCTCCTCGGAAACAACTCTTTGCGATCTCAATGGTGTATTTTTTGAGGTCTTCATTGTATGCACTTTCAAGGAAGTCTTCCAAATGTGATTGATCTGGCATGAGATAAAGATCATCATTGATTTGCACATACATCACGATACGATCGTCGTCGGTGATAATATGCTTCACTGCTAGGATTTCTCTGTTAGGTACCTCTTCTCGAATCAGATATGCAATTGTTTCTGGGATGGGGCCCATTTTTACATCAGCAGTATACCGTTTCATTAGCATGATAAATTCTTGCTGTTTCATTGTGAATCTCCTTCCACCGGTATCCAATCAATGTATGGATATACTTTCGGTAGTAACATTTCTTTGTTGCATTTCGTACACACATGTGTATAGAGCGGTCCATTATCTTCCTGTCGTTCCGGAGCGAATTTCATTTCTCCTTCGTTACAAAATTCACAAATATAACGAACCCCTTCCGGTTTGATTTGAAACCGTTCTTCGTTCATGATTACCTCCTACTGAACACTTCCACCACTCGTTCGCACACCACTCTTCGAACGACTATTGTCCTGACGATTTCCATCCGTTGCACCTTGCTCGAAAGAATCCCATGCAATGGAAGATCGTTTTCCATTATATTTATCATCATATCCGCGCTGTGCAAAATCATGATTGATCATTAATGCGCATTTTGCTTCGACCGCATATGACACAACAACACTGAGTAGGTTCATCAATACAAGCTTTTGGCTTTGCCATTGTAGGATTGCCAATTGATCTGTATACGTTTTGATATCTTCCAATTTATTCATGAGATTTTTTATCTCTTGGAATGGACTTCCATAGGTATTATTGAATGTATTTGCATCTGTATACATATCTTGAGAGATAGAATCCATACGACCAGCATCTTCTTTTAATTGATCCTTCATGAGTAACAGTTCCGATACGAACTGCATAGACACCTCTTCATGTTCTTGCTCATAAATGATACTACTTTGTGTATGGGGATGATCGGGATTCATATCATCGGAATAATCTTGTGGATATGTTAATTGGTCAGATACATGTCCCGTCATTCCAGTTCCACCCGTCGGGCTATGTCCCGTGTACCAATGATCATGACTATGTGCTCCGGTTGGATGTCCATGTGGTCCGCCATTGATAACAACATGGACATTATGTGAATGGGGAATGGTCTCCATTCGATACATGGATTTTGTACCGAGCTCTGCCAGTTTATCTGCTGCTAAATCTTTAATTTTGCAAACCGTTAGTAGAACTCGTTCAATGTCTGTTCCATACATTACATAATCTCCTCAATAAATGGGAGGAGAATCCTCCTCCCATTCTTTTATCGCGCATAAATACGATAACGCATATTGATAACGTCTCCCTTTTCCAGCAGAATTGGAGTACGCGTATAATGTGTAACAAGCTGTAATCCGGATGCATCCATCTGAGCAGAATCATACCATCCATGAACGAGCCCAAATTCACTGATGCGTGGAAGCGCATTCATTTGTGTAAAATATCCGCGGCAATCCGATTCTGCAATGGAAAGATTCATCTCGACAAAGGATTCAATCGGCGTGGTTGATGTCGATGTGAATACCGTATCGTCAACCGTCTTAAGATCTTCATCATTATCCGATGCCCAATAGTGAACGATATGAGGTTGTGGATTTTCAAATCCCTTGAGATAATAGGAAGTGACCTCATCCTTACCACTAGAGCTACTATATGTTTTTGTCTTCCCAAAATATTTTGTTTTTTCAAGACTCCATCCGTCATTTGACATACGGAATGGAATTGGATGGTACAATGAACGCCGTTTATAATCTGGAACAATAACTGTGACGTTATCTTCGCCCGTGGCACCATCACCAACCATAAAGCCACAAATGTAATCCAATGCAGGGATATTTACACCGGAACGAATTCCATATGTTCCTCCACTGGTTGCTTCACTGTCATAATATGGATGTTTGTAGTTGGCGCGAGATACTCCAATCTTCATCTGGGGGGCTTCATCGTTCAAGTCGCCAACGCGAAGTGTTGTGTTGGTATCAACTCCGATATTGAACATCTTCCCGAATACCCATTGATATCCGCCAATTAAAAATGTATTTTCCTTACGATCAAGAATTTTTCGAAATCTTGTATAATAGGAAGGACGTCCATATGGGTCAGTATATTCCACCTGATATGGATCCTCGCCAATCGTAAGTTCGCCGATCAGTCCACCATGAAATCCAAGATGATCTTTCATAATATGATTCATATCCATAATCGTAAATTCCTTTCGTATGCCGTATGTTAGAATTATTACAAGGAGGTTTTTGTTGTGTCCATTAAAAAACGACGAAAGTATAGTGCAACAATGAGTTCTTATGTAGCCTCACAATCGTCAATCAATAAATATGAAGTAAATAAACTTGGAAAGAAAATTGAATCGGCTCCAAAAAAGCCGCCATCAAATCTCGTCGAATTGAATGAAGAAAAAAATAAAACGGTAACATCAACTTTATTCCATGATACCCAGGCTGGAATCACCAATGGAATTCTTGGTGATTGTACAGGGGTATTTCGCGAAGGTGATAATAAAATTGTCGGATCAATTACCGATAATCAGAATGTCGGGACCGCTAAGATTCTTAATATCATAAACGGCGGAAGCGATCCTGGAAAAGATCCAAAGAATAAAAATAAAACAAAAGAAGAGTTAAAGAAAGATCGTGAAAAAGTAATTGCCGATTTGAAGAAAAAAGGCGAAGAGATTATCCAGTCAACCGTAACCAAAGCAACTCATAAAGTAGAAGAATTGACAACCCAGCTAGAGGGAAATTTAAAAACAACCCTCAACAAAGGATTGCAATCCGTCATGGGTTCTGTTACGAATCAATTGGGAAAAGGATTCTTAGGTGGAATCCTCGGCGGATATATTTCAGAACTACTGAAGAATTGTGTCGAAGATATCAATGGTCGCTTAGAACTTGGATTGAAAGAACTGAATCTTCCTATTGCAAAATTATTGGTATCAAGAGGAGAGCGTCTTTCTACCATACTATCTAGAGCCGGATTAGACATGAAAAACCCTAAAATCGATATGGGGACAATTGGTAATGTTGGGGCTATGGTCGACAAGCAGATTAGTAAATCGAGCTGTTGGGGAAACGTTGGTGCCGCTCCAAAATTAACATCCACGGAACAAGATCCATATGCCTATGGAAATTATAAGATGGAAGAGAAGGACCCAAAGCCAACCATCGGTGCACACATCGATACAACCCTAAAAGGTTTCGATCGTAAAATTCGCGGAAAGACAAATATCCTTGGTACACTACAAAACAAAGAAGACATGGAAACTAGTCGTTCCAATAGTAGTCGTAATCTCGATCTATTACATAAAAATTTACACAATTTCCTAGAAAAACAATTGGAAGAATTGAGTGAAAAATGGGATAAGTAGGTGAAATATAAATGAACATTGGGAATCTATTAAAGACCGATATGCGAAATATTTTATCGGTTACTCCATTTAAAAATTCGACCAAGCTGGGAAAATTTGGGAATAAGCTAGTAAAGAAAGCTACGGAAAGACTTGCGAAAAAAGCAAATGATGTAATCCAAAAGAAGCTTCAAAAGATTCGAGGAATCGTTGGAGATATTGACCAGAAACTGGCAGGAGCAACATTCGGTATTCTTGGAACAGGAAGTCGTTCGTTAGGATCCGTCATATCCAATTCAAAAATCGGTGGAGTATTAAAGAACCTTGAACTTGTTACGACGAACGATAATAACAATCGCAATATGAATGGCGAAGTCATGTATTATGCAAAATATCAAGTTCCAACATTGATATTTATGATGGAAAATGATAAGATTGAATTAAATCCATCGAACATTCAATCCATCGAGTATATGAATAATTATGATTTCAACATCATGCCTGTCATAAAAATTACGCTTCGTTTGGATCTTCGCCAACGAATATGGATTCTACGAAACAAAAAGAATATTCAAGTAAAGTTCCAAGTAGATCGCATTGGAATTAATACGGAAGATGGAAAAATTATTTCAAACCCAGCTGCGCTATGGAATCAAGTATTCAATCTATATTTATCCGATTCTGACGATAGTATCGACGTTGGAAGTCTGGAATCTCGTTTACACGCAAATGCTGATTCTTCCATTGATGTCGAGAATACTGGAAAAACAGAAATATTTGAAGAAAATTATTACGAATCCCAACATATCCTCGATGTATATTTATTGGACAAACAATTGATGGATGCATCTCGCTATTCATTTAATGCAGTTTATAGTGAAGCTACGGTACAACAAATGGTTGGGCATATGCTTACACAAAGCGGGCATAAAAAAGTATTGATGAGTAAGATGCAGAATGATGAAATATACAAAGAAGTATTGTTACCAGTAAATCCTGTATTCCGTAATCTGTTATTCCTTGATCAATATTATGGGATGTATGAGTCTGGCGCTATCATTTACTATGACAATGATACTCTCTACATTTTAGACAGCGGTAATGTTTCTTCTGCAAAAGCAGATGGAGAAATGACAAACATCACCATTATGGTGAATGGAGACTCTTCCGCAATGCCAGGTCATGGAATGGTATTGAAATCGAGTAACGATTCCTACTATATATCGACGCGTGCATCGGATGTAAAATTCGGGAATTCAAATGATACTAGCATGGCAGGATTGGGTTCCACATCACAGATCATTGTACAAGATACCAGCGATATTGAAAATCAGCAGGATACGACAACAACTCCTGTGAACGGTGAAAAAGATGGAGATACAGGAGCGCTCACTACATTCATCAAAGATAATCATAAATACATTTCATCCATCATCGAAACGCGAAAAGGTGAAAAATCATCTTCCGTACATCTGACATTATCCGATGTTGATATTGGTATCTTCAAACCGAATCGTATTGTGCAATTTGTATTCACGGATGAAAAGATGCAAACAAAATATGCAGAAAATAAATATCGAATTGTATATGCATATCACTATATCAAACTTGCAGGTGAATTGTACATGGATGCTGGGACGCATGTCATTCTACGGAAACTATCTCCCATCAAATCATCTAACAGTAAGTCGGATGATAACAGTACTCCAAAAGATTGGAAAGAAAATCAAGGAACCTTTGGATCCGTTGGCGATCTTGTTGATATCTTTAGTGGAAAAGGCGGCTGCTTTGGTGGAGGACGTAATGCAATTACTGGGAAAATTCTTTCCGAAGCACTCGGAAGAATCAACAAAGGCGGAAAATCATCGAACGTTGTGAATGTATTAGGAAAAGTTGCAGAGTCCATGATTGGAGGAAAAGATCTATCATCCTCATTGAAAAATGTTGGAATGGATTATCTCAAATCTGAATTGAAAACATACGTCGTGAATTATAAAAAACGCGGCGAAACAAAACGAAAGCAACGTGAAATGGTTGAAAAAGAAAAAGAGAAAATGAATAATCTCTTAAAAGAAAATATTGGGGATAAAGTATCTGAGTACAAAAAAGAAGCCATTGAGAAAAAACCATAAGATAGAAGAAGGGGTTTAATACCCCTTCTTCTATATGACAATATTTACAAATTTTTCTGCTCGCGTAATTGCAGTATACAATAAACTTCGCTGTAGATCGTCTTCATACTCTGTCGGTTCCATCAATAAAAGAACTTTGTCCCATGTATGATATCGTGCACGATCTGGTGTTAGTGCATATGCATATTCCGTTTCCAAAATATCATCTGGAATGATTTGTTTCGAAACACCATCGATATGGTTTAGTACATATCGATCCAATGAGATATCTTCAAATGGTTCTGCATATTCGTCCAATTTGAATTCAATTGGAACCCATCGGGTAATCTGCGCATGTTTATTCACTTTCGAAACATATCCAACAACATTCTTGTGAAGATATACCTTTACACGAGATTCTTCCGAGTTCTCCAAAATATGATCATACATACTTTTTGTGACAATCAATCGTTCTCCAACTTTTGTTACACTATCTTTACAAGATAATACTTTTTCACGATACATGTGATTGATCATCATTCGTGTATCATCGTTCAATGCAATAATCATATTCGATGATTTCATATTGTATAAATTTAATTTACTTTTTCCAATGATATTTACCCCATCATAGTTTCCTAATTTCAATGGAGCATCCAATAGCATTTGATGTGCAAAATGAACAATTGGATGATTGCTATACCAAGGATGAACTTGCCGCAATACAATGTTTGCATCATGAAAAAATGTGTAGGATCGATCTCCCGGAATTAATTTGGTATCTTGTAAAAGGATGATGGGTAATCCATAGGAACATAAATGTTTGATCTGTTTTTTGGTCAATAATGTTGCATCGAATACAACAATCAATTTATATTTCGGATCAATTTTTTTATTTCGATATTTTACCCATGAATAAGTTGGGGGTGTATCTTTTTTCGTGATTGCCTCCAATGTATCAACATCAAATGATTTTCTATAATCATATAGAAATCCATCAATGTAGTATGCATGCATCTTTCCATATGCTAGTCGCAATACTTGTTTTTGATTATAGGAGAGATAGCAGACTTCTCGATGATCGAGTCCAATTTTTCCAAGAAAGAATTGTAATAAATCCCATACACCGCAACCAATACGGCTATCGATGGTGATGATTTGATGATTGTATTTTCTCCACCACGATTCCAAGGCGGATAGACCCATATATTGGTCTAATGTGCAATTCATGCATACCACCTCCGCGCGTACTGTGAACTGCCATATTAACAAAAACCTTAAAAATGGAGTAAGATGAATCATGAGAAAATACATTAACTACCCACTGATTCCAATCATCTTGATGGGAATTACCTTGATCATTTTGATCCGCCATGTCGATACACTAAATGCTGAAACATTCCGAACGCCTGTACATATTGATCGATCTGTTGCACAGATAACAACAGTTTATAACAACGACATCGACATGGAATCCAATTATTATTACACAAGCATCGAATCATTTGATTCGAATTTAAACCAACTTTCGGAAGTCATTTTATCGTCGGACAATAATCCACATTTAAATGCTGCCAGTTTTATCAAAACATCCCCGGAGGTCAATAGAGCAATTCAAGCATACAACGAAGGCTTTGTTGAGATCAATGGAGAAAAATTCCAAAAATACATATACTATCGATGGGTATTCGATAACGCTGGTGGAAAAAGACTACTTGTTGTCACGAACAATTCATATGAGTTAAATGAAATCTTCTTGATTAAAATTCTATGCTACATTATTCTATTCCTCATGTTCATTTCCATTGTTGTGATGCAACTGGAAATTCGAAATCGAAACATCAAGGAATACAAATTTAATCTAAGTCAACTCATATCATTAGTCCGACGTTAAGTATTATATATAGAGGGAGAGAACGACATTGGATGAGAATCTATCAACTGTCATAGTCGCCGCTATGACTGGAATTTTTTCAATCATTACTCTCTTGATTCGTAAAAAAGATAGTGGTGTTATCGATAAAATCAATCAACAGCAATCTTTTTTTGAACGAGAGAAAAAGTTGAAACAGAAATTGGATACAAAGGAAAAGATCCTGAAGAAAATTTTTCAAGATCTCGATCTGCTTCTGGTGGATACAAACATCGAGCTAATTAAACTCCACAATGAAGTTGATTCTGAAACATTAAACAAGCTACATCAGCAGCATGTAGAAATCAAGAATAAGATCATCAACATTACCAACGAGATTGATGATATTACTAAGGAATACCAGATTGTTATTCTGATGACAGAAGAACTTCATGCTGAGTATGAGAAAATGATGGTGAATGGGAAATAAATAGAAGGAGGGAATTCCCTCCTTCTATTTATTCGATGTTGTTTCACTCTTCTAGCGTTGTTTCAACTGGAGGCTCTTCGCCGGTTGGAGGATCTTCCACGGTTTCAGTCGGACCCCACATCGCAAGAATTGCATCGCGTGCATATGATGGGAGATCTGAGCCTTCCTTTAGATATGCACGATCTCGCGGACAATTGAGTCGACGATCGTAACGACCATTGCCGACATCCAGGACGCGATCATCCTGCTTAATAACATCCTGATACTTAATCATGACATCATTCTGCGTGAGGCACTCAAGTACAATACGTGTATCCATAATTTATTCCATCCTTTCTTATGGCAGAGTTCAACCGTTATGGTTGAAATGGGCTGAGATCTTTGTGATATTCCCGGAAGTCGGGATCATACAAACTTGTTTTCTTCTTATTACCTTCCGAAGACTTATTCTTTTCGATACTTGAAATTCGATTCTCCAAAGAATCAATCTTATCGATGAGCACTGTCATTCTTGTTTGCATCTGACGAATTTCATCAAAGATACTATTCATCTGAACACGGAGAATATCATTTTGTTCGCGGAGATATGCAATATCACGATCATAACTATTCTGTTGGAGAATATTTCCTTTGATACGGTTGAGCACATCATCTTCCTTGGTCGGAACAATAAATCCGGACTGATAAAGACTGAATCGGAATTTTAATACGGCATTGGAAACAATATCAAATACATCCGTCACTTCCAGAGAATCAATGATAACCATTGACTGAATGTTGGTATTGTCATGAATGAATTCTTCATGAATGAAGAAATGACCATCTTCTCCAACATGATAGATCGGATTGTTCAATACTTCTCCACGACCAAGCCGTAGATGTGCAATTGGATATCCGATGCTGATGTCGGTGATACGAACTTTGATATTGCGCGAATCATGCGAATATTCTTTGATTACAGAATCCATTCGCCCACGGAATGATAGAATCAATTCGCCATTGATCAGCTCATCATTATTTTCCGTCTTATTGTTGATTCCCGTTTGGAATTGGTTGAGGTAACAAGAATCCGAATAACGGCGCAGTACTCTTCCATCGGCATGTTCGGTCTGATAAACAACACGTACAATCGGACGTGTAATCAGAATGTGTAATCGTTCATCTACTTCAACCTTTTCCAGGAATGTTTTCAGATGTTTCCCGTGTGCAACCCCATCGCACTTATTGAATGCGACGTCCACGATATACATATGGGGCGCATCCATTGCTTGTTCAATAGTAATCCATTTTCCATCTTTTTCGACAGGTTCCACTGGAATTAGTTTTGTTTGGTCAAATAGAATATCGGTCAAGAATCGTTCATTATCAATTTCAATGAACATATTCTTCCCCATATGGATTTTCCCTCGATGAGGACGATGATGTTCGATTGAGATAATTCCCATAATAATTCTCCTTTATCGCATTCTCAAAATTTTACGAATAATGTAGATCACAATTGGTGTATATAAAAATGCATCAATTGTTCGATTGGATTGGAATAACCCATCTCCAATATTCAACGATACATCTTTGATTGAAATGCCATGCGGATTGTTGATGTAATCGAAAATAAACTTTCGATAAAGATCTGCAGGCGTAGTATTATTGATTACGCAATCAACGAAATCGGTATCGAAGAAACAATGTTCTTGATGATTGCACTGTGCTTGTTGCATTGATATCGGCCAGATCATATCAATATCCATTTCATTCCATCGGCCAAAGGATGATGTTGGATACTTCATGGTATCTGCAAGAATATAATGGAATTGTTGGATCATATTCTTTGGAGCATCCAATTCCAGCCATTTATAAATGGAATAATTATACAATGCTGGGAATTGCGGTTCTCGAACTTTTCCATGCAACATTACAACGGAATTCGAATTATCATCATTCATGATTCCGTGTATAGCCATAAATTCATTTCCGCAAACATCAAACAATCGTCTTCTTGTTTGTGGGTTGCAATACAAGAAGCAGTTGTGGCGTGCATCGTAAAACATTGCTTTGTAAGATCGAATCATTTCTGAAACAACTTTGCGAAGTTGACGCATGAGGATATAATCATCTTGTTGAATGATTGGATTTACTCCTGTTCCCATGGAGGATAGATCCATGTCATATTTTCCAACTACTTGATTTTCAAGCTGGTGTAGTGTTTCCTCACTCGTACTCAATAGTCGATATTTAATCTTATACAGACCATTTTGTTTCATACTATCATATTGCACATCCACAACTTGAAAAATTGCAAACATACGAATATGATTTAGAATAAACATATCATACTGATGTGGAACAATCGTAGAAGGCTGGATGGTACATTCCCCCTCTGCGGTAATATCTTCCAACTGTTGTTCATCCGTATTGTTTGGATTGGTTTGCCCAAATTCATACAATGGAAAGTTTTTGATATCATTGAACCGCAAAGGAGAACGTTTTCCAAAGAGTTGATCAATATCCTTCAGTCCGCGATCTGTTGTTGTACGATTCTCTGCAAGATTGAAGTAACGAACCAGTACAGCTCCAGCAGATGTCAGGAAGCGTGTTGCCGACGCTAATCGTTTTTCATATTTGAATACATTACTATCCATCATAGATTGTTCATCAAAGATAAGAGCCACTATAAATCACTTCCTTTCAAGAAATTATCTTTATGAGCGTACCCAATTAATACTGAGTTCCAGAGAATGATATATTATTTCTATATAGAAAGGGGTAATGATTACCATGAGTAAAGTATTTGATGAAGTAAAAGCATTTGCCGATCGGATGAATCCTTTCAGAGGAAAGCGCGACAAAGCACGAGAAGAGAAGCATAAGCGCCGGATCAAGGAGATTGAAAAGAAATTCAAGAAGGATAAACATTGGAAAGATTTATGAAAGGAGATTCCAGATGGACAAGACAACGGAAGCAATTTATAATGAAGCGTTGTTGAAGTTCAAGACAATTTCAGAACGATTGGTTGAGATTGCCGATCTTATGCAGAGAGGAGAAATTATTGTGGCAAAAGAAGAATTGGATCGACTTTATATTGAGTCTGTACACACAGAAACAAAGAAATGTGGAAGCAGACTGGCTCGTATGATGGAGCACATTCTCAAATTGGCATATTGCGATGATTATAATGAGATTCTTCGAAATGGGAGAATATGGAAAAACGATGCAATCAAGCAACGAGAGGAAGTACGGAATCTCGTTCAGTGGAAGAATAAGCACCAGGAGACAAATATCATTAATAACATTAATGATTTACTGAGTGAAACATATGAGCGAGCGATTCGATATTATAATATCGCGATGAAGGACAACCATTCATTGGTGTTATATGAAGAACGTATTCCGCTGATTTGTATTTGGAAGTTGGAAGATCTTCTTGATAAAGAGATTGTCGATCTTGTTGAAATTCTTCCAAATCAAACGGGATATTATAGGAAATATGTGAAAGAACAGCTTGATGCGCGGGAAAAGAAATTGAATGCGGCAAATGTGCTCGACAGATCATCTGGTGATATTTGATTAAAAAATAAAGAGGGGAGAAATCCCCTCCATTATTTTTTATGCAGCTGTGAAATATCCGGCGCGGTAAAGCTCTGTTGTGCATGCCGCATAGAAGTCGAACGTGTTCTTGACCTGCTTTGCAACCTGATGCATATTCGTTGTATCCGGTATATCCCCCTTAATGTATTCACGATTGGAGATATAATCTTCCACCATTTCAACATAACCGTTTACACGGCTAATGAGGGTATTGAGGTAGTAAACCGTTTCGACAGCCTCCTTCGCATCGCGACTAATGGATACAAAGTTATCCATGTCAAGAAATTCACTCGATGTTTTGAACCGATTGAATCCCTCAAGGATCGCGGCAGGATTGGGAAAGCTTTTCCCATCACACTGCATCAAATACCACTCCTTGAGAAACTTGACCGGAAAGATCGGTCTATCCCTGGGTACGACGACCCCACCAAGTCTCGCATTGAAAACCTTGAACACACCCACATTCATCTTTTCCATTTGAAATCCTCCTTTAATAATCCAATAACATATTCCTCTCTCGTTAATAATATATAATTTTTTATTTACAATAGATCGTTTATTTATATATTATAATATTGGAGGGCATAATCAATCTATTATATAGGAGGAAAGATTATGTGGATATTGGATCTGTTCAAAGGAGGATACAGAAACATGCATATTTTGAAGTTAAATGATGAGATGCGGAAAAATTGTAAGTGGCATGATACACATATGCAACACATTAAGCTTGTGAAGGATTATGCTACTTACATCAACAAACTGTTGGGTAATCCTGTCAATCGGCACAAGCTTGGGTTTGCAGCACTTGCGCATGATACACTGAAGGAGAACTACAAAGAGAAGACGCAAGTCATCGATGATATCTTCATCCCTGGATCAGCGGAGGAATATGTTCGCAGTAATATTGATATTATCACCAAATATGTTCCGGAAGAATATCTCTATACCGATCTCCAATTCCATGCAACGGGAGCAGCAACATTTCTGGAAAAGGAGATTGGAATTACGGATCCTGAGATTCTATATCCGGTACTGTTCCATTCCCTGCCAGTGATCGAGGTATACAAGAATCTCGATCCGAAGATTCAAACTATGATTGATATCATGGTGTTGTCAGACAAACTCTCATCCAATTGGGTTCGAATCAATATGATGGATGAGGAAGTGCGCTGCGATCTTGATCATATCGTGTTTGGTCCGAACGGAAATGAATTCAACTATGCGCTCGGCATCTATGTTGCCCGGTTGATTGGTGCTGGGAAAGAGCCGGATTATGCGAGCGATGCATGCACGCTCTATTATTTCCATCGGCTCCATGCACAGAATCCGTTGATCAACATGAAAATGAGAAGAAAGGTGCTTGGGAAGAAAAGGAAGTTTGCACCGCATCTTCCTACGTGCTACATCTAAAACTGATTGGCCGATAATAAAAGGAGGGGAATATTCCCCTCCTTTTATTTTTTACTCGAATATATTACTTCCGCTTCTTACTGTAAGCTTCAAAAGCATCCAGTGCATCATTGAATGACTTTCTTAGCTTTGCAAGGTTTGCATTGTATGCATCTTCGGTCGGATAGTCCTTCGTGCCATTCAGAGGAATGTTAATCTCTTCGACGGATTCATTGACCGATTTACCAGCCTTCTTTGCAGCCCTCTTTGCAGCAACCTTTTTACGAGTCTCCTCATTACGAAGGCCGTATGCAGTATGAGGATGTCCTTCTGGATCACGGATAATTTGATCATCGTCGTCAATTTCATTTGTCGCATATCTATTGAAAAAACTTTCCATGCGCTCTTCATGACCATTTTCGTTATAATTGTCATCGATAGAAAGATTCATAACATCATCCGTAGATTCTGTTACCATACTATCGATGTCAATCTTAAAAATATCATCGTTCATAGTATTCTCCTTTTGTTATATAAAAAGAAAGGAAGGGTAATAGATACCCTTCCACCTTTTTACACAAACACCTCATAAGATTATGGATTAAGCCCAAGGTGCCCCGATACCAGCAGCCGCAGGTGCCGTACCATAAACCGTCTCGCTGTGCTCAAGAATCAGGCGTGCCTGAATACCCTGTACGCAAATATCCTTGAAGCGGGATGTTGCGGTAACGATGTTGTATGCACCGCCCGGAGCATTCGTGTTCTGATAAGCCGTCTGATTCTGGCTTGTAAGCAGGTGAGAGGTGTACTTGAGATGACGGAACGAGATATGCTCATTCGTCGTTGGATAGCCATAGATGTGGAGAACAAGCTCACGCTTGGTCGTCGGTGTCCAGGGATCCTTCGTATATGCATCATACATGTTGGTTGCAACAACACGAACGTTTGCGCCGAGATCCGTTGCAAAACCATAGGAGTTGTTGACCTGAATACCACCAACCGTGGTACCGGTAACCGTCTTCCAATTCGTGAACTCAGAGATGAGCTGCGTTGCCATTGGGTTACCAACGATGATGAAGCTGAGCCCATCAAGCTTGAGCGTATCCGTGATCTGATGGATAACAGAACGGAGGCGGAACTGAATTGCCGAGCTCACATACTTGAAGGGGTCGCCAGCGAAGGAAGCGGGAGGCTGAATGTTGACGGAGTAAACCGTAGCAAGCGACTCGAGCTTATAGATGTTTGGGGCAACACCATTGTACTTCGCGAACTCATCATTGAGGAACTTGATAACCGTAAGACCTTCGTTGGTCTCCTGGCACTTAACGATCTCATCAACCATGCGGTTGTAGTAGTTCAGATCGAGAAGAGCTGCAGCATCTTCGATTTCCTCGATGGAGAAAGGCATGCTCCAACGTGCACCATCTTCGATCGTGAAGCGAAGGATATCGCGCTTCTCACGAACAGAGGTATGGCGGAGATTCTTCTCGTTGGAGAGATAGCCTTCAATGTAGACGCCATCAACCTGACCGGATGCAGACGAGATATCAACCGTACCAGCCTTGAAGTTGACCTTACCGGAAATGGTATCAGCAATCACTGTGCCGTCTGGTGCAGTAAAGTCAAGATCACCGTTTACGAACGTGCCGCCGGTTGAGAATTCGACCGTAATGCCGTTGCCGGGAATCGTGTAACGATTGGTGCCAACATTGATTGCATTGATCTTGAATGCGAATGAGAGCTTGTCAACACCAGTCGTACCTGTCGTAAGATTCGTGATAACATCATACTTGTAGACACGACCATTGGTGAGAGGAACCTTCGTTGCATTGTTGATCTTAATGCCCTTCTGAGCTTCCCAAACCTTCTGCCACGTACCATCGAAGAGGCAGCGGGGATATTCGTATTCCTTACCAGTTGCATCATCAACCATATAGGTTGTGCGGATATGCTTTGCGATGTTCGGGGTCTTTGTTGCCTCAACCTCGATGATATCCTTGATGATGGAACGGAAGAACTGCTTAACGAGAACTGGGAACTCGAGTGTTGCAATGGGGAGATATCCAGTCATCGATGCAGACTCAGTATAGGAACGAACCTTCGTATCCCAGAACTGTGAAACGTTCTCGATGACAGCCTGGACGTGTGGATCATTGGGGGATGCCGCCTTGAATGCATCAAAGACAGGGCCCATGAGATCCGCCTTATAGCTTTCCATAAACTGACGATCGGAAAGCATCGGCTTGATGTCCTTCATAATATCGATGCCAGTGGATTCCTTATAGTGTTCCTGGAGTTCCTTGAAGTGGTCATCGAACGACTGAATGCCACTTTCTGTGAAACCACCGAATGTTGTCTTTGGTGTGGCTTCCAGTCGCTTCTCAGCGGACACGCCACTCTCAAAAAACCATCCAACGTTATTTGCCATAGTAATTCTCCTTTTTTACGTAAAAAATTCGAGAGTTGTTTTATATACCACCAAACTTACATATTTGTTATAAATACACCCTATTTTTCATTAGCTGCATAGCGTTTGATTTCTTTATCAAAGTTTTGCTGCAGTAGATTATAGAGATTGATGCATTTATTGAAGAATAACAGATTCTTACTGTAATTCTCATTCATGAAATAATTTGCCATATATTCTTCCACGTTTTCGCTGAGCTTTGTCATGGAAGTTAGTATAGAATCATTTTTGTCTGAAATGGTATCAATCAAATCCATATTCTTGTTGAATATTTTTAATTGATTCTTCAACGTCATATGGAGCTTGATAAATCTCTCATAGAGCCTCTGATTCATAATGATGGAAATTTTATCGTCGAAATTCAAATTTTCGGTATCATCTTCATCCCCACCAGTACCATCATCGAACCCATAATCGTTGTCTCCCATATCTCCTTCCATATCTCCAGCATCCATATCTGGAGGAGGATCGTCTGCACCACCCATGTCAGGTGGTGCATCATCCGCGGATGGAGGAGCCATATCAGGAGGATCGTCCTCTGGAGCTTCAAAAAATACGCGTTCAAATAAACTCATATCATTGAACCCCCTTAAATCATATTCTTCATATCGCCAGTACCGCCAACACGAATGAGTTTCTTGGTCAATTCATTCTTCAAGCGCATCATTTGATACTTAGCTTTTCGATCCTTATTCGCATCGGCATCTTTAATCTTTTCTTCCAATACCTGAAGCTCAGTCTTCAACTCGCCGATCATCTCATTCCGAATACGGAATTTATTATTACGAGAATCCAGATGTTTTGCTGCAGTGAGGAAGATAAAGATTGGGTTGAGTAGAAGTCCGGCTTTGTAAATAGCACCATACTTAACAGCAGACTTGAATGCTTTGATCAGAGAATTGGACTGATGCGGATCCGCTAACTGTTCTTTGATGTCATTCTCATTGGAGTCACGCCACTTTTCAATTTGCGCATCAATAAAATTGAGAACACGCTTGAATGGTTTTGTAACTGCTCGTGCTGTTTGACGAACTTTTCCGGCGCCTCGTTTTAGGCTTCCGATACCTTCAGAAACTTTCTGATCGATATCCATCATGGTATCACGAATTGGGTTATCAGACTCTGGCTTATTATCGTCTGCATCTCCGACTTCTTCATGATATAGTTGGACAGACTCTTCATGATGATCGCCATAATCATGGGAATGAACTCGTTTGTTTGTTGAATTATCATTCTTTTGATTATGCGAATCTACTGTCTTCGTTACGTTGTTGGAATTCGTATTATTGATTGTATGATACTTCTTATCATGGGAATCATGGCTTGTATGTGTACTGTAATCATTATGCGATTTACTGGAAGTATTGTTGGAATTCGTATAGTTGTAATTGTAGTAGTAATAATTTGCACCACTTGCAGGTTTATCTTTTTCGGCATTATCTGGCGAATCATCATCGATATCATCATACTGATATGGTTCTGGATCCGTCTTCGATGTTTTCTTTTCTTTGGGCGTGTCATCGATATGATCCCCAAAGATATCGTCTCCGACATCATCGGAATTGTCCGTATCATCATCTTCTCCATACGAAAGATCATGATTGTTCTTCAGATATCCGGGGGCTTTCCCCGTCTTCTTATTTCGCGTATTCGATGATAATGCTTCTGTAAATGATACAGATTCGGTCTTTACAGTGCCTTTGGTCTTCTTTTTTCGAGAAAGCGTTACTACTTGGCCACGCTCTAGCGTAATCTCATATCCGATGCTTTGGAATGCATCAACGAATTCTTTCTGTGTCGATTTATTCAGCTCGACTGTTGTATCCGAAATCCATCGTGAATCAATCAATCGAAATAGATTGACAAGACATCCCTTGTGTCGTGGATGAACCGCACAAATGTTGACCTTATTTGTTTTGGAACGAGCATTATTGATGGTTGCAATCGCAACAATCTCATTCTTGAAAACATAACCAACAGAGTCAATATTCTGTTCATCGTCAACAAGCGATTTGAAATTAAATGTCTTTTTATTTAATTTCGATCCAGCAGGTGTTTTGAAGAACCATTCTTTGAATTTATCATTATCAACATCTTCAATGTATTGAATTACTTCACTTCCACTTCTTGGCTTCTTATTAAATCTTGAACGTTTTTGTTCCGGATATTTTGTCGCTTCCGTAAACGATGATTCCATTGCTAATACAGATGCAAATTGTTTTGATAGAATTGGTTTCGACACACGCGTCCCCGGAAGCATCGGAATCACAGAATCTGCAACATCTTCCTCAATCATGAGAGGTTCCAATGCTTTCTTTGTTCGATTGATGGATTCCATAATGAGAGTACGTTCGGACTCATTCTTTGCACCGCAGAGTTTATATTCCTGATAAAGGATATAATCTTCCATATTCCGAACATCCGATTCGGTAAATGGTGAAACCATTTGCATTCCCATCATAACAGATTCACGGAATGCCTGCTCATTATTTTCCAATGACTGATTGACCTGATACTCCAATGATTCCTTTGTAAAGACATCCAGAATCTCATTATCAACATAGGAAAAATCCTTTAGACTATCCTTGATCCACTGATTATTCGATAGCTTCTTTTTCTTGTCTACCATCTGATCGTATACGTTTTCAAGCAATGCTTTGTTTGCTTCTGTATATACAATCATATCGGCAATGCAGCCATTTCCATAGCGTTCTAAGAATTTGGAAATATTTACATTCTTATTGGAAAGCTTTGGGAAGTTCGTATAGTATGCTTCTAAATACCGATCATCCAAACAATCCTCAAAATAGATTGCCATATCCATGCAGTTGGAATATTTATTTTCATATGATTCCATCACACTGATCATGTCACTGTAAGTATCGGATAGCTTATTATCCTCATTCTTATTCTTCAGCTTCTTGATCACATTTTTAATCTTCGGGATATAGGAAAGTGGAACCTTATGCTTTTCCAAAAAGGAAGAAAAGGTATTTGCCCCGTATGAAGAAGAAATGATATATTCTAAATTTGAGATATATTCTTTCGGGGAATTGGATGCGATGTGATCAACAGCTTCCATATAATTGCGAAGAACAGAATTGCTCTTACTATGGATGGCACCATATGCCTTTGCTTCTTGATAAAGCTTCTTAATATCTTCCATAAGTTTATTCAACCTCATTTCTAAAATCGCGGTCTAATTATAATTAGTGTGAAATACGGGGTGTTATAGAATTATGCAGAAAAAGACCAAGTCTTTGCAAAATATTTCGGAGGTGCAACCCGATAAAATCCGAGTGTTCTTTAAACGCTCCATTCTACAACGCATCTTAGATCTTCTCATTATGAAACATGATGGGTTTCGAACCGTTAAAGCGGTAAAAAATATATATCGTCTCTTCTGTGCAATCGATCAAGATAAGTATAAAAAAGATGCAGAGATGTTAGCAATGATTTGGTCCATCCGATATATTGCAAAACAATGGCTGGCCGGCGTGGTTACCATCGATCTTATCTTTGAATTGGCAAAACGGGATCCTGAATTTGACGGCATCAAAGATAAAGTTATCTCGGAATCCATCAAATCGAATACACCGGTATCTGCACCAGAAGCGAAAATGTTGATGCAATTAATTGAAGAGAATCTTCAGTTTGGATATATTGCGGCATACAAAGAAAATTATCTGGAATTATTAGACACAAATATTGATGTTAATAAGCCCGGAGAATTGAAAAAGTATACCGAAAATTTATTCAAGATATCCAAATCATTGGTTGATATTCAATACAATACAAATTTGGTTGCATCTGAATTAACATTCGATACCGGTGATGTATCATCGGTGCGTGCCGCTGTCACAAAAACGGTTGATAGTTTATCCGGGTCTTCCTCTATACTGAAAACTGGAATTATCCGACTCAACACATTATTGTCACCAGGATATATGAATGGTCGATTGTATGTGTACGTCGGGCCTCCAGGTTCCTATAAGTCTGGTATTCTATTGACGAGCACACTTCATATCCGTGAATTCAATCCTGGGTATCAAGCAAAAACACCCGGCCTGAAACCTGCGGTATTATACATAACAATGGAGAATACATTTACCGAAACCATTGAGCGTATGTGGGCAATGAATTTTGATGAGCCCATCACCAACTATAGCCCAGAAGAAGCATTCGATAAGCTATCCGATATTCTTGGATTGGGATCTTCTGAGGAAGAAGAGAAAAAAGATGAAGGTTCCCTGGAAAATATGCTGGATGCGAATGAAGAGAAGAATGATAAGCCTAATATTGATATCATCATTAAATATTTCCCATATCGTGAAATATCCACGGATGGACTTTATACGATCATTCAGGATTTAAAGGAAGATGGGAAAGAATGTGTTGCTCTCGTATTCGACTATATCAAACGCATTCGTCCGGCAGAACAATCTTCTGGCGACACAACAAAAACGGAGTTGGCAAAGATCATTAACGAATTGAAAGCGTTGGCTGTCATTAATGATATTCCAGTGATTACTGCACACCAGGTCAATCGAAGTGGTGTTGCCGCAATGGATCAGGGCGTTCGTTTAGGGAAAGTTGATATCACGAAATTATCTGGACGCGAACATGTCGGAGATGCATATGAAATTGTTGAGACAGCAGACTGGATGGCAATCATCAATACCGAAATACAGCCCGGAACAAACCACCGATTCTTATGTATCAATGCAGTAAAACGGAGACGCATTGATCAGGCAGAATCTGAATTCAAAGAATATACATACATCGCACACCCATTCCGTCAAAATTCATTACAGATTATTCCGGACATGAGAACCGGAAAAGTGATGTCGGTCGGCTCACTCCAAACAGGATTGGACGTTGAAACCAAAACAAAAAATGCGGTGCAACGAGAAGTCATTCCTGTGTCGGAGTTTGAGGAAGCAATATAAATTTTAGAGGAGATGGTTATCATAAGTGCTTACAACGGTCATCGATTCTGCAGAGGACAGCTTTGGTTGTGGCATGATCCGATCTGCGGAAACAAACGAGAGGGCGTATCAATCCCAAGTGAATTCGAACGCTGTGTTCGATATACGCGGCAAGTACTTGTCGTACAAAATATGTATACCCTCAGCGATCGAAGTGTATTGGTCATTCCATTCAGTGGTCATGAGCATACGACATTGTATAACATCGTGTGTATTTCCGATGAAGGAAATACGAGCTATGCATTGCCACAGCTTATGTTCCCAGCCGATGTAAATCAGTTGATAAAATACATCGGTGTCGTCGATGATGCAATCATGAATAGTGTGGATTCGGTGATTCAATCCATTCTATTGCCTACTGGTAAACCAGATTTTTCGGAAGACCCATACATCATCATTCCGTCAGCAACTTCATATAATCCACAACCAAAATATGTGAAGCCTGAACCACAAAACTCACAGCAAGAAATTTATCGTCCGAAAAAATACGATAAGAAGAAATTCAAGAAAGGAGGAAAAAAGAATCGTCAATACAATCGTAAACATTTCAAATATCAGGGTATTGATCCTTACGATGAGTTGGAAGAGGAAGATACCGATACAAATGATAGTGAGTTGTATGATATGGTCGCAGATAACTCTGCTATGCAACAGGAAGCTGCGGTATTCAAAGCAAATCATGTGAAATGGGATGATGCGCGCCGACGGGAATTTGTTGAATCCTGCCGGACCAATGGTCTCGATTTCACGGCGATTAAATACAACATCAAACTGTCAACTGCAGAAAAATATCTACGTTCCTGGGATGGATCTTTCAACAAATAATAAAGAAGAGAAAGGGGATTCAATCCCCTTTCTTTTTGTATTAACTTAGTACATTCTTTGCGTTTGCAACAGCACCCTCAACCATACTTAGGATAATGGTATTACGTTTTTCAATACCCCCAAGTAGTTCAAGGACAGAAGATTTTGGATCATCATATGCAGGAGGAAGGGCTTTGACCACAAGGTCCATGACACGATTCTGAAGTTCTCGGATTTCATCATCCGTCAGTGTTCCATCGGGTGATTCTTTCTTTAACTTCCATGCAGCAACCATTGTTGTATATACTGCAGATTGCACAAGTGTACCAATCTCTTCCAGAATTGCATTCCGTGTATTGATTTCACTATTGGTAATCTGAATATCATTTTTTGCAATAATACTATTGGTTAGTTTCGCAATGTAGTGTTTCGCAATGAGTAGAAGGGATGAGCCAATACAGACAATAATTGGTAGCACCAAATTGTCCATCAGAGAATCCTTAATAGCATCCATATCATTTCACCTCTCTTTCTATAAAAAATAAAGGAGGTATTTCACTCCTTTATTCCTAAGTTTAATGATTGATCATCGAATCATATCGATATGCAAACGCGATGCGTTCATCAATCATTGGCGTTCCGGCACGCTCATACGTTGCCTGGAACAATCGAGTCGCAAGTTCGATATCTTTCAGATTCTTGAATTCCTCATATCCTCCTTTCAATGGAGATACTTCCATTTCCGAAAGATTACCCGGGCTTACTTTACCCTTCAGACGAAGGTCAATATCACGACTCTTCATCTCTCGCATCATATATGCAATCTGGGCATAGTGGTCGTGATAATGATATCCATGGTTATTGCACCAGGTGTGATAACTATTCAGTCGACCTCCTTCAAGCTGAAGCAATCCTTTACTTCCTGCATCGGCAGATGGATTCATCCGACTCTCTTGGTAGATATTACCCATGATCGCGACAGCTACTTCATGGGTAAATTCTTTTCGGAGTTCCATATATACGTCGTATTCGACCTCATCAAGACTTGCCAGGACTTCGGCGACAGTGGGTTTCTTTTCAACCACAACCGGTTGTTCCTTGGAAAATCTCTTGATTGTTCCGCCAGTATTCACGTCATATTTCAGTTCATGTGCCGACTCTGCGTTGATATGATGCTGGGATGGTGACATGAACCATGCAAAATATCCAATCATAAACAGAATGAATAGAATCATTTCAACACGATGAAGGGAGCGGACTTTACCGCCAAAGATAATTTGATTTTCCAACATATTCAACTTCATGGATCAAACCTCCTCTACTTGACAATCTCCGAAAAGATCTTCATGAAATATACATGGGATGCACCCCATGCAATTCCAAATGCGATAGGTGCTGCGATAAAGAAAAGCCAATCTGCAGCATCGAATTCTTCGAACATTTCTTTCATGATTGTATCCTCCTTTGAATAGATCGAATTACATCACAATATAAAAATATATATATATTCTCACCAGAGATACAATTTCGGTATTGGGAGTGAAATTTGTTATGGCAAAGAAAAGCGAGAAAGATAAATCAATTGAATTGTTTCATTCTGTCATCAATCGAATGAACATAGATGTATTATATGAATATAATCGAATGTGGTTAATTCAGCTGGAAGAATATCGTTGTATCATAATTCCAGATAATACACTCTATGATGAACTGATGACAGATGATACGTTCAAAGAAAAGATCAAACCGTGTAATGTTGAGAATAGTCGACTATTCTCCTATACGAATGGAACAAGCTGGATTCCATTGGATGTATCGGAAGAACATTTTAAAGGAAAGGAATTTAATATTACTATCGATGGATTCAATTATGATATTCCATTGAATAAAGATCTGATGATGGTGAAATTGAGAAAATCTGAATTCACAGATATTTCATATCAAGTCTATAAAGAGAAACATCTTGTATTAGGAATCAAAAAACGATTCGATTTCGAATATGGATTTGATATGATTCGATTGTTCCAAATTGTATAATAACAAAATATAGAGAGGGTCTAGACCCTCTCTATATTATTTTACGAAATCATTATGAGGAACACGATGGATGCAATAATGATGGAGGTTCCTACATCAAGAAGCCAGTGTGCACGAACAATCATACGGGATAGTGCCGTAATGAGTCCGAGTAGAATACCGGCAATTCCAACCCATGGCTGACCAAATGCAAAAAGAGTCCAGAAGAGACCGCCAGAAATTGCACTCATGGTATGACCGGATGGAAATGAATCTCCTCGGTTTACTGACCATTCCCATTTTGGCAGCGGATTGGTTTCCGAATCTGTTTGCGATGGACGAGGTGCGTTGAATGCCCATTTCAATAGTACCTGGATGGCGGTACAGATGAGATAGTAGATAATAAATTCTCGTAGCATTGGTATGTTGCCATCAAGAATACAATATAACACAACGACGATTGGTGTGAGGAATTGAATATGATCGCCGATCTTCCGAATATCATCTTTCATATTGGATGGAATATTCCACAGAATTCGATACAGGTTTCTTGGAATATTTTTAATAAACGATTTAAACGAAAATGCAGCAAATAGCATTGTAATTCGCTTCATGATTTCATCTTTACTTCCACCAATAACGGATCCGAGAAGATGCTTGAGAGCACTGGTATAAATCTCATTGACTTTCCCTCGTGCCTCGGTATTGATATCATTCACTTTATCTCTTGCTTTATCCTCGAGATTTTTCAATCGATCTTTTGCATCATCTTTGATGGTATCAACTTTATCTTCGACACGATTCTTCGCTTTATCAAACGATGCTTTCCCTGAATCTCTTAAATCATCAATTCTGTCATCAACCTTATCTTTGATATGGTCGACTTTCTTTTCGACTTCGTCTTTCTTACTGTCAAGCATTTCTTTGAGACGCTTGTCTAGTCCCATGATAAACAACTCCTTATAAAAATTATAAATAGAAACGGCAGGTATATGATCAAAAATGGACATCAAAGTATATAATACCCATATCACGTTGTCCCCATATTATCGGACGGATGATATGAGTGATAATTCTTTGCCCATCATTGAGGAAATGTATACGGCGATTGGTGCATTCGATCAACAACCATTTCCTTGCGGATATATGATTGAGCAAAATGTACTCTACGTACCTCGTGGAACTCCGATATCCAAATTGGAACAGCTAACTGGTAGCAAAGCAATTTATATTGATGAAAGTGATCCTTCCGAGGAAATCTTTAAAGAAGCAGAAGCTCTTTTCAAACCTCGAAATCATCTTCAAGAAGAATCCATTAAATTCTTAACCAATTCAGGAAACCATCAATTGTCGCTTAATCTAAAAACTGGTTTCGGCAAAAGTTATTGTGTGGCTGCGGCAATTACAAAGCTCAACAGGAAAGCGATTATCATTCTCCCAAATAATGTTCTAAAATATCAGTGGATGAAAGATACATTTATTGGGATGTTTACCTATCAAAAATCGCAGCTAATGGATATTGCCGGATCCCAAATAATCACCGATTTCATGGAAAACAATATTGAACCAAGGGATATTTATTTCGTAACACATGCAACGTTGCGAAATTATTTGAATGAAAATGGCGGATATGCTCTTGGTCAATTCTTCAAAAAATTAAAGGTTGAAGTCAAAGTTTATGATGAATCCCATATGGAGTTTGCAAATATCATTAACATTGATCATTATACCAATACCAATCGTACTTGGTATTTGACTGCAACCTTTGATCGTTCGGATAAAAGTGAGTCCGCATGTTTCAAACGAGCATTTGCAAATGTTGAAGATTATGGTGAAATAGAAAGTCATCGATTGTCAGTAAAACATGTTCTCTATCATGTTGTGAATATCAATAGCAGACCAACCAGAAAAGAGATGGGGAAACTCATGGGCTGGGGAGGATTTACGTCAATAAAGTATGGTAGACATGCATTCTTTACCGATCCAAAACAAACATGCTATCGCGTCATCGAAATGCTCTGCGATAAGGTAAAGGATATTGATGGGAAAACATTAATCTTTACCCCACTCATTGAATCATGTGATCTGGTCGCTGAAAAGTTAAAGAAAAAATTCCCAGAGAAACGAATTGCCGTATATCACTCAAAAGCAGATTCAGATGATAGAAAACATGCATTCGAAAAAGATATTATTGTAACGACAATCAAATCCTGTGGGACTGGGAAAGATATTAAAGATTTACGCACCGTAATATCTGCAGAGCCATATGCATCAAAAAATATTGCTGCGCAGGCAATGGGGCGATTGCGCAATCGTTCAGATAAAAAAGATACACTGTATTTCGATATTGTGGATATTGGCATTCCTGCAGAGAATTGGTGGCTGCGTGCCCGAATGAAAGTCATTTCCATGTTAGCGAAAGAAGTTATCTATTTAAATATGGAGGAATAAAAAAAGAAAGAGGGATTTTCATCCCTCCCTTTTTTGAATCAGGCGTTCGCCTTCTCCCCCTGCGGCAAGTCCTTATGAATTGTTTCCTTACCTTCATCCTTTTTGATGAGGGCGTTGGTAACGACAGCACAGACGCCGCCTGCTGCGTACATACCCACAATGACCGCTGCACCCATACCTGCTGCTCTGAGAATGTCTTTCATCATGATTGTTTCCTCCCATAGTTGATAGATTCTTTATTCTTCTCTACAATGATAATATATCATTGTTATTATAGGAAATACGATTTTGTTAATAATCCAAATAATATTCTCCATTGGGTGCCGGGTCATCAATCTTTACAGGATCGCCAATCGGCGATATCACATACCCGAAATTTACCTTCAGAAGATCAGAAATCTTAGAACGCAGACTAATATCATCCGTATTTGCATTTCGGAATAACATTCGTATATCATCCCATAAACGAGATGTATATAGTAGAATGATTATCAAGTCTGGGAGAAATACAGGTTGACTCATATAAATATAGTCGGCATCGTCGACGAATACTTGTGACAATCTTGGATTAAATACATCATCCGTCTCCGTGGTCACAAGATATTTTTTAGGAGTTTCTCCATGCAATGCCGTGAAAGCATATCGAGTATTTCGCTCATATTGGAATACATTCTTCAGTAATTGAAATCCATTTCGTGTTGATACGAGTGCTCCAAGAAGTTGATAACTATTCACTCCTTGCATGTAAACTCCTTCAACGTTTACAAGAATTTTGAACTTCTCCGATTTTCCATTTCGTTTCGATTCATACTCTTGAATGATTGCTGCGATATCCATCGTAAACATAACAAATCCTCACATAAAGAAAGGAGGGGAATATTCCCATCCTTTTGATTAACACTTAATTTCCATAAATAGTTCACGGCTAAAGAGTGGCTGTGCGTTAATCAGTGCATCTGCAATGGCTTCACAGCATTCTTTTACTTCGGGATTTGCACCACTCTTTGCATTGCGTTCCTTATATACGTGCGACCAATCCGTTAGATTACAGCGGAAGATAAAATTGGATGGAATTGCCAATGGGTATAATCCACGATGAACATCTTTCCGTCCCAGATGTTCCTTATTGATGTACCCAAAATCTGTCCTCACCCAAATAGCTCCATCAGCATCTGTATATTCATCTGGAATCGTAGTACCCATATCCTTCATAGCTTCAAATGGGTACTTAATCTTACCACTATAGAAATCAGATTTTTCACCATCCGAGAATGATGCCAATCGTGTTGATGAGCGGACAATACGATTCTGGAATCGTTGTGCATGAGAATCCCAATCATCCTGCCCAGCCCGATGCAATCCTTCTACCGTAACTGAAATATCAATAAATTTGAGAAGCGTGATATGAAGCCGTCCCCACTTCAAAAGCTTCGTCATATATTCCTGATACGCATCAAAATATTTATCCAAACGATTATCACCGCGCTCGGCTTTTGGAACAAAAATTCCATTGCGTGTATTCACCACGGTACACATATGACGGATCTCATCATCCATCGTTGCATTCCATGTACGCTTACTCATATGCATGGCAATAATCGCATCGTCGATCCCAGCAATGCTATTCAGATAAATTTTCATAAAATAATACCTCCTATTACAATCAGATTGCATCCATAATATATAAGATTATTCAATACCATCGATATGTTTGCATAGTGTTATAAAAATATCTTCTGCGACGATATTTGGGTCTCTATTTGCATCAATCACTTTAATGTTGTGATTGGGATATTCATGAATAATGTTTTGGTAACGATCGTATACTTCATGCAGTTTATCTACATTATCAAAAATTTCTCTTGGACCTTTGCGCTGTTTGATTCGTTCAATAGCAACATCAATCGGGATATCCATAAAGAATGTAATATCGGGAATCCGATGAGTTTGTCCAAATGCCATCTGTTTTACTGCTTCGCTCTGATACGCAAATGAGTTATATGCCAACGACGATAACATATAACGATCGCAAATTACATGCGACTCTTCCAACATCTTCGTGAGTGAACTATCACCAGTATAAAGATGCTCGATGCGATCTGCTGTGAAAAGATACATAAGTGCCTCTTCACTAATTTCTGTCTTTCCAGAGAGAAAATGTTCTTTGATGAATACACCAATTGGTCCTACGGTAGGTTCTTTTGTATAGTGAACTTCTTGGTTCAACTGACGTTTGATATTGAAATATAATTTCTCCGTCTGCATCGTCTTCCCAGAACCGTCAATACCTTCAAATACAATAAACAGATTCTTACTCATAACTCACAAATCCTCTCAAAAAATTGATGAAATATTATCTGGAACGTTTTTTGAAAATTTGAATTAATAGAGGAGGGGAATTCCCCTCCTCTATCTTTATGCAACAATTTCTAATTGATAAACTTGATCAAATTCGTCTTTCGCCATCCTATTTTTTGTATCAATTGTTTTGATGGAACATGTCGGTACCGGACATCCAGGAAGTTCTTCTTTCGTATCATTACGAACCGCTTTGAACCTCGATTTATTTTCATTTTGATAATATTCGACAACGATCGTATGTGGAATTGCTTCGAACTGTGCAGACGTTACGTCGATGTGATCCATTCCACCCCATGTACTCGGATCGAATGTGGAAACGGATTGTGGTGTAACAATTTGATTCTGAACAGCGGCTGGAATAATTGATGGATTTGATACCGATGCAGGTTGCATAGTTCCAGTAGTACTCGATGATGGGTTTGGAGCAAACACGTTATCGATGGAATTATTCATAATGGATGATCCGAGTAATGTGAGATCCGTCGAATCGACTCCTCCGCCCCCAAGATCAGCATCCAACTTTGCCTGCTTCATATATAAATCACTGATGCTCTTTTTAATCGAACCAATTTCTCGTAAGAGAGATAATGAGTTGGAGCGACCAGAATTGATGACAGCAGCTAATTCGACAAGGTTCTTGTTCAACGGCATAGCATCACGTGTATTGGGACCGGCTGCATTGGAATATCGTCTTTGCAAATCTGCATTGAATCGATTTTGTTCCGCAACAATGTTCTTTAGCATTGCCAATTCCGGAGCAAATTCTTTGTTGTAATTCCGTTTCTTTTTCTTCTTCGGTTTATCAACGACTGGACCGATTTCATCATCAATCCATTTCCGATATTTCTTCTTACTGGACTTGGGTTTTTCATAATCAATATCTCCGCCGGTAAGTTCACTAATTACTGTTTCCCACCGTTTGAATGCCTGTTCTCGCTTTTCTTTCTTACTGAGCTTTGGCTTCTCTTCTGCCTCTTCAACGATTTCTTCGTTTTTCTTTTCTTCTTCTGCCTTCTTCTCTGCTTTCAGATCTTCTCTCTTTTTAATGAAGGCACCATAAATAGAAGAGATGGAGTTCAGCACCCCATCTTTCATGTTTGTTGACATTATTATCCAACCTTCCGATAAGTCTCTTTGGTGTTCCCTCCAAGAGCAAAAAACATTATCATGATCTGATAAAGGATGTTTCTGACATCTTCATATTGATGGGCAATATCGCGGAATGTATCATATTGAATCCCCATATGAGAACAAATATTAACCTCTTTCATTCGCCACGTCATATCGGTGCAAAATAGATCCATAAGTATGATGTCGATTTTGATGCGATCATAAATATGAAATACATTGTTGAACATGGCATCGATTGCTTTGGATGTTTCCATCTTTGTATATGTGGCGTAAGCGTGCCCGCACTTCAAATTGTTAGCCTGTTCATTGAAATATTCATTGATTGCCGTACATCCATCAATCATATAAATATCTTCATCATCAAAGCATGGCTGATTATTCACTTTCATTCCCTCCCATGATTATAAGTCTCTGTCCAACACTTAAATTAAGATTATAGTTACCCGAAAGTCTTTGTTTTAGTAAATAGAAAAGGAGTTGTTTTACAAATGGCAGCAACGGATGTTATGGATAAAATGTATATGATTACCGAGCGAGGTAATATTCCTATCCTAGAAATCAAACCAGGCGACAAGATTTATGAATATTACAATTGTCGACAGCATACCATCGAAGCAGTTGATGCAATTGAAGAAGAACTTTTTATGGTTGAATTCACCGATGGTCGTGTCTGCTGGTACGATGGCGCCGAGCTTGATGAACTTCTCAAGACATTTAACTTTACACAGAAGGAAGTTTATTACGGAGAGAAGTTTGATCTCAATACATTGGATCCAGATCCGTATCTTGCTGGACCAATGCTTCTCTTTGGCGACTTTACCAGTGAAGAAGTTGCAATTCCAGTAGAGATTGCATCCATTCAGCCTGGGTTCTATGATTCCAATGTAAAACTAACTGATGTTCGATATCGTGCACATCGAAGTGTTGATGGAAAGACATATCGTTATTCCCGCACAGACGATCCATCCGATACAAATATTAAGTGGGCAGATCTGTTCAAGAATTATCCTTCATTCAATACAAACGACGGAAATGTGTTTCCGATTGAATATGAACGTGCATGGATCAAAGATCGTATTCGTATGGTACAGGGTATCTTTGAATTTGCAACCAACATCAAGAAGTACAAGGATTCAATCACCATTGAATTCCCGAACAAAGCACGTCTTGAATACCTCCAGAATCTACTTCTGAGTCTTGGCGTAAAGTCTGTTGTTCGTGAAATCTCACTTGGAGAATCTGAGAATAAGACAGAGTACTTCGTGAAGAGTGCAATTGCAGATGTCACTGAACTTCCGGAATCCGGTGGTAAAGTAAATATTGCCATCAGCATTGACAGTCGTGATATTGCAATCGATAAGAAGTCTTATGCACTTACCGTCCTCGATCTTCGCCTCTTCCCAACGCTCTTCCATGACATCAAGAACATTGATCGTGTATTTGATCTTTCTCAGTATACACTTGGATTTATTCCTCGTAGTTCGTTCCAATTCCGTGTAAGATCATACAAATCAGTTGGTGTTGGTATCAGCCGTAAGTTCTATGTATCTGGCGGAAAACGTATTTGTTATCTTGCAAATGACTTCCTCCCGAAGTTTACTGATCGAAAGTGATTTAAATAAAAAAATAAAGGAGGGGATTACTCCCCTCCGATATTTTTGCGCAGATGCAGATTACTCAGCCGCGGGCTCCTCGTCCGCGACATCGTCGTCCTCGCACTCGTCCGTGCACTCGTCTGCCGGAGCAGCGCCGCCGCCGATGAAACGATTGTACGCATAGAATGCACCTGCGCCGACTGCGATACCTGCGACACCGATCATAATCTTCTTAAACATGATTGTTTCCTCCTTATATTGGATAGAATTGACACTTATCTCTACTATGATAATATATCTTTATTTTCGTAGGAAATACGATTTGGAACATATCATGGATAGCACAGATAACGGATTAAAAGGATGGGTTGCATACCCATCCTCTTTTTATCACCGACCACGATCTGCGACATTGTCCATTTTGAGTTCAAGCTTCATCTTGATACCCGGAACGATGTCAACGATCTCTTTTCCTTCTTCCTCATCATACGAATAGAAGATATCGAACAACCCAAGAACATTCATCTTGACTTCCGATACTTCCGTATGATTTGCTTCCTTGAACTTGTACTTCATATACTCTGCAACATAATACATGAACGTACAGAAGATTGGAATGATTGCTTCATCCGTTCGAAGATTGATCTTCATGTTCTTGGAAATGGATTCAAATGCATCCAACTGAATCTTCTTCATGAACTCAATATTCTGTTTGACATTGAGTTCCTTCCACCGAATCACAGAAGACGCGGTCTTATCACTGGCCATGCGATCATCATCATTGATAACCTTCGTGTACTTACCAACATATTCCACAAACGGGAAGAAATTCCCAACCTTTTCATTTGCATCGTCATCGTTGTTTGTATATCCGACAACAACGAGATCGGCAATGTTGATTGAAAATTCATTATATGTCTTCTGCTTCTCACGAATGAATTTCAAAATGGATAAGAATGTTTCATAAAACGCCGCAGCATAGATGACATTGAATCCTCCATTGATATTGATGGAAAATTGTTCTGCAATCGATGTAGCCGTATTCTGGCAGATGATCTTAATGTCATCTTTGTCATTGACGACGTAATCGTCAAACCAGCGCTGCACATACGGCACTGCTTTGTTTTTCTTCGTAAGAGACTTTTCCTCATCATTCGTCTCTTCCATGATCTCTTCTTCTACTTTTTTCTTTGCCATTTTGCAATCCTCCTCTATATTGATTACCAATAGAATATATCATTAGGTATCAATATCATAACGACTTGGTACAAAGCTCTTCATCATTTCTTTTCGTGCCGTTGCATCAAACTTTGAAGAACCGCGCAGAATATTGAAAATCTTCATATCATTCTCAATATCGCCGATGTTGACACGGATGAGTGAACGCGTATTCGGATCCATAACTGTTTTACGGATATCATCCGAACTGTTTTCTCCCACAATTATCTTCACATACGTTCGCTACACGTATGCCGTTCCCTTATGAACTGCTCATGCTCTCACATGACAACATACTATTCCAAGTATGAGGCACACCTCATGAGAATCCACTGAGGTGTGGTTGAGACTATATCTTCGGATAAATCAATATCCGATTCCCCGTTTCCAGTTGCCCTCTTTCCCTGCCAAGGATAAGAGCCCGCTTGGGTGTACTCTACTGACTCTATTGATATGGTATTACTCCAATATCAGAGTTGGCCGATAGTCGTTGAACTTACTTCTCTATGCGTTTGTTAATTCGTTTATTGTAATATGGAGAACCTCTTAGAACTTTATTCATCGTTCTACATGGTACTCCGGTAATTCTGGATATTTGACTCTTAGAATATGTGGTTGTCTTCCACATATCACAAGCCTTCTTGATATCATCGATAGGGATTTCCTTCTGTTTTATTGGAATCAGAATATTGTAATTCTTACTAATGTGAGTCCAACTTCTCCCGCATCGGATCGAATATAATATACTCCGATTGATCCCAGAAACTCTTTCGATATCGATTAGTTTATTATCGGGATTTTCTAACATCTTACATGCGATACGAATTTGTTCTTCTGAATAAATATTTTCAGGATGTAATATTCCTTTAAAATTCTGAAGACCAGTCTGAACCGCATGCTGCATATTTTCTTTCCCTGTAACCCATTCAAGATTTCTATACCAATTACAGAGTTTATTCCCGTTCATATGATTCACTTGCGGTTTATTCTGCGGATTAGGTATAAACATTGTCGCAACCATTCGATGGATTCGAATCTTTATGGGCCCGCGATGATATCCGTTTACACAATAATATCCAGTATTCGAAATATCTGAAATCAAAGGACTTTTTCGTTTCCCAATGATTATTCCGACATTACTAATCAGATATCCTGATTTTTCTCCAGCAATGATAATATCTTTATATTCAGGATGCGATATATCGTATAGATATTCATTCAATAAAGAAATTTCATCAGTTGTCAACGATTTATATTGCTTCCCAAATAATTCCCATGATTTATCATCTCTGATGGGATCTATATTCGGCTTCTTGATACTAAAACCTCCTTTCAAATTTATTTTGTTCGCATAGAGAATTTTAGCTGCGTTTGATTACCCATATATCTAAATCGTTTTTACTATCCGATGACCGTTATGTCATCTGCGCACATATATTTGCATATACATTGCAGTAGATTTAGCTTTAGGGACTTCCCGCAATTAAAGGAATAGGGTCTGTGGAGTTAAACCCTTAAACCGGTGAAGGATCTTGGGTTGAAACTTCTGAAGGATCTTCAATACTTCAACGAGTGAAAGTGTTTCTTCCACCAACGTTTTATTGTGTTTCAGAATCACATTCCCGTTGAAATATTTATGCTTTCGCATAATATCAATCAATGGCAATCCTTTACGAAGCAAACGATTACCGACTTCAATGGATTGATACTTCCCATCGATGATACCCTTGATCACATGTTCCTCATGATCATAGTACATTTCAGGGAATTGTTCCCCAATTCGCTTCATGAGATGATCAATGTTCAATTGTTTGAGTGCACTTGGAATTGTTTCATTGGTTACGTTCATCGGAATAAATTCTTCCAAGATGCATTCAATCAAACGATCATTCACAAAGTAATGTTCTGCAATCAACTCGATATCTTCCAGATAGGAAGTTGTATCGATGAGAAGTTGTTGGAGATCATCTTTATGGAACCACTCGATTGGTTTATGCTTCATTCCGATGGTGTAATGTTTCATCACCTCTTTGATGTATCGATTGTTATAATCCTCTTTATTTATAATAAACGGATTTTTCTTATCATCCGTACTGTAAAGAGGAGGCTCTGCAATATACAACCGCCCATCCCGAATAATTTCTGGGAATAATTTAAAGAAGAAACTACAGAGCAAAGACCTAATGAAGAGGCCATCAATCAATTATCTTCACATACGTTCGCTACACGTATGCCGTTCCCTTATGAACTGCTCATGCTCTCACATGACAACATACTATTCCAAGTATGAGGTGTAATATCATGCAATATTACAGTTGAGACTATACCTTGCCATACCTCTGGTGGTATGACGTTTCCAGTTTCCAGTTACCCTTTCTCCCTGCCAAGGAGGAAAGCCCTCTTGGGTGTACTCTACTGACCCGATTCATGCACCGTATTGCTATGAACGAGTTGGCCGACAGTCGTTGAATGTTCTACTATATTTAGTAGTAGCTTCACTGCGCATTATCCAATCTCAAATGATTTTACCATCCATCAGGGCGTTACCCCAACTGCTGCACCATCTATCACTAGTGGCCGCGGTTATTTGAGCTCTAAGGAACTTCACGCAATTAAAGAAATCAGCAGACATTTAATAGTCTATCTGCATCGGATGAAATGATGATCTTATTGAATTGGAGTTTATCCATATCAAACTTTGCACCGACATTACAATTCATGATCGTAATGAGATTATTGAACTCAGCATTTCCCTTTGGGCCGACAATCTTATCGAGAGGCATATCATGGACATTTGCGCTCACACCACGAATTGCATATAGTGCTTGGAATTTTGGATCACGTGCTACACGGAGTGTTCCTTTTGCAGACAGCCCCTCAACAATAAAGAGTTCCTTATATGCTTTCCCACGATTTGAGCAAGGATCGTAATTCTTCATCGTATACGAAGACCAATTTGTCAACGTTTCTTTGACAACTGCATTGCGTGCACGATCTCCTTCGCGGCGAGCACGAGCATTTACTTTGATGAGATTGATACATTCTTTCAGCCTTGCTGGATTCTCTGTGAAGAACTTTTGGAATGCCTCTACTGTCCTTTGTTTACAGAGATCGAATACATCTGTATTGGAGATTTTATGTTTGGTCTGACCGGTAAATAGTGTTTCCATATTACTACGGAAAGACACCACAACAGAAAGACCCAACTTTACATCATCCCACTTAATATCCAACTTATCACGTTCTGTCAGTGTTGCTTTCGTGACCTGTTGGAAATAACGGCACATACCTTCGATAACACCATCCAAATGAGATCCATTGTCAATGGTGTTATTTGAGTTTGCAAATGACGCAATGTATGGATTAGATATATTTGATGAATATCCGAATGCGATCTCAACATTGACAAATCGACGGAACTTCTTATCACCAATCTCCTCAGGAACATTATCATCTTCCCAACCAATTACAGTTGTTGGAGTAACCATACTTTCCGGTTCATTGTATGCAGCAATGATATTTCCGAACGGCTGCAACTTATATGTTTCATTTGTCACCTTACCATCTTTATCGATGTATTCGGAATTGATGATTGTCTTTCCCTTGTTGAGAAATTGGAGTGCCAATAAAGATTCTCGTACCATAGACCATACAATTCTGGTCTTTCGTCCAAGAATTTTCGATGGTTTATATACCACCTTCAATCCGTGTTTATCGGGTGAGCATGAACCGGTTCGCTCAGAAACTTTATCACCTTCATGGAATACAATTTCCTTGAAGATGTTTTCCATACCTCCTCGATATGTTGTAATTGTCACATCTTCTCCAAGCGCATTGATTGCAAGTGTACCAGCACCGTTACGGCCCAAACTATCCATCTTCAAATCATTCTTTGCAGACGAATCGATATTAGATCCACTATTCAATGTTGTGAAGAGCATCTCCAACACATCCGGAGGAATACCACGACCATTATCTTCCACCGTAATGGTATCAATGCGCTCATCGAAAAGAATATTAATATTCTTACCCGGACTTCTTGGATTCCGACATTCATCGATCGAGTTATAAATGATTTCATTGATAACAGATTTTGCTCCAAGCTCATTAGAGTAACTAATATACATTCCTGTCTTGTATCGAACCTTATCCACATCTCGTTCTAGATGTGTGAATGTATCATCGGTATATTTTTTTGCCATCTTCAATGATTCCTCCTCGACATAAATAGTTCTTATATGTAAAATATATAATTGGTGATAAATTTATTTATTTTTATTCTCCTAAGATACTGTCTATGTAAATGCCGATTGTATTACAATGATCAAAGGAGATTACAAACATGGAAATCACAGCAGCATCGATCCAGCTTGGAAAGAGTAAGGATACGAGGTTCAAGGGTTGGGCAAAGATTAGTATCGATGGTATCCTGCAGATTACAGGAATTCGATTCTATGAAAATTTCAATCCTGAAACAAATGAACACTCCCGTTACTTTAGGTTCCCTGAATATCAGACCAACCCAAATAACACCGGCGGTGTACGTGTAGGCATTCCGATTGTTAATGCAAAGGACGAGGAATTCCGTGGCAAGATTGCAACTGCAATTTTCACAGAATATGACAAGATCATTGCAAAGCGAAATTAATTTGAAGAATCTGTTGATGGAGGGGTTTAAACCCCTCCATCATTTTACCATCATTATAATCGTCAGAAGTATAATATGATTGAGGTGATTATTCGATGGCAACAGAAATCACAAACATCGATGATGATATTAGTGTTTCATCTCTCTATGCCGAAATTATGAATGAAGGAACTCTCCCTCGAAAGCAATCATTTGAAGTTGGTCGCTTCGGAGGTGATAATGGAACTCAGGTAACGGCATATAACAATAAACTATTTGGAGCTCCATTTCAGCTCATGGATAATGTTGATATGCGACATCCGAATATCAATAAAGATGTTGGAGTAGAATATCTGAAACATTTCCTCCTCCATAGTCCAATCTTGCATATTCGTCCCGGTGTTCCGAAATATACTGGTGGCACCGATCCAAAAAGCTTCACGGAAGGATTCAAAGATATCTATTATTCCGTAACTGGAACTTCTGGAATTGATTTGATTGATACGGCTGGAGCATGGATGAATAAACAGATGTTTGGTTCTGGTAGTAAGTTGCAACGACGCATGTATGCACTGGATCCGAAATATCGTGAATATATGACATATGTCAATTATATGTGTCGATCTATGGCTGTATTTTTAGGATTGACCTCCAGTGGAAAAGCAATCACAAATGATGTTCCTCATGGGACATTTATCAATACAAATGGTGGTAGTCCAACGTGGGCGGACTTCGGTGATCTGCGATGGGAAAATTATCGCATGACATCCGATTCTTATGTTTCGGATAATAAAGAATATGCCGCCTCTGTAATCAAAACGCTACTGGGTTCGGATGAAAAAACGCAGAAACAAGCGGAAGAGATGATCAAAAAAGGATCTGCGCGGGATGGAAAAGTCCCATTCGATCTACTTAATGGGAATAAGAATGGAAGCAGTGCTTCAAAAAAGGAATCAACCCCTCCATCCAGTACAGATGGAATGAAGCCAAAAGAGGAGGCTCCTGATACAACGGAAAAAGGAGATGCAAATACCCAATATTCATCGAAATCGTTTCGTGAAAATGCTTCTGGGTTGTTTGGAAATCTATGGCAAGCATTTGATTCCGGTTCTATGGGAGAAGATAGTTTCGGCGAACTATCTGCCAACCAAATCAAAACAATCATGTTTATGGTAGAGCCTGTATCCTTTAGCGAACAGTTAACAAACAATACAGCGCCTTCGCTCATTGAACAAATGGTCGATAGTATTGCCGATAGTGTTGGTTCCGAAATTGCATTCATTACTAATTCAGGCGCAGACGCTGGAATGATTGGTGGACTCGCTCAATTCCTTGGAAGCAATATTTCATCCATGGCGGTCAGTCTTAGTAAACTTGCAGAACCGGTTGCTGGTGGATTTGCAACAAATTTGTTCAGTGGAGCAATCAATGCACTCTCTGGACAAAAGATGATTTATCCGGAAATTTACAAGTCATCCAATTCAACGCAGGATTATGAATATTCCGTAACACTTACATCACCATATGGAGATATTTACAATTATTACATGCACATTGTTGTTCCACTTTGTCATCTGATCTGCTTGGCCGCACCTCGCATGTTAACATCCAACTCTGTTACCTCGCCATTCCTTGTACAAGCATATGTTCCTGGTATGGCAACTTGCAATCTTGGGATTATTAGTAACATGACGATTAGTAAGAATCCGGACAGCAAAGATGTTTCTGTCAATGGATTCCCGCTAACGGTAAAGGTTACGTTCCAAGTCAAGGAATTGTATAACGCAATTTCTATTTCTCCAACAACAAATCCGGCATCATTCATGTTCAACGAAACACTGACGGATTATATGCTGAATCTTGCCGGATTACGACCATCCATTGATACTTATTATGAAGCACAGAAGAATGCAATGGATCGTGTTGATGATTATAAATCGAAGGAAGTACTTAATGATCTTTTGAGCAATGCAATGCAATCATTTGAAGGATTATTCCGATAAATATGAAGGGGAGAAATCCCCTTCATTATTTTATATTTTTTTATAAAAATTATATATTATTCTTATAAGAATCTAGGCATGAATATGATGCCACCATTCATCATATTCTTCAGGTAAAGGACGGAGTAGGCCCCTAAAGAGGATCGCACGTGACCAACATAAGCGTGGAGATGGAAATGGGCTCGTGTTACTATCAGAGAGTAGTAGCATTACAAGAGTCGTGGCTAAAGTGGCCTAGCCATGGGGTACTTTCATGAAGACGCATATCATTGCAAATCGGCTCTCCGGAAGATGATAAAGGTCGATTCCTTGGTCTGAATTTATGCAAAAGCATAATATGCAAAAGCCGTAATGGGTTAATAATTCTGATTGGGATGCTCATGTACAGGACATGAGTAGCACTCTCGTAACACTGGCAGGTCCGTGAAAATCGGATACAATCAGAATTGGTTTCATCGATGTAAGCATTATCTTCTGTCTATTTGGATAATAGCATCGTTAATCCTGTATAAGCGTAGTATAGGTCAAATTTCGACAGAAAATTTGCCTATGAGAAATCCATGCAACCGCATGGTCAGCCTCAGATGTGATGTAGAAGTTACTTCGAGTATGCGAACTAATTGGTAGCATCCATCTGGCCAATCTCCGCTGCCGAAATCATATGATGGTGTGATTGGTAAAACGCATGGCTGTGGGACCTCATTCCTTGTTTTCGTTGTCAACAAGACCAACCCTGACTTAGAGTCGACAGTGATCGTACACCGTAATTGGTGGGCGCCGTGGGACTAATATGTCGCCAGGAGAAGGCGGTGGCTTAGAGAGCGGACAACCGAGCCGCAATGGAGAAAAGTGTCGAAATATTGCCTTCAAAAGAGGATAGCCGCAAGCAAATCATGTGAACGCTATTCCAGAGCGAAAAGGCTACGTAGGTAATACTCGTTACCTGGCATAAGCACGAAGTGAAGCATGCATTGGGGTATGCGCCTCGTGATACGTAAACGGATGAATATCATCCAAACACAAGTGTGAGAACTTGTCTCCATGTAAGACGCTGTAACGTAATAAGGGTTTTCCCGTTGAACCCGTGGTGAACGAAGGGCATTTGAAGGTTCTCCTCTTGCTCTGATGGTGGAGGGGTTTTGCACGTGACACTGTATGTGCAAAGTGAAACAAAATTGCGTGAGACATAATGCTGGCCGTAACTTGAGTAACCTTGATAGTGATCATCATACGGGTATGATTTGCACGTATGGGAGATCGTCACTATCATGTCTATGGTACGCACGCGAAGTGCACCAGTAAGTGAAAAGGATGCATGTGCTGCACATTAATATGTGTATAATGAGGGCTTGAGTTCAGCTCTACTCCGGGATGGCAGATTGCCTCGCACACACGCAACTGCGGTAAATATATGGTTACCAACATACGTCATATACATTACTGCTGGGAATGAGTGAAAGATATGGATATCGAAACGATGACAGTGGGAAGACCCCCTTTTGGGCGAAAGCGCGCAGGCTAGCGTTTACAGAGTAGCCCTCTTTTCCTCCATATCCCAAATAATTACCAATTAATATTTTAAAACGAAAGGACTGAAAAATTTGGAAAAACCAGAAACAAATACAGAAACATCTGCAGAGAATACATTGACTCATGAAGATATCATTCGATTTATGCTTGAGCAGCAAATCAAGGAAGAAGAATACCTTGAGGCATTGCGTCAAGAACAAAATCCGAACGAATCGAGTGAGCCGTCTGTGGATGAAGATGATGTCATCACCGTTGATGTTGCTGGGGATGTCCTTCCTCCAGTGAAGAATACAGGTCCATTGCCTATTGTGCATCCAGATGTAATCGATGCAGAAGACGAGGATATGGATATTCAAGATGTCCGAGATTCTCTCAGACAGCTCTATGCATTCAAAGATAAGCAGGAGGAAGCATCTTACGAGCAGATGAAGCGCGTCGTTCACGAGATGATGGATAATTATGCCAACCTCATTGCGGAACGTCGGTACCGCATCTCTGCAGGTCCGGGTAATTATAAGCGCTCAAGGATTGCGACACTGGATAATAGCATCCGTGCGTGTGAGAAAGCTCTGGATGTAATCAAGGATCGTTGTCCAGAAGCAATTCCGGAAATTACTCCGTATGATTTTAATGAGGAGATCCCAATCAATGAGGAGCTCCGTGCGAAGAAAGAAGCAAACAAGGCAAAACGAAATTTACAGTATCGACATATGATTATTCGGAAACATCAAGAAATTGTCGAAATGCTTGGACCGTCACTGCTGACAGAACGACCTGTTCAGAATGATGCATATTTCCCGAATGCACAATTGGATGATGCGGCCCGCAATCTACCACGTCCGAAGAATTACAAAACGCCAAGTCTCAAGAAGCAGGCGGATAAGATAAAGCAAGAAAAGGTTCAGATACAGAAAGAAATCAAGACTGAAGAAGATCATGAAAGGGAAGACACCGAGATGATTCCCATGATCAAATCGATTCCTCATCAAGTCAAGAAGTGGTTCCGCAAGAATTGGAAGAAGAGACATACGAAAGCGCTCTTATCCGCCATCAGTCTTGTTATCTCGGCGGTAGTTGCCGGAATCGCTTCAAACTATACAAGGGTAACCTGAATGAATATAATATATTAGGAGGGCGCATTGACGCGCACCCTCCTAATATATTATTTTTTATGCTTCTTTATATTTTGCTGCTTTTTCATCAATGGACAGAATCAGTTTTGAAAATTCCTTGATCAAATCATGAATAAATCCTTCCAGATATGGCTGATTTGATCCATGAGATGTGTAATATTTTGTATGATCTTCCGAAATTGTAATGATTGCTGTTGCCGGTGTAATTCCCATCATCATATTGAATCGATATGAATTCCCCATCAATGGGTCTTCACTTGCAGCTGAAATCAGTGTCATTAATTCTGAATATACATCAAGAATCCGTGATTTATATTTTGAAAGCTCAAGGGTATCGGAATTCCATTCGATATCATCCAATGGAATATTCTGAGCTGCCATATGATTAATTCCGCTAATATATGAAATATTCATTGTATCAGCAGGATATGTTAACATCAGTTCTTTTAACATGTAGATTGGCATCTGTACAACATAGGATGCCTGTAGTGGCGTTCGATATTTTTTGAGCCTAGATGCAACTGCATTGGGCGCAGGTTCACCAATGATATTCTCATCATACCAAAACATTCCAGATGTAATCGGATCTAATTTTCCATATCGCGATAAGCCAATTTTATAAATCGCATTATTTGTATCATTTTGTAATGGCTTATATAGAATGGAATCATAAATCATATTTGTTTTCACATTATACGTGACTGGCTCATGATGCGCAATCATTCGACCAATTGCATTCATCAATGATTTTGATTTCTTCAGAATATCGAAATCATCCGGATGCGGATATGTATCATTGAATACCTTCGCATATTCATCTGCATCAATGGAATGAATCATATCGGAGAATGTAATCGGAATTCGGATATTAAATGATCGACAAGCAATTGGAATGTAAAGAGATGCAACTTCATATGGAATATCTGGAATCATCTGCTGAGACAATGCGATTGCCTTTTCACACGATTCTTTTACTTGATTCCCAATCGCACCATACGCTTTCAATTCCATGGGAGGTGGAACATCGATCACATTATTTTCCATAATTCGAATGGTTGGATTTTCCCGATATGCCTGTAGTAGCTGGAATAATTCAACGAAACTGACAGGTCCGACGGTAACAAAATAATGAAATTCTTCATTGATGATATTTTTAAAATTTTGATTCTTTAGTGGATTCACTTTGTGTTGTAGTGCATATTTCAGTAATGCATTGGAACCACTTTCGCGAATGTCAAAAATCTCCATACCCATGATATGCAAATCCTCCTAAAAATTATATATTTTATTAATAGATATCTAGATTGAAATTTTATGGAGAGTGTGTTGCGATGGCGAAGAAAATATATGAACCAAAGGATTTTACAGATAGTCAAATGGAGAAGTTTGCAGACTCAATTGAGTCATATCTCCATATCCTATCAAACATCATGATTCTCCCAGAGGATCTATCGAAGAAAGAGGAAAAGGAGTTGATGTATTCCATCGAAAAAGCAAAGAAACTGGTCAAGAAATTAAAGAAACACGATCGTAGCGTGTTCCGTGACGAGGATGATGAATAGGTTATATATTCTAATCATGTCTGATGGAATACATAAGGTATTAAAATTTATCAAAATTTAAGGAGGAAATGACGTGGCAGATTCTACGGTGAAAGAAGAGATTGGGAAGAAGTTGGTTGAACTTCTATCTCCTGACAACGTGGCAAAAATTGTCCTTGGAACGGACGATGATGGAAAGCAACGTTCGATTATGGACGTGCTCGGTCGAAAGAAGAAAAAGAAGTCAAAGAATGCGGGAGATCTTTATCTGGATTCCGTAAAGAAACGGAAAAAGAAAAAAGGCAAGAAGAAGAAAAAGAAGAATAAAAAGAAGAAGTATGCGATTGATGAGCTTTAATGCTTTCATATAATTTAGGAGGATAACAATGGTAAAGTATCTGATCAATGAGAAGAAGGGTATTGTCACTGCATGGTTTGAGGATGGCGACCTCTCCAAGAGAGAGCTCATGGAAAACGAGCTCTATGGCATGCTTCGAAATCGCTGTAATACCACCAAGCTGTACCTGGTATTGTATAGCTCCGATGTTGTCGAGCAGTTCATGAACCGATACAGCGATGACAGGTCTTTCGTCGGTATCGCACAGTGCAGTCCCGAGGACACATTCGACAAGGAAGTCGGCAAGAAGATTGCATTCGATCGTCTCCGCGAGAAGGAGCATCGGATGATCAACAAGTTCACTTTCTTTGTGATGGATTGGCTCGATCGATTCATTCACGATCATCGTCTTCCGCTCATTCCTGTGAAAGATTAACAAAAGGGAAGAGGGAGTATATACTCCCTCTTCTTATTTTTTCATACAGCAGAATGGAGGAATCGGTATGATTCGAGGAAGCGATCCTGCACTATTGAATGTTCGATACATCCGAGGAGATCGAAAAAGAGATATCAAAGAATGTTTTGAAGTTATCTATAAAGATGGGAATGATGTTCGGGTATCTTATGAAGAACCGCTGGCTGATATCTATATCGTAAAACCGGAATATCGGAATTATGATTATAACAAACCACAAGAGCAAATATCTCGCATGGATAAAATTACATGCAAGGTGTCGGAAATCCGTAAAAAGATTGCGGAAGCCATCGGTGATAGTGGAATCAACTTCATGAAACAATGCTTGCGAGATTCCAACTTTAGAGCATTGGATCGGTTATATGAATGGAGATTCGTATATGGAGCAGATTTCCAACCCGAGTTCTATTATCTCCGTCATTGGAGTGAAACGCATAATCTTTCAGAAGACTATCTTGCTGGCACAAAACTAACCAAGGCATATCTTGATATCGAGACGGATATCATGGATTATAACCTGGATATGGATGATCTTGCATCTACCGCGTATTGTCCAGTGAACTGTGCAACGTTAATCATGGATGATGCGAATGATTCTTATACATTCATATTGAAACCCATCAAACCATCTCGGTTATCACTAACAGACGATGAGTATGATGCACGATACGCGTTGTATGAAAAACAGCTCAAACAATATGAAGCAGTCTATAATAATCAGCAAGCAAAGTTGGATGAACTTCATACAAAATTTGATGCAACCTATGGTGCATTAAATTATCAACTCCGCTTCTATGAGAAAGAGATTGAATTAATCGCAGATATTTTCCGATGCATCAATACGAAGAAACCGAACTTCTGTCTCTGTTGGAACATGCGATTTGATATTCAATACCTTTATGAACGCATCAAGATTCTTGGATATGATCCCGTATCAATTATCTGTCATAAAGATTTCAAATACCAAACATGTTATTTCAAGATTGATAAATCCACTTTTGAAATTCAAAGACAGTTTGACTATTTCCATTGCAGCTCATACACAAATTATATGTGTCAGATGCGAAATTATGGATTGATTCGAAAGTCTGGGCATAAATTGCCGAGCATGCGACTCAATTATATTTCAGATACGGAGCTCGGTGATCATAAGGTCGATTATCCAGAAAATGCAAACATTCGCACATTCCCATATGAAGACTTTTCATTATTCATCACATATAACATCAAAGACGTATTATTGCAGATGGCAATTGAGCGGCGTACGGAAGATGTCAATACCATTTATATGCGCGCATTCTCCAACTTAACACCGTATTCAAAGGCATTTAAAGAAACGCATCTCATTCGAAATTACCGTGAAAAGTATTTTGAAGAATTCGAAGGAAAAGTTCAGGGGAATAATCTCAATGTTATCGATCGTGGTGAAAAGGATAATTTCTTTGGAAACGATGATGATGAAGAGGAGGGAAATGGAAAGTTATCATTCAAAGGTGCCATCAATGCAAATCCAATATGGAATGATGCCGTAGGTGTTGAGCTTTTAGGGAAACGATCGGATTCCATCTATCAGAATTGCATGGACTATGACATGGGTGCATTTTATCCGTCCATTAAGATTGCATCCAACATGGATCCGGAAACATTATTGTTTAAGGCAGCTTTTGATAATGAAGAATTTTCATCTGGTCAGTTCATGAATCGATCCCTTGTAACAGATTATGAAGAAAAGGACAAGAATGGAAACATTCGACCCGTTGACATTACTGGAGAAGCTGTAAATACGTACGTAAGCAATAATCCTCTAACGTTTGCGTATAATTATTTGGGAATCCATTCGATTACAGATCTATCCAAAGAATTTGAATCATGGATGAAAAAATAGAAGGGTATAATCCCCTTCTATTTTTTATTTAAAAATCGTATCTTCTCTATATTTATTGATATATTATTATAGTAGAGATAAGGATAAAGAATCTATCTATATAGGAGGAATTTATCATGGGAGATATCATTAAGGGCGTTGCGATCGGTCTCGGAGTTGTTGCAGCCGGTGTTGGCATTTATAATGTAACCAATCGCGTACTGGAACAGTATGAGTTGGATCATGCCGCCCGCCGCGAAATGATTTATTGTGAAATTGATACTATGAAGAATAAGCGGTATCAATAAGGAGGAAAATACCATGTTTAAAGTTATTGCTAGCGTAGCAGCACTCGTCGCCGGTGGCGCATGCCTCGGATACGCTTATGCGATGGATTCGGTTGAGGAGCACCTGAAAAAGCAGGGCGAGTACAATAAGGAAATCATCGACGGCCTGCAGAATATCGTCGATGAATTGAAGAAGCCAGTGCCCGTGGTCGAAAAAGATCCGAGCAAGAAAAAGGGAGTATTGGATATCTTCGACAAGGATTGAATAACGGGAGGAAAACAGGATGTTCAGCTCAATCAAATCCTACCTCTTCGATTCAGATGAGGAAAAGCGGATCAAGACCCAGCTCGAAAGCATTCGCAACATCCGCGCAGGTCTTGAGAGGGATGTGGGTCCGAACGATAAGTTCGTCCACGGATTCCTCGAGGGACTCCGCCGTGACGAAGAAGCCCTTGAGGCTCAGCTGCTTGCATGCTGAAAAATAAATTGGAGGGGAGCAATCCCCTCCTTTATTTTTTTACTTTATATCATGATGGATTCTGCTTCCTGTTGCGTCAATCTGCCCATTATATTTGGAATTCATATTTTTTCCATAAATACGATTCGATTTGTTTGTTGTGGTAAAATGAATTTGTGCTACACGTATTCCAGGATAAAGTCGAATTGGATAGCGAGATTCATTGTATAGTTCAAGAGTTATCGTTCCCTGGAATCCTGCATCTACCAAACCTGCTTGTTCTGTCTGCAATCCCATACGAGCAATACTACTACGTCCTTGTACAAATCCAATCACTCCATTTGGGATATTAAATTTTTCAATGGTATTTACCAGTATAAATTCTCCTGGATCGATGGTAATAAACCCGGGATCCAAAAGCGAATATACTGGAATTGTTTTAATTGGTTTTCTGACATCAATGATTCCGGATGACGGTAAATCCAATATGATACAAGAAGTTCCAATCCTCAAATCAAAACTATTTGGTTGCAACTGACTTTCATAATCCAACGGAAATTTTTCATCAATGGATTCGATCATATTTTCGTTCTCAATGAACCATGCAATTTCTCGATCATTCAATAGTGTTTTTGGTGTAAAATATTTCATTTTGAGATGAAAAATAATATCAGATAATTTCATGTCAATTTTCCTTTGCTATACTGGCTGAGATAATGTCGTTTTCGACTGTAACGTTATCTGCATTTTCAAGATCTCTCTTAATTGCATCCATAACGCTCGGATCTGTTATTACACGAATTTGAAGGGTGGTTCCATCCTTGCTGACATCCTGAACATCATGGATATCCTTTGAGTATGGCTTACACCCATTATATATTAAAGAAAACTCCTCGAAGTTATTCTTTACGAGATTTAACAATTTTTCGGAATCAGCCGGTATAATTCTACCCAGATATTCTGGTTTATACTCATTCATAGAAATTATACCTACCTTTATTTTTTATTAAAAGAGAGAAGGCGGTTCTTTTGCTTTCCGCTCCCGCCTTAACTCAATTAACTTCACAACATACCCTTTGGGTAATTCATTCCATATGTATGGGAACATCGGATCATTCTTGAATAAATTGCCCAGTTCCTCGATCAATCGTACATTCTGTTCGATGCTTTTTATGCGTTCAGCCTCGAATGCTGCTAGTTCTTCTTCAGAACTACCTGCACGCTCATAAGGCTCTGGGCCACTATAAAAAGCATTCTACTCATATCCTGAATTGGTATGTTGGATACATTTCCACACTTGGGGCAAACAATATCACGAAGATTATAGGTGAACTGGTATGGTTCCAGAATCACGCGCATCATCTCTCCGACCGTCTGATAGTCAACTTCATCGAGCTGCTTCAGAACCTTCATGATACCATCAACAGAAGTAATCTTTGCATACGATCCGTTGTATGGGACAAGAACTGCTTTGACAACCGACAGCATGGTGACGGTAAGTGCATCCGATGCAGCCGGATTCTGGGCTTCTGTAATTTCAAGAACCTTACCAAAGATGGTATTGATGTGTTCGTATGCATCCTTGTGCCCACACATAATTCTGAATCCGCAATGGGGAAGTTTAATCACAGAAGATGATGCAAGGAATGAATCCTTGTAATTTGCTTCAATTTCCTGCTGAGAAGATACGGTTGCAGTCTTATTCATTTCTTCCAGAACGGCAGGACTGATCTTATCCATGTCAAGGAGATTCTTTGTAGAATACACCCAATCATATTCCTTCTTGCATTCTTCTCCATTATGGCGTGCATGACAATTGATGGAGATGACTTCATTTTCCATCGTTGTTGCACAAAGAATCTTCCACAGTATAAAATCGAGATCCAGGAATGATGTCTTCTTCAGGAAATCATCAAATGCATCACCATATTCAAGCTTTGCTCCTTCTGGAACTGGTTCTCCCGCATTGAGATGAATCTTCTTCTTTGTAGAAGGATCGATATAATAGCGGAATGGTTTGAATTGTCCAATGGATGGGTTCTTGGTATGATTGAATGCGATCGTCCACTTCTTCTTGAGGCCATCGACAGTATTGAGTTCCTGTGACTGAGATAGATCTAGGATCTCTGGATATGAAAGTCCAGTAAATGTTGCCCGATACTTCGATGCTGGAAGCGGAGATGAAACATCATTCATTTTCCTCGTATATTGAGAAAGAACGCCGTCGATTGCATTTTCATCCAGCTCAACAACTTCATTGTATTCCAGAGGTGTTGTTTCAATAATATCGAGCTCTACCTTACGACTCTTCTTAATCTTATCAACATCTTCCTGATCCCAGAAGATATGAGGAACATCTTCCTTATTGACGCGAACTACAGTCTTGTCGATCACAGCATCTGGAATCTTTTCCAAATTCTGTGTTGCCTTAGAAATGATTTCCATGTCCTCTTCTTTGGTATGGGCCTCATCTACAGTCGACTGTGCAGGAATTACTTCTGTAACAGGTGTAGGTTCTACAGATTCAAGATCATTTTTAACTACCTTGACATTTGGACCATACCAAGGTTCCCATTCAAGAACTGCCGATGGGAACTTTTCAACATATGCTTTGATGCGAGAATCGAGCTGCTCATCACGGCGCTGTATATTTGTATCCGATGCAATTGCAAAAATAGCAGCATGCTCCGCAGGATCTTCAATTGCGAGCTTCACAATATGGAGACGCTTCTTTGATGCTTCAATTGCCTGGGTCTTAATCATAAGATCGTCAACCGCGGCAGCACCATCTTCAATTGCATGATCTTCTGCAACGTCTCGAAGTGTTGTATCTTCCTTCTCCGTGTACTTATCTTTATCAACCACGATACCAAGAGAAGATCGATTTAGCTCTGCCAATGATTTCGTATCTTCTTCATCCGGCGTCCATTTACTAGCTCGATATGTATCGCTTCCATCCGATGTAACAAATTCATCGGCACTATCATCTACATCGTCATCAAAAATATTCGTATCTTCATTCATGAATTTCACACTCCATCAATTACATGATTCTTCCTATAAATTAAAAACACTGTAACTTGTGCATATTATTTATAGTAATTCATCATCCAAATCATATAATTAAAAATGCCTCGTGTATAATTGATGATCGTTCCTTTATTTGAATAGGAATCTGTAATATGGATGATATCATTCATCCAATAATCAATGATGGTTCTCAACTCGATATACAATTCATCTTTGGAACTTGCGATGGACCGATACAGTGCCAATCCATAGGAAATAAATTCTCCCGAAATGATTTCCGTATTTCCAGTTTTACGGAAATACCCAATCACTACATTTTCAATGAATTTGTGAAGTTTGTTATTCTGATCGCTATAGATCTTGTTAAGGTATGTCTCTAGTAAATCTTTATTTACGGAATTTGCCTCTGCATTAAATTTGACAAATGCTTTGTGAATAAAATTTGCCTGCATCTTTGCATAGATTTTATCGATCACGGCAGATGTATTGGAATACTGGCCATCAACATTTGTCACATTTCCATTTGCATCAATTCCGCTTTGGGCAACTAATGTTCCATTATTTTGAATATTATCGAAATATACCTTTGCAATCTTCTTAATAGTTGCTTTCAGCTGATTTCGTGCACGATAAAGGAAATCCATATATTGGTAATCCATTTCTGTCGTTACACGATCTTTGCAAAGATTAACAACACCATTCATATCATAATACAACAACTCCAACAGGTTTGCCATTTTCTTAATCTTAAACTTTTGCGGTAGATGTTCAATAGTATAAATCATAACTGTCGGTTGTACACCTGTAGGAAATGACTTTCTTAGCAGAATAGGATATTCCGCAAACCCCAACATATATTTACAAGCAGTCAGTAGATCTTCATATCCTTCTTTGATACATTCTGCAACCAGTAGTGCAATAAGTAACTTATGTGGACCAGCCTTGATGATTTCCATATTCAGCTGTCCGTCATATGCTTTCATCGATACTTCCTTACACTCATTTTTCATAATATCTTCGGATAATCCGAATAATGCATAGATTGGTTCAAATTCATTTTTTCCAAAAAGGAATGAATAGATGGGTCCCTGTGCATACAATTGTTCCGAGTTCGTATCAATGAATTTGCCCGTAAATTCAATGATTGCATTCCGATTTTTCGGGGATTGCAGTACTTTATGGACGGTAGGAACCAGAGTTTCTTTCAAATGATAGGATACTTTTGCTGCCGATTCCATATATGCAATCTCATCCGATAAACTTTGCTCATATGATTCAATCAAATATGTGTCTGACATAACAATCCTTCTTCCTATATACTCATTACAAGTGAGTTGCAGGATATCATATCTTCTAAATGGATCGATATATATTATATTATTGATAGGAGGTATGATATTATGAAAAACAACAGATGGCGGAACAAATTCCGCGCAATGAAGAAGACTTACACAAAGAATCAACTATTTCGTGCATGTTTTCAAATGATGAGAGACGGTGTGGTTGAGATAGATTCGGATGAATTCATCCGAAATGTCAGTCGACCAATCCGCGAAATCGAGAGGTTATTCCCTGATCCAATCGAAATGTATTGAGGGAGGGAATAGCTATGGGAGATCTAGGTTCGGATATTTTAATCGAATAAAAATAAGGGGTATTACAAACCCCTTTATTTTTTATTATATATTTTATTTTTATAATTGAAAGGGGATAATAAATTGGAGATTATTTTTCGTATTATTGAGATGATATCATTCGCGATGCCAGTCATTTTATGTGGAGCTGTAGGAGCAGCATTCTTCTGGACATTACTCCAAATATACTATTGTGTACACCCATATGATCGACCGAAAAAGAAAAAGGATGAATGATTTATGCGAATCTCATACATTCGATTAGAAAATTTTGCAGGTATCTATGGTGGTACCAAAAAAGATTTTATTGAAATTGAATTCCCAAAAGATGCTCGACGGATTACTCTTATTCAAGGGATTAACGCTTCTGGCAAAAGTGCGTTGCTGAGCCAAATCCACCCATTTGCATATCCACCTTCTATTGACGAACGATCAACATTGAATCTTATTCGCGAAGGGAAAGATGGGTATAAAGAAATTCATTACATCATTGAAGATCATACGTTCATTTTGAAGCATTACTATAAGAAGAGTAAATCTTCTTATACAGTAAAATCTTATATTCAATTGGATGGAGAAGAATTGAATGAAAATGGAAATGTAACATCCTTCAATCAACTTATCCAAATCCATTTTGGATTACAGCAAGATATGATGCGATTGCTTCGGTTGGGGTCGAATGTAAATTCATTCATCTCATTAACGCCTGCACGTCGAAAGGAATATATCGGTTCACTGATTGATGAAATCGATATGTATCTCAAGGCATATAAGAAGGTTAATGATGATATTAAAGTAACCAAAGCGTTGTTGAATACAACCATTGGTTCTATGTATCAACTTCATGTGCAGGATATTGTTGCTGAGAAATCGACATTGAAAGATCTCTATAAGAGTGAGAAGCAACTATCCATTGATCGCGATACACTTTTACAAAAATTAAACTCCATCAAAGAATTGGAGAATAAAAATAATATCAATGAACTGAAATCTCGAAAACATGAATTGGAAACATCATTATTTGATATTTCCAATACCATTGATGTTGTGAAAAAGAATCAGTTGGAACATGTATCGGTTGATGATATGATTCAAAAGCGTGGTGCCAAGATCAACCAGAAGATTGAATTGCAGTCTCAGGTAAACTCATTGAAACTTCAAATTGATCATCTCTATCACCAGATCGAGCAAATGGAAACTTCAATGAATCGTATATCATCGAACCAAGACATTCATTCGTTGGAGCAAGCACTTGCTTCCATACAACAACAATTGTTGCATATTCCGGATGAAATCAAACGGATGTCCTCAGCAAAGATATCTTCTGGAGAATTGCAAGGGATTATCAGTCAACTCGAATCTGCGAATCAAATTATTCATACATTGTATGGATTCGGAAAAGAACCCATACGCATTTATTTGAAGTTGATGGAAGAAGGAGAATCCATTGATCTGTGGGTAAAAAAGCGAGCACAAGAACATTCCTCTTCTCTCAATGAAAAGGATATTCAGCAACTATTGTCTCAGGTATATAAAGATGATATGATTATTACGCCCAATTGTGCAGAAGAATTCAATGACTGTCCCTATTATCGATTGCATGAAATTATTCAAACATTGGAGAAAAAAGTTCATATCAATATCGACACTGAGACATTGCGCTATATCCAATCGATTTATCAGAATATGGATCGTATCCTGAATCAAGTCGATTTGATAAAGCAGTCAAATCTTCCGGATAAACTTATGGATGGATTGAGAGCTACATCCATTTACAAGAATTTATCCAAAGAACTTCCGATATTCGATCTACAACCATTACGAAACTATCTCTCTATCATAAGGGAGTATGAGTCGTATTTACAATTGATGGAGCATGAGAAGCAGATTCAGTTACAGATTCAATCCTATCAAAATTCTGGTATTTCCGGATATCAAGACATGGTTATATCATGTAAGAATGATATTCAATCCCACAAAGATGCGATCGTCAATCTACAAAAACAGTTGACGACAATCGACGAAGAATTGAGTACCATCGATTCCAATATCGGGATATTGACAAAGTATCAGGATGCATTGAAGTATGAATCAACGGTTCGTACATCACTGGATGATATTGATCGCGTGTTATTGCCATTAGAATCTGCGACTGCCGATAAGCAGATGTTTGAATGGGAATTTCATCAAAAAGATCAAGAGTTGAATCATCTTCGTGAAGAAATCAAAAATCAGGAAATGAAGATTCAACGATTCAAGGAGTTATCCAAAGAAGAATCTACGCTGAAAACGAAACTAGATCATCTTTCCATCATCCAAGAATCGGTATCAACTAAGAAAGGGATTCCAGTAATCTACATGAAGACGTATCTTGGGAAGATCCAAGAGACAGCGAATCGATTACTATCCATCATCTATGAAGACCGATTCAAATTGGCAAACTTCAATGTGACGCAGGAAACATTCGAGATTCCATACATCAAGAATGGTACAAAGATTCCTGACGTCCGTTATGCTTCTCAATCAGAAATACCATTGGCAACAATGGCATTGTCTTTTGCAATTTCATCGCGTATGTCATCAAAGTATAATATCATATTATTAGATGAGATGGATGCTGGATTTGATGAACAGAATCGCCAAGCATTCTTACAGATGTTAGACACGCAGATCAAAATGCTAAAGGCAGAACAAGTATTCATTATCAGTCATAATATCAATAATATTATTGATATTCCAGTAGATGTCATTCGTATGTCCAGTGATATTCCATTGTCTAAACTTCAAAACATCATTTACGAATCTTGATAGTAGATATATATTATTTAGATAGATGATATCATTGGTCATATAAGGAGGAAATAGACATGCCATGGATTCAAGAAGATCGTAACCCTGCAACCTACATCGGATCTATCTTTAATGATAGCATCCTACCGACATATGTTGGGATGTTTGAATGGGCGAATATGGAAGATCGATATTCTTTTGATGGGGAACCGAAAGGAAATAATCCATATTTTGGGAAACCGCACAAAGCTGTGCTAATGGTGCAAATGGTAAATCAAATCAATAAGATGATTCACGAAGATAAGATTGAAGTTCCCAAACTCCCAGACTATACCTATCCTCCATTCTTCGTTATTGAATGTGATGAGTATAGGATTGAAAAGCATGTTGCTCTTATTACATCGAATCGGATGCAACCAGTCGTACACGAATTGCATACGCCAAAGGGATCATATGATGCATTCCGATTGGATGATGTGAAATCCATCGATCTTACCGATCACCTCGACCACATCAAAATTATTGCAATCGGTCAAGTTTCTGGACATATGTTCATTGAACTGGATGACAGTGAAAAGGATATGATCATTGATAGACTATTCGATAGTGTAAAACGATACTTTGAAGAGCCTGTTGGCTGGAAGTAATATAAAGGAGGGGATAATCCCCTCCTTTATATTTTTTACATGATTCCTCGAATGAGTTGGTTGATGTGTGTCATATTTAATCCATTGGTAGATTTGGAATATTTTGTATTATTAGTCGAACGAAGTTTCATTGAATTTGAATTTGAGCTTGAAGCATCGGAAAGCATCTTAGTGGATTCGCCTGTATTTCCACTAATCGTGCGAAGTTCTGAAAGCATTTGATTCAATAGATTTACAACTGCACCGTCGCTCATTGGACCTTCTACCTTTTCAGGGAGAGAAGGAGTTTCTACTTTAACATTATGATCCACCTTAACATCTTTAATTGGAGATGAATTTGGTGTGAATGTTGCTTTTGGCTGATTCCGACCAAACATGTTGATGATTGCATTCGCTTTCGCCCGCATGGTATCTTCGGAATCATTCATGTAATCAATACGGTTATATTCAGGGATCTGTTCAATTGGAACATGTGCAATGGATGCTTGAATTTCATCAATACCGCCGCCAGAACCATATTTTTGCAATACACTCTGAGCGGTTGAAATGCGTGTTGAGATATGGTTGACATTCGGATCTTCATCTGGACCTTCATAATTATCCATCCATGCTTTGGTCTTTGCATCAACACCAGCAGCATTTTTCATCTTATCGATGGCACCACCATATGAATTCTTTGCTTCTTGATCAAAGAATTCCAGCTGTGCCCCAAGATCACCAATGGAAGAACCTTTGCTCTTGACATAATCAAGAAGATTCTTTTTACGAGTTCCATATGTCCACTGTGCCAAACCATATCCGGCAGAGTCGCCATCGAAGTTTCCATATGCACCAGAATCAACTTTTTGTGTATATGTATTATCATCCATTCCAAGAGAACGTTCGTAATCATTCTGTAAATTCGTTGGAGAATAACCGGACTCTACAGCAAAGTTACCCATGATAGCAGCGGCATCTTCTTTGCTATAACCAGCTTTTGTAGTAAGATAGGTCCAGATATCCTTTTCATTTTCTCCTGTAATTTCAGCAGCAGCGCCTGCAGCAACGCTTGCACCAGCTTTACCACCATCATTTCCAAGACTACCGACAAGACCACCGGTAAGACCATACAACATTTTTTGACCAGCTTGCATGATTTGACCTATAATACTTGTTGCGCCAGAAGAACCTCCACCGGAAGTTCCACCAACCCCATTTGCAAACCCCTTTGCATTTGGATCACCCGTCTTGATAATGTGTGCGGCATTCTGCCAATCACGTTCGGTCGCACGCTCAACAACTTTAAGCTCCGAAGAAGAGTTATCGACGCCCCAGGGCTCACCGTTCTTCATACCAGTATAAATACCAATATGATTGTTATGGTTATCATCGTCTTCTGTTGGTCCAATCGGCGTAGAAGATTGATCCCAAGTAACAGCATCCCCTGGACTCAGATTTGAACGATTGTATGGAGCAATTGGAATATTCTGTTTTGCGGCATTTTGTAGAATGCCGACAACGGAAACAACGCCACTTTCCTTCATCTGCTTTAAGAATGGACTGTAGTAACTACCAATTTTACCGACAGCCTCAGCGCAACCGACGCTACCATTATCCATTCTTTTACCAAGCCATGCCTGAACGCCTTGGCGCAATCCCTCTTCAATGTTTCCATTTGATGCGGGAGCTGCAGCACCACCTGGTCCAGATACCGGTTTTGCCACACTTGCCTCTGTTGGCATACTACCACTATCGCCACCAGGACCATCCATTGCATATGCAACCATTGGATCAACTTCATCCCCTGGACCTCCGGCACGATGTGTAAGTGGGTTTACGGGATGGCCATTCTTCTCTACTTGATAGTGGAGATGGGCTCCCGTTGATCCGCCAGTATTCCCCATGCGACCAATGATATTACCCTTATCAACTCTGGATCCTGGAGTTACTCCATGAGATGCAAGGTGCATGTATTTGTAGGTATATCCATCATCGCCCTGATAGGTAACATAGTTGCCTCCACCACCATGCTCATATCCAGAATCAACCACGGTGCCAGATGTCGTTGCCGTTGCTTCTGCAGTTGAAGCTCCGTTTGCCGGAATCAAATCAACACCACGATGCACGGTTTTAATCCCATGAATTGGATGGATACGAGGACCGTATCCGCTGGTAATGGAAGCAGCACTCGACAACGGTCCATTGACTTCATCTAGACCTCCACCCGTACGAGATGAACCAGTAGCAGATGCATATTTATCTTTTGCCCAATCTCCGAAACTATTGAATGCAAGTTTTGCAACATCGGCAAGAGACATCTCCTTTAGGTCTTTGAACATCGTTCCGACTTTATCGAAAAGATTTCCAAGACCTCCGCCAACATATTGGAAGAATGTTTTATTTTCTTTCCCCCATGGAGTGTAATCCGAAAGTTTGAATTCCTTCAAAGAATTTACCCATTCGCCAACCTTTTGACCCATCTTATAGAATGGAACGATGGCATCATGTGCAAATACTCTAAGACCCAATCCGGGAACTTCCCATGGACGAATGTTAATGATGTTCCCAATGAAATTATCCGAAACATATTCATCGTAACTATCCAATCCACTACGAATTTGATCCCCAGTATCTCCGGACATCCAATGATCAAAAATTTCTTTAATCCCGCCACCAATCTTATGAACGACAGCAGAGATATTATGGAAGGATGCTCGAATCATTGGACCAAGTGCGATGGTCCCAAGTTCGGATTCACCACTTAGAATCTTTGAATAGATATCAAAATCAAATTCATCCGCAGCTTTTTCAGAAGGAGGTCCGAGGAATTCTTGAATATTCTTTGCAATATTCTCCATGGTCGGCATCATAAATTTACCCAACACACGAAGTGGATATAATGGGAGCGATAGAATCTTTGTAACGACTTCACCCGCATGCTTCATAGACGGATCATCGATGAAATTCTTTACAGTCGAAATTGTGGATGTAAAATCTTCTTTAGCTGTATCAACTGCCGCATTTCCAAACGCAACAGCGGTATCTTTGATGCCATATGCAATCTTACCAACTTTAGCAAGCAATGTTGGATTGACCAGATCGTTGTATTCTTCAAGAGACAGGTTGGTTCCATTTTCATCATTGTATTTCTGAAGATCTTCTGCAAGACGTTCACGTTTCTCAGACGACGTTTCTGTACCTGCAGCTTCTGCGATTGCATCGTAGATAGTAATTGCAATCGTTTCGCGAACACCTGGATCGATAAAGATATCTGCAAGCTCAACCAACGGTAGCATTGGAACGCCATTGAAAATTACACCAAGAATACTTGCAATTGAATTCATCACAACATTCGTATCTTCCGAACGCACATGAAATAAATTCGCGGTATCCATTGCACCTGCAATACCACCAATGGTACCCATGGCAACGTTCACAAGACCAGCAGTTGCGGTACCACCCGCCGTATTCAATCCAGCAACCGTTAAACATTTTCCAATGATCTTTGCTGCTCGACTTCCTGCTTTTGATGCAAGACCGGCTAGTTTATTTGGTGTAATCTTTTTGAGAATGCCCCATAACTTTTCAATGACACCATCCAGTTTTGATTTTGCAGATCCCATCAATTCCTGTAACTGTTGACTCGATTTGAGTTTCTCAACCAAATCACCAAATGCTTTAAGCATTCCATCAACGAGTTTATTGAGAGCTCCTTGTTTTACAACCTCAACGCCACCGACTTTAACAGCACCACGCATCGACCACATAGCACCAGCCTGCGTTGCCATGGCTGCTCCGTCACCAAGCATTTCAGATCCGGTGAGGTCAGCAACCGCATTCCCCACAGTGTTACCTGCTGCAGCACCGATAGCAAATCCGGTACCCATTTTCAGGACACCATGATTCATCTTACTTAAGAATCTTTCATACTTTGGATTTGTTACAATTTCTTCTGAGAATTGTGCGAATCGTCCAGGATTTACATTTTCCGTCATACCGAATTTACTTGCATTCTTAGCAAAAAATTCGGATGCTTTACTCATGATTGGGAATCGTGCATTTTCCTGGGCAAGTGCACCAAGTCCACGAGCTGCATCAGAATCGATGATACGATTTCCTTCTGCATCACGATGCGCATATGCCAGTGAGAATGGGCTGGCCACTCTGTCCGGACGATCGCCACCTCCACCTTCATCATCAACGCCAAGAAGATCTTTAAAGAATTTGAATGCAGTTTCTTTCATAAAGTCCCAGATATCGCCTGCGACTTCTACGACTTTATTCTTGATTGTCTTCTTGGTTTCATCATCAAGGACATTATCCCAAATTGCTTTCAGTCCTGCAACGACGGCTCCTCCAGCAAGAACCTTGCTCATTAAACCGCCGTTTGTGAAGAAATCAAGCATTTTTTCAAGGATATTTTTTTCGCCCTTTTCCGATTTCTTGTTTTTATTCCAACGAAGAATCTTCGAGAGCGAACTCTTCATCTTTGAGAAGAAACCAGGACCACTTTCTCCACTTGCAACATTATTAATTTCATTGATTTCAGTATCGGTAATTTCATCATTTGCGCTAATGGTTTGAATTGCAGCTCCCATCATCGCTTCGGATTGACGCGACTTTCCAGAAGTATTATCTTTAATTCCTTCCAGTAGTTTAATCTGTTCTTGCATCAAGTCACGTTGTTGCTCTTCAATCGTGACTTGTTCTTCCATGTAATCTTCGACTTTACGTTTCTTACCTGAATTAAGACTTGCTTGATATGAACTATAGCTATCATACTTGGAATCATTTGTAATACTTTTGCGTTCTTCTTGTCGCTGTTTCAACTTTGCTGCCATATCTTTTGTTGCGATGAGATTTGCAGCAGTACGAAGAACACCACCGGTTGCTTCTCCAGTACCAGTAATTCCAAAACCAGCGGCGCTTGCCAAACCCTTTACCAGATTCCCTGGAACAGAAAGTAGACTTGTAAAGCTACCCATCAACTTTCCACCAAGCCATCGGAACAATTTTCCAAATGTGGAATCGGCAGCCGATTTTACGCTATCAACAACACGAGATTTGATTGCAAATCCAAGATCGGCAATTGGCCCTAAAATATTCTTTCGCAATTGTGTTGTAAAACGATCGAATACTTTACCAACAGCATATCGTACGGGATTGATGATGGAATCCATTGCTTTTCCAAAAATACCCTTGGTAATGGTTTCCCCATCTTTATCTTTCTCACCGAAAAGGAATTTCTTTAACTTCTTTCCGATTCCAGCAGAATGCAATCCGATTCCTGCAAGTGAACCTGCGAGCAATCCAATTGGTCCGCCAAGAATTCCCATACCTGCCATTGCGCCAACCGACGTTGTTAATAGCTTGGAACGTTTCTCTTCGACGGATTGATCATCATCCGAATCGCCTTTCATTGTAAAGAATCCAGCAACACTTTTAAACCAATTCATAGTTTTCTTGGAAGCGTCACCAAAAACATCTTTGATGCTATCCTTTACAAATCCAAACAATCCGCCTTTGTCATTGTCGGCAACCTTTTTGATGATCTTATTTCCGTTCTGATCAACATCGGCATAGGAGTATCCGGTACCAAACATTTTATGTTTTACATGACCCCATAGATTTCCATAAGAGTCATTGATTGTCTTTGCTTGGTCTTGTACCCATTTGAATCCAACGGATTGGACATCGCGTGCAATATCAAGGAATGCAGCTTTTACATCATCGGGATTCCCACTGAACATTGCACGTGCAAAATTACCGCCACGCATCTTTGCCCATTGGCCAAATTTTTCCGATTTCGAACCTGCTTTATATTCCTCAGATTCTTGCATTGCCTTCCAGTCTTCATCATCAGAACCAGCCTTTGCATTAAATGCTGCTCCAGATTCGGAATCACTATCTGGTGTTTCACGATGATCGACTGGCGCTCCCAGATTGCCCAATCTCTTGAACTGTCGTGTTCGAATATCTGCAGAACCGACCTGGAATACATTGATGCCCTTATTCAATCTCCGATAGATTTCATAGAGAACGGAGTTTGTGTAGACAACGCCAAACTTTGTACCACCTGATGCTTTGGATTGTACACTGGCACCTTTTCCATAGGATTGAAGAATACGTTCGCGATCTGCATTTGGATCATCTTTGATATTCTCAAGTCCATATTCATTGAACTTTCTTGCATTATCAACAAATGCAGAAGCAGATTGATTTCTACCAAGATTTGTTTTCTGGGCTTGAATGATTAAATCCTGCGCATTGGTACCAGTGGTGAGATTTTTCATATTATCAATAAACCGATTGAGTTGTTGCATCTCTTTTTCAGAGAATTGAATACCTCCAGTCAGTTTATTAATATATGCAGCAGCACTGTCTCGATTTCGGAAGCTTGCAATATTCTTTCGTGCTTCTCCCGATGACGTTGTCTTTCCAATATCATCAATAATTAAATCATAGAGCATATTGGAAATTGTATCCGGCGGTAGACTCTTCTGAATATTTTTTGTTGCACTATTCAATGATGTTGTAATGGATTCTTGAATGGCTCTTGTAAAATCGTTTTGAATCTGGTTTGCTCCAACAAATTTTCGATTCTGATAATTGTATACTTGATCTTTTCCTGTAATTGCATGAAGGATATCTTTTAAATATCCCGGAATCACATTGACAATTGCTTCTTTGGTTACGGAATCAAAAGGAACAGTTTTCAGTTCCAATTGTTTTCGAGAAGTGTCTGCAGCCTTTTTGTCCGTCGACTGAATACCAAAGATCTTCCCCATGATTCCCATGAAGCCATTTTGGTTCTTCCGTTCACCCAATCGAATCAAAGAATCAATTAATACACTATTGACCGCATCGTCTAGTGCATTCATATTCTTTTTCAAATTCGGTGCGGCTTTATCCATGCCCATGGAGAATAGCATCGATACAATTGCATCAGGTCCAGCTGCTTTTCCAAGTCCCAACATTGTAGAAGCAAGACTGATAACTGGTCCCAGCTTACTGTTTTGAATATTTCCTTTAATGATATCTTTGTAATTCTTAAAGGAGAATTTTCCACCAATGATATCTTCTCGAGGATCTTTATTCTCGGAAGATGCGGCAACTGTGGCCTCAATCAAAGTGGAAGTATTCTTCGTTGTTACTTCAATTAACTGATCAAGCTTTTCTTCAATGGATTTGAATCCGGCTGAGATTACAGCCGTCTGTTTATCTAACGAAGCAAGTATATTTGCCGTTGTTTCAATCTGTGCTTCCATCAGCTTTGCTGAACTGGAAATCACGGATTTTGCAACCGTATTCGAACCTTTTTGAAATTCGGTAATTTCTGCCTCAGCAACGGTTGCGGTATCAGACGATTCAATTCCATCAAACGATAATTGTGAATCGATATCGATTCCATCGAGAGCATCTTCTTCTTGCATATACCATGCATGAATTTTATTTAGCGTACTACCAGATTGTGTCTTCATCCCACTGATAACATTTCGAATGGGCATGACACTTGCATTTAGTTCACGCTTTAACGTAGTCAATTCTGATCTTGCGGAAGACGCGATGGAGGTTGTCTTCGGCATCAATTCTTGAATATAATCACCAGCTGCACCTCTGAGGTATTGCGCTGTTTTCTGAAAAAATTCGGGTCCAATTTTACTTTTCTTAACACCTATTGACGCACTCATATTTCTTTACACCTCACTTGTGCGGTTGGTATTCTTAACTAATTGGTCTGAGGGGATTGTTCCGAATAAAAAATAAATGGGAGGGTAAATCCCTCCCATTTACATCAATCCTTGTAGATTTAATGGAAACTCTAAGAATCGTCGATTATTTAATGAAGACAATGATGCAACATCAATTTTGTCAACTAATTGCGTCTGGACATATTCCCGATCCCCATTACTTAACATCTCTTCATGCGTATCCAATGACATGCACCGATAGTTTTCCGAAATCATTTCTACATGTTTCTTCGGAAAGATATCCATGATTGGAGTTAATGATGTATACTCCATCAAAATGGAACCACTCTTCATCGATTCTTGTAAGAGTAATACCATTTGATCGGTCTTCAATTCTCGAATCACATCAATATTGCGATATACATCACCGATGGAAAGTAGTAGAAGTTGATAGTATAGTTTATTATGGAACATATTCTGAGTTGTACGAGAAATATCATCGTCTTTCAAGAGATAGAGAATCATAGAATCCAAATCCGAAATCATCGTTCGAATCCCTTTATCTCGACAAAGATAGATGGGAGTAATATTTCCATCAAAATGATACAACGTATCAAATCGATCCGTTGTAATAATTACATTATTATCTCCTTCCAACATCTTTGGGATGATGGATGAATCAAATCCCTTTGCTCTCACAAAGTATACGCTGTCAATATATTGACAAATCAACTCTACTTCTTTGATGATATTTCGTTTTACAATCTGCAAAATATCACGGTATTGTGGATTGTTATTATATTTATTGAAATAAAACTTTCGATAGTACTTTTTGTATGTACGCATGATTTGTTTATCCGATGTTAAGTCCGTATAATAGAAGAAGATTTTACAATTCTTCTGGTGCTTCTTGAAATACATCCGATAATTCGCTGCAACATTTAAGATTGCCGATTCCATTTCCAACACAAACTGTTGTTTGAAATTTACAATCATCTGTAACACATTACGTCGATGACTAAGATTATCTAGTATTGATTCAAAGTTGATAAACACATTTACATTATCCGATGGATCGGATAAAATATGTGCAATATGTTTATCTAACTCAACCCACTTAATCATCATACTTCCGGCTGTTGTCCCAATACCAGTATGATATTTTGCCTCCATAAAGACCACCCTTCATATGACTTCCGATACACGTTCAATTTGCGATGACGGTACTCCAAAATCATCCGCTCTCATATTCTGGAATACGACAATTTCATTATATAACCATCGATACTTTTTTATCGTTGATTTTACATGGGATATCGTAATATTATTGTCGACATAGAGATGGATATTTACATTCTCTCCATAAATTCCTTTATCAATCAAGAATGCAATCCCATCATCATATCGCGCACCTAATGTCGCAACGTATACACTATTCTCCATTTTAAAATTATGATAAACCGAAATCAATGTAATGATTCCCTCAGCGATAAATATTGTGATGGGTTCTTCCGAGAACAAATCAACATCAGATTTGATCGTGTATAAAATTTTATCTTCTGAATTATCCAATCGCTGTTTCAACCATGGCGTTGTTTTTGGTTGATAAAATCGCGTCATTATTGATAATTGATCCGTTGATAGAAATGAAATTCCTTCTTCTGCGGATACAATTCTATGTTGCAATCGATTGGGAAGAAGCGATTTAAATTTCTCCACATCCCAGATGATTTTAAATTTAGACAATTCTTCGATATCGAATTGGATATCCAATCGATATTTTAAATACGCATACTGATTACCTCTATATGGTATTCCGACATCAATATTGGTACTCTTCCGATAGGAGGAAAGTTTATTGTGTCTACGTACTTCACCAATTCCTCCAACCTTATTTGGGTCAATGTCCATTAGCTTTAGGAACTCTTCATCAACAACACCCTTTGCCTGACAATTTGCCTTAAAGCAATAATATAGGATGGGGGATATCGGATCCATTTCACATTTCAAATACATGTGACCCGTATTTATATCCTTCTGACTATCTCCGCAGAATGGACAACGCATACGGTATCGAATGGGTGACACCTTTTTAAAGAAGATGCTCTTCTCACGAATGGCATCCAGTATTTTTATTTTATCCATATTAACATCTCCAATATAAACCTCTATTACTGGAAGAATATATAAATTATATATTTTATAGGTAATAAGTGTTTAGTTAAACCTTTAAGGGAGGATTTTACAAAATGAAACAGATTGCACTTATCGGTATCGGGAACTGTGGTTCCCAGGCAGTTGCTCTTGCAGAGGAGCGTTATCCGGAACTCTTTGATTGTGTCTATATCAACACATCTGAGAGTGATCTTGGAATGGTCAATTCAGAGTCGCTCAAAATCAAAATCGGTGAGAATGATGAGGTGTATGGTTCCGGAAAGAATCGGAACAAGATGAAGTCATTCCTGCGGGAAGACATCAAAAAGGTTCTCACCAACGAGGATCTGATCGAATGCATTCGCGACAAGAAGTATGTGTTCATCATTTCGTCTTGCGCTGGCGGAACGGGTTCTGGTGCATCGCCGGCGATGTTCGAAATGCTGCGGACGCGTTTCGTCGATCCTCAATTTGTTCTCGTCGGCGTACTTCCGAAGCTCCAGGATTCCATGTCTGACCAGGGGAACTCGCTGGAGTATCTGAATGAGCTTTATGAAACGCTCGGAAACGATACCACGTATATGATTTACGACAACGATACCGTATCCCATATGTCGCCGACCCGTGCTCTTGAAGTCGTCAATGAGAATATCATTGAGGATATTCGTATCATTACCGGGATTGACAACTTCCCGACCAAGTATGAATCCATCGATTCTGCCGATATGGAATCTCTGATTCGTACACCTGGCCGTCTGATTGTCGCACGCATTAAGACCGGCCTCTCTGAAAAGGAGATGGAAGAGAATCAGTTTGACGAGAAGCTGATCAAGGCGATCAAGAGTTCAGCGCATGCAGAAACCGACCGCAACAAGCGCGTCGTTCGTTGGGGCATCATTACGCATCTGACCGAGCAGGTCAATGCTCTGTATGATCCCAAGCTCGAAAAGCTGGTGGAGTTTATCGGAACACCACAGGAGCGGTTCAATCACAACTCGGTACATGAGGCGCCGGAGTCACAGAATTTCATCTATCTGATTGCGGCAGGTCTGTCACCAATCAACGATCGGGCAAAGAAGATGAGCGATCGGGTTCGTGAACTCAAGGAAGCACTTGCCAAGGATGATACGAATACGTATCGTCTCTCCGATGACTCGGCAGTCAACGATGCGCTTGAGATTCGCAAGAACACAAACGAGCGAATGAACCTCGAGAAGTTCAATCCGGAATCCATCATGGATAAATTCATGAAGTAAACATCAGATCCATTTGAATTGAGAAGGAGGCAATCCCTCCTTCTCATTTTATTTTATAGCGATGGAGGTTTTCATGTTACCAGTAATCTTACCATATTTGAAATCAACGTTTCTGGCAAAACTGGGAAATACCGTCATTCGACCAGCGAATGAACTTGTAGACGGTGCAATCACCGAAGCATCTACAACATTCTTTTCAAATATCATTCGAAAGATCAAAGGAAAGTATCAGCGTGTAATCACAATTCAAATCACGAATCGATCACAACAATGGATGGAGGATGCGCTGTATAAAATCCTTGCAAAGTACAATGATCTGGAGCGTCTTCCACATGTTGAATTGTATCACAAATATGATTCCGTTACGCGGAAGAATACGCTCGCAGTTCGGCTACCAAATGGTTGCACAAAATTAAAGTATCGGAATTATGAATTGATGGTTGTTGTTAATTCACAACCACAAGCGCAGTCAGGTCCTCCGCATCGCAGCATCACCCCAACCACATACACCATCGTTACATATAATCTGTCGAAAAATTTCATCCGCATGTTTGAATCAGACATGGCTAAGTATGCAGATGTCATTGATCGAATGGATCCTGACAGCAAAGACATTCTTTGCTTCTCCGATGAATACGATGGGGATGAATTATGGGTTGCAAGAAACGGGAAATTCCGAAAGCGAATGCGTGATACTCTTTTCCTTCCAAAAGATATTAAAGATACCATCTTTAATACGGTGGAAGAGTTTCTTCAGAATCGAGAACTATATTCCCAGTATGGAATTCCATGGAATCTGAAGATCCTACTTCATGGAAAACCAGGAACTGGAAAAAGTACCATTGCGCGCGTCATTGCATCGGAATTCAACCGATCATTCATTACAGCAAAAGGGATTGATAGTGGAAAACATATTCCGAATACGATCAATCAGGTATCTTTCTTGACCATTTGTCCAGATCCACTGATTTCCATTTCGGATATTGATAAGTATCCAGCATTGATCAACGATACAGATATCGATACCAATGACAAAGAGCAATCCGAGCTCAAATTGAGCAATAAGGAAACCTTTGGACAGATGATCAATGCACTCGATGGTTCTGTGAATGGGGAAGGAAAGATTATCATTATGGATACGAATCATATTGGTAAATTTTCCCCGACATTCCTGAGACCTGGACGTGTGGATCTTGTGATTGAGATTCCTCCGGTAAATGAGGAGATTTTTAGCGAATACATTTACCATACCTATCATAAAGAACTTCCAGAGAAATTCAAACTGAAGAAAACGAAAAATACGTTGACTGTTCCACAACTTCAGTTTGATACACTCTTTGGAAAACTCACATTCGAGGATATGTGCAAGAAATATCTCGGCTAATTCATAAGGATGAAGAGGGATTGAATCCCTCTTCATTTTTTATTAAAAATGATATTAAAAAGTGACAACATATTCAATCGAGAGTTTTAAGTAAAAAATTTTTCTCCAAAAAAATTTTCTCAAATTTTCAATTATATAATATAACAATAGTTATATTGTTATATGACTATCAGTCTGTTAAGACTGATCAGTCATATAATAAACGTATAAGCACTCAGTTAGAGTTCACACTCTAACTTCGAGCTATATGGAATGTTCAATATAACTATTGTTAATGAATCATGGGGATTATGCTTTAAAAACATGAAATTCTAAAATATAACAAAATATGCATAATCTCCATGATAATAAAAAATTACTAAAATATTTTTTCAATCATTTTTTATCATTCAAATATATTTCATAACATTTTTCATCATTTGATATCATTTATCATTTTACCATCGGCGGAGTATACCTTTGTATACGACGGCCGATATGACACGCACGAAGAGAACCGATATGCTCGTTAGAGCATTCTGTCTCGGTTCGCGTAGTGATGTCCCATCAGGATGGAATCTGTTGATTAAAAAGCGGGTGAGGGCGAAGGGCCCTCAGCGCCGCGAACTTTTTAATCGATATCAAAAAGAGAAACGGGAAAGGGTGCCGCCCGCCGCGGCCGCCCTTCCCTTTTTGTTATTATGGTTTATTGACTTTTTCTTCCAACGCTTCCACTTTCTTCGTTAGAGCAGATACCATTTCACTCATACGTGTATTCTCATTCTTGATACTCATATAATTTGATACAAGAATATCTACATTTGTTTTGAGTGTTGTGACTGTTGCAACTGCTTGATGAATTTCATTCATTCCACGGATGAAATCATTTTGTGTAACAACATTCTCTAGAGATGCACTTAGCTGTCTCATTTTTCCCTTGAGTTCATTGCAGGTAGAAGATAGTTCATTGATTTTATCATTCTGATTTTCCGAACGAAGTTTAATCTCTGTCGATAGATTTCGTTCAATATCAGCAAATTTCATGGTGAACTGTTTGGTGCGCACAAAATCAAGGAGAGAAGATTTCAATTCATTAATCGATGTAGTAATTTCATTCGGGATATCATCGACGGTTAATTTTGATCCTCCGGTAACACGTCCAGAAGCATTGTATGTAATCTTTGGATATGTACCTGGAGTCACATCGGATGTTGTCCCCTGAACCATTTTCAATTCATCGATGGATTTTTTAATTCCATCGATACGATCATCAAGTCCAATGATATTGGATGATGGTAATGATGGAATATCAGATGGTTCGAGGTCTACACCAGATAGAACTTCACCATACTTATTGTATGTAATCTTACATGCAGTTCCGCCAGATCCAATGTTGTTTTGCGCTTCATTTTCTTTTGAAATATTTTCTTTTTCTGCTAATACTTTAAGCAGCCCATCCACTTGCTCCATTGGAATGATTGGTAGGTCGGATGGTTTCAATGATTCTGATCCAACAACCAGTCCATATTTGTTTATATTTACCTTCACTGCAGTCTGTGGACGAACCAATCGTTCCCATGAAATATGATTGGATGCGTTTAATGTTAATTTTGTAATTTCACCTTCCACTAATTTCATGCGTGATTTTAAATCTCTTACATCAGCTTCTGTTGCATTCATAATGGGTAATTCTCCCTTCAATATCGTATTCGATTAATACAAGGTTTCCACTGGAAACAATGGCTATATCCGACCTTATTTATAAATTGAACCGAATTTCATATAGGAGAGATGTATATGAATGAACATACACGAAATCCATTCGATCCATCTTGGTATCGTGATGTTTTCGATGATTACGATGACATTGATACGATCAATAAAAAAATTGAACAGATGGTCGAGGGGATTTATAAATTTCCCGATGCAGACGGGAGTCGTTCTTCGGAGCTATACAAACACTACATGACATCCAATTCATTTGTTCCGCATGCCGTGCGAGATACACTGAAAGAAGTCTATTCCAATACGACATACAAGTTGAAAGCATCCAATCATGATGAAGTCCAATTCCGAAGTTGGCGTTTCCATTTTGATGAAATTACCTACGTTTCCAATAGTGATCTTTGTGAGATTCGACTGGTTGGTCCGAATGTAATGCACCCGGAGAATCGTGATAAATACAAACGATCTCAATTGTATCGAAAGTGGATTACCATTGCAGAGCTGCTCAATAATTACGACATTTTTGGATTTGATATCAAAATGTTTATCAATCAACGAATTTGTCGGGATTATGAGTTCCATTTCGATGATCATGAAACGAAGATTCGATTCTCCCATAATAAAGTATGGAAGGATTTAAATCATGAAATTCTTATTTATAAATATCCCATTCAATATGGTGCAACTTTAGAACTTACAGAGAAGCTATACAATCATATTTGGAAGAAATGCATTCCATTTTCCGCATTCAAAGATCAACTAATTATAGGAAAGAAACATGCAATCATTTCATATCATCGACGGAAAGATGAACGTATTCGGAATGTTGATTTCATCGATGATAATTTGGAATTTCATCAAATTATTCAGGATGGAATTGATATTTCAAATGTTTCTCTTTACAATAAAAATTTGATTGAGACGGCAATTTTGAAACCAATCGATATTTTTATCACAGTTCCAAAATACATGCATGAATATCCATTTCCAATTGTGACTGATCATCTATATCGACCATACAAACCGAATACGAATCAAGTATTCATTGATCAGTATAATCGGCTGAGAAAGGTGAAAACGAATCAGGAACTTTTCTCCAATGTCTACTATGATCAAAATGGTTTACAGGTGGAAGATAAGTATTGGGTCGACGTACTACGTCCTTTAGTATTATCCGATGCTTATAAGAAACCATCAGATTCCACTATTGCCCATGATGAAAAATACAAAAAGAAACTGATGGACATTCGCGATGCATCAACTGCTGCTGCAAATGTCATAGAACAATTTCGATTGTATATGGAAAAGGGTTCGGTGGAAAAGAATGCCTTTTTTGCACATCTGGAATCCTGTGATAAAACATTGGAAGTACTTCATCGCGTTTATACAAAATTCTTGGAATCGGCAACGAGAGAATATGAAGAATATGATTCTGTGTATAACCGAGAATACAAAACTGCTTATGAAGATATTAAGAAGAATGCCATTCGTAGCGAATGGCTAAAACCTGTTCGAAATTTTCAAAATACCTACTGGAAAGTAGCATCCAAACTCATCTATATCCCACGGCGATTGGTTGATCTTTATACGACAATCTATCTGGCGGAAGGGATGAAGAATAAGACGCTTTTGAAAGAATCTTACCCGGAAGATTCCATTCGATTCCAACGCCCAATTGATACGACAGACTTTTGGACATTCTGTTATGATGAGAAGGATAAGGTCTGGAGACCATATATGTTATCGTGCGAATATCGATATCCGGATGTGTATCTATTCCATGATGAAAAGAATGATCCAAATAAGATTTTCCGTGTGCTATTTTTCTATTCTGATAGCATCAATGTTCTGAATGAAGATTCGCCATATCAGTACCCTGTTGCAGACTGGATGGAGGATACAAAAAAATTTACACTGGATCTAAAAGGATCCTATCATGATATTTTCATCGAAAAAATGTATTGGTCCGCTCTTCACAATATCTATTCTGGATTGTTATATACGGATTATCGATGGGAATTGATTGAATATGTGATGGAGAATCCATCGTATGATCGGTTCAATAAACTTTTCCTACAGAGTATGGATCCATACTTTAAACTATCGATTGCATCCTATATAAAGGAAGGAAATTTAAATTTCCCATTCGATGCTGCCATCGATAAAATTAAAGAATCCTTTCGATTGGATCATCTCGGATATGCCAAGGTCAATAATTATGAACGATACCTCCATCATTCTTACAAACCATCTTACTACGACTACAAGCTTGATATTACAGATGATTTCAAATTTGATGAAGAGAATATTATCCATCGTCCACCATCCAGTTTTGATTTACGAAAAGTATTTTACATTCTGGATGAGACCATCAATTCTTTGACAAACATGAGTCAAGATTCACTGACGCGGTTGAAACAAATCCTATCACAGTTTGGGAAAGAACGTTATAACTTGAATCAATCCCATTTCCAACGCGGATTGGATGATTTAAATGATCTCATTGGTCATGTGAATCAGACCAATAAAATGCTATCCGAGATTGATGTATATGCAGATGGAATTGATGTATACCTGCAAGCATCTGTCTATTTATCTGAATTCAGTAAAATTCTGAAACAGGTTGGTTTGGATAATGAGATCATTGATCAACACATCAAAGAGAATAACATTCACCATATCAAAGTACTTGCACTGACACATATCGATTATCTTTATCAGCGAATTCTTCCCTATGTGAATAATGTATTTGATAAAATGATTTCGTTTGAAACGAAAACATTTATGGATCGTATCAATGATCTTACAACATTATTCCGGTTTGATAAAATCAATGACAAAGATGATAGTCTCATTTATAAAATCAACCAATTCAATGATCCATGGAGCGTTGCGGTGAAACGAGCGCGCAATCGGTTATTCCAATCAACTTCGAAGATGTATGGGTTGTTTGACACAACGTCTCCATTCGCTTCACAAGGATTGGCAGATTTTCAAAATATTCTTACAGACATTCTATCAGATATTCGAAATCTTCGTTATGAATGTATGGAATTCTGGAACAATCGAAAGACGCCACATGATCAAGAAATTATTTCACGACTCGATTATGCAACGGAACTGATTCCAACATTGAAACTCAACCTATCTGAATACATTGAGCAGCACAATGCACTCACTGAATACGTGAAGAAAGTTGAGAAACAGATTCAAGAATTGAAGAATCATTATCTCACGCCAGCCGATAAAATCTATTTGGATCGCATCATCAAATTGCTCAATCTTCTCGTACGAAATGTTTCCTACATCAATGATACTTCGGGAAAACGAAAGAAGGAGATTGAAGAATCCATCCGTACCTTGTTAGAGGTAACTGCACGATGGATTCGTGCTATTGAAAAGGAAAAAGAATTCTTCAAATTCTTAGAAGATTTTTCAATAGGTTTCAATACACTATTCGAATATGTAAAGAAACAGGGCATAGTGATCAATCATATCTGCGATTATATCAATACACTCGAAATTACATATGTTCCAGATAAGTCTGGACCGTCCTATACAAAACTGTATCAGTGTGATGATGTTGAAGTAAAGTATCCTGGTCACTTTTATGAAGAAAATGATTTGATCATCGGAAAACATTTGGGTGGCTATCATGTTTCCGCAACAGATGGTAGTGTGACATCGATTTCAAAAGATGCATCTTATTACAATAAAACATTTACAAATCCAAATGATATCTATAATTACACAGGCGCAATTTCTAGCAACCATGGATTCGGATTACGCATTCATCCGAAAGAGTCGAAGATGACGAATATCATTATGGAGTCTCTCTTGGATAAATATATGACACGAGGAAAAATTCTTGTGGAGTATATCATGAATAGTAGTCGGAATATCAATGCATTTCAAAATACTCTTGACGAACGAATCTTTTCACAAGGTGCCAAGATATTCGAAGATTATGATAAATTCATTGAAAAGTTCCGAGGTAATATTCGGGAAACAACATCGAATGTAGTTAAGAGTTGTTATGAAAATATTGCACAATCGGTAGATACATTCCGACAAGGGATGGCTCTTCGTACGAATATGAATCCGCTTACCATATACCATATGGTGGAAGAGGTACTGAATCTGGGTATTCCTATTGATGATCCAATCCTTCATGATGCAGCGCAACATATCCGGGAAGTAAACCATCTCATGTATCATATTACGACCAATAAGACGGTAAACTACACATCAGAAGATTTGCATGAATACTGTTATGGACTGAAGACGCATATCTCCAAATTGAAACTCAGTAGTCGAGAGCTTACACTAAATCGCATGGATATTGATAATGCTGTATTTGAATCAGATGGTGGTATCGTACATATTACATTTGATTTCAACTATACAAGTTATCATGCATGGGATGTTAAAATTGATGAGATTCTCAATCAAATCCAATTAATGGAAACATCGTTGAATTCATACGATATGCTAGTAAAGAAAATGGGTTTCAATCTACGACTTCGCTTGGAAGCCATCCAGAATATTGTCTTGCAAGATGATGTCTATTACCAAATCAATGAAACATATATTTCCGATCGTGGAAAAAATTATCGGTATGGAGACATTATCGTCATCGATAATTATGGACAGAAATACGCATTCATTGTAACCCATGCAATCGATGGTCGTGTATATGAAGTCGAACCAATGATGAATTATGCGCTTGCAGATAAATTCACTGGGCTATATGATACAACGAATGTCAATGGGAATGGTGAAGGGTGTACGATTAAAGTTTATACAAAACGAATTACATCTGATGATATTCAAACATCCGATACCGGATATACACCAAAACCGAATCAATATCAAGATCGCGATTTATATCGTATTCGATTTGCCAATATCAAAGAGAATCCAAACGGCTATGAAGTATTCATTGGAGGAAAGCAAATTCGTGAGTATTATAGCAAACGAATTGCGATGAATGAACACAAGACGCACTATGCAGACGCATTGTATTTTGATATCAATATGCTCAATCAATTGAAAGATTCACATATTCATATTCCAGAAGAAAGCTACTACATCTATGGTGTTGAAGATGTTCGAATTTCTCGTCCCGGAAAAGGATATTTCAAAGGACAATCCATTCGTGTACGGAATGGAGATCATGGAATTGATCTCTACGTTAGTGCGCTGAATAACAATGTGTTTGGCGAAATTGCTGACATTGCACTTGCAAATTCGGTATTGGTGAATGATGTTACAAATCCATCCATAAAAGGATTGGAGATTATATCATCCAGAGTAAATAATATCGATGATGAATATCACAATGAACATCGTAGTGCAAATTATCAATATGCAGATGATCTTGTATATGATAAACGTCATCCGACCTACATTGGAACAGAAATTCCAAAATCAAAAAAAGATCTATATACACCAATCAATGCTTCTGTTACCGACGATAAACTTCCACCGACTGGTGGAACTACGAATGCATCCATCAAATTCAAACATGACATGAAAATCCATACATATAATCGATACGAACGTATCAAATCGGTTATCCCGGAAACGGATCCATTTATACCCTATATCGATATCATTCCTACGGTTCATCCGCGTGTAAAGGTCGATACAAATCCGCAAAGTACAAATATTACACTTCCAGAAACTGGAGGAAGCGTATCCATTCAGCTTAATATTCCTCCACTGCATATTGGTTATCATAAGACGACCATTATTACGAATCCTCCCTTGGATAAGAACGTTGTTATTCCATCGGGAGGCAAACTTTCCATTAGCGTTTCCGTACCAAAACCAGAATACTTTAACGATATTCGTCTCCTCACAGATAACCCGCAACCGAAGAATGAATTCAAATCTGTGCATCGAACCAATTTACACTGTACGAGCAGTCATAAGTTTGTCGTTGCTGAATTTGAGGTCGATGCGGTTGAAGATCTTTTCAAAAATACATCGGATGCAAATATTACGATCGGCGATCGCGTTGCTGTAAAGGTAGATAAGAATCATTACTATCATCGCACGATTTATACGGTAGACTCTATCTATATGAATGGAGATATTGTTTATACAGAGCCATATGTGAATGATCGTTCATGGAACGAATTCTATATTCTATGGAATTGTATTGAATATTATCCGACCTACAAAAATGGGATTCAAAAGACATATGGTTACATTGATCAAATTACAAAAGACGATATTGGCGTATACAATTGGACGTTACATCGATGGGAAGATATTGCAGACGATACTCTTTGGGCATTGGAAGTAGTCGATGACCCATCTCCGGATAAGCATGGATTCAAATTGAAGTATCTCAATAAAGAATGTCACAATTATTCTATGGAGCTGTTTCTCTTCAAATCGACAGACACGCAGTTTAGAAATGCATTGCTAGTGGAAAATGCTACGGTAGACGTATACTATCAGATGTTGGATAGTATTTATATTCCACAGCAAGATTATTATGTGAATACGGGAAGAAATGTTATTGTTCGAAAATTATTCCCGTATTATTATACAAAGACATTCAAGAATATTTCCAACAAGAATCATGTGATGACTGTAGAAATTTCACCAGAGCATGTAAGAACTGGACATCTTCTATTGCAAGATGTAAAGTTGAAGAATCTATCAACGAATCAGTTTGAGAATATTCTAGACTCTTCCAAGTTCTCCATTCGTTTCAAAGATATGAAATCAAAGGATATCAGCGAAGAGATCAATACCTATGTCCAAGATGCAAGTATTCTTTTTGAAGGAAATGGATTCAACAATGGATTGGTATATGCATACAATCGTGCATTTGATATCTATCTAACTGGATACATTACGACAACAGACGGAAAGATTGCAACATTCAAACCCATTCATACATCATCATATCCAACCTATGAAGGAATTACAACCATTCAGTTCCATGTATATCAAACGGATATGCAAGATACAAATGATATGGGGATCATCAATATCATTTTCAATCGCGTTAAGGAAACAACTTCGAATGAAGGATACATTTATAATGTAACAAATCCATACGCTCCATTACCAAACACATTTGAAATTATTCCTCTTTATGATTTTACAAAATCGATTGATTACCAGATTATCATTACGAAACAAATTGCATCATATCAGAATTTGACATGGGAAGACAAAGTGTATCCAAAGGTTGTACTTTCAAATATTCAGACAGATGCATCGCATATTTATTTGATCGGAAAGAATGGTCGATTGCCTCAAATCAATCCATCCACCAAAGAACCAACATTCTATGCAAAAGAGACGGAGAACGGTACAGAGATTACCATCAACGATACAATGCCAAAGGGAACGTGGATTGATGTCCGCATTCTACCATATGCAGTGCGATCTGTATATACACTATACAAGATTCCGAAGGAAGGATATCTTGATCTGGAAGGTGTTCTCAATAAACCATTGAGCAAGAATTATTATGAATTCTGGGTCAATGGAAGATTGATGGACAAGGAAGTTACCATCATTACACCAACAAAAGTATTTTTCCATGGATTGACTTCTCTTAGGAATCTCGAAATCTTAGAAATCGATCGTGATTATCATGAACGGCTTTCCGATGCATATGTCCATAATTATGATGAAAATCATATGCGGTATAATTTCAATACCTATCTGGATGATGTATTGGATGGGGATCTAGTCGATCATTATACGCTGGGAGAACAGAAAACACTGATTTATCCAGTGTGGCCACAGGTATCTCCGGAAAATGAAAATTACAAACAATATCCGCCGAACATGGATATTGATCCATCCGTATTTGATTATGTAAAAGATCGTAATACGGTTCCCAATGGGCTCTACAAACATATCATTACAACAGATATTCCATCTCTGAATGGTGTTTATCTGAATAATAAAAATATGCGATGGTCTTCTTTCGGAATGCGTAGGATTTCGGATATTGACATCGTGAATATGTTCAATACAACTTGGGAAGAAGAAATTCATAAGAATCCGTATTTGCATACACATCGCGTATTGTCAGAACATGACTGGTATGGTCAAGCTGTCATTCTTTATGACGTGAATGGGAATCGGTTGGATGTTCCAACGGATAAAACATATACGATGAAATCTCCAGAACGAATTGCATTCAATACAAAAACAAAATTAACATCCATTCTGAAATAACATTACAAATGGAGGGGGATCATTCCCCTTCCATTATATTTTTTGAAATTATATATTATATCTGTGAGATAACGTCCCATAGCGTTGTCTTATGAACATCCAATTTTCCTCTAATTGGGAATTACTGGAATAACATAGGCACTTCATCTGCACGGAATACTGCTACCCTACACATGTTATCCTCCTTTCTAGTAATTCCCGGGAGGGGTTGTACCAATCAATTGGTTCTGCCCCTCTTCTTTTTTATTTGAAATTTCACTTAAGCTTTAATTATTTCATATTTATCCTGCATACGATGCATAAATATATATTGTCTCAGTAAACGATGATTATGGAGGAGAATAAATTATGGCAAAGAAAGAAACCATTGAAGGAAGATCGTTTAATCCACTTCTTTCTGCACTAAAGGAAAATGATAAGAAGAATCTTTTTAAGACGAATCTCATTACAGCATTCCATAAAACTGGATTTCATCTATATGATTATTATCTTGGATCATTGGTGAATATCCATGATAAGAAAGGGAATTTCATTCGACAGGAACCTCGTGTTGGACAAGCTGCTGGGACATTCAACATGTTTGTTGGCGGAAGTGGTTCTGGAAAAGCTCTTCCGAATAATACACTGATTCCATCTCCGGCAATGAACGGAATGGGACATATTGAGATGGAAGATATCCAAGTTGGGGATATCGTCTTTGGAGATGATGGAACACCGACGGAGGTTGTCGGCGTATATCCTCAAGGGAAAAAGAAATGTTATAAGATGTATTTCCATGATGGTCGGACGGCAATTTCATCCGAAGATCATCTATGGAATGTTATTGGTGCCGAGAGAAAACAATATACGTTCGATACGAAGAAAATCTATGAACTCGTATCCAATCAAAAGCGATGCATCATTCCTATTCCAAGTGCGCCAGTGCAATATGATCAAAGTCAAACAGGAATACGACCATATACACTCGGTGCATTTATGGCACTCGGAAAATGGACTTTCATACAGGAATATCTTCAGATCGATAAATCTACTGTTTCGTGTGATATTGATGCAATTGCGGATTATATCGCAAACCTGCAATCGCTAGAGGTTGATTATTCAGAATCTGATAAAATAACATTTCAGTATCATACAAATGCAAAGAAGCGTATACCAACAAAGGAATTCTTCCGCTATATCCGTTATCAATACCCATTGGGCAATGATTCATTTGTTGGAATCGCAGATAAGTATAAATATAACTCGGCTGAAGATCGCCTTGCATTCATCCGTGGCGTATTTGATGTCTGTGGTAAAATCAATAAACGAAATCTTGTCGAGATTGAAATTCCAGAAGGAGACTACTGGACTGCATTCTGTCATGATTTTAAGGAAATGATTTATTCCATGGGACTCATTGCAACAGTGGAGAATGGAGAAACCAAACGTTTGGTGATTCAGATTCCATCAAACAAACTGGGAGAATATTTCCTTATACACAAACCATATGCGGATGCATTTTGTAATGGCGAATTGATCAATGATATCGTGGGACTTCAGATTACTTCGATGGAAGAACTCCCAGAGGAAATTGAATGCACTTGCATTAAAGTTGCAAATGAATCTGAATTATTCCTGATCAAAGATTATATTGTGACACATAATACAACCCTTGCCGTCCAGCTCGCAGCCAATATCATTCGTCAATACAAAACATCGACGGTTATTCATTTTGATTGCGAACAGCGTATTGATCTTTCACGCATTCAGGTGATTTCGAAACTCCCTTCCTATTATTTTATGGAAGACGATGGTCCTGCTCGTTATACAATCAAAGCAGGAGCAGTTGGATTGGATACGATGCAGGAAACGATTGTACGACTATTTGCAGCAAAGATGAAAATAAAGAATGAGATTACCGTCGATCTCGGAACGGTTGATGAGTTTGGAAATCCGGTAAGAATTATGGAACCAACAATCATCATCATCGATTCTATTACATCGGTTCTCAGTGAAACATTTTCTCCAGATAATGCGAAGGAAGTATCAGAGGCAGAAAAGCTTCGAGGGAACACAGAAGGTGCCAGGGATTCCAAATCATTGAAAGGATTCTTCAAAGATGTCCTTCCACTTTGTAAGGAAGCGAATATCATCATCTTTGCTATCAATCATATCAATATGAATATGAGTATGAATGCATTCACACCTGCAGCAAAGAAGCAGAATTATCTAAAACAGGATGAAGTTATTCCGGGAGGCGTAAGTCTTATCTACTACCCATTCAATATTGTAAAACTAATTGCAAAACCATCCGACGATTTTACAAAAGAAGGAGATGGTTTTGATGGGCATATGGTGATGGCAGAACCTATAAAATCATCATCCAATCAGTCTGGGAACACATCAAAAGGAGTTTCGTTTGGAATGTGTTTCAATTACAAAACCGGATTTGATCCCCTTCGCTCACTTATCATTTATGGAAGAGAACGAGGAATTATTGAAGGGAATCGGAATCGTTTGAAATTCAAGGATGACCCAGAACACGTGTTCTCGTTCAAAACAATTTACAAAGATATCGATGAGAAGCCATTCATTATGGAAAATATCAAAAAGTTTATCTTCCCGGCATTGAAAGATCACCTCAGCTATGTAGAACCAAATGACGTAAAATTCCATAATGAATTGATGGAATATTAATATATCACTAAAATCGTATTTCCTTCAAATTTAGTGATATATTATTACAATAGAGAAGAATAAAGAATATCTATCTTAGGAGGAATTCATCATGAAACTTTCAAGCATTCTCATTGGTGTCGCAGGTGTTGCTGTTGGTGCAGGTGCACTCTATGCGTACAATCGTTTCATCGGCGGCGCTGCTTCGGCGGATGATTGCGCCGACGAGTGTGAGGACGACGATGTCGTGGACGAGGAGCCCGCGACGGAGGAGTAAAAAGGAGGAGGGGTTTAAACCCCTCCTTTATTTTTCACGATTCAGCAGATTCTTTTTTATACTTAGATTCAGAATGCCCTTTTGCTTCATTGAGTTCTTCATAGAATGCCATATATGTTGCAGTGAGAATATCTTCATATGATACATGCTGCCTATTGACAAGATTGTGAATGAGTTGACGTATCTCATTTTTGAGCCTATTATGTTTATCATTGTCCGCATCAATATGTAGTGCAAGATCATACAAAGATTGCATGGCTACACCGAAGCGTGCTTCAACTGGAATATCATTCATAATTACAACATCCTTTCCGATTGTAAAAAGTTATAACCCTCGTTGCTGACGACCTATATTTTAATAACACGCCCTAGAAGTTAGGAGTTGAAAATAGATGAAGATATCATTATTGGATCAGCCAAAATTGATTGCGGTAAATAAACTAAAAGAAGTTACGTCAGGAAAACTGATGTTAACCAAAATGCAATTCGATCCCAATGGATTGATGTCCAATGATATTTTTGGAATCTCTAAAGGAGATCGGAAAACAACATTTGCATACATCAATCTGAATATGCGATTCATTCACCCTCATATCTACAGTAACATACTTTCGCGTATGTTTACCGAAATCAAATACATCATTCCAGGCGTACGAAGATATGTCATTATTGATGGGAAGCTAAAAGAATCAGATGATGGGTGGACGGGTCTCAAGGAATTGTATAACCACTGGGACGAGATCAATTGGAGTAAACGTTCTTCGACAAATCAGACATCCATTAATATTCTGAAAAAAACTCCGAAAGATATGATCTTTATTGATCGATTTGTTGTATGCCCGCCAGCGTACCGCGATATCATTCTATCCGGCACACAGGATAATACTGATTACGTTTCTGAATTGAATACGATGTATCAGCAATTGATTCGCTTAACCTCTGAAATACCACAAGGAGGTATATTCGCATCATTGCAGTATTCACGTCAATACAAAATTCAGAATACCATTGTGAATATTTATAAATATTTCATTGGACAAATGACACAGAAGACGGGTCTGATCAAACAGTATCTTATTGGTAAGCGAACGGACTATGGTGTTCGATCCGTTATTACATCTGCGCAATATAATACGGAACGAGCAGAAGATATGACGGTTGATTTTGAACATTCCGCATTACCATTATCACAGGCATGTTCTCTCTTCTATCCATTTATTGAAGCATGGTTACACCATTTCTTCACACGCGAAATTATTAACTTTCCGGAACGTATCATGTTTATCGATGACGATGGAAATGTTGTTCGCGGTACATTAAAAGATCCGGAAACACAATTCACGGATAAAAAGATTAAGAAGATTATCAACAATTATATCTTTAATCCGGATGGACGATTTGATCCAATCACCATTCAGTGTTATTTTGCGGATAATCCAGATAAAGTAGTTTCGCGCCATATCAAACTTGTTGGAAAATTCTCTAATACGACACGTTCGGATAAAGCTCCAATGACCGTAACGGAACTATTATATTTGGCAGCCGTCGATGTTGCAGAGAAACGACATTTAATGATTTCTCGATATCCGGTTGGAACTGATAAAAACATCATTTTCACGAAATGTCGCGTTGTAACAACAACAGAATCGACAAAGGCTGAATATAATGGGAAAGTATATGCCCATTGGCCAATTATTGATACAAATAGTTCGAAAAACGTTGGGTCTCGGTTTATTGACTCATTGTCATTCCATAATACACACTTAAAGGGGATGGGCGGCGATTATGACGGCGACCAAGTTTCCGTTCGTGGTATTTGGAGCAACGAGGCAAATGCCGAAGCAGATCAATTGATGAATGCAAAGGTTGGAGCTCTCATTATCAATGGCTCAAATCTTAAAGTGACATCATTTGAAGTAATCGATGCATCTTATCAGTTGACCAGAGATGGTAAAAATCCAAAACAAGTTTCTGCAGTAGATGTAGAGAATCTTCTTAAAGTGGATCCGATGAATATTACAAAATCAATGCTTGTTTCTATTTTTGCAAATCGGGTAAATAATAGCCAGCATCGTTCTACACAAATTATCCGACCACGATACAATGCATGGGATCGAATGACTGTCCCTAAGGACTATTTCTATCAAGGGCAGCCAGAAATTGCAACGACCATTGGGCGATTTATTTATAACAAATATATTTTTGCAAACGATGGTATTGTTCAAAATATGGGATACATCAATGAAGCGATCGATAAAAATAAACACGAAATGTACATTGACAAATTGGGAAATCTCTTATTGAATGATATCATTGACAAGAAGAAATTTGTACACATCACAGATCGATGGAACTGGCTGCTTTATACGCTATCTGGAATGTTAAATATTTCCTCTACATTGAAAACAATGAAACCATTGGCTGCGGTCCAAAAACGAAAGAAGGAACTCTACAAGCAATATGAGAAAGAGATTGCTGCCGGTGATGTCGTTACCATGTCAAAAATTGAGAATGAGTTGCTTGCGCTTGCAAAAGAAGAATTGAAGGATGATCCAGGATTTCAATCGTATCTATCTGGAAATATCAATTTTGCAAACAACTATAAGAGCAATAATATCCTCAAAGGTCCTGTTTATAATGAAGAAACTGGAAAGTTTGATTTCATTAAAACATCATTCAGTGATGGGCATGATATCAAGGATATTGCAATTCATTCCAATGGTATTCTGGCATCTCAATATCCAGCATCTATTGCATTACGAGAAGCCGGTTATACTGCAAAGAAATTGATTGCACTTCTGCAGATGAGTAGCATCAACCAAGAGGTGGAGGATTGTCATACACATAAGCTAGTTCCGATTGTTGTTACGAAGTTTAATCGGAAAGATATGATGTGGACATATATTGTTGAGAATGATAAACTTGTACTACTTACGCCCAAGACAATTGATGCTTATATTGGGAAATTGGTTCACATGCGAAGCCCTCTCACATGTACCTGCAAAAAAGGAATTTGTAAAGTATGTGCTGGTGAACTGTTCCCAAAACTTGGTATTACGAATATTGGATCATTTGCTGTTCAGGCTTCCGATATTATTCTAAACCAGTTCCTGAAATTGAAGCACGATGTATCTGTGAAATTATATCAAATCGATCCGAATACTTGCTTCTCTGATATCTGAATAAATAAAGGAGGGGATCATCCCCTCCTTTATTTTTAACTCAATACAACACCAAAGATTTCAAGTTCAATGTGAGAGATATCATTTGCATCCATGGGAACAACTCCATAGTCTTCAAATGATTTATCATTTACAATTTCAACACCATTTAGTGTCGGTTTATCGGTCAAATCATGGTATGACGATGTCATTTGGATCACCTTCATTTGTAGAATCAGGAGTATCGACCTTCATATCATATGGATTTGCACCCTTCTTTTCATTCGGAGAAGGAGTGCTTGTACCATTTGATCGTGCATTATATTCATCAATCGTTGTATTGATGATATTATATGCCTTACGCTTTACTTCATTCGGACTATTGAGAAGTTGCTGGAGGAGTGCATTCACACCGTCACGATCTTCCTGAATGCGCTTACGAAGTGGAGCAGGGAGCTTTGGATCTGCGAGCTCCTTATCATACTCCATTAGAAGGGACTTGATACGATGGATGATGGTTGCATGTTCCTCATTCATATCTGCCATAGCAGCCATACATGCAAGAATCTCATTCTGACGAAGGTTTTCCAGATACGAGAACGACCATCCTTCAACCGCATCCATATCATCACCAATCTTAACAAGGCCGGAAATAAGATCTTTTCCAAGTCCATACATACGCGGAATATTATCTGCGAATGCTTCAATGGAATTGGAATAATTCCATCCCTGATTCAGGTTGAGCTGATTTTCCGTTGCCTTCTTAAGACGATCTTCATAATTTTTTGTACCACTAACCGCAGTGCGGAAGGCTGCAATAAATGGCCCAAGAAGCGGAATGTCTTCCAGATGAAGTTTAATCCATCGATATACATGTTCATCCGTCGTTTTATTTCCGAGATAATTTACAAGCTCATTGGTTTCCTGATATCCGATATCAACGAGCGCCGGGTCAAGGTTATGACCGACTTCATGAAGAATAACTGCAAGAAGTTCGCGAGAAGTGAGAGCAACGAATGCGTGTGGATAAATTTCCATATGGAAATTTAGACTGTGTGTAGAATCATAGAATCCACCATCTTCTGAAAGAAGTCCATCAATGTAATATCGCTGTCCCACATAAGTCCAGGCATTAATCATACCATAGTCATATCCGCTTCGATCCCCATCTTTGCCTTGGTTGTAATTACCAACACCAGCAAATGTATATACGAAATCTAGGACAGTTGAATGGAATCCAAATACATTATTGAATTCATTTTCAAGATCCTTGAATAAATCTGTCATAGAAAGAATTTTTGGTTGAACGGTAACATAGAAATTTTTCCAATCTTCAAGCTTGGTTTGTTCTGGACGACGATATGTGTTGATATCAACATCCTTCGAGAGACCTTCGCGAATACGGTCGAATAGCGCAAGAATCTTATCAAGTTTCGCTGTTGATTTGTTTGAAAAAGATGCTTCACAGAAAGGCATACCGCTGTATGACATGGAATAGGGCATTGGTTTCATAATAAATTACTCCTTTATAGATGTGAGATTGACTAGTGCATATTAAAGATATGGTTTTTTGACGCTAATATAAAATGGCTAATTAATATAGAAGAAAATAGGTGATTGTAGTGGAAAAAATTACAAATCCGCTCGGAAATATTTTTAATTACCTCCAGGATATCATTCTATTCATGGAAGTAAAAGATAAAAAAATTGCAGATAGAGAAGAGACAAAAGAAACAAAACGTGATAGTACTGTGTGGTTAGCAGCAATGTCGCAGGAAGATAGCTATATCACATACAAAGATTATTGGCAAACCTGGATGTTCCAGGATGTATTAAATAACGTAAAGTTATCCAATGTAGAATATTGGATGAATAATCCATTCAATGTTCCATTGGACTTCAGAGAATATCTAACTCGAAGATGTCGAGAGATTGTATTAAATACATATGAGGAAGCCAATGCATATTACCGTACACGGATTGGTTTACCACCTATTGGATCAAATATAAAACATTTTCTTTCCAAAGAATTGGCAAAGAAATATGGTGTTAATCCAAATACCCCAATTCACAAACTTCCATTGTATATTCAAAATAAATTTGTCTCAACGGAAGAATATCTAAATTTAATGTTGGATTATCCGGATGATACATATCTTGAATACATCGGCAAATATAAATGCGATCTATTTCAGATGCGCCGTGCAAAGGATTATGAAATCATTCGTTATCCGAAAGATGATACAAGCATCAATATTAACATCTTACGTGAATTTGGCTCTTTATATTCGGATTATCGCAATTATGTGATGGAAACATTATACGTTCGCGGATTGGAAGACGTGTATGAAAATTATCGCGAATATATGGGTCTTCTCATTCTGATGTTTGCATTGATGCAATTTGCAAATAAAAATATTGAATACTCAAATATATTGAATCCGATGGATGAATCGATGATGTATTTGATTCTATCCAAGTATGGGATTGATTCTGATATTTTGATTTCTGCATCCGAACGAGTGAAATTGGTGAATAATCTTCCAAAACTTATTTATGAAAAGGGAACTTCGGAAGTATATCGTCAGCTTATTAAATTACTCGATTATCCAAAATCGACAACAATTGAAAAGTTAATGATGAATAAAACCGATGGAAATATCACCTTCCGGAATCTTCCATCAGAAATTTCAGATATCTATAATTCAGTAATTGGTGCAGAGACACAGTCCTATGATAAAGTAACTGGATCGGATGAGACGTGGTGGGAGACGAAAGAAGTTCAAGATATTCTAAAGGATTCAAAATTCTCCAATATTGAATCCAAATACATTGATATCAAAAGTTCCATTTCGCAAACCGAAGCAATTTCTGAATTTATTCTATTCACAAAAATGGTTTTGGATCAAAAAGCAATTACAAACAATATGTATGTTTCAATCCCATCCATTTTCGGTGCAGAAGAAATTCCACTCTATGATTGTATGATTTTTCTCGTTGCAGCTCTCTGTATGCGTATTGGAACATCTGGAAACATTATACAGAATGATGAACGTCTATTGTCCGTTGCCGGATTCAACTTTGATGCTGATACGGATGAGATTCAAAAATATTTGAAAACACATAAATTGCCGGATGAAACACGAATCATTGAACTTCTTCACGCCATCAATATTTCAAATATCGAGGATTTGGAATCTACCTATGAATCTTCCATTCGTGCACTTCAAACATATCTGATGAAAAAAATATCGGACTCCTCTTCTCGAAATGAATATACGGTGTATTCAAATATATACAAAGCGATCTTTACTTATGATATCAACAAAAATACACTATTGGATGATTATCAGAAGCCAGATGAAATCATTCAAGATAAATATAATGTGACTGCTGATGAGTTGCAGGAATTCAAACATTTTTATCCGCGCACCATTACAGGGAAAGCGATTACAGTAGAAGGGTTCAAGACATCGCAATACAAAAATCCATTCCTTGCATACAAGAATGATGTGACGTGGTATATTGATCTTGGGAAAAAAGGGATCTTGTATTTCCATGATATATTAAATAGTCCTGATTTGCGTTATCTTAAGAATGAGAAAGATGAATATATCTTCTTATTAGATAAGGATAATGTGGATGAGGAGACCGTTCGATTGGCGATTCAGAAATTATCTGATCTAAGTTCGGATGAATTAAATCGTGCGTTTTTCCAAATTGATACCGTTGTACTTGGAAAAGGTGTCACATATCCAAAAGAGAAAGAATTACCAAAATCCATCCGGAATAAAATTTTCAAAGATATCTTAATTGATAAACTTATTATGGATATTCTTGGATATGAAGAACCTCCTGTATCATATTCCGAGTATCTCGACCGAAAGAATACAAAACTATATGATCTTCTAAAGAAGGATGATCGTTTCCATAAAAATTATGATGCATGGCTGAGTGATGTTTCGACCGTCCTTGTCGGTATTGAAAAATCAGTTGGACTTCATGTAAAATATGTGGAAGAATATCTGGTTGGAAAAGATCTATTTTTTGCACCGTTGGTCAAAGTAATTAATCGTTTCAAATCAGCATTCGTCACGATTAACAAAACTTCGATTGAATATGTCGTCGATGATAAAGTTGATATCGGAGGAAATTTAAATAGCCTCCACCTATTCGATGCATTCAACTTTACCGTCAATCTTGTATTTATGAATCAAAAAGGAACCAATGCGGAATTTGGTCTTTATGATACCATTCATGCATCAAAGAGTCATCGCGTCGGAAGAGATTCGTTCGGAATGCATGACGAAGTTATGTGTTACAAAAATAATGTTTTAGTTTGATAAAAAATGAGGAGGGAGATATCTCCCTCCTCACTCTTCGCTATATTTCAAACCCATCGGGAATGATAAATCCGGCAGATTTCATTTCATCAATTTCCTCATATTTGTGCACTTCTTCTACACAACTCTTGTATCCAAATTGCAGCAATTTGAGTTTGCAAATGAAATCGTCCAAAATCATAACATCTTGGAGATCATACAATGCGCGGTTCTCGTGCTTGATGATATCCTTGAACACTTCGATCAAGTCCGGGATGAAAACTCCATTGCTGAAATTGTATACCTGAAATCTCCCAGACTTGTTCTTTCCAAACGTTATCTCTGTTCCAAATGAATTGACATATGCAGCAGCATTGTAGTCATATACCAGATACTCGATCTGGTATTTGGAAAATAGTGTAGAGGGAATGTCGTTTCCCATCTTTTTGTTGAGTTTCCACGGACTCTTGCGCTTATAATCGCGCATCTTTTTGTAATACTCGCTAGATTCGAGTCGAAACATGATATCAATCAGGCAGTCTATAGGGATTGAAACAGCCTCGATATTGTCATAGTTGGATTGATGATCGAAGTTGAACCGATCCGTATAGAGAGTATTCTTTTCAATCATCGCCGTCCAAATTCTCTCTTCATCTTCTTCAAGAATATTTCCTTTGAAAATTCGCTCGTTCGTCATAATTATATCCTCCTTAAACAAAGATACTCCAATTATCCACATATAGTAAGAATATATAATTCTATAGTCTTTAGATATGACCGAAACTCCTATCATAAACGATTTATAAATTAGGAGCTGATAATTATGGGAAGTTCGATTCTGCCCAAGACAAATAAATCGCAACCAGACGAAATTATCAATTATTTAGATCCGGATGGATTGCGTCAGTTATTGCGTCAATTGAAACTTCATTTGCAATTGAAGCCAGATACCGACATTGATTATTACGATGATAAGACCAATCATAAATTTACTTCAGTATTGCATAACAAAGGTTCCTATCAGCGTATGGAACTTAAGACATATCCAGACAATGATGGGTATGAAGGGTATGCGGGAATTCATATTGATAGTGGAACATTCGGTCTGGAACATTCGCTGGAAGGTTGGACTGGAACACAGTCCGATGCATCGAAAAACGAACAAGTCAATCGTGTACAGATTGGAGCAATGGCAGTAATTCCTTCCAAAGAAGGATGCTATATCACCAAAGGGGATGTTGATACAAAATCACATCACCGCATTGCGGCAATGTTGTTTGATCCATATGATGGTCGAGCATATCTATATTCCAATGATGATGCTCGTTATGTAAACAATCTGAATCGTTCGAAAGATACAAAACTTCCTCCAAGAACGGTTGCCCGTGTTGTGGATATTCCAACCCATCTTACGGATTTAGAAAATGATTTGGATTTCGTTGCTGACATCGATTATCATCATACTGATAACAATTTCACGAACTCAAATCGGTATCTGGTGGATAATCTAGATGACCGTACGTTTGTGTACCCAGAAATTGCTAAGGATGTCCATGGGGAATACATTGAAAATTATCGTGTCGGTTTGAGTGGGGAACAGGTATATGCGGAAGGTGATGGAGAGTTCTCCATCAATCAGCAATACGGTTTCCAAGATCGTATTGATGCGGTAATTTCATCGTATGGATACAATCGGACCTATTCCGGAGTGAATCATAAACCTGGGTATCTTCCCGCAATTTTCCGTTCCATTGAAGAATTGAAAAAGGTGGATCTGGTTGGTCAGTTAAGAACTCCAATGACCAATCGAGAGACTCCGGGTGCAAAAAGACCATATAATTATTATCTATTTGATGGTGTTTGGAGTCCTTCTTGGTATGATCGTGAAGGTTATAAGGATTCCTATATGGCGCAATCGTTGAATCCATTATCATTGGAAAATATTTTGGATCAACGAGAACCAAAACCATTTGCAACATTGAACCAAGATCCTACAACTAAGTATACAACCGCAAAATTGTATCAATGGAGATATAACCGGGTATCTATTGTTTATCATTCCAAGGATATTTCCATTAACGTTGTGGATGCTGGAAAAGCATATAGGGTTGGGGATATTCTGCGATTTACTTTCTGCGATGATGTCATCAAGTTTAAAGTAAATCGAGTCAATTCTTATGGAGGAATTATTTCAGGGGAGCATATCAAGGATGTTCCGAGAATCTATGAACAAGATCCGTCAACAAATCGTGTTGGTGTTTCGTTTACAAATGCATCCTCTGTCGGCTCTGGTGCAACATTGGCAATCAGTTGCAAAGCAACCATTAAAACAAATGCAACGCAGATTAAAAATAATCTGTATGCGTATGTCGATATCACCCCATCCGTCCGAAGCGATAATACTTCAGAATGGTCTGATACGTCATCTCCGACGGATAGTGGTGGACGTGTTGTTGTTCGTAGTACAGCAGCACATCCTGCATATAGTGGAATTAATTCAGGGCGCGGTGGCCCTGCTGGAAATCCGAATGGTACAAATCTGAAACTCTATGAGCATGGGGGAAATGCAACGGCCGGAATTCATGTTCATCTATTCCGTTACGTCATCAATACCCAAAATCCATCTTGGGTCATCAAAGATGGCGTTCAGGTATTCCTAGGAGATTGGGTCGATCAAGGGCCTATGGGTCTGGAACGTCCGTGTGATATTAAAGCGCTGCTTTTCAGTAACCCAGATACAAATAATTTCAATAATTATTACAAGTTTAATCTGGATACTTATTTTGATACGATTTCTCGTAATCCGGATTCTGTCGTTACTGGAAATTCAAATGCGATTTCGCAGATGTATCTCCATGTTGCACAGAAAGATCCAGATCCTGATCAGAAATTTTTCGATACAAAGGTGAATGCATCTTCTGCTCAAATTGAACAGATTGATATCACCAATAAAGTATTGTATCTCAACGCCGCAACTCGTGTTGCGTTCATATATAATTCTGGTCCAAAGAACGATTCCTCATTCGGATATGGTTACCAAAATGCTGGATGGATTCCTATCGCCGGGTCGGTAACTCGATAATTTTTGCAACGATCTATATTATTACGGATAAAAAAGAAAGGGGAAATTTCCCCTTTCTTTTTTATGAATATAAATTCAGTTCTTCTGGCGGTATGTATGGCTTTGCGGCAGTTTTCGGTCTTTCCTGTTCTTTGGTAACTTTGGGATATAAACAAATGGTCCCATCATCTTTGAATTCAATTTTATACATATCATATTTTAGATTTCGTAATACAATTTGTCGACTCTTATCCGCAAATAAAGTCAACCATTTGCTCATGAGAATCCCTCCATTACTTCTTCTTTAATTTTTCATATTCTTCATCGACAAGATATGAAGACGCATTGTTAGATGCGGCAACAGCAAGCTGATCGGCGCGGTTGTTCATGTCGTTATCGGCATGGCCTTTTACCCATTTCCAATTGAGTACAATTCCTTTTTCTTCTGCCGTTTTAATTACTTCGATAATCTCTTCCCAGAGATCTTTATTTTTGACCATACCGCCAGTTTTGGTAACCCAATTATTTTTCTGCCAATTTGCCAACCAGCGCATGGATATTGCATTGATACAATACTGCGAATCACTGAAAGCAATGATTGCTTTAGAATCGGATAACTTTTCATCGATGCATTTCATGGCCTCTTTTACACCATTGATGATTGCCATCATTTCCATTCGATTATTTGTTGATAATCGATATCCTTGACTTTTCTCAATCTTTACTGGAATAGGCATTTCATCATCTTTTGCGGTCGGTGTATATTGGCAAACATATGCCCATCCCGATGGACCCGGATTTGATAATGAACTTCCATCTGTCCATAGTTCAATTGGTAGCGACATAGTAAAATCCTCTCCTTTAAAAATAACACTTCGTTTATGAATTCTGATTAAATTTATAATATATCATTTTTATGATATTAATTGGCATTTATATGGTATCCAGCGACCATGCTATAAGTGTGTTTATTATTTAATATAAAGAGGTGTAATTGATGGTAAAAATTCAAGTATTGGGAAAGGGATATCATCCTCGTATCGGATTCCTTCCGAGGTGGACCCCATTCTATGCAGACCAAAATACGATTGGTTGGCTAATAGCTACTGGAACATTTAAGATTCGATATTTTAATCCGGATACGAATCAGATGGAGGATATCGATCGAAAGAACTATATCCAAGTATGTAATAATATTTTCGGTAAACCAATACCTCCGGTAATTCCACAAGAAATTTATGAGAAGATGGAGGTTACTCCTCCCACGCCAGAAGTTCCTCCAACACCCAATCCGCCAAATCAGAGTGATTCTCCAGGAAAAGTACCAAATGAAGAAATGGATATGGAAGCGGCAGATGAACCTACATTCATCCATAATCACCAGGATAAAGATTTTGTTTACTGTAATAATTCTGGAACTTACAATATGTTGAATCCGGATATTGAAAATGGGAAACTTGTTCTGTATAAAGATACCCTTTTTGAAACGGATGCACGTGTTATACATCATGATGGTAAATTGGAATTTTCACTCTATGTCCCAGCATCGAATTTCAAATATGAAACATATGAAGATCCCGATTTAAAACGCACAAGAATCCGTCCAAATAATCGAGTAGAGCGCGTAACATCTGATATTCAGATCAATAAAGATAATGATTATGTTAATGAAAATATTGATTACGTTGAAAATTGTACCGCTGGTATTTGTGAGAAGATGCCAGACTGGGATGCAACTTCCGTAAATCAATTCGAAGTAAAATATTTTAACTATAAGAATTGCCCATTTGGAGTTGCAATCGCCGGATTGATGCAATTTGAAAAGAATCTAGATGAACTCGAGTCTGAAGAAGATAGGCGTCGTGCACTCGAAGGATATTTAAGGTATGGCAGTGTTCGTTTCTTTGGATTCCCGAATCCAGAACTTGGGTCTGAATTTGACCCTTCAGACAAAGATCATTTGAAAATTGCATATGTTGGAAATCAGCCGGGTAAGGAAACATTCCGTCTTACGAAGATTCCATTTATCATTAAGGATAAAACATTTTTATCCTGGTATGACATTGGAATTCTCGAATCCCGCAAACAGGTGGTTGCAGAAGAGAAACGGAAAACAAAAGAATATTCAAAAGACTTTACACAGGTGAATATTATTTATGAGGATAATATTCGATTTGCTATTGGGCAGAATGTTCGTCATAATCCACGATTCTTCGAAGTTCCGGAAGGAAAGCCGTTTAGTATTGGAAAATTAACCGGTCTCAAGAGGTCAACATTCTTTGTTCGCAAACCGTATCAGCCGAGTATCGTTATTGTTGATAAAGAACTTATGCCGCAATTGCATGAGTACAATGACAATGACATGAGAGATTTGTTCATAACAACTCACTATCTCGATGAAACCCATACAAAACTTGAACAGCGTTCACTCATGAATCGATATGTTTATGATATGGATAATCACGCAATTTCACAATTCCTTTCCGATCGAGGCGAGAGTTCGAAATCTGCAAGTATTATGGGCAATCATTGGAATGATGTTACGTCTGGATGTACAAGCGATATCTGGTTTGTTGCTCTAAGGAGCGGAACACTTGAGAAAGATCCTGCACTGAAAAAAGCGTTGTGGGCAAACTACAAGTCATTGTTCGACGGCAATAAAGCTCCACATTAATATTTCAATTATATTCATAAAAAAGAAAGGGTGGACATCCACCCTTTCTACTTTCAATCATTCATATGTTTTTCAATGTTTTTATTATACTTCTTCACGAATGCTTTGAACTTTTCATCCGATTGCATTTTATCGATGCGTGCCAACAGCTTCGCTTCTTTCTTTTTATTCTCTTTTGCTTTTCGTTTTTCTGCAATCTTACTGTCTGTTTCTTCAAATCCAATATTTCGTCGAAGTTCCAGAACGTCCATTCCATTCCGTTCCAATGTATTGAAGAACTCTTCTAATTTTTCGTCCCCATTTGACAGATAACGACGACGTTGTGAAGGTGCTGAAAGGATCGCTGCTTCCATGCGTTGTTCATATAGCCACACATCATCATCATTCGCCCAACTTCCTTTCATACGGATATGATCGAAGATGGATGTTTTCTCATCGGTATCGAATATTGAATCCGACATGAATGTGCTCGACCAATATCCTCCGCCATCGGAAGCATTTTCTGCCGCATCCATTTTTCGAAGAGCTTCATGGACATCGCGTTTGATGAGTTCTTTATAATATCCTTTCTTCTTTCTCTTCTTTTTCTTCTTGGAATGAAATGTTTCCATGGGTTCATATCCGCGAAGGTATTTCATATCAACATTTCGTACAGGCATCTCAATGAATTGCTCTTCGTTGACATATGGACGATCTTCTTCTGGAACGAGGCGATTGAATTCTTCTTCCTCATCATAATCCTCGTCCGGTTCGAAATACCCTTCTTTCTTCGCCGTATATAAATCTGCCGGATTTAGATCACGATTTGCAATATAGTTGATGATTTGCAATACATTGTAATCTTTCATCCGTTTTAGTTTCGGGCGCGGAATTGCTTTTGAATAAATCCTCCCTTCATGAACGAGTTCCATGAACTCCTCTTTGGTATGGAGATAATCTTTTTCCGAAAGGATATTCCATGCATCCATAACAGTACGCATCGCTTCAACAAATTGATCCGCACGCCGATAGATGGTTTTTACCATCGACAGTCGAGAACGAATATCATAGAATATGTCTTGCTCTTTTAACTGTTCATCCGTATAATGATATCGATCACGAGGTCCATAATCATGGACAATTGTCGTCTCACATCCTTTTCGGATTTCCTCCATTTCCTTTTCAGTATACTTGTGAATCCGACGTTTCTTTTTCGGCCGATATATTTCGGATGGTTCAATATCGACGATTTCATCGTCTCGATCCGGTTGTAACTTCACCAGTTCTTCCGATGTTAATACATCGATAACTTCATCATCATGAGATTCCCGAAATGGTTTTTGATCTGAATTTCTTCGTCTCCGATAAGGAGGATCTTCATGAGATCTTCCTTGTGCATCTAATATAGATGCCCATACTTCATCTGAATTCATAAATCAATTCCTCCTTATTCATCATCACATGTGTCATTGTTATCCGATATGATCTCTATTGGGTTAAGATTTAATTTCCAAGGACTATTTTCATTTAGATATTGTCGATAATATCCAGTATGTCCATTCAACATTTCGACAAGTTCAATAATTTTTAGATCCATTAAATCTTCTAATGTCCATGGGCATTCCTCTGGAATGAAGTCTTTATTTTGATAGAGAGATGGGTTATCTTCAATCGCGACGAAATATCCATGGATTGCATTATCATAGATAATTTTTAATCGGTTTTCAATCCCTCGAATTATATTGGTTTGACGTTTCTGTTGTCCCCAATCAAGAGATGAATATAGATCCTTCCGTTGTTTATCGATTGATATTTTCCATCCTCTCGCATCTCGTTTGATATCTTCATAATTATCGCAATATGCAAGTTTGAGTAGATGCTCGATGATTCGTTCAATTCTAGACCCGAGGTTTCTTACATCCGATTTTACAGATTCGATATACAATTCATCCATTTCAGTTTTTGCAAGATCGAGTTCCCCTTGGCGAATTAAATCAGCAATTTGTCCGGCACGCTCCGTAATCGACTGAAGTCGTAAGAACAATTCATTCATTTCAATTTGCTCATTTCTATCCATATCAAACTCCTCCATATAATATTATTCTCCATATTAATAATATAATATATCAATAAAAAAGGGAAGGGGAGAAATCCCCTTCACCTTTTTCATGTTCCAGTAAAAGAATAAGGTAAACCAGTCATTGTTTCAAACTCATCGGTTGTAATTTTTCCTGCATACTTAAACTCCAGAAGCGGATCAACACGTTCAATTGGCAGATGCATCTGCTGAATGGATTCCAGACTTTTGATTTCATCTGGGGTAAGATCCGTGCGTGCTGTGAAGTTTATGTAATTAGGGATGGACATATCGAGATCACCCATAATTATTCATCTCCATTTTTCAAAAATTCATTGAATTCAGTGTAATCTTTATTATAGATTTTTATGTAATTAAACAGATTTGACATGGATTTCATTAAACCATCTTTGATCTGTTCCTTCTCCCACGATTCTTTATTCCGAACCCCATTACTATCCCATTTTATTTCAATCTCGCAGTTTATACTGCTAATGAAAAAATCTGGAATATAAAAATGATCTTTACCGTCATAAGTGTATGAATATAGATGGGGAGAAGGAGACATAATATCAGAAGATTTCCATTTCAATACTTGATCCAAATATTTCAAGAAATCGAGTTCATATGTGCCAGTATACTCAAATTCAACGCCATCGCGGAATTTGTATTTTCCAGAAATCTTGCGATTTGCCAACATTTTTTTCTGTTGTTCTGGATCATCGAGGAGGTTTACTTTCCCATACTTTTTCAACATACGACCATCGACTTCTTTTTTGTAGGTTTCTTTGCACTCTGGATTGTTGCAAAAGCGAGAGTATTTCATTGTAACGCGATTGAATTCCGTAGGATTTTTACATATAATGCAAGATCCTTGCTTTTTTTTGGTTAGAAGATAGTAGAAATATCGAAACCCATCCATATCTTCCGGGAGAGATTCTTTATGCATTCGCTCATAATGTTCCCCCATAATATATTTGGATGACTTAACTCCCTTTTTGATTCCATTTGGAACAACGGAAAAATCGCAAAATGCACATCTGTATTTTTTAGCCATTTCGAAACCACCTTTTTAATATCCTTACGAAAAGATACTTGCTGATTTATTAAGAAGGAGTGTTCGATAAATGAACGATTATATTGATTTGATTGAGTTCAAAGATGATATCGAATCCGTTGGACTTGCTATTACGGATATTTCTGTAAAATTATCCCGGGATAAAGATGATACATTTGATTGGATGTCATCAAATACACGAAGAGAGATTTCGGATACACTCTCAAAATATGCGGACTATGGACGAATGGCTGTAAATAAAGCACGTTCACTCCCAACACCAGTTGCTGGGCAGGAAGTATTGTCATTCCGAGATATCCAGCCATTCCTATTCCCAAAGTTTGATTATGCATCGATTGTTCTTGCAACAAACGATATTTTGAAAGCAAAGAATGAAGATTCAGACATCCGTAGAACATTGAGTTTTGCATTGCAGAAATATTTCAAGGTTTACAACATGTCAGATATTTGGCAAATTTTTGAAATGGGAATTAAGAGTGTACATCCTGCAGAGACACTTGATGTTTCCTATTTTGCATCCATTCGCGGAAATCTGATGACGGATACCTCCATCGTTGGGATTATCCTAAAGGCACTCGATGCATCGGTTCGAGCATGCAAGGATACATTACTTGTCGAGGATATGTATGCATTTACGAAACTCTCCTGTATCTTCCATGAAGGGTATGTTGGAACAGCAATTCGTATGTATATGATGCAGAATTGGATGTTGGGCGAATACGTTCGCGGATTTGATTCTGAGGTACCTGTTACAGAATCAACCGTAAATGATTTCTCTTCCAATTTCAGAGGACTTTCTGTATTCGCAAAGAACACGAATATGGATTGGTTGAACGGAGATTTGACATCATTTTCTACAACGTTGAAGGAATTTATGTATCGGCTTCGGTTGATGGATCGAGCTCAAAAAGTAACAACAAGAGAATGGGAAAGTCGTTCTCTTGGAAAAGAGTTGACGAAAAATACGTTATATCAACTTTTGGAAAAGTATTGTTATGGCTATGGGCAGGATGGACATTCTCGTCCGTATATTGACCGTTGTTATATCGATCCACTCAATCCCATGTTTATTGATGAACTGAAAGCGATTATGCAGTTAAGAACAATTTCAACGGATGGGAATACATTCATTTCTCCTGCCGATGAAATTTGTGATATTATCATGAGTGCATCCTGTGATCGACCAGTTGAATCAATGAAGAATCTTGTATTGGATCTATATCTGTTTGCAATGATTCTTCCATCGGATCGTTCTGTCGGAGATTATGCAGTTCCATTCGATAAAACGGGTTGTACGCAATCGGGTGCATTCGATGAAGTACGAATGCTTGGTATCATTAGCAATACATTCCGACCAATTCGAGAAGCAATTTGGAAAAAGTTTGCTCTAATCGAAGAACAATTCAATGATATCTATGCAAATGAAGATGCGCCATACAGTCTGAATATTTCGGACTTCATCACGACAGAACCAAAAGAGCAATCATGGAAGAAGATGCAGTATCCATTCGTAAATGATGTAATTACCGAATGCTATGCAATGCCATTCTATATTCAAGAGTCACTCCGGAGTGAGTATCTTGCAATATTGGATGAATTTAAAGATTCCATCCTGTTTAAGGAAGATGGGGATCAGAATACCGATCTTAGTGATATGGAAGGAACGAACAATCAGCAAAGTTCATCCTCTACAACCCAGCAGAATTCTTCAAATAATAATGACAGTATGGTGAATGCAACGAAGAAAACCCTCTCGAATATTCTTGATAAGATCATTTCCCTAATTAAAGGAATGGCACAACGCATTGGCGATTTTATCAAGAAACAGGGTGTTGCTGCAGCAATTAAATGGGTTGAAGATCACAAAGCTGATCTCCAAACGATTAAACTCGCCGACGGTGTTACAATGCCGGAATGGGTGGTATATCGTAATCCGATCAAATTCAATTTCACCAATCGTGCGATGATGGCAATTGCTCCAACTGATACATTTGCAAAATACCAAGAGCAACTAGTTGCTTTCTATGGTGATAAGAAAGTATACGATTGGTTTAATGGTAGTGATTCTGCAAATGCTCCACAGAAGTACAAAAATTATATCCTATACAATGATGATGGTTCGAATCCAAAGCCACAAGTATACTCCGCAGATATGGTTGCACAGTCGGTTCCGATTTGGGTAAATAACATTACAAGCTTGGATGATATTGTGAATCGAATTGAACAGATTTCTGGAAATCTAATCAATAGTATTTCAACGATTAAGACAAAGCTTTCCGGTGAGAAGGATATGAGTAAGATCAACGAGTATCAGAATATGCTCAACGCTGCAAATAAAGCAGTCACATCCATTGTAATTCCAACCGGACCGATTATCATCGATGCCATTATGAATCAATATCGATACATTCAATTTGTATATAACAATCGTGCTGGTGCAAATCCATCCAAATAAAAGTTAAATAATAAGGAGGGGAATATTCCCCTCCTTATTTATAAATTATGATGATATCGATTTTCACATTTCAATTAAGCCTTCTACGACTTTATAATGAAATTGTTAGAGGAAGTGATTATGTGGAGGATATTGTAAAACAAAAAACACGATTGATCTTCGATGATTATACAGATAATGAACGACGATACATTGAAAATTTATCTTCTACAATGGATAATGTATTTATCTATTTAAATGAAGAAAAACGTCGTATTTGTTTACCAACAGGAATGGAGAAATCCATCGGGAAATTATTCCCAAAACATCGAATCATTGATCAATCAAATGACTATTGGGATTATGATCGGATTCCTATTATTGAACATCCAATGAAACCTCGCAACCAACTACAAGAAGATTTCATTTCATATACATTAGACAAAATTTCAAAACAACAGAAGGTTGCTGGTATCCTTTCACCCGGGCAGGGAAAAACCTTCATGGCATGTTATTGTGCGATCGCTGCGAGATTAAAAACATTAATCATAGCTCCAACGTCATCGATTCGACAACAGTGGGCTGATACGTTAACTGGAATGTTTAAAATCGATCCATCTAAAGTGTTGGTTGTAAGAACACCGGAAGACTTCATTCATCGGGCGAAAGATGCATGGTTTGTGATTACAATTCATCCGACATTAGCATCATTGAACAATCGGTATGATATGGAAGATGTTCTTCGTAATTGTAAATTCGGATTTAAGGTAATCGACGAAGTCCAGATGTGGTTTCAAAATATTATCAATATTGATGGATGTTGTAATATTCCAAATAACTTATATCTTACAGGGACATTTGGCCGTTCTGGTGAAGCGGAAAATAATCTCTATCAAGAAATGTTTGGCGATATTAATATTTTCCGCGAACAGGAAAAGAAACCGACATTCTGGAATCGTAAACCCGGAAACATTTATGGAATGAAGCCTCATACGATATGTAAAATGTTTTGGGGGCATTCTCATCTCACCAAAGAAGAATTACAGAAGGTTACAAATAAATGGCGATATTCAGAGAGATCCGATAAATGGACACGCATTGGAATTGGAATTGCAACCTACTCAAAACTTATCTTTCCTGAAGATGGAACAGTTACTCAATTTATGAAGCAACTTATCAAGGTGATTCGAAGAGCATTCAAAGAATGTGATTATGGGAAAACATTGATTCTGATGCCAAGCATTGCGTCTGCAGAAATGTTCAAATCGATCATGAAGGAAATGTATCCCGACTTAACAGTTGGAACAATTCATTCCTATAATTCATTTGCGGAAAATGAGAATAACAAAAAGACTTGCGATTGCCTTGTTTCGACGCCGCAGTCTGCTGGAACCGGATTTGATTATAAGGGACTATCGCGGTTGATTGTTGCTGCGCAATATAGTTCATGGATTTTAACATCACAGATTCGAGGACGATGTCGTGTTCGAGATGATGGACGACCAACGTACATGTATGACATGGTTGATGCGGATATTCCACAGCTACGTAGATGGGCAAATAAACGTGCAGCAATTTTACGAAAAGAATGTTTAGAATTTAAAGTCATCGATATCGATGCATGAAAGGTGGATATCAATGGATACAAATGATAATATCCTATCCGTGGATATTGATAAAGGTGAAATGGATCCAGAGTCATCGAATTTATTAATTCAGGGAATTCCCCCTGTGCTTCAGGATTATATCTATGATGCGATTGAAAATATTCGAAAAGAATTCAATCGACTAAAGTGTATGAATAAGTATGTTGCAATTGGAAGTCAGTTTACATTATTCACGGAAGGATTTGTATATGATGATGCAACATGTAAGATTTGTGTAGGAACATGTGATACATCAGATGCGTCGTTTGATGATACAATTACATTTCTAAATGAACTTGTTGCACATACTGATATTTTACTCAAAGATAGAGGAATGTATCTCTGTTTCCCTGCAAATAACCTTCCGAAGAATAAGATTAATCTCTATCTATCATTAGAGAGTTTCAAAACTTCAATTATGGGATGGAACTATACTAAGAATCTTCCAGTAACAGAAGCCTCATCATCAACCGTTCCTCCTACAAATAAGAATGCTCTGAAAAATCTAATGGAGATCGCAAAGGGTATTGTTGAAAAATCCAATGAAATCAAAGATGCTCAGATGAGAGAATTTTCTGAAATCATCAGCAAGGATCTTTTACAGAAATGGGCTCCTGGATTTCAAAAGGTTAAATTTGAATTAACGAATGATAAAGAAAATATGGTTTCTTATATGATTCCAAAATTGGATCAAACATTTATTTCTCGTTTTGTTGAAGGAACGGAACAGATCAAAGGATTTCTTCATAAGGATCCATCGATTAAGATTCGTATTTCAAAATCAATCTTTGAAGATGCAAAATCTCCTGAGGATATTGTACGATTCCTCAAACGAACGGTGCAATATTATGATAAGGGAGCATCTACGATTACAAACAAATTGATGTATCGAGCAACACGAATTCCACCGAATATGAAAAAATTCATTCGGGAAAACCAATCGTTCTATAAAATTTTTGCGACACCAATGGAATCGGTGTTCAACATTAAGAATGTGAAACTCAATGATCCATCCACATTAACGATTTCATCTGATGTTATTAAAAGCATCAATAACTTTTTTCAATCGATTGCAAAACGATACATCAATCCTCTAAAGGATAAAGATAAAATTTTGAATGATGTGAAATCATTGATTGGACTCAATAAGAAGGACGAAAAATCATTCAACGAATCCATTGAGAGTTTTGCTAATGGATCCTATAATGAATCAATGGAACTCCTCCATTTGGAATATGCACGAAATCAATGGGATCTTGAAGCTCTCAATGATCGCGATCGATATTGGAGGGAATCCTCTGGGATGAAGAAACTTAAAAAGATTCCGAGATCCATCATTCCCTACATCCAGATTGAAATTGAATCCATCAAAGATGACATTGATAAAAATCTTATCGTCGGATATATTGTATCAAGACTTGATCTTGTGGATTGGTATATTGAACTACTTGATACTGGATCAAATAAATACATCGTCCCACATACAAGACTTTATCTTGTCAGCTTCAAGAAAGAACTTCTAAAGCTATATAAAATGGCAATGAATAAAGTCCCTTCCGATCGTACAAAAAACAAGATCCCATATCCAGATGGCTACGAAGGATAAAAAATAAAGGAGGGGGAATATTCCCCCTCCCATTTTCTTAGCCGAAATACTTCCTGAAGAGGATGTAGCCGCCTGCTGCGGCTCCGACTACTCCGATACCGACACCGCCAACAATGAGACGCTTCCGATTGCGCCGCATCTTCGCCTTGTCGTACATCGTGTTGAAATCCTCTGCCGTAAGCATGTGGAGCATGTACTTCGAAACATCCTCCTCGGTACCCCTGTACTCATTGGGAATGATGTTCTTGTACACGTACTCGCACTGCTCGCAGTACGGCGTGAAGATGACAGAATCCACATCCTTGATCATCTCCATGAGTTTCGCACGGGTCTCGTCGCCTGCAATGCCGCCGATATACGGAAGTGCAATGGAAAGTTCCCCGTTGTCGTTCTCGTCGACCTGCAGCCCGATGAGGTGATGAAGCACCTCCAGGTTGAACAGGACTTTGAAGTCCTGAATCTGCTCCGGACTCATCTGTCCACGCGTGTACTTTGCAATATGGGAATTTACCCACTTGCGAAGGGCATCAACATCGCTGATAAACTCTCTTCCATTGATCATTGTTATCTTCTCCTTTATGTATAGATTAACATCTCATTACATAAAGAATATATAATCAATGTCTTATAGAATCTGATTGATGTTATTTGTATAGGATACAATAGCAGCAATGTATCGAGGATCCGATTCTTGGAAACGTTTAATAATTCGAAGCATTTCTAGAACAGCCTCGGCAATCGCGATATAGTTTCCTACAATTATCTGAAGGCGACCAACCTGTTTAGAATGGATCATCATCAGATAATCAATAAGCTTTCGAACATACAAAATCCCGTTATTTTCATTTATTTTCATTGCAACGTTGAAGTCTGAAATAACTTCATAAAATTTTTGCAATTCCAGTGCATCTCGATATTCGATTGCAATGATGCCGATAATCAGTTTATGTATATTTTCGCCTTTGTCTTGTGCAATGGATTCCACAATATCTCGAATCCGCTGATGGCGTTTCGATTCTTTTTTCCGTGTATTATATAGTTGCATCATATGCATTGCATCTACAGGATTGTCAAATTTCATCAATGGAATAATATGACAATCAGTCAGATCCAACAACGTATAATTATTTCTCTCATCCGGTCCCGCGATTGCGACGGTTGGATATTTTGCATTTGGTTTTGGAATCTCATTGTTCCCTAATACATATTTCCCTCGATCGATGATATGATATACGACATCAGGCGATTTTATAGGAATCGATTTATATTGTTCCCATGTAATATTCATGTGACGATAATGCCGTTCCGCTGTTTCGTAATTATTATCCAGATCCAATCCTTTTGGCAGGATTTTAATCGACCCTAAATGATGAAAATCTTCCTTCAAGTCAAACATCTCCCTTAATGTAAGAATCTTATCGTATGCATGTTATAGTTGCGTACATCATGAAACCAACAGTTCTATCTATTGAAGAAAGTAGGAGTTATAATGGAAAATTTGGTAGATTTTTATAATGATCTAAAATCTCAGATGGATCCAAAGGCACAGGATACCGAGATTCAGAATCGTTCCAGAGAAGTATGGCGCAACAATATGGTGGCAAAGCGTGATAATCTCGTCGATAACTGCGCAAAGCGTATCATTGTTGATATTTATCATCACACGCTTCCTCTCGACGACCAATACAAGGATTGCAACCCGGAAATGATTTCAGATGATGTTGGAAGCATGCTCGATAAAAAGAACATGACACCGATGCAGTATTTTAAATCTGCATATGATCAGACTCATGCACCTCTCCTTGAATTTGTCATTCGTTCTCTTAATGAAATTGGTCGTCAGTATCAGGAAGATGCGATGGAGGATCTTAAAGATAAGGAAGAGAAGGGTCTTCCACTTACCGCCGTCGATCCAAATGAAGATAAAGTGGATTCCCAGCTTCTTGAAATCAAGAATGACTCAGAATATGAAGCATTCATGGATGCACTCAAAAAGAAGACCATTGACAAGATCGTTTCCGATGTATCATCTCTCATCGATGATAAGAAGGAATCTGGTGATATGGAATTCAATTCCGATGAATCTTCTGATGATACTGAGGAGCCTAAACTTGAATCGGTCGTTGTGAATGCTGTCAACTATCTTGCGCGCCAGAAGCTGATCACAGAAGCAGTTGGGGAAAAGAACAATTTCAATGGCGAAGATACTTCCACAATCCCTGGCAGCGTCGAACGTGCACCGCTTGGAATTACCGCATCATCGCTGGACGATATCGATCTTGCAAAGGTAAATCCCGGTGTTGTATCACTCGTTGATCGTAGTACCATTACAAAAGCAAACGATGGCGCACTGGTTTTCCCAACGAACCAAATTGGTGGTAAGCTGGCTGATATCATCAGCGGACTTCGTACAGTGTTTGCGAATACGATGGTGCATGTGTATTCCAGTGATAAAGTTCGATATAATGATGTCGTCAGTGCAGTTGCGCTTGGGATTCGGAGTGTTAAAGAAAATAACGGCTTTACATTCCTATATGAAGAGGGATATCCACGTGTTGTGATTGATATGATTGGTATGATTGAGCATCCTGCCGATCCTGGATTAGAGGAATCTCTTTCTGCATATCTCAATACCGTTTGTGCGCAGTATAACCAAGATGCAGGAACCAAGTATGGTGTGAAGGTATTACATTGGACAAGAAATGATCCGGGCAAAGTATATCATGTAACTGCATTTGCATTTAACGAAAGCAATGAACAATATGTTGTGGATCTTCTCCAACAGGAACTTCCAAACGATGTCAACAAGAGCTGGATTCGTCGCATCATTGATAAGATTCTTGGACGGTCTAGTCTTACACAGGATCAGCAGATTGGCACTGCTGTTCGCGAAGCAACAATGGTTGAACTGGAGCGTACATTCAATCAGATCAATGGTAAGAATTACAAAACATATCTGGAACATCTCAGTCATGGGAATGGGTATGTGATTCATCGATAAAAAATATTATAGTAGAGAGGGGAATATTCCCCTCTCTATTCTTTTATAAACTTTATATATTATAACTATAATGATAGTTGAATTAATTTAGGAGGAATATTGATGTTTGAGAATGAGAAATTCATTGACCATAACATTGCTGAGCTTTGCATGCAGTATGATAAAATCCATGGGGTGAATATTAATATTGCTAGAATAACCCCGGACTTCTGTGATGGGCTTAAACCCGTCTTGCGCCGTGCGCTGTACATTATGTATCTTATGAATAAGGATAAAGGAAGACAGTTTAGAAAAATGGCGGCCATCAGCGGTGATACTGCGGCAAGACTTCACCATCATTCTACAACAGCAATATCGGATGCGGTCGTTGGTTCGGCTCAACCTTGGAAAAACTCAATTCCTCTCGTAGATATTCAAGGATCGCTTGGATCGGTTTCCGGCGAGAAGCCTGGAGCAGATCGATATATCTATGGGAAACTTTCAAATTATGCATATGATTGTTTCTTTGCCGATTTTGAAGATTCTGTCGTTGATATGATTATGGGTGCGGACGAAGATACCCTTGAACCAGTTTCTCTTCCAAGTAAGTATCCAAATATTTTGCTGAATGGGACACTTGGTATCGGATATGGACTCGCGTGTAACATTCCATCCATGTGTTTCAAGGAAGTTGTTGATGCAACAATCGAATTGATTCATAACCCGGAAGCGAATATTATTCTTATTCCGGATAGTCCATCGGGTTGTGATATCATTCAGGGAGATTTCTATAAGCTTACAAACAATTCAATTGGTTTCTATAAGATGCGTTGTAAGTTTGATATTGATGCAACAAATAATATTGTATCAATTATCGCACTCCCGTATGGAGTTGAAGGAGATTCTGTTGTAGCGCGTATTGCTGAAGTCAAAACAAATGGGAATGAATTCCCTGAGTTGGTCGACATGGAAGATCTTTCAACAGAAAATATCAACATTCGGTTACAGCTTCGGAATGATGCAAATCCATATAAATTTATCAAGAAACTCATCAAGAATGTTGGGGGATTGGAGAAGGCATATCCGATGAATTTGAATATTTCAAACGAATATCGAATTCATGAACTGACATTGAAAGAGTTGCTTCTTGAATGGATCAAGTACCGGCGTGAACAGCAGCGCGTTGTGATCAATTACCGACGCACGGTGTTACAGGGAGAGCAGCGAACAAATGATGTGAAAATCTTCTTGATGCGTCCAGAAAATCTTGATCGAACAATTAAGATTTTCAAGGACTCAAACAACAAACAGGAGATTGAACAGCGCTTGATTGAAGAATATCGGAATTCAGAAATTCATATGGATTCGATTCAGGCAAAGACACTTGCAGAAATGCGCATGTATCATCTGAGTAAAGATGAATACAAAAAGTGTCTGGATCGTCAAGAAGAGCTCATCAAAGAGTTGGATATTGTTGACGATATTCTGAAGAACCCAAAAGGAATCGATAGCGTTATCATCTCCCAGCTCCGAGAAGGTATGAAGAAGTATGGAGTTCCTCGACGTTCCAATATCGTTCCTCAAGAGTTATCCTTTGATAATGAAATTGATGGGCATTGTATTCTTAACCTATCTTCGGATGGAAAGATTATTCGACAGGCGTGTTCAGATGTGGAAGACATTGAACCAGTGCCAACGGATTCTTCCGGATTTGCCGTTCAGGTTGGAAACGATGACTCATTCATCATTGTAGATGAGGATGGATTATTCTCATTCATTCGTGTTAAAGAATTGCCGATTGATGAAGAAACATCGATCCATCGGTATCTGAAACAACCTCTTGGGAAGATCGTTGCGATGATTCCATTCTCATTTGAATCCAAACTATCGTGTGTACTAATTTCGGAGCAAGGTATGATCAAGAAAGTTATGATCAATCAGATGACTCCATCGAAACGACCATGCATTGGTTTGGAGAATGGGGATAAACTCCTCGGGTCCATCATCGTAAAACCAAAATCCGTTAGGGATATCTTGGTGTATACAAAAGAAGGGATGGGGCAACGAATTGATCCAAACGATCTTCGGATTACATCAACTCTTTCCAAAGGATGGCTTGGATTCAAACTTCCAAAAGACGATAAAATTGTTGGATGCTATTCCATCAATCCGAAGGAGAATCAATATCTCTTCTACATGACGGCAAAGGGGAAAGGTCGATTGAACATTATTGACTATCTCCCTGCTCGGAACTCAAAACAGGAGAAGATGGTTCGACTTATCAATATCAACAATCGAGATGAATTGATTTCTATCATCGGTTGTAATCGGACGGATAAAGTTCAAGTCTTCTATCAGGATGGGAAGAGTGAAACCATTGAACTCGAACATCTGCGAGAAGAAACAATGAGTTCGGAACCAAAAAAGCTCACAGAGCGAGATGCTGTTTCAAATTCAATCGTCAAGGTAAAATTGCTCTAAGGAGGAATTGTGATGGAATGGATTGTCATCGGGATTGTTTCATTGGCAAGCTTTGGATTCAGCATGCTTGCAATGGACAAAGGCGTGGAGTATCGACAACCCCAGACAGAAATCTACCAAGAAGTCAATCAACCAAAATCGAAAGAGGACTTCCAAAAATTGGATCTTGTGCAGACAACCAATGAATTGGAAAGTAATCGATTTCGAAATTATTGGTATCGATTGAAGAATGCAAGTGAACGACCAAAACGATTTGTTGTTGAAAACGATGAAGGAGATCGGATTGAGTTCACTGTGAAGAAGAGTTATAAAATCTACATTGAAAATGATTGATTGTTATACGTGGGGAGAATTCTCCCCACGTATATATTCTACTTATGAAGGAGATATGAATGCATCTTCGAAAAATAAACATGAAACGTGCGCGAAATGCAATACGTAGGAGCAAGTATAACTATAAAAATATGTTATATTTGGAAATACGTAATCGGCGTAACGCTCTAATATGTCGTAAGGTTTCATGGTATATATCGCCCGATTATTTGATTGCGAGTTGAAAGGAGTTCATTATGAATGAGCGTCGGATCAATACCATAAAAGCTGCAATGATGATTCATAAATCAAAAAATCTGGATACAATGTTATTCTGTATGATGAATAGGAGTATGAATAAGATCATTCGAGCTGAAGTTCGTTATAAAGAAAAACCGGTAAAATTTTATCCCTTTCAGAATAGAATTATCAGTAGAATTTTGGATGGCTCATGTAAAAGTTTAATTGAACCAAGAGACGAGAAGTCAATTATCATTGAACGATCTCCTTGGAGGATATTCTAATGAATACGCGGAAGCAGATGAAATTGCGAACACTTCAATGGTATTGGGATCCATTCGTTCGCATCGATCTTATGAAACGAATCTATGAATATGAATGGAAGGTATCATATCAACAAATGAACAGACGTATTCGTGATATGAATATAAAAATTCTTCAAAAACTCTAGAGGAGGATAATAATGAATATTCGACTTCGAATGATGTGGAGGAGTATAAAACGCCATAGTTGTTCATCAGATGAGAGAATTCAGTCAATCATCGAGTTCGTTGATAAGTATGGAAACTGTGATATCCAGACAAAGAACCGTATGAAACAATATTTGCGTTTTAAGAAATTTGCAATGCAAATGGCACGTTCTTGTCCTATGATTTGTAATACAAAGAAGAAGAATTATCATACATTCGTGGAGGTAAAACTATGAATCTGAGAATCCGAATGATGATTCGTTCAGTCATGCAATGTAAACGTTTATGCGATCGTATGGATGGGATAATATCATTGTCTGAAAATTACACGTTTCCGGCAAGAAAAATACATCTTAGAGTTCGCTATAGAAATATGAGAAGTATTATGGAGTATAATAGGATGCATGTATTTATTACAGAGGAGGAGGAAATGTTATGCGATCGCATCGGTTCCATTCAAGATGGAAAGCAATGAAGTTGTATCCGAGAGGAACGAATCTAAGACGAGATACCCAATTGAAATTGATCATATCAGATATGTCTCTACGAGTAAAAGCGGATATATTATCACAATTCCATGAGGCGATCGATTCATATTGCAAAATGGTAATGCAATCAGTGATGAGTGTTGTGGTTGATACAACCAATTTATTGGAGGATCGACCATTGATAGCATTTCCATCAGCAGGAGGTGAAAAGAATGACATTTCAGAAGATGCTAGAGGATTTATCGAGTTCGCCGAGCAAGAGTATTCAGCTCTTGAACGTGAAGTCTTTCCTAGAAGATAAAGAATACAGAAAGATCATCAACTATTTCATTCATCATGATGCGATTACAAAAGAACCGCTGAATGATAATGAGTTGATGCAGCTGCAATCAATTGTGCAGATTCTACAGATTCTCTACAACTCAGATATTGGCTCCCCAATATCGGACGAGGATTATGATATTTTACAAGAAATGCTTGTGAATATGGGGATTCCTCGTTTGACTGGAACGGTTGAAATTAATGATGCCAATAAAGTGCACCACTCATTCACGATGTTGCGCGGAACTCTGGATAAGGTTTATCATCTAACGGAAGATGAGGAGCGGAAAAACAAATCCAGAAAATCATTGGATGAGTGGATTAAACGTACCGAATCTCTTTATAAGAGTAAGACGGGAAAATCTATCGATCTGAATGAATGTATGGTTGCATTACAGCCAAAGTTCGATGGGGTATCTGTCATTCTCGAAGTAAAGGGTGGAAAAGCATTGTGGCTAACACGCGGTAATACAAAAAATAATCTGGCATCAGATGTATCGCATATAATGCGCATCTTTAACGATGTCTTTGCAAAAGAAGATTGTGGAGTCAAATTCGAAGTGATGATTCCGGAAGAAAGTATGAGTAAAATCAATACCTTCTATCGGGAACATCCATATCAAAACTCTCGCCAAATTGTTATATCGACATTGAATTCGAACGAAGTTGATTTCAAGTCAGATTATTTGGTTCCAATTCCATTACGTTTCATATACCAAGATCAGAAAGTGGAGCATATTCATGATATGTTGGCGGTCAAGTTGTGTAAACTTTCGGATCGAGATGCAATCCGCGCATATGCATCAACGCATAGGTATTGGGAGAAGAATGGTCATCATTTTCGAACTGATGGTGTTGTCATTACGCTTGTTGATGAAGATCTCAAGGAGATTCTTGGACGGAGGAGTGATATCAATAACTTTGAGGTTGCATATAAATTCACAGAGGAGGTTGCTCAGACAAAAATTATTGCAGTCGAATTTGAAACATCTCCATTTGGATTCATTTCTCCCGTCGCAATATTTAATCCTGTGATGTTAAAGGGTAATATCGTTAAGAGAGCCGCTTTATCAAATCGGGATCGATTCGAAGAATTGGATCTGCACAAAGGGGATATTGTGAATATATCGTATGATATTATTCCTTATCTCACAAAACCAAAGCAGAATTCCAAAGGATACAAAATTGAGTTCATCAAAAAGTGTCCAAGCTGTGGAGAAAAATTGGATCTATCACAAACGATGGTTCAATGTAAGAATCCAGACTGCAAGTCCAGGGTTTTGGGGAGAATTCTGAACTATTGCGAACAGGTGAGGATTCAGAATATCGGACTTCAAATCATCAAACAGTTGCATGATAGTCTCCTGTTGGAGGATGGAATTCGTTCCCTCTATAAACTCCATAAGAAGAAAATATATTTATCGTCCCTGTATGGATTTGGAGTGATGCGAGCAAATAAAATCATTTCAGAGATTGAATCGAAGCGAAAACTGAGAGATGATATCTTCTTCGGTGCGCTCGGAATCACGGGTCTATCAACGAAAACATTTACGATGTTATTCAAGAAGATGGATTCGGATACATTCATTGAAATGATTAAGAATAAGCAGTGGAGAAAATTGAAACCGCTGATTGTTCAAACCGATGGTCTTGGAGAAATCAAAGCAAATTTATTGCTTGATTATTTTGGGGAAGAGAGAAATCGGAAGGAATTGTTGAAGCTACTCAAAGAAGTGACATTGATTCCGACCAACGGAAACGCAGCAAAAGGTATTGTTGTATTCTCCGGATTCCGTCCAGCAGAATTGATGGAGATGTTGGAAAAGAATGGATGGGAGATTTCCAACACATTAACAAAGAATACAAAGTATCTTGTCGTAAAAAATAAGAATGCATCTTCTGCAAAGATTGAGAAAGCCAAATCATATGGCACTCAGATTCTTTCCGAGGAAGAAGCATTTCAGTTAAGATGAGGAGAATATGATGATAAAGAATCCATTCTACGGAGAAGATATCATTGCTGTCCTGGATAACAGTGTATCGGGGGAGCTGATTGATGCTACGTTAATCAATCAGCCAATCAGTAATTGGTTTTCCAAACTGATTACCTCGGGAAAATACACAAAAGAAGGAAATGTAGAAACCGTTGATTTGATGAATACTGTAGGTAAAGTTTACATTCAATCATATCTCGGATGGACACATCTCCAATCCATGGAACGAGTGATCCATGAATCCCCCATTCGGTGGCAAACGGTTGGGGTCGGCTCGCGTTCCCATATGCGGTATTGTGAAGATACATATTTCTATGCATGGGATAAAGAACGGAAGATGGGGTTCCATGGAGACAGCAAGTATGATTCCAACTTATTCAAATCATCGGAATATACAGGAGAGGAGTATGGTCGCGTTCAATATGTAGACAGCGATACTGATGAAAATGGTTTTGCTATCTACAATTTTAAGACAGACTTTGCTATGACGGACACAAATGTGTCATATCATATCCTCACAAAGTATGGACAATTTTGCCTGAACAATATTATTGTTCCCTGCGGGTTTAGTGAGTGATTTTATCTCCTGAGGAATAAATAAAAAAGTTATATATTCTTCACGTAATGAGATAATAATTTTGCGCTCGCATCAAATAGGAGGGAATAGTCGTGGGCAAAAAGAAAAAGAAAATCGATATCCCAGACAATGTAAAACAGCTTGGAATGGCGAAAAAGAAATTCGCCAAGAAGAATGATCTCCCTTACAAGATGAAAGGGAAGGAATTCTCCAAGAAGGAAAAGAAAAATGCTGTAAAGGAGTTCAACAAGGAGTATGCTTCTGCACAGCTCGAAGCTCTCGATAAAGCGGTCAAGATTCTGGTTCAGTGCGGGATGCACGAATCGAAAAAGATTGATAAGCTCAAAGAGAGAGTAGATGAGGTCATCCGGAATCAGGAACTGATGGATGGGATGATTTCCGTCTATAAGAAGGAACCGAAGGAATACAAGTGGATTCTTCATCTTCCTGGGATGATTACGGCAACCATTCTGTATTACCAGAAGAAGGATCTTACGGATGCAGAAAAGAAGGAAGCAGAGCATCTCGACGTTGATATGCTAATGAAGTTCTGTGAGAAGATTCTTCGAAAGCCGATTCGGAAATACATGAAGCATGGGCTTTCGGCATCAGCGGCATTCCAGATGGCATGTGCGGTTCCAACACTGAATGTGTTCACATGGAAGACAAATTATTGGCATCGTAAGATGATCAATACCATGTTTGAAATTGCCGCAGAAGATGTGGTCGATGTACCTTCCTACCTTCAGGCAATTTTCAGTATGGATAAGAATGATAAGTTCAAGAAGAAGTGTTTCTTGGATGAATTCTGCCTTCAGTATCTACTCCGTAAGCAGACGAATAAGTCGGCAAAGTTTACGGATAATCAGAAGGAGCTGCAGGAGAATCTGAATGCATGGGTTCTTGTCCATCTGAATACCATTCAGAAAGATCGTTCAAGGGCGATCATTAAGGATTACATCAAAGCAAGGAAGCGTGCAGAAGAGAATAAGGTAGATGGTACCAGGGTAATTCCTCTCATCAATCACTCCAATGCAAATTCTGAATATACGAGACTTCGGGATGTACTCCTCGATATCATCAAATCGAATTCTCAGAACGAACTTTATCTTGGCTAATATAAGGAGGAAAATTAGCAATGTCGAAAAAAGGCGATAAGAATAAACTTGACAAAACAACCCGCCATGTGCTTGAAGCATTCTCTGATGTGATCAAACAGGATGATAATGGCGAGTTTAAGTTGAAGGCGAAGGGACGTTCTAAGAAGCAGCTCAAGAAGCTGAAGCGTTCTTGTATGCATTGGCGCATTGTCAAGAATAAGATTGTTCCGATGGTTGAGGAATCAACTGAACATCCAGGATATTGGCACTGCAAAGGTTGCGGAGAGGACTTCCCGATTCGTCCACTTACTGATGACGAATATGCCGATCTGATTGAAAAGTTCCTTTCCATTGTCAACCAGATGTGCATCTTCTCCGTTCGTATGGGCGGAGATTCGGATGACACGAAGATGTTGATTGAGTTCAAGCATATGATTCCGAAGTTTGAGAAGATTGCGGAGAATATTCTCAAGCAGCTCAATAAGCGGGAACAGATGGAGAATCAATCTGAGAGTTATGGACGAGAAACTCCATTCGACGACTACAATACGTTTGGATATCGATAATCCACCTGAAAATCATTTCGTTAAGATAAAGGAGGGGAATATTCCCCTCCTTTATTTTTTATCCAAAATCGTATCTTCTTACTTATTATTGATATATTATTATTGTAGAGATAAGGATAATAATATCTATATATTTAGGAGGAAAATAAAATGACAATCAAAGAGATGTTCGACAATGTCGCTGCTATTCCGATGAACGACGAAAAGGTTTTCATGGACTTCAACGGCACGAAGGTGCATATCGTAGAACAGTTCCATGATAAGGACGTCATCGGAATCACCAATCCCTATCTGGCTGAGACCGATAAGGAGCTGGCATATTGGAGCCTCTATCGCATTGGGTATACAGTTCAGTGCAGAAAGCACGAGTATGCTGGCCATGGTCGGGAGCTTGTTAAGACGCTCAACCTCAATGATAGCATCTGGGAGCTTCCGGCGCCAATCGTATATGTACTCAACAAAATTGGAATTTTCTAAGGAGGAATTTATCATGAATAACGTTACCACTGCATGTATTGGCATTGCTTCGTTTGCCTTATTCACAGGCATCCGTATTGCAATTGAGAATCGCCGGCGTGAAAAGGATCGCGCTATTACTCGGATGATCAAGAATTATCCGAATCCGTATGCTCAGAAGAAGTAAGGAGGAAAATATTATGAGACTCGGTAGATTCATTGAGATTCGCGAGATTGATGAAATCAATGAGGTTTCCGTAAAACACGATCCTCAGAAAAACTCTCTCGCAGATGCGCCGTTCAACCAAATTGAGCCGGAGCGCGAAATCGGCATTGATGAAGCAATGGCTATCCTCAACCGATATCGTCGTCCCCAGATGTAAGGGAATAGGGAGGGTTTCAAAACCCTCTTTATTTTTTACCCGAGACAGCCCTTTTCTCATAACAATTTCTTAAAGAATCTTTTCCAATCCAAATAGTATGAAGGGATTTCTAAGAAATCTTAGAAAAGGAGTGTTTAAAAAATGCCAAGTAGCGCACAAATTATTCCTTTCTATTCCCACCCGCATGTTCACACAGTAATCAATGACAATAGTTACTATGATGAGACTGCCGTCAACAATGATGCTCGACGTCAGCTCCCATATTCTACTGTCATCGTCACTGGTGCAGACATGGGAATAGATAACAAGTTCATTCGATTGCAGACACTTGTTGCCAAGAAGAAGATTTTTGGCGACGGTAATTACAAGAAGTATGGTCAGCCATCCATTCAGGCTGATGTTCTTCTGAATGGTAATACGAATGTCTGGTTCTGCCGTGTTCTTCCGGATAATGCAACCTATGCAAATGCAGTTGTTGTTGCATATTATCGGAAGGGCAAGATTCTCGATGAACTCCAGCAGGAGACCGGTCTCCATCGTCTCGAAGTCAAGTTCGGTGTAAAGTATGCCAACAAGCCTAAGCTTGAGGATGGCGCACTGCATGAATCGGATATCGAGGATTTTGCAAACACGCTTCGTCGTGATACAGCAGATCCTGTTACCGGTTATTCTGCAATTCCTCTCTTTTTTGTACGATCTTCCGGTCGTGGTCAGTATGGTAACCGTTATGGTATGCATATCAGCCGTAATAGCGATTCTGAAAATGAGTATGGAGCAAAGCTCTACAACTTCAATCTCATTTCAACCGAACTCGGCGGAAGCAATATCATCAACATCTTTGCAGGTAGCCTGACTGAGAATACAACGACACCAACATCTCTTCTCATTAGCGATGTTATTGGTGTTTATGAAGAGGGCCTTGCTCCCATCAGCATTATTCCGTTTACGGATAACTACACAGATCTCTTTGAATTCTATCAGAGCATTGTTACGGAGAATGCAAAGTATCTAGCAAGTGGCTCCATGAGTAAGAAGGAAGCTGCTGATCTGAAGTATGCACAGGCAATTACAGAAGAGCAGTTTGATCCTATCTTCGGTTACAAGCTGAATACGCGTTCTGCAGAAACCATTCCATATTATCACAACTATACCACAAAGTCTGGTACAGCGTATGTTGCTCCAGCACTGACCATTCCAAATACGATCGGTGCAATTAAGCCACTCAATATCTCAACCTGGAATGGTGCATATGTTGGCGCCAAGGTTCTGATGGTATCGGATCCACTCCATTCTGGTCATCGTTGGCTGTATACGGTTACGGCGATCGATAAGAATACTGGAGACATCATCTATGATGATGGTGAAGAGAGTCAGATTGATGCAGATCAGTATGATGGCGTTAACCTTTCCAATACGGCTGGCTTCATGTTCACCGGCGGACACGATGGTGATTTCCAGGAGATTACCGTCAATGGTGTCACACGTCGTCCGACAGCAGCAGAGATGAAGATTCTTCTCTCTCGTGAATATGTAAAGGCATTCCGCGGGAAGAAGGATAATAAGATTCTTTCGCCGAGTCGTATTGACCTTGATTTCATTATCGATGCAAACTACAACATGACGAATGATTCGAAGCTTCGTCTGGATACATCGATCACGTCACTGTACTATGGATCCTCTGTCCTTACGGATAAGGATAACCAGCAGCTTACAGTTCTCGGATCTGGTGCGGTATCGATGGACTTCTCGGATATCGATGTAAAGCGCGCCATGTATGACCTTAACTCATTCCGCAATCGCAATGGTGTGAGTGCTGCTGGTCTTGGTGCTGGTTGCTCACTCTATCTCGATGCTAACTTTGTTGGTGGAAATTCCGCAACACTGAGTTCGGATCTCAATGCATTCGTTAATAGTGTTTCGGATATGGTAACACGCGACACATCGATTGATATTGGTCACTATTCTATTATTGATCCAAATTCAAATCGTCGCATCAAGGTTACCGTTGCATATTACATTGCAGCAAATCTTGTCAACCATATTACGAAGTTTGGCATCAACAAGCCATTCGTCAATGCACATGCACGTCTTGTTGCAGTATCACCAACGAGCAGGTCAGCTCGTGCGGCAAATGCAATGATTGCAGATACGTTCCAGCCTTCCCTCGATCTCATCGATTGGGATGTTAAGGAAATGATCTACAAGAATCGCATCAACTATTACATTATGACCGAAGAAGGTCGTTATGTCGATCGTGCGACGCAGAGCACACGTCAGATCAAGGCATCGTATCTCCTTGAGGAGAATAATGTCCGTGTTCTCAACGTGCTGAAGAAGGGTCTTGAGAGAGCAAACCGCTCGTATCTCTACGACTATTCCGATGCAAATGTGCGTAAGGGTTATACGGATGCACAGATGAAGATTTACGAACCCTGGATCGGTACTATGGTCGAGGCACTCGAAATCTACTTTGATGCAAATGAGTTTGAACAGACGCACATGATGATGCACTGCTATGCAGCAGTTAAGTTCCGCGATATCAGTAAGAGGATTATCCTTGAAATTGATATCATGCAGCCGACGGCAGAAGGGGGTAATCGATAATGGCTATCAAGGGTGTTATTACCAGTCAGACTGGTGCTCGTCAGTTCGATGCTCCTAATCTGACGAAGTATTCTATGTTCATTGGTGGTACGAATGCAACGCACCATGCGTTGAAGAACTATTCGCCACTGATGAATGGATTTGGCCGACTTTTTATGGTTCGACAGCCATATGCAATCTCGAAGATGTTCGCTGGTAGTGATGCAAATCTCTACTCTCCCGAATCACTCTTCGTGCAGTTCAAGCATATGCTCGAATATATGCCACGCTCAATCACTGGGTTCCAGGCAAAGAACATTGACAATGCCACAACTCAGATTCAAGGTGGCTTCGCAGGACGTTCGTTCAATACACCAACGGTAACAAAGGAAACAACCAATGAATTTACCGTCGGTCTATACGAACTTGTTGGTTCTCCGATCTACACGGTTGTGGATGGTTGGATGAATGCCATTGGCGATGAGAACTCTGGTCTTGCTACTTATGGTGGTTTTATCTCCGCAGGTAAAGACGCAAATGGATTGGAAAAGAGACTCTATCGCCATGAGAATCAGACGGATGAGGGGATTCCATTTAACGAAGCAAATCATACCGCTGAATTCATCTACATTCTCCATGACCGTTCGGGTGCACAGGTAGAACGTGCCGTACTTCTTTCTGACTGCTATCCAAAGGGCATTCAGCAGAACAATGCACTTGATATGCAGACCGGTGGTGTACATGATAACGTTACCTACGATATCACGTTCAACTGCATCATGTATCGCTCACCAATCATTACTGCAATTGCAAACGACCTGCTCAAGCAGTATCGTATTGTATCGAACTCGCTCAACTTCAACCCAGAGCTTGGCGATGCAGTATATGCAAATGGGGATGCGACGAAGTTCCAGAAATCGCTTGGTGCTGTTCCGACAGACTCTGCGACTGGTACGGATATTGGTAACCTTCCTGCATTCGATGCAACGAATGCTCCGACAACGATTGTTGCTTCTCTCAAGGATATCAACGATGGTAAACTTGCAGGTCAGCAGGATCGTATGGATGGACGTTCTACAACTGGTTTTAGTGACTGATTTTACAACAGGTAATACAGAGGGGAGAAATCCCCTCTGTATTATTTATCGTATCTGACATGTTAGTTATTATATATTATATCCGTAGATGAATGTTTATGTATGATGAAGGAGGGAATCATCATGACGGATAAGACGTTTTGGATTTACAGCTATAGCCATCCTACAGAAGGTGCAATGTTCCAGGAGAATGTAAGCATTCGCGTGAACAAGGATCTGCAGACCCAGGTATATGACAGGGTTCATATCACTGGAAAGCAGGAGCACCTCGAAACCTGGAAGAGTGAGCATGACGAGCGCATTGCACTTGCGGAGAAAGCGTTCAACGAGATGCCGCTCTTCTATCACGGAAATGACGATGCTGATGAAAGGATTATCGGCGGAGTTTCGACAAAGTGGTTCAACGTACTGGAGATCCCCGGAGTGGATCCGTCCATTGCCGGCATGCAGTATTATGAGAAGCGTGAAACTCATTCGCATTGCCTGGCAATTGTGTGGAACAACTATCGCGCGGTTCGCTTTGCTGATGGGACCAAAATCGAACAGCGTATCGATGTTGCCGAAGCACGCTAACAGGAGGTATACTATGACACTCAAAGAATTGTTTGATGCCGTCAATGCGTTGGATATTGACGAGAATGGTCGCCGCAATGTTAAGCTGGTGACCATCCGCGTAGACCGCGCGAACGAGAAATTTAGCTTTGAGCGGCTGGATGGGACGGTCGTCCGCGAAGTCGTAAAGATCGGCGATACAGTAAAGTGTATTCCGGTCGACGCGACAACAAGCTACTACCGCGACTACAAGGAAGAAGAATACAACATCAATGATGATGTTAGCGTTCTTCCGACAGGGATTCGAGCATCTCTCGTGATCATCGGCGTACTCGATAAGATGTAATGGAATAGGGAGGGTTCAAAACCCTCTTTATTTTTTATTTTATATATTACTTATATATTTTTATTCCAACAATAAGTATACTTTTTGGATTCTAAGAGGAGGTTCCATTGTGCGTGAGAAATTTACATTAATCAAATCTCTCCAAGATCGAGCAAAGGAATTGGGGGATAATAAATTACCTCTTGTTGGTACTGCAGATTTTACAGCCGCGAATAACATCATGCGACAAACGATGAACATCAAGCACAAGGTTCAGCATCTTGCCATTAATGAACCTGAGTTCCCAATGATGTTTGATGGGAAGGAAAATGTAGAGGGAAAATACTCTACATACTACACAGAAGCAAAAAAGAAATATAAAGTCATCGATATTATCAAGAAATATGATCAGCGATTCAAAGGGAATGTAAAGTTCGCTCTCATGTTCCTTTACAATGAAGATGATGATGAATATCGAGTTGTAGAACGTAGAGAAGTTGAAAATCTCTCAGAACATTTTGGATTCAAATATAATAACGAATATTTCGATGCATGTCAAATTGGCGATGTTATCGACGAAGGGGATATCATTGCGAAGTCTCCATCCTATATGGATGATGAGCTTGTCGGATGTGGTGTAAACGGTCGTATTGTATTTGCAACAGACCCATGGGTACAGGATGACGCAATCTGTATTTCTGAATCATTTGCAAAACGAATGTCGGTTTCGGATGTAACATCTCTTTCTATTCCGGTCAACGATGATACCATTCTATTGAATTTATATGGGGATGATAAAAATTATCGACCTCTCCCGGATATTGGTGAACATGTTAAGGGTGGTATTGTATGTGCGTCTCGCATTCTACGCCCGCAGAAGATGTTCTCCGACTTCCGCGATTCCATGTTAAGCAGCATCAATCTACAATCCGATTCCATTTTCTACGGCGATGGTGTTGTTGTTGATATCAATGTCTATTGTAACAATAAGAAGATTTCAACCAATCGGACAAATAAACAGGTATTGGATTATTTACAAGAGTCGAAATACTTCTATTCCAAAGTATATCGTCGCTGTAAAGCAATCATGAATCAGAATCCGAAGAATGTGGATCGTGAGATTGGTCACTGGTTGCGACTGGCAATCAATAATTTGGATGAAGATGCTATTTGGGCATTCAATGATAATACCTTCTCTAATATCATGATTGAAATTCTTCTTGTAAATGAAAACTTCCTAAACTTGGGTCGTAAACTCACGGGACGTCATGGTAATAAAACGGTCATATCTCGGATTATTCCGGATGACCAGATGATGTATTTAACCGAAGATACATTTACAGACGAATACGGAGTTGTCCATCCAAAGGGTGAAAAAATTCCAGTTGAGCTCATCACAAATCCGTTGGCAATCATCAATCGAACAATTCCAATGGCAATGTTTGAAACATCGGTTACATTTATATTGGATAAAGTATCTCGTGCAATGCGAAAATTACCATTCGATGAGGCTCGAGATCTGATGTTTGATGTATTGGAAACATTGAATCCGACGTTTGCGAAAGAATACAAAGAAGATGTATATGATAAGTTATCTGATCGAGATAAACGAATTGCAATCGAAGATGCAGCAAAGGGAGAAATCTCTATTCGTTGGGATGCATTCGATGACTCAAATAGCTGGAGAGATAATATACTCAAATGTTATGAAAAATTTCCAGATATTCTGAAACCATATCACATCTTCCGCCCAAAGAAAGAATGGGGCAGAGATGTGTTTGTCGGAGAAGGGCATATTGGACTGCAATATATGTATATGCTAAAGCAGTCTGGAGAGCGTGGTTATTCCGTTCGATCTGCTGGGTCCATCAACAACACATCACTGCCAGAACGTAGCAATGATAAAAAGATTGGGAAATCACATCATTCATCAACGCCAATTCGATTTGGCGAATATGAATTACCGAACTTCTTGATTGCAATTAATCCAGAGGATTATGCGCTTATCACTGCCCTCTATAGATCTTCTGTGGACGGTAGACGTTTCATGTATGAAGCAATTCTATCCGATGATGGACGTTATGAAATTCCAAATGATTTTACATCACGTACATCTGAAGTATTGGAAGTATACATGAAATCGTTGGGCATTAAGATGTCTACGGTCTTTGATGAGGATGAGTGGATTAGTGATGGTACGGAAAATAAGCTTATCGGATATAAGCTAAAACAAGAAATTCTTTTCTGTACCATGGATGAAATGTACTATCTCAAGAAGCTAAAAAAGGTATATAAGAGATACCAGAAAGAATCGCCGAATAATATCGATGATACAGAGCTTGCTTGGGATTACATCATGGAACATCTTCCGTTTAAGAAGAAATTCTTAACCGATAATATTGTTAAATTATTTAAGAATAACATTCAGCTGTTTTCATAAGGAGGAACGTATGGATATTTTAACATCATTTCACATCAATGTGATTATCATCCTATTCTATCTTGCTCTATTCATTATTGGGTTGAATCAATATTTCACAAGATCAAATCCGTCAACGGAATGTGATATTGCAGCAAAAAAGGTTGCATATTCCAAAGCATTACTGGAGTTTCTTAATGATCTTATCATTACGGAAACAGCAGCTCAATTTAAGACAATAAAAGACGGCAAGGGAATCGATCGGATTACAGAGGCAAATGTAAAAAATATTGCCATGGATATTTCAAAAACGATCTACAAAGTCATCTCATATAAGAATGGGGTTCATTGGGATTGTTTGATGTTTGATCGTGACTATTTAGATCAGTTTATCATCAATACAACTATTCAAGCAGTCAAAGGTGCTGTACAGGTTGAATTGAATCGAATTTAAGGAGGATATTACGATGGATGAAATGAAGAATGATAAGCCGGAGGTTGAGGTTGCCATCGATCTGGATGGTGGAGAAAACCATCAGATGATTGATGAGGATACCGAACTTAAAGATATCGATATCAAAGGTATCGAGAAGCTCATGCGAAATGTGAAAGATATGCTATCCATTGTTGAACAGCGTTGGGCGGCAACGCGAGATGAGTTTAAACTCTCCATGGATAATATCAACAAAGCGATGGCATATAATTCACAGCATGCAGAGCACAAGCCGGAGGATTGGCCCGAAGATACACCATTCGATGCATTTAATGGCATCGATAAAATGACAGAAGAAGAGGCGGAGGAAATCTTTGGGAAGGAAGCTCCGATCATTGGCGTAACACATGATATCACCAAGTCGCGAATTAAAGAAACGCTGGATGACTTCTATACATGGACCTCTTGTATGCAAGAATATCGTGAGGTGACGAATACATACAACGAGCTTCAGGAAATCAAGGAAGATGCCTATATCCAAGAACTGACAAATATCTATGAGAATGAAACAGATCCTGAAAAGAAAGCTGAAATGAAAAAGTCTCTGGATGAATATCATCGTATGAAGACCCTTGAATTTATTCATGATTGGCTCGACGATGAAACAATTAAACGTGTCAAGGAAATGATGCACGATTCCAAGAAGGCTACCTATCTAATCAATCGCGGTCGTGATAAACTGAAGCAGCTTGGAATCTCACAAAGTTTTCTTCTTGAAATTGCCCAATATGAGTCACGCTTCATGAATCAGGATAAGTCTCTGGATAACGTAATTCTGAGTACATTCATGAACAAGATTGTTTATAACTCTCTTGTGAATGATATCAAGCTTCGTTCTCAGGCGGCAGCATTTGTAATTGGGATGGATCGGATGGTTCGTGGCAATATCAAACAGGAACTGAAAGATGCAATCAACAATAACCTCATTACGTTTGTAGCAAAGTTTTAAATAACTAGATGGAAGGGGAATGTTCCCCTTCCATATTTTTTATTAAAAATATATATTATCATAATATGATGATATTTTATAAATAGGAGGATGTTATTATGGATTTTATTACCAACAACACATTCGAGGTATATACTGCAGACAATGAGGGAGGTGCGAAGGATCTCATTAATCGATTTAGTATTCTCATTAATGATCTGAATGAGATTTATGTGACGAGCGTATATCCGAAGCATCTCCTTGCAGCATTCTGTTTCTATGATATTGAGTTTCGTAAACTCTGGAATGCAATGAACCATCAACGTCTTGGTGGGTATAAACTTGTGGAGAATAAAGCAGTTGACGGAACGAGTCAATTGACACTTCGAACAATCCAGCGCGCATTCTGTGAAGTATATCATCGGGTGCGCACAAGCTCAATTTGGATGGATGAGAAAAAGAATGTATATATGCCGATTCCTGTGTATTTCCCAGATTTCGTATATATGATGACAGAAGTATCTCAGGATTGGGATCGAGCAATGGAGATTTGCAAGGATGATGATACATCAGTCCTGGATGTAAGAAATGATATCAATAATATCCTTCATGTCGGTAGCAATACATTTGTTGTGGTTGAAGCAATGGAATCGGAATTTATTGTCGACCTCAACAAAAATGAATGGTATTGGGATGGCGAAGATATTCCAATTTCATATCCAGTGCAACAGAAGGAGAATTAATGAAAGCCATCGACCGTTACAACAAGTTTAAATCTTCCCAATTTTCGGATGTTATTTTGGCAATTCGAAAAGGAGCAATCCAATGCGGTAGATATGCTCATCTTGGAAAAACAAAGAAGAGTATTGACCTGAAAGAGAAAGGGGTATTATTCGATGAACGACGATAAGAATATGGAACTCAATGAGGAGGATGTTGTGATTAATCCGAACAACTATGCGAAGTACGGGATTAAAAAGAAGCAAACTCCGCAGGAAGTCATGGAATCTACAGATGAGAATTCTAAGAAAGTTGAATATTTTACAGAGTAACATATAGAGGGAAATTTCCCTCTATATATTAATCGTATTTCCTTCAAGTTCAGTGATATATTATCATAGTAGAGATAAGTGTCAATTCTATCTATATAGGAGGAAATAATCATGAATGACATTCTCAAAGCCGCGGGAATTGCAGCGGCAACTATCGTTGGTATGTATGCAGGCGCGGTTGCATGCGCGGTCGCCACCGGTGCACTCCTCAAGAGGGGCGAGGAGAAGCAGGTTGAAGAGGCGCCGAAGCAGGAGCAGCCTCAGGCTCAGGTTGCTGGCTGATCAAAAAAATAGGGGAGGGTTCAATACCCTCCTTTATTTTTTATTAAAATTCAAATACTTCAGGCTCGATATATTTCTTTTTGTAGAATTCTGTTTTCTTACGTTTTGGAAAAATCTGCGTAAATGGGAATAGAATTTCTTTATCCAATACAACTGCAAATTGTGTATGTTCCGTTGGTTTATCATGTGGATGACATGTTTCTGTATGACAAATATAATGGGAATCTCCTACCATTTCAAGGTTTTCTTTCAACTCACAAATCGGACAGTTCATTTAAAGTTTCCCTCCTTCTTAAAGGAATGATCGATAGAGAAAGGTTGATCGTATGAATTTCTTAGAATTCAAAAATCTTCCCTATGGATTTTATGAATTGGATAACGACAAAGTTCTATTTACAGAAAATGCAAAATATGGCTCTGTCGATTTCATGAAATTAAATGCGCGACAAATTCGTTTACCTGATGGTCGCGGTAATATTGTGTTTTTGTTATCCAATACGTTTGAACATGGGTTAGATATACTAAAGTCTGGAACATTTGTTGTTCCTCCAACATATCGCAAATTCTTTTTCCCGCCAGTAAATGTTGGGTCTTTCATGGGAAAACGATTCCGCATGAATCTACTCCAAAAACAGCAAAAACGATTTGCATTTGTTAAAGAGCATTTTCCAACATTACAACCAGTACCAACACGTACACTCGCTCCAACAATTATGAATACATTCGTAAATCTATCCGATCTCTATGAATGTGTAAATCATATTGCTGTACGATATCCAATCAAACGATTGTATCAAGAATATTTTAAAAACTTAAAAGAAATTGTTGATCAAATGACTCCACCGACTGTTGTGGAAAACGATGAGGGGATACCTCCCAATCCAGAAGATAACAATCGTCTTTGGATTATTGATGTTAACCAATTCCGTTTTGAATCATTGGATGTGCAGACGTATAAAACAAATCCTCTCTTTTTGCTTTATTATGCATATCTTCGGGATAAAGATTTGAGCGGTTATGAAATTGATCAGGACATGATGATCTGTTCCTCGAAGTTTGTCATGAAATTTAACCCATCACAAATGACGAGAGAAAATATAGGTGAATTCAGGCGAGCTCTTTTCCGTATTATGAATGCGGATTTAGAGAAAGCAGTTACCGATCTCCCGCCCGATGAAAAGGAACGCGAGATTGGAGAAACGCCGGATTCAGATAAACTTGAGCAGGAGATTGATAAACATACTTCTCTGATTGCTCCAGACATCAAGAAGGACACCGAAAAGGTATTAAAGAATTCGATTGCAAAAAAGGTACAACAGAAGAAAGAAGAGCGAGAAGTAACACTTCCGAAGGCTCCAGCATCTGATGTACCGCCGGATATGGAATCCCAGAAAAAGAAATCATTATTTCAATCCGTCATTCCGGATGATCGACCCGAAGATGATTCTGATGACGAGTATGATGATTATGGGGATACTCCCAACGAAGAAGATGAAGAAGATACTGCCGAAGATGTTACTGATAGCTCCGATGATGAAGAAGTAAAAGATGAAGTGAATGAAGAAATTCAAGATAAAATCATTCCCATCAAAGATACGACATCATCTCCTGTTAATTCGGCACGCGATCTAAAACTTCGAGAAGAGCAAAAGAAGATCATGGTTCGAGATTCCACGATTGAAACCATTCTTGCGCGTGATACATCAAACGTTCCGATCGAAGAAGAAGATAAAGCAGCACAATTGAAGACAGCAAATCCAAACGTTAAAAAGGTGAAGTTTGCCAACTTCGAAAAAACATATCTGTCCAAGTTATTCCATAAGGATATGGTCTCTTGTTTCGATATGTTAAAAGACAAGAATAATCCATTCTATATTACTGGGGTCGAGATTGAAGATACATCAACGCCGGAAGATGTAAAAGAAACATGGCATGTTCATCTAACGAATGGAGATAAAAAACGTTCCACCATCAGTATTGATGTACCGAAATTCTATCAGAATAAATATATGATTATTGGCGGAAATAAGTATATCATTCTGAAACAAAATTTCTACAATCCGTTGGTAAAAGATACCGATGATACCGTCATCATGACAACAAATTTCAACAAGGTGACCATTACACGAAAGGCAACTAAATCATTGTCTCCGGTCGAAAAACTGTTTTCGTTCATTCGAAAGACAAACAGTCCTCTCTTCACTGCAGGTGATTCAACAAAGGATAATGATCGTTATATTTCCACATTGGAATATGATGAATTTGCTCGTCGAATTTTTAAATTCGAAACAGAAACATGTCACATTTTCTTTTCACGAAAATATATTGAATCCAATCTTATGGACCGAATTCCCCATGATATCAAGGGAGATGAATTCTTCATTGGATGGGAAAATGATACGCCAATTCTCATCAATGAAGATAGCGGATTGGATCAAAAAGATCGTAGTATCTATGACATTATCGCTGCAAATCTTTCCGAAGATCAACAGAAGATTCTACAATCCATCAAAGCTCCAAAACAATCCATGTATGTAGAAGCTAAGATGGCTGGCATCTTTGTACCAATGGCAATTATCATCACCAGTTGGGTTGGATTCGAAGAGCTCTTGAAACACATGGGCATCAAATACGAATTCATGGATGGTGTAAAGAAGATTCCAACCGACAACAGTCGTTATTATCTCCGATTCAAAGATGGTATTCTTGCGTATGAGAAGAAGATGTTTGCTGAGCTTCTCTTGAACGGATTGAACAAATTGAATTTGGATCAGATGGAGTTTGCTTCACTGAACGACCGTGAAAGTGTTGCCGATTATATCAAGACACTTTTTGGTACATACAACGGAATGAATGAGTTGTATAACTTCTATGAATTCATGATGGATCCGATTACTATTGACATTTGTAAAGATCTCCTTCTTCCAACGAATATCATCGATCTTTGTATCCATGCAACAAAACTTCTTTCCGATAACAAAAAAGTATCAAAGGTATATGATTATTCCTTCCGCACACGATCGATTGAAATCATCCCAGCGATGTTGTATTCACTGATAGCTGCGCAATATAAAGCTCACGTGAAATCTGGTGGACGATTACCAATGACATTGAAGCGGGAAGCGTTGATTTCAAAACTCATTCAAGAAAAGACTGTGGATGAATACTCAACACTGAATCCATCTTCAGAGATGACAAAAACCCATGTAATTTCCATGAAAGGATATCGTGGTTCAAACTCAGAATATGCATACGATAAGCAGAAAAGAGCATACGATCCCACTGCCATTGGAAAGTTGTCAATGTCTACATCTCCTGATGGAAACGTTGGTATCAACCGATATTTGACGGCAGAGCCAAACATTCGAAATGCCCGCGGATATCGTGATCCTGTCGATGATGTTGATACATTCAAAGATGTTAATGTATTCGACCCAATTGAACTATTAACCCCCGGAGCAGTACGACAAGATGACCCAGTACGTACAGCAATTGCCGGAAAACAATCAGGTCACGTTGTCCCAACTGTTGGATCACAAGCATCGTTAATTTCAAATGGATTTGACGAAGCAGTTCAATTTCATCTTTCCAATGACTTCGTTATCAATGCCGAAGAAGATGGAGAAGTTGTTGATGTCAATGAAGAAACTGGATTTATTATGGTCAAATATAAGTCTGGGAAACATCAGGCAATTAATTTGAATCATGATATTGTTAAGAACTCTGGTGGCGGATTCTACATGTCCAATACATTGAAACCGACATTAACAAAGGTTGGTGCAAAGTTCAAAGCAAATGCGATTCTGGCATATCATCCAAAATATTTCAACTATTCTCCGCTTACTGGTCTTCGCTATTCCATGGGCCCATTGGCAAAAGTTGCATTCCTAAATACATACAATACCTATGAAGATGCTGGTTTCATTACTGAAGAATTTGGACGAAAATTGGAAACAGCAATTGTCTATAAACAGGAAGCTACGTTCAAAGCAGGATCCAATATTCTTGAAATGAAACAGATTGGTGATCATGTCGTCATTGGTGATGCATTGATGAAATTCACAAATTCTTTCGATGACAAAGAGATCATGAAGTACTTAACAAAGTTGAGTGATGAAAGTGATCGTGAAATGTTAGAGGAAGAAATCAACAACGAAGTGAAAGCTCGCCATGCTGGCAAGATCATTGACATCAAAGTATATACAAGACTAGATCCATCCAATTTGTCGGATTCTCTCGGAGATATTGTTCAGAAATATTTCGATAAAGGAAATAAGAAGAAAGAATATCTCAAATCATTCGATCCATCGGATGGAGCAATTCATGCTGGATATCTTGTTACAGATAACACCGCACCGTTAGTAAACCGATATAACATGGTGAAGAAGCATAAGGGCATTGATGTTCTGATCGAGTTCTATATCGAGCATGGTGATACTTGCGGTGTTGGCGACAAGATTGCACTTTACTCTGCAAATAAACAAGTCATCTCAGAAGTATGTCCCGAAGGATATGAACCATATTCGGAATTCCGCCCTGATGAGAATGTCGACGTTTTTTGCAGCCCAGTAACCATTTCACGTCGTATGACAAAATCTTCCGAATTCCTACTTGCTACCGGAAAGGTATTAGTGGAATTGAAACGACGTGTCAAATCGATGATTAAGTTTGGTCAGTAGATTTAGGAAGGAGGGAATTCCCTCCTTCCTTTTTTATTCTATGATGAACCCATAGTTATAATACGCTCGGAAGAGGTGATTTGTTTATGGCAATTGATGGAAATCGATTGGGGTATGATGGATCTTTAACGGTTGATGAATATGGGAATAATAAAATTATCGAAACGCCAGAGATGATTCGAAATATCATTACATGGATTTTATTTGCAACACCAGGATCCTATCCGTCCATTCCACAATTAGGATTGAATATTCGAGAATTGCTGTATAGTCATTATGATGATTTAGATCCAAATCAATTGGCAAATCGCATTATTGCGCAATGTGAAGAATTGTCTTATTATTTCAATAAAAAAGAATTATCGGTACGGAAACAAAAATACTACAATCGCCCTGCAATCTATATCAACATTACCATTAGCGGCAATGTATATGGAGCAAACGATGATCATAGCAGCAATTATACGATTCTTGCAGCAATTGATGAAATGAATGAGTTGTTTATTGATGTCGATAGTTCTCCCTATAAGAAGAAATCAAAACTTCCAACGGAAAAGATTATCACAACATCCAATGAAAAATTGCAATCCATTCCATTGAAGATTCGGATCTGATTGGAGGTATCCTATGAAAGTTATTAATCGGAAAGAAGTAGAAGATCTCATTTATCGCGTCTTTGATAAATTGGATCCTACCGGCATTAATACCGATCATTATCGGAATATTTTCTCTGTTATGAAAGATGAAGAGTTTGCAAAATTTATGAAATCATTCTTGGATGATGAAAAGGATAATTTTGCATTCCAGCTCATCGATTATGAAAATAAACTTGATATGCAGAATTGTGAAAATGCTGCAAATGAATTGAAAATTCCACTCATGGAATATGTTTATCTTCCCCATCTAAATCGCGACCATAACAATGTTGTTGTTACGAAAGAAAAATGTCTGGTTGGATATTACAATGTAAAACGTACGCAGCAGATGCTTCATAAGAAAAATGGTATGACCATTAACAATGAAAAGGTATCCATGCTGACAGGACAGGTTATCAACGAAGATAAGAATTCGCGAAACAGTGATATTGAAGCAACAATGCTTGTCTCTATCGGTGCAGATAAAATCCTGCAAGAGTTACACGGACCACGTTCCGACGATATGGTTATGAAACGTGAGATGGAGAAATCTATTGCTCAGGATGGATACGTTGAGTTGGAATCCCTCACAAATGATCCTCGTAACAAAACAACGCTGAATACCGTCAATACCTATCTATTGGCTGCAGCGTTGAAAACAGACTTGATTACAGACAGTTATCTTCTTCCAAAAACACAAGAAGATATGGGTGTTTGATTGAGTAAATAAGATATTGGGAGCAACACTAAAATATAAAGTCGTGCTCCAACGTATATATTGTAAGTTTTAGAATAAGGAGAGATATCCATGGTAAAAATTCAAGTTCTTGGCAACGGTCTCATTCCTCGTATGGGAATGCTTGCTCCAATCACGGAACCATTTCCGGTGGGTCGTATGACTGCTGCAACAATTCTGCAGACATCACCGAATCTCACGGTGAATTATCTCAATCCGAATGATGGGAAGTTCCATGCTCTGACCAATCAGAACATCACGCGAGTATTCGATGAGTTTGAGGATGATGAAGCTGCCACTACAGCAGAGGCTCCAGCGGAAGCACCGGTTGTGAATGAAACTCCCAATGAAACTCCCGCCGAAGTAAGTGCACCGACATCTCCTGCAGAACCGGAAGTAAATGATGCTCCGGTTGAATCTGATAAAAGCGAAATGGTTTCGGAGAATACGGAGTCGGATGAAACTCCAGAAAATACGGAAGATGTAGAAGAGAATGACGATCTTTCACCTGTCGAGGGTCGTAATTCAAAGAAGAAGAATAAGAGACACTAATCCAACAGATAAAAGGAGGGGATTTGTCCCCTCTTTTTATCTGTTATTTTATGATGAAAAGGAATGAATGAATTTTGGAAAAACCAGTTGTCGTTGCCATTGACTTTAACAACTTTCTATTTCAATCGTATTATGGAGAAAAACTATACAATAGCAAAGGTCAAAATATAAATGCTATTCGCGGATTCTTTTATAAATTACGCGAATTGAAAGAAGCATTGAATCCGAATTATATCGTGATATGTAATGATGTTAGTCGTGAATCGACATTCCGTCGGAAGTTATGTAAAACATACAAAGCGAACCGAAAACAGAAAGATGATGATATTCTGTTTCAAATGAAATATACTCTCCATCTTTGTGGGTTGTTGGGATATCCGATCATCAATCATGCAGAGTATGAGGCAGATGATGTCCTCGGGATGGTTTCTCGCTATTGTATGGATCATGATATGTATTGCATCCTCGTCTCATCTGATAAAGATCTCTATCAATTAGTGAACGATAGTGTCTATGTATATTCCCCTCGAAACAAAGAGTATGTTGATGGGGAATGGTTGATGGAAAAGTATAACTTAACACCAGATCAGTGGATTGAGTTGAAGGTTATCCAAGGAGATCATTCCGATAATATCGTTGGGATTCCAGGAATTGGAGAAGTAACTGCATTAAAACTTATGCGAGAATATCATTCGATTGAAAATATCTACAATCATCTGAACGAATTGCAAGCTCGAACAAAAATGCTACTTGAAAATGGAAAAGATTCCATTCCATTAACAAAGACATTGGTAACTATTATTACAGACTATACAAAATTAAATATCAATGAGGAATCATTCCAAAGAAAATCAATTACATATGATGGGATCGATGCTGCATTGGCTGAGCTTGAGATATACTCCCTGGGCGATATCATGCAGTACTCGTTATATAAATGACACGATATGAAGGAGTGACGATAATGATTCAGTGTATTTGTGAATCAAAGCTTTCCACAAGTTATGTGTTTCAAGATATTCGTGAAAAGTTGCAGGGGAATAGTGATCCAATGGTGCGAGCCGTGGATCTGATTAAGAATGCAAAACATTTGACGATTGATGATATTGAAGGAATTTATATTCAACTGAAGCAGTATACAAATTCTCTATCAAGAGCAGCAATTTCAAAATTTGAAAACGGGAATATTATTCTTCTCTATAATGATAATCCTGCAAATTCATTGACACAGACATTACCATTCATGACATTTCGGCGAGCAGATACATATATCACATATCTGTTCATCGATCGTTTTGTGACGCATAATAAAGCAGGTGTAATGAATATCAGTGTCCCAATTCTTCATGATCTTCTCGTCGGTGCATCCATCAGTAATGCATTGTACACCGATTATGCACGACTGACCCAATCCCCTTATCTGGAGAATACATTGATGGAATGTTATATGGAACTTTTCATTCGCATTCTAAATCGAGAATATGCAATTGGGACAGACAAACGTATTTTTGAATCGGCAAAATACTATATTCGAAAATTCTTCCTCATTCATATTTTCGGCTCCATTCATCCAATGGAGACCATTGATCAGGAAGCACTGGCGAAGCTAACGCATCTTAATGAAATGGATATCCAGCTTCTTAAATCCAATTGGGCGAATGCAAATCCATCTGATATTCGTGGACTGTTAGAACTATTAACAGAGCTTACTCCACGAATGAAAACATTGGAACTTGGATCCTTCCTATCCCAGTGGATCAATATGTATTACATGCCTGCGCTATTCGCAGTGGATACAATTGAATATGTCATCTTTGCCGTTCTTACAATTCTGAATGGTAATAATATCATTTCGATTGGTGCTGCAAATACGATCAAAGATATTCGGAATATTAATTCCATTCGTGAGGAACTTTTGAAATTAATTCAAGTGAATTAATTTCATTAGAAAAGGAGATATACTTTTATGATTCAGCGTGTAATTGATCAGGTTGAAATTCCGGAGGATATTGCAAAAGAACTATCCGATCTTCTTGTGAAGCAGGTTGTTCGGGAACGTGTACTTCTTGCATCGCTGTCCGATCCAGTAAAGTTTGAAGAAGCAGAAAAGCTTGTTCTTCCGATTACAGAAAAGATTGAAGCAATGAAGACGCGAATTACACAGTCTTATATCCCTGAGAAGTATAATGATTCCAAATATATTTGGAATTATAATGGATATGCTGTCTCTCAGAATAAGATTGAAATCATTGAATCTGTATGATGAAAATGAGAAGGGAACATTCCCTTCTCATTTATTATTTCGCTAGGAGGAAATTGATATGCATAATCTCAAATTATTTGAAGAAGACTTTGATATCATTCATGGAGTATCTTTTGGATATAAATATTGCGAGGATAATTTATATATTTATGGAAGTCCCCATGGGTATATCATTGAATTGTATGATTTGAATTATGAAAATCGATGGAAATGGTTGTCTGAAAATGTTTATGATAGCCTTTTGGCCATAAAGCCGGATCTTACGAAAGGTGAGATCTATGATATTTACAAAGCCATCATTCATCTTTCCCGGCGTTATCCTACGTATTCGCCAATTCTGAAAGTTACACAGTCTATGTGTAATCAGTTCCAAAAATTGATTACTGCATATCGAGATCTCACGGTTGAATCAACATTAGTGGAATATCATAACTTGAGAAAAAGTTTCATTAAAAAATTCAATTGGGCAACGTATCATTTTCTGATCAATTCAATTTATGAGTATGATTTTAACCAAGATTATGCAGCAGAATATTTCAATGAATACATGGAACGTCGGGTTGATAATGAAGTTATATGTATGAAATATTATGATGAACATTATAGGTTCTGGTGATAGAATGAGAGGGGATATCCCCTCTCATTCTTTTTTATCAATTCACGGAATATATAAAGTGATTGATAAGGAGTAGATGATATTCAATGGATACATTATATGATGTGCTGAATAAATATAAAGATAAAATTCACAATCAGCCGAAAGATTCGGATGCATTTTATACCATGACAAATGGTGCCCGTATACGTATTCATCGTTTGAATACCGAAGCAACGAAGTGTACCATCGCAATCGGTACAGGAGTTGTCGAGACAGGCGAAACAATTTACATGGATAATGATAATATTCTGATGGGGTTGACCATCTATCCGAAGGCAACATTAAAAATTACAAAACAATTGTTATTGAACCACGGATGTTCGGTTGAATGCAATGGCGGTTTGATTATTGAAAAACGAGCTCGATTGTATTTGCGTGGAAATAAATCCAATGTCATTGCATCAAATACCAGCACTGTGACGATTGATAATAGTTCTGATGTTATTGTTAATGAAGGATCCTTATGCGAAATATTTGGTTCCATCAATATCGATGTTTCTCGTTTACGCGTATTGAAGAACAATCCTCGTTTTATTCTTGCTGACGGTATCGATTTACGAATTACAAATATTCCGGAACTGAAAGATGTTTATACTCTTAATCAATATTTGAAATCCCTCCATAGTCAAAATTTAACGCCAAATAGCATTGGAGAAAAAGTATACAACGGCGGAAAATCCATTATGGGATATTCTTATGTGTATGGAGATTATGCGGCCAATTTCTGGGGATGTGATGTTCGATTATTCAAAGGCGATATCATTCTTGGAAACTTCCATGCTCTTTTCTATGGAAGTGTCGGTACCAATTGTGAATCATATGAGTGTGCAAAAGAATATAAAGATTCACACTATTTCAGAAATTTAACCATTGAAAAATCAGCAACACTTCATATTGTAGATAAAGTAAAAGAATCCAATACGTATATGCCAGGATTATACATCGGATATTCTTCGAAAGAAGCAAAGAAATCTTCCATGAATGATCATGCAAAATGCGATGTATATGGAAAGTTAATTTGTCATGGAACTGATAGTGTTGTAATATTGGATAATGCAGTATTCACAATCATGGAAGATGCTGAAGTATATCTTTATGATCATGCAACATTCAAATTACGAAATCATGGTATTCTGAAAATCGACGGAACGCTTCGGATCGATTCAATTGATCGTATGGTTGGATTTATGCCAGATGATATCATCTTTGGTAAGAATGGTCGACTCATCATCGAGAATACGGATCATACGGAAGATTTTATTTGGTTGGAAACACCAGTCGGATTTAAATCCCATAAAATTCATCAACTGATTACAGGAGATACTATCCAACATCTTACCGTTAAATTCAATAAGCATGTTGGAATTAAATTGGATACCTATAAAAAATATTTTGGAAGAGATATCCCTTATTGGTTTTTCGGGAAACGATTTGAGGAATGTATTGCAGAAGGAATTTTCGAATGGGATTGCGGATTCATTGAATTGGATTATTCCATCTTTGAATGGCTGACACATGAATCGAATCTAAAAGATGTTGGTATTCTTTTTGATACACATGCATCTTATGGGGTAGAACGATTGCAGGAATTGGTATCAAAGATTCATACGTTTGATAACATCAATTGTATCATTTTCAAATTCATCTCTAGAAAACATGTTAAGCGAATTCCATTGTATTTGAAGAATATCAATATTCACCATTTTTATTACAATGGAATGAATGATAAATACATCCTTAAAACAAATAACGATGGAATGTTATATTTGACCAATACAGAAGTCCATGATGTAACAAAGAATTATTTGCAAAAGGAAATTATTTATCATAATGAAACAGAATTCAATGTGAAATAAATATGGAAGGGGAGAAATCCCCTTCCATATTTCATCAATTATGAAGCCATTCGGAAATCATATTCTTTGATTTACTCAGGATGCGTTTGTCTGTGAGAGGCTGTACGAAGATATTTGCATTCTCCTGAACTACAGCACTATCTCCGCACATACCAATGATATTTGATTCATCAATATGGAATGATTCGCAGAGAAGCTTCATTTCATCGGAATTGGAACGAAGCATTTCACGAAGCTCATCGAATGTGACAAGTGTACCTCCGAAGGTTTCCTGGAAATGTTTGGTCTGGTTTGCAGATTCCATCAATGGTTGATTGAGCTCTGCAAGTGCATCTGAGTGAGAAGGATAATTGACCCAGTCATATGTAATAAGGCGTGTCAGAATAATGGTTGGTTTACCATCCACATTCGTCATATTACCAAATACACGCGCACTGAATCCAGGAACGATCTTTCCGTCAATGATCTTGACCGCCATGTTACGCCCACATTCAGTGCCATTATCTGTCTGAATATGTGCCCTTAGTTTATTTCCCTCACAACGAGGATTTCGAATGTAATGAGATGCACGCCCAAGGTCTGTTGCCGTAAGACGTGTAATTGGCAATTTCTGTCCGTCAATCATTGGACTTGGATGATCTTCTTCCCCTTGCCAACAATTCCGTTTTCGCTGATCAGTAACATATGGATCTGTTTGCACCATCGTCCACACATTATCCTGTAGATAATTTCTACCGTTACGATTCAGAACACCAAACGATTGCAGAATGGATTCAAAGTCAACAATGGGAAATCCATTGGATCCTTCACGGACAGTATATCCAAAGTTTTCATAATCCTCTGGGAATGACGTTTGTTCTGAAATATAACATAATCCATCTGTTAATTGTTTCATTTTGAATCCCTCCAATTAACCGAGGACAATATCATCATCCGATGTTTTGTCATTCTTTGTATCGTCTTTGGAATCCTTCGTATCTTTTTCAACATCTTCTGCTGCTTCTTTTTCCGTGTCAATCAACTGCGCACGAAGCTTTTCACTCTTCTTACGAAGTTCATCAACAGAAGCCTGCTGCTTCTTCAGAATTTCTTCCTTCTTATCATCGTCGATATTTTTCCGATTCTTGAGCTGTTCCATATTACGTTCAATGAGACGAATCTGCTCTTCAAGTTCCATGATTGTATTTACTTTACGACGATATCGGATGGCAACAATACACTGAATGAGAGGAATAATTCCGAATAATGTGCGCTTCACAATAGTGAATATATTCTTTCCAGTTTTGAGGATTGTGCCAAGACTATCAAAGATTTGAAAAATATTATTTGTCACCATATTAACAGCTGCAGCATTTTCATGGACAGGAAGAACCATATTCTCAGAAATCTTTACAATTTCCTTGAGATATGTAGAATGATCCTTATCCTTCAACTTCTCCACCATTCGATGAAGCGTATCAAAGATGAGTCCGCCATGCTCGGCATACTTCTCCTTCGAACCCTGCTTTGCAATATTGCTATCAAGGTTATAATAACAAGCAAGTGCATATTGGGCAGCAGTATACATCACATACACAGTGCACTCATATTCCATGATAATGAGATCGGATTGTTTGGAATATGCATTTTCATAATATTGTTTGTATGATCTCAGGATGGACACTCCGCCCTCAATGCTATCAGCTACCTTATTTGCAGTTGTCTGCTTCATTTCTTTTAGAACTCGAATCGATGTTTCAAGTTCTGTAATATTCTTAAAGTTATCGATATTGCCTTTTGATGCACGAATATCACTATCCACCTTTGTTAGCTTCTTCGTAGTGAATTTCGATACAATCTTTCGTGTAAGATTCTTAATGAGTTTAAGAAATTTCCCACCGAGAGCTTTTACATCAACAGAAGCTTCTGTATATGCAGTAGTCCCTTCAGTATATCCCTGCATGAAGATATCCTGAATATCATATTTCAAATTCTTCGTATACATTCACAACATCTCCTATATCAACGATTGATCATCTTGCTAAGTTCTGAACTGATTCTAGAATTATCCTGCTTCTGAATCTCAGCATCGAGAGAAGCAATGGACTGAACATCCCAGTCGACATTTCCATCAAAATACATCTTCATTGTTCCAGCAACTTCATCAACAATTGTCAGTGCGATGAGGAATAGTGATTGGCAGAATTTTGCGGTTACTGTAGGATCTCCTAGATCAATACCTGTATTATCTCGCAGGTAAATCACATCTGCCTGAGAAAGAACCATGGTGCCATTTGGAATTGGAAGTGCCTTTCCACGAACATTCATGATCGTCCCAGAAAGTTTCTGATAATCTGCCAGTTGCTTTAGGGTCGAAAGCCATGCGTTGCTCTTCTTAAGAGCTCTTGCAGCATTCTTCTTAATATTCGAAAGATTGAGGAAATAATCCTTTGCTGAAATTTCCCCACTCGTATAACGAACCTTCTGAAGCTTTCGATTTGAACCATTCACAATATCTTCTAGATCATCATTTAGGTCCTTCAGTTCAATTGGATGTAGAACAGTCTTAACGCCAATGACATATGTAACAGCATCACTGATTTCTTTTTTACCATTGCGAATTTTGAATGTTGCCGAAATTGCAAATGGTGCAAGTGAATTCCACTTACGAATTTCTACATCCTTCAGCACGGACGGATGTGGCTGCGCCTTTGGATCCTTTGGAGGAGGTACCATAGTTGCACCATTATTTGGTTTTGCTTCTAGATAGCTAAACCCGGTCAATGGTGGATTTGCAAGACGAGCACTCTCACTGATGAAATATGCCATTTCCTTTGTTGGTGCAAATGCATTGCATTCAAGAATGAGATTATCACTAATCTCAAACACACGATGCAATGACTCAATCATTAGGGAATCGAGCTCATCGATTCCATTGGATGACTCACCATACATATCACGCGTTGCTGACATCGGATTAATTTTTGTACCATATCCAGAAGAGTCAAGATTGATATGAAATTGGCGAAGAAATTTCATCCCGTTTGCATCTTCTTGGTCAATGATTGGATGTTGTGCAAGTGCAGACTGGACAAGTGATGCATAATAACGTTCAAATGTTTTTCCAATCACTTGTGCTTCATTGATACGAATTGATTTTGTAATATAGATTGGAAATTGAAGAATTGATTTAGATGCTTTTGAAATGATACTCGTTACCGGAGACATATTCTTTTTAACAGATGAAAACATTGAGTTGACTGATTTTGCGCTCTTAGCAGCATCATACAACTGATTTTCAATCTTACCGAGATCGATAACATTCTGAGGCGTGGCCATACTAATTACTCCTTTTTATAAAAAATAAAGAAACAAGCCCAACTTTATTAAGGTTTTGTTTCGGGGCGTGCAAAAAAGATGACGATTATTCGTCATCTTTCACCCATGCCTCCATGAGCAATTCTTGAATTACTTCATCCGACTCATGGGCATCAACATCAACACCGATTTGAATCAGTTTCTTGATGCGCTCTTTTCGATTCATGTGATCGAGCAGATTTAATCTTCCGGAGGCAGTTGAAGCCATAGAATCGTCACTGGCTTCTTTTATTTTTCGTTGAAGTTTAAGAATGGAATCCCGAATACGTTTTGGGTTCCATTTGATCGGATCGACTTCTCCTTTATCAAATAATCGATTCAAATCAATTACTGGAATCTTGAAACGCTCCCTTACATATTCTGCAAGGATTTTAAGATACACATATTCTTGATCGGTTGTAAGTAAAACAACGTCGAGATGTTCACTAAATGGTTCTACAATCGAATGGTATAGGGTATTATACTCTAAATCCAAATCCTCATAGAATCCTTTTTTTAACGCATCCAAATTCTGTGTATCGATCCAAATATTCTGATTTTCGAACGATGGAAATAGTGCATTCGCACTCGCAACGGACAGCAGATTATTCCCTGCAATCATCCCAGCAGATATGATTCGATATTCCAGGTAGGACAATTCATCCCTAGTGAAATAATCAATCATATGCATGAGAAATTTCTCATGACTTACAATGTAGATCATATCGACTCCTTTCCAAAAATGAAATACATAGGAAGGGGAATGATTCCCCTTCCTACATAAATCACCTTTTACTTCTTGCGACGAATCGGAGCAAACATTTCTGTATCATCGTTCTCATCGCTTGCGAAATCGCCGTCGGACGGACGAGCTGCTTCTGATGCAAGATCTGTTTCATATGGATCTACTTTAGCAGCCCAGGTCGGATCGTTCTCGATGTCTTCATGATCATGCTCATCTGCAACCTCTTCATCTTCTGAATCATTTGATCCGAATGATGTTGCCGCACGCATCATCTCATCGTCATCGACTTCAGTATCTTCCTCGAACTCATCATGTTTCTCAAGTGCTGGCATTTCCCAGAGATACATGAATTCCTGCATCTTAGAATACCGATCCAGGATATGATAGAGCAGGAGAAGAAGTTCTGCGTTGAGATCCACAGGCTCGCCAGTATCAAATGCAGCTACCCTTGCCGTCTTGATGACAAAGTCGCCGCGATAGATATTGTAGAGACACGCCATCTCTTTTTCGCCTGTTGGAGCAACCTTGATGTCGCCGTCGAAGAACGATGCAAACTTCCGGAGCACTGCATCCATATCCAGATCATCTTCGACGTTGATGTCACCAATGTCTCGGATGTAGATTGGAATTTCTACGAGGCGTCCGTTGCGATCAACGAACTTTACGTAGATATTATCTGAATCAAACTTTGACAGCTGCATCTCAATCACGATATGATTCGGATCGAGATTTGATTGCACAGATGTATCGTGATCATTCTTCTTTTCAGTTGTCGCCGGATGAACCGTTACCGTTGGTTTCTCTGACGGGATTTCTGTTTTACTCGGTGTCAGTACTGCAGCACCAAGTGATTCAGCGAATGCTTGCTGTAGTGCAGCATCCAACTCCTTCTTGCAATAATATGCAAGAATGGACTCTGTGATGTCGCTCGGAAGATCGACATCAACAACACGTGTTTCGGCGTAATCCGATACGTAGCGAAGTGCAACCTTCTGCTGTTCGCTTTCCAGTTTGCACGTGCCACTATACTTCTTGCCGACTTTGACAAATCCGGCCGCCTGCATAATGCCATGATAGATGGCATTTCCGTAATCCTTGCTATATTTCGACAACGGACTCTCTGGAAGAACGACTTTCTCCGTCAGCGAATTCGCAATATCCGACGCCAATGGCTGGAACATCCGAACATCCTTCAACGGACTCTCCGCCAGTTCAACAGCATCCCAGATTTCATCCAAGGATTCATCCTCTGGTTCCGGATTACTGACAGGGATTGGGGTGGTAACAACCTTCACCGGCGGCTTTGGAATATCATCTGTCGGGATAGACTTCTTCAGCGGAATGAGATTGACCTTAATCATTTTCAATTTTCCTCCTTAAATTAGACCATATTCTCTATTAATAGAATATATAATTTATAGTGGATATGGCATAACGAAAGTATCAGGTTCGTCTTCGACTTTCTCTTCTTCTACTTTTTTGATCACCTCTTTCTTATTTCGTTTTAGATAGGAAGACCTTGTTTCATCCAATACCGTATTGGTATGTGAATGTGTTAGTAAGTATCCTCGATCGGTTAGCTCACCGATTTCATGATCATGAAGATCATTTCCGATTTTCAATCGGATATCAGAGAAATCATACTTCTTCCCACAATGAGAATTGTTACAGAAAAGCTGTGTGAAGTCATCGTTTGGTGTCAGAATACCAGTGCCGCACTTATCGCATGTGAATAGTTTAGATGATACGCGATAGACATATGCGAAATCCAAACATACAGGTTCTTCTGTACCAATTCGAATTCCCCAATTTGAATAATTCTTTTCGCTAATTCCAACATCGCCGATGAGAAACACCGATGACCAATTCTTCAGAATCTTTCGAATCTTATCCTCATATTGTTTCATCTCCAAATAGGAACCGAATACCTGGATATATTCGCAAACGAGGATGGTATAATTCGAAGATATTTCATGAACTCGAATTACTCCGGGTTGGAGTAGCTTTGCCATGGCAAATTCTTTTGCATTATCAATCTTCCCATCCGCATCTGTTGCGAACTTGATAACATATCCTTTGAGTCGAATTGTATATCGATTTGTCCCCGGCCCCAATTGTACAATATCATCGATTCCATATTTTCGCAACAACAAGATGAGCTCTTGATGTTTTTCTTTGTTATGGATATCTCTTCGTCTACTGAGTAAATCCAGATCGACGCGTAACCCAAATGGAATGATTTCTTGAATTAGACTTCGAAGAATCTTCTCCATTATTTATCTCCTCCATCAATCAAATTTATCCGACATATACATTTGTAACATGCGTACTTCATCCATACCGGCAATCCATTCAATTTTACCAATATGACTGTGGATGACATATTCCAATACTGGGTATAATTGTAGATCCTTCATCAGTAACGACTCCCATTTTCGTTTTAGAAAGGGAGCCATTTCATAGATCGTCTGGTATCCAACATGCCCATTACACAGATCAGCAACTTCATCATCCAAGAACTGTCGTTCCGCATCTGTGACTGGAAATGGTATCGTAATCGATCCTTTCTTTCGCGGATGCTTTGTCATCAAATATCCAACCTTAATTTGTTCATACATGTAATTGGATATGAAATCACGAGCATCTTCATATGTAGTATCGATCCGTTTCAATTTCATTCGTTTCGAATTATGAAATTTTAGATACCACTTTGCAAGTTCTTTGTCATCCGTCCATGCATGCGTAATGACTTCCCGATCAGCATCAAACGTTATGCAATAGATGGTGATCTGATCTCCTTCCGAATAAGTTTTCATTATATCACATCCGATCCCTCATCACCTTAATGAAAGCTTCCGCAGAATATATTATCTTGGATAACAATCCTGAGGATAGATATTGATTCCGCAATGGAGCTTTCGCCAACATCATGGATAGTTTTGTATCATAGTCAAGAGAAGAGATGTCATCGTATACCGCATCCAAATAAGCGCGTGCGTCATCCTCTTCACTCCCATACATCTCCTCCAACTCATGCGGATAATATCCAATCGTTTGCAATGGAATTTGATATTCATCCAGTAACAATTCATACATCGTTACATATGCATGAATATCATTCCCATTATCCACCTTATCCATAGAACAGTAATCTTTTAACTGCAATGCCAAATCTTTCTCAAAGAGATTCAATTCGCGCTTTGTCGTTAAAAGAATCATATCATATCCCGATTGGGATGGAAGGGATATCGTATCCAACATATAGAGAGATGCATTCGTATCCAATACTCCTTCCATCAATTCGAGATCGCGATATTTCCCAACCTTTACAAGATATTTGGATTTCTTTCGTTGCTTCAAAAATGTCTTAATTGCTTTACGGTAGACAGACCATCCATAAAATTCCTGCCGAAACATCCCATGCGCTCGGATGAATAGAAGATATACTTTTTGATCGGAATCCACATGACACCCCTCCTTTCATTATAATATATAAGATAATGGGTTGGGGTTTATACCCCCAACCCTATTGCATTGTAATGAGTTTCACAAATGGTGTTATCACATGGATCCAATTATAGTATGGATCAAGTTCCATTGATTTGTTATTGAATTCGAGGTAGTACGCTTCATCCAACAGATTTGATTTATATCGGCGGATGAATGATTTTAAATATCGTTTCACTCCACTATCATGCGTTTCCAATTTTCCCATCATATCATTGATAAACGCAATCATATAGAGTTTGTGTTTGTAAATTCCGGATTCACCGATCCCTTTGATATCCAATGTCTCATCATTATAGTATAACTCAATATTATGATTCTCGACAAATCTCAAATATGAACTATACTCATTCTTGATTCGGAATTGAATCATTCCGAATTTTGTTTTAAAACATTTCTTAGTGACGAAGAATGCATCCTTCTTGACCGAAATGATTTCATCGTCCTGAATATCATTTTCCATTAAGAATATTTTACGACAGTATGCGAATTTCTCTAATAAGCGCTTCGAGAATTCTTTATCGTCTCGCTGGAGTTTTCCGATTTCAATGGTTTGTTTCATCTTTTCCATCTTAGATAAATCGCGAATAATATCCTGAGATAAAAGATGGAATTCATTGATAATACTGAACCCTGCATTCTTCATATCATATTCATAAATTGGATGATCAAAGAGGTATTCGATATCCGGATTCAAATAGGTTGTCATATTTGGTTGATACATATTTCACCAACTTACAACTTTTGATATTCTTTCTTTGATAGTTGTTTCCATGCATGTTTAGAATCATTCCACTGACGATCGAGATATCGCAATAGGTATTCTTTGCATGCAGGATCAACAACTTTTACCAACACCTCAATGCGATTTGCAATCTTCGGGGAACGCAGATCCAAGGAACCGATATAAATTCTTGGATTCTTTTTTCCAAACTGATAAATTCTGGCATGCTCCAGTTTATCCCATACAATTGACTTGATCGTCATTTTCTTCATGTATGAATTTGGAAATCGTGCACCAGAACGAATGATTGCATCAACTCTTACATCGGCATGCAATGCATGCCCAATTTTTCCTTCCAGATATTCGTCATCGATTCCATTGCATTTAATTCGAATATAACCATCCTTTCCTTTCCTGATTTCATAATCAAATTCTTTGGTGAATCGTTCAATGAAATTATTTCCTGTAGCTAATACCTCATTAAATAATTTTAACTGCTCAACAGATGCTTCTGACAACAATACACCAAACAATCGTTTGATGGAACATACGATTGATGGATTGGTTGTAATGTATGACATATCACAATACTGAGATGACGTTGTCGTATTGTAATTTCCTGTTCCAATCTGTGCAATGGAAAATGTATCAAATTCCATCAGACATAGTTTGGAATGAGTTTTAACTCCATACTCAAAGTTATGGAATTGAATATGAACCCCAATCTCATGCATCCGTTTTGCCCATTGCATATTCCGTTTCTTTTCTCCAAATGCATTTAGCTCTATATTCACATAAATTTCAACTCCACAATTTCGTGCAATCTGAAATACTTTGAACAAGGATGGATTATCCCCAACGCGATATAATGTCATATATAGAGATTTCATTCCATGAATAACCCCATTGAGAATAAGATGATAGAAACTCCGAATATCATATTTTGGATATTCCAGAATGTAATCATGATCAAGAATATCTTGTACAATCAGTGAGTTAAGAGGAACCGGAACTTTTTCACATCCTCTGTTGAGATATTTCATGATACTATCCATATACAAATGGGGATGTTTCCAGAGAATGGGTGCAGATATATACTTGCGCAGTAATTGAAAATTGCCGTAATAATCAATTCGATTTACTTTTGATCGACGATGGTGTTTAATTACCCGCACAGAACATACATTTTTTGTATTATATTTCACAATAATTCTTCGATGAATATCGTTAATATCAAACCACGATGTTCCATTTGATTTCTTTAATCGGATGATACCAAATTGTTTTCCTTTCTTAAAAATGCTATATACTGCATTGGAATCGAATGGATACCGACGCATTTCCTCTTTCTTTACAAATACAACTTTACTGAGAATATTATCAATTGATTTCATATCATGTTTTATATTCTGATAGGATTCCAGAACATCATCGATTCCTTTGATATACCGATGAAATTGCTGTAACATGATTTTATATAATTGCCCGCGCATAAAATATTTCTGGCATAATTCAATTGCATTCGTGTATGTAATATGATAAAAGAATAATTTCTTTGCTGGATTTGTCGCAATCGAACCATTATACCAAACACGATCTTGAAATAACAATTGCTGTAGAATCATAATATATCCCTCCTATCTAAAGAATATATAATAATTAAAAAAATAAGCAGGGGAAATTTCCCCTGCCCATTCTTATCGGTCACGCAACGATGCCGGCGAGCTTGAACGCATTCTTGATTCGTTCTGGGAGCGTGTTCACATCCGCGCTCGGCTGATACGGAACTGCCGCTTCCCAACGATTGCGACCATCCACAACCGGAATCACATCGAACTTATCCCCGTAATCAATGATACTCCATGCCGGCTCATCCCTTTCGATGACATTGATCTGTGAACCAGAGTGATAGATGTGGAGAATTTCTTCTCCATCAATCTTGAACAGACCGTACTGATCGACAGGCAGGGAATGTGCCCGGATAAACATCTCTTTGAGCGTCATGATATTTCCTCCTAAATAGAATGGATTACTCTATGAAGATAATATATCACCGTTATAAGTCGGGATCCGAGAGATATAACTGGCGATCAAATGGATGCTTGGGTTTCTGATCCACGTATATTTCCGCATTTTTCCCACCCAAAATCCTTTGTAGAATCCCGATCAATCTCTTTGATGTGAGTTCCCCGGAATTTGTCATATCCTCCTGTCCGTGAATATCCCACTGCCAAATACTACCACATTCATCGATGGATGTAAATACGTGCCGCTCTGTAGTATTCGTTAACGGATTAATGCGCAATGCTTTAATGGCATTTGTATCCGTTAAGAATTTCATCCATAGTTCGTCGTCGTCTTGAAAATCCGAGAGGATGAGAAGTTCATCTCGATACGATGCTGGCAGAAGTTCTCTGGGAACATTGACGCGTAACTGATTCCCGGGCGAATGGACGGAGATATGGATATTGAATTTAACTCCACCTGATATCCATCGCAAAAGACAATAATCAGGACGATTGTCTTTGATTAGCTTCAATATCTCTTCGCTTTCAAGACGCGATAGACTACAACGATTCTGACCAAAGCGACGACAGTATCGATCTCCGGCGAAGTGCTCATAAACCCTCACTTCCTCATTCTTGAGTTCGATTTCAATTTTCTTCGTATATACGGAACGAGCCAATCGAAGAAATGTATCATCGGAACAATTGAACGATACCCGTTTATATCCGTCGAATCGGATTCTCGGGAATTCCTTAAATTGTAAAATTTTTCTGCTCATTTAAATTGATCCTCCAATTCAAGTTTGTATCCTTGTGATAGAAACGCGTTACGGGTTAAGGTGACGCGCCATTCATCCTCACCTTCATGTGAGATTTGAAACAGCTGATCTTTTTCATCCGCAAGATCACGATATGGTTTACAGTAACCATTGATCATGACCGGAATTTCCTTGTGCAGATATTCGAACAATTCAACTCCAGTCATGTATACGAAAGAGACAATTTTATTTTCAAAATGCCATCGGTCTACTTCACGCTGAAGATACATATAGGAACTATTCCCATAGTCCAGCGTAAGTTTTTCAATGCGATGGGATTGAAGAAATTTTAGAAACTGCCTCCCGTCGATAAGAAATGTGATATATCGATCTTTCATCAATCGAAATTCTGTCACACCGCGAATCTTATCAAAGAATGCTTTCATCTGATTCAACCTCCTATTGCACGATGTGTAATATATACACTCTTAATTGTATTGACCGGAATTGATTTCAGAGCTGTTCGAAGCGCATCATCACTCATCGGCTCTGAAATTTTTTCATGATCGATCGACATCTTTGCAATCCATGCACCATCCAATCTGCGCTCGAAAAAGTATCGAACGTATGCATGTATTTTTGGATTTTTCACAATAACATGGAGAAGATGTATTTGGGAAAGATCGAAATATTCGCTCAACTCTCCATTGAGAATCGATACCGGATAAGAGTAGATTGAATCGTAGAGAGTCCATGGAATACCCATATAATATCGACCATCATTCCTGGTCAATCGCAGAGTATATTCATATTCTTTTTTGAGATACGGCTTAAATGTAAATTCGGCATGGTGGCTATAGTCGACTTCAAATCGACGCATGAGTCGACTGGTCGCTTTCAGATCAGTAAATTTATACTGTCCCCACTTATCCGTGATAAGCCATCCCTTTATTGCTCCTTCCGGACGCTCGAATAGCTCACTATCTTTAACACCTGTATACTTTACAGATATAATTCGCCGAGACTGCATGAATCGATGAATATCTTTTCGATTCACTGAAACGAAAGTGTATCCGGGTGTCAAATATGCAACACGAAGCATAGCTGTACATCCCGACGGTCGAAGTAATTTACGCACGAATAATCCTCCTCATTATTTGTCGTATCAAAAATAAAGAGGGATGTGAAACCATCCCTCCCGTAGATCTTACTCGTCGATCATCCATCCGTTATCCTTGCTTGCGCCCACAAGGAACTTTCCATCTCCGACACATTCGATGGAGATGTGGCACTCCTCGTAGATCATCTCGAGGATTGCATCTTTGATCACATCGTCCTTGAACGTCTGAGGCTCGCTCAACAGATGGTATGCTGCTCGCCAGACCTTGTCCTTGTCGCGCAAAATCACGGAAAGATCCGCAAGACGCATCGGCGGCATCGCAATAGAGATGGAACCATCGTCATCGATGAGAACGACGTCGGAGTTCACGATCTCATACAGATCCTTGCCGATCGTCAACGTACGTGTAAATGTATACACGTAGTTGCGATACATTGCATCGTACTCGCTCGTGAGTCGGTACGGGTTTTCCCGCTTTGTGCGGAATGCTTTCTTCAGTACACCCAAACCTTCCGGCGCGATGCAGAGTGCGGCGAGAAGCTGATGTACCCCAACCTTCTCGTTGAAGTAGATCATTCCATCTTCGAATACGAGAATGGAGAATTCCTGGGAACCTGCATCCGACAGAGTGCAAAACTTCTTGTTGATCAGCGACATTGGCATAATATATCCCTCCTAGGATAAATGAACATCTTGGTATCCCTCGTATAGAAATAATATATAACTTGTATTCTACGATAAAAAATTATAGGAGGGAATCATCCCTCCTATAATTCATTTCAAATATTACTGCTTTTTGATATCGGAGACAATTGCATTCTTCTCTAGATCAGAGATCTTGTTGTTGTGAACTTTAATTGCTTCCTTTACACCAATCATATCGGCCTTCATATAATTAATATGATCAACCATATTCTGGAAATTCTTCTTGATCTCTTCCCCGAGAAGATGATCGTAGAAAACTGTCGTTGCAAAGCATGACATATTTACGGTAATGGCTAATGCCTTAACGATAGCCTTGAGATCATCCTCATCGATATGTTTGATCTCTTTTAGTACACTCTGCACTTCTGGCGAGTTGATGATGGCTACGGTATTCTCCGTAATCAGTTTATTCATCTGCTCGAGAATAAAATCAGCATTTGCCGTTTCTTCATTCTCAGTAGACTCTTCGGTAGATGTCTCCTCTGATGGAGTTTCCATCTCGACCTCTTCATTCTTTACTTCTTCACTCATGGTGAGTTTCCTCCTCTTCTGAATTTAACAGCGTCTTCAACCGATCGGTTGAGACATATCTTCCATAAAGATAATCCTCATAACAAGGATCATCCTTTTCATCATACAATGCATCGCTCAAAATTTGTCGCTTTACTTCCTGATAGGATAGTCCAAGCGTTGGTGCTTTTGTTTTGAGAATTGCTTGATTGATGTTTAGAATTACATATTCTGGTTCTTTGAATTTGGAGAAATCAGGGCGCTCGTATGGATTATTTGCATCCCGAACCATTCGATTGATGATAATCTCCGATTGTACCGAGCGGCATCGAATATCCGCATCAAGAAGCAATTCAAGGAAGTCCTGAGCCAGTTCATGCATATTTTCATATTTCAATGCACGCGTATCCAGAAGATCCATGATGGCATGAAGATTATCCGCCATACCATTGTTCTTTGTTTCTACCGATGCAAATCTCTCTTCCATTTCCGATGAAATGATATCAAATGGAATTTCGAAATATTTTTTGCCAGTTGTTTTATCTTCAACCAATTCGAAATATTTCATGGCCGACGATTCGATGAATGTAGATTCTTGACCATCCAAGTCAATCTGATCGTATGTCTTATTTGTCATATTATATACATAGATCGGGAATACCACATTCGAGCCAAATGTATTATGGTCCATAGTATCATTCTTATTCACCGGAATAAGATTTTGTTCTTCAATACGAATGGAAAGTTTTCCTTTCACATCAATCCCGTCTTCATCATTGATATAAATATCACCAGATAGATATTTGAAATATTTGGAGAATGTTTCACCGAATGTCAACGGATTCGCTTTTGTAAAGAGTAGATGCTTTGTAGATAGAATACCCTGACCGACTGGTTCGGAAAATACCTCCGTATTATAGATTGCCATACCAGGCATATTGGATACGAGGTGTGCATCATTTCCGTAGCATACATGACAACATTCATTCCCAAGAGCACATGTTGCAACATGGCGTACCCATACATGTTTCCCGATGAGATGTTTATGGGTATGATATTTGATCAATTGAACCGGTTCGCCTAATGTTTCTGTTCCCCATTTATTTTCCAATGCATGGAGAAATTTCCCATCCCGCACATAATATTTGATCATGTGTTTTGTACCACAATCATACACGGTACTGGATAATGTTAGCGTACGCGCCAATATGATCAGGTTGCGTGCCAAATATCCGGCATCTCCCATAAAGGACTTGTTTGCGATGGCAGACAGTCGAGACCCTGTTGCAGCGATATAGTATGTTGCCGGATCGGTATACCCGGTTGAGAATCCATTCCCCTTCATTGTATATGGAATAACATTTCCAGAAATATCCGGAATCTGTCCATAAGAGATGAACATTTCCTGTACTTGTTTATCCTTAATATGATTTCCTGCTTTGGAAATATACCAGATCGGATTCTTTGTTTTTGCAAACTCTGCAATCAATTCGCGGTTCTTTTGTGCAAGGAATTGTTCCACTTCAGATGTTTGCATAGTGTCTGGAACGACAAGATTATTCAGTTCTCGAATCTTTTCTGAGTTCTTATAATCATTCAAGAATACAGACTCGAGTGTCATGATACATGCCTGATCCAGTGCTGCAAATTCAATCGAAATTTTCTGATAACGCTCAATGAGAGTTTTGAATAATTTGGAATAATCGCTATATGGAATACCGTAGTCGATCAATACTTGAAGAACTTTGGATTCCAATCCAAGTCGTGTACGTTGATTGACCATCTGCTCCAGCATGAAGCTACGGTCTAGCACTTTAATTTCGGTTGAATAAAGTTTTTGTACTTCATTCAGAATTACCAATGGTCTCCATGCATTTAGGTTAATCAACATCTTTTGTGGAGATAATGCATATACTTTTTCGTCTTCCGGATAAAATTTGAATTTGATACGAAAATTTTTACACATTGGCTTTTTATAAATTGCGCATGTTAATATATAAATTTTATCATAAAGATCATCGAATGCATCAAATGTTTTAAAGTTTGAAATGATTAAAGTGGATGGAAATTGTTTCTCACACTCTTCTGTAGTATTTATGATTGGAATTGAATATTGCATGAAATTGCCCTCCAGAAAGTAAAATTAGTCTTACGTTGAAAATATATAATAAAAAAATATTATAAAATAAATTATATGTATTATATATTAACGCGTTAACATAAAGGGGCTATCGAAGATATCATGGAGTTAATAATTAAACCAACATCTGCATGTAATTTTAAATGTACATTTTGTAGTGCAGCAAATCTGAAAATAAAACATTCACTATCAAAAGTTCCAGAACAATTGAAAGAATTAATTTGTAATTTAAAACCAAATAATATTATTTTTACCGGAGGGGAACCAACTATGTGTTCCCCTGAATACTATAATGAAATTATGTCATTTACGGATTGCAAGATATCCTTTACATCGAATTTAAAAAATTTTTATTTAGACCCGGATGCATGGACGCCTCTTTTTAAAAATCCACGCGTCGGAGTAGCTACATCATTTCAATATGGTACCGGAAGGCTATGGGATATAAATACGATATACAGTGAAGAAATGTTTCGGAATGTTCAAAACTTATTCTATGAACGGATTGGATATTCCCCCTCATTCATTACAGTTATTACCAATGATAATGCCGATCGATATTTTGACCATATTCTATTGGCGAAAGAACTTGGTACAATGTGTCGATTAAATAGTGCAAATAGAATGGGGAGACAAGGATCTTACTTCCCTCGTTATAAAATATTTCGTATGTGGATCAATATCATTGATCGTGGATATGAAAAATATGAGGTTAATTGTTCCGAGAGACATACTGGTAGATGTCCGTTGAATTCAAATGGAACATGCGAATCTTGTATTCGAGCAGTATATATAACCCCTCGAGGAGAATTAATATATTCGAATTGTGAAGATAAATTAAATCGCAATGAAAAAGAAGTAATTCCAATCGATAAAAAGCCAATGGCAACATCGATATCCGTAATTCGACCGAATGAAGTCATTTCTAAGAAATGTTATTCTTGCGATTTATTCTGGATTTGTAACGGATGTACAACAAATCGAATTGATGCAAAAGAGGATCCAAATTATTGTAGGGAAATGCTTGCATTGAAGGAAGAAATTATCAATCATGGATGGCATATATAATATTAAAAAGGAAGGGGATATCCCCTTCCTTTCATTTCATTTTTCTATGCTTGTATTAAATCATCATACATGTATTTACATGCCATGCAGGACATACATTCATGAGAACATCTCGATTTTATTTTTTGAATTTCCATGAATTTTGCATACCTATTATCATCATGAATATCAATATTATATGCAAATGTTGTTCGATCATCGGATGTCCAATAAGATAATAATCTTGCAATATTTACCAATGACAATTCTCTCGTTGATAATTTAATGCAATCGATCCATGGATTATATAAAAGATCTTCTTTGTATAATGCTACCGATATTAATCGTACCCAAGGAGAATGATTCATGATCAACTCGCATCGATTTGTGATACCAGATCCGCTTGCACAACAGCTGATTTTATTTGAAGATAATAATTCTACGATATCTTTCTTTTGATAAAGACATCTTCTATTTACAATATATTTTACTTTTATATTATTCCGATGGAGATATTCGAAGAAAGAATCCGTATACATAGAACGAGACGGCTCATCGATATTAATCGCATGGAGTTTTATATTTGAATCTTCGATTTCTGATGTATTGTAAATTTTTGAATGTGTCGATAGATCTATTTCTATATCTGGAAATTCTTCTGATATTCTTTTTGCAACAACAAGATCTATCACGGTAACTCTATTTATATTCAATACAGAATATACACTTTTCAAATTATCGATATTCTGTTCAAGATGAGCATCGGGTCGATTCATAACTAAATTTAGAGGCATATTATACGTATCAACCGTTGATAATATTTCTAAAATATTGTTATCATCGATATGCCCGCCAGGCATTGTAAATAGATTTGAAAAATAAATGTCATTGATATATTTTCGATATTTATGACATAGATTAAAAAATGCTTGACCTCCCAGGTTATATCCGACACTAATTGAATTTTCTTTTATAAACACGATGTAACACCTCGTAAGATATACTATCTTAAACAAGAGTAACATTCTGATGGAATATCTCCTTGTAAGTGTTTCTGTTTAATTTGAATTACTTTATCCGATTTCAATATTTCGGACAAGGAAGATCTTTTTAATGACCCAAGAATATGTTCATCATAATGACCATAACAACACATCCGAACATTTAGATCTACATCAATGTATATTCCTTTAAATAGCGACCAGCATGGTATCGACTTTACCATGTGATCTAATTCACCACTTACACCCCCAATACCAACTTCATTATTTCCACATTGTGTTTGTAACGGAAGCCAATAATGATCGACTCCATCAAATTTTTTTAATGCAGAAATATATTCATTTTTAGAAGAATCCATTATTGTTGATATTGTTAAATGTTTTCCCATCGATTGGCATAGACGATCCAATTTATATATATTCGATATGATTTTATCATATATATTAGCAGGACTTCTTGTTTTCCAAATAAAGTCTTCCATATTTTTATAGTTCCATGATACTTTCAGACTATCAATATATTTTATTGCCGGTATGATATTTTCGATAATTGTTGCATTTGTCGTCAGATATGTAAAATATTTGTATTTTTTCAATTCTTTGTAAAAATCTTTGAGGAGAGGATGAATCGCAGATTCGCCCATATAAAATAATCCGACTTCCCGAACGGATGAAATTGTTAATAGCTGCTGTAATATGATATTAAAATCTTCTCGCGACAATAGTTTTTGGCGAATATTTTTCTCTTTCATCGAATGATGATTACAAAATACACAATCCAGTGTGCATCTACCAGTAAGTTCAATCTTTACTGTTGTTGGCGGTGTATCTAAAGATAGATTATCGTTTCGAGATATATCAATCACCCTATTTTTTAACAGATTTGAACTCATATGCCACCTCCGATATTATATTTATTTTTGAAATATTCTGCATATTCTCCCCCAAGTACAAGACCATTTGCATTGCATTTATCACATGGAGATATCGATCGCGGATGATGGAACATCATCATTTTTATGGAATGTAAATATTCCGTAAAATATTCTCGAATATCAATATCAAATATCGTATATTTTTTTGAATATCGTTTCCAATCTTCTTGACAAATTAAATAGGAACCATCGTAATCGATTGTAGTCTTATAGAATGGATAATAACAAATTGACGAAATGGTATTATCCAAGTCTTGATTCCATCGATTTGTTGGACTAAATTCGCTTATTGATGAATGAATGTCATGATTCCGATATATGCATTCAACATTGGACGTATTATTTTTGATGATATGCTCATTATTCATATCATGAATCGATATAACAATACATGCATACTTTGCTATATTTCTATAATCAAAATTAGTAAGACCATTACTAATAATTTGCAGGTCGAATGATTGTAATATTTCGACGATTTCATTTATTTGAGGATGTAGGGTAGGCTCCCCCATACCGGAAATTGATATCATGCCGGAATATTTATAAAACGATAGTTGGCGTTTTAGTTCATAAATCATATCTAAGGATGCATAATTATTAGCATTTTCAAAATAGGTACTATGAGGGCAATATTCACATTGTAAATTGCACATATCTGTCACGCTCAGACATATAGATCTGAGACATGAAAATTCATCTTCTATATTCAATTTTCTGATGCGAGATTTCATCCGTTCAATGTGTTCAGTTTCCACTCAATATACTCCTTTTTATAATTATCATCAGGATTTCCAAATCGACATAAATCGATACCATCTACAATAAAATGTTTATGCGGAATTGGAAGTTCTTTTGCTTGAAGTGTTACATAAACATAGTGCTGTGTTATAATTTCATATGGAATATTCCAATCCCAAATTGGATTTCGATGCATTATAATATTTTCTAAGTATTTTGCGGCAGCACCGCAAATGTATTGCTCACGCAATAGCTGGGCTCGCGTATCATATTTTTTATGATATATTAAATATCCTAATCGGAGTGCTGGATCTGCACACTTGCTAAAGGAGCCGATGATAAATTCATTTTCCGCAAGTATACGATTTTTGTCTAATAGAATACGATTCGTATATGTTTCATCAATTATTTTCATATTTCGATAATGATCAATATTCTCATGTCTGATTAGATTTGAATATGTATCTGTTGTATATATCGGATATGAATCATCGACGATATTCAAAATAAATTTATTATTCTGGAATCTATAATCAACATAAGTATAGTTAAATCCGAATCCTTCCGCAATAACATCAACCATTGCCCATGAGGGGTGTTCAATATATAAATCCTTTCCGGGCAACATCATCATTGCAATTTTTAACGCATTTTCACAGCCATTTGTTAATATAAAATTATTGATTGGAATCGAAAAATGATTTGAAAAATTAGTATAAACATTATACATATTTGGATATGTTTTATCTAGGCTTGGTTCATTTTTTATAGAAATGAATGACGGTACTGCTTCCGGTTTATATCTGTCTCGCATAAACATATAATTACCTCCATAAGTAAAAACAAGATGGGATGATACCAATGAATTTTGATAAAATTATAAACTGCAGTGAAATGCTATCGGATGATGTTTTAAGATTAAAGGAGACTGCATTTATAATATGTGATAATCCGAAATTAAAAGAAATAAGTAAATACGATACATTGGAATTCATGAAATTATTACAGTTTGAATTATATAAACTATATGATCATCACATCCAAATGTTGTTGGACCCGAATCCTAATCAAACTGAATATATATTAACCAAGAGAAAAATGTATATATTGGAAGAAATAATCATATCATTATCTGAAATTCAGGTTACTGGTATTACTTCTTCAGATATTATAGAATATATTGAATTATTATCAACGGATGATTTTCAACAGTTAATTGATTCTATAGCAATGATGTACAATGAATGCCCAAATCTCGATATTGTAGCAAAAATTATGAAAGAATCACTTGCCAAATATAAGGTATTCAAAGGGAATAACAGATTATCAATATTACATAATCAATTGATTTATAAATTCCCATTAAGCCCTCGAGGGATATACAACAATTTCGTAGAAATGGCATTAACGGAAAAAAATATATCGGATAAATTGCATCCAATCAAATTACATTGTATGATACGAAATGTACCTATTGTATCATCAGCTTTAGTGAATGTCTATGATATTATTGATGAAAGAGATATCGTTTATTTTAAAGGAGTCATACACCAAGATATATCAAAATATAATATCAAAATTCAGGATTTTTATATAAATAATATTGCAATTCAGAATGGTAAACTAATTCTCATCGATTATGGTGACATAAAAAAAATATTTTAATAATAGGCCTCATATGAGGCCTATTATTTTATATTTCATATTTACCAATTTCAACATCATGCAATATTTTTTTATATAATTTTTTTGGTGTTGCGCACCGGCCATTGACCC